TGGAGATAAGCCCGCTGCACCAACGGCAAATTTAGCAACTGCCATGGAGCTATCCGTTACCGCCTTATAAGCTACGGAAGATGCCACAATAGCATCGCGAGCCACGCTGGAAGCTGCCACCGCATTCATAGCCACGCTGGAAGCTGCAATAGCCGTCATTGAAGTTGCCGTTGCTGTTACTGCGTTCATGCCAACTTCACTGGCTGCTAAGACTTCCATATCTGCGTAGTCATTCGGTAATAATCCTGCTTCACCGACTGCATACTTCGCTGTTGCAATGCTACTTGCGTTCATTGCCTCAAATTCGATATCGGAAGAAGCCATTGCTTTACGTGCTTCTGCATTTGACATTACAATATCCATTGCTTCTACACTATTTACAAGGTCACTTACGTCAGCATAATCTCTCGGGTCCAGACCACCATTTGCCACAGTGAACTTGATTGTACCAACCGGGCTATCCTCGATTGCCTGGAATGCAACGCTATTTGCTGTTACAGTTTTTCTTGCAGTATCATCTGCTGCAAGATCATCGATGTCTTCGTAATCACCCGGGTTTAATCCTGCTTCTGCTGCTGCAAATTTTGCAACACCAATAGAGGAATACGTCATTGCCTTATACGCATCGGTGTTCTTTACGATCTCTCCACGGATGGTTGCACTTGATGCGACAACATCCATATTTGCGTAATCATTAACGTCATGATTTAAGAAGCCGATGATAAGTTTACCAACAGCGACGTAATCATTGATAAATGTCATATAAGTATCTTCTGCTTCAGCACTCTTTAAGATGTCTCTTGCAGTGCTTGATACAGATACTTGATTTACAGCATTTGCATCATTTAAGACATCTGTAATATTCTGATAACTGCCTGTAATAAGCCCAGCACAGCCAATCATGAATTTTGAGATTGCCATTTCATTTGCTGCAATTGCTTTATAAATAGCACTGTTTGCAACAATTGCTGTTCTTGCTGTAGAAGATGCTCCCATAAGATCCATTGCAACAGTTGAAGCAGCAAGCTCATAACCAGATGCAGTTGTCTTACAAACGGTTGTTAACGCAGTAGTGTTTCCAATAATTGCATTCACTGCAAGCTCTGATTCTGCAAGTTCTTTCATACCAGTATAAGATTTTGCAGCGGTTGCAATTGCCGTAGAAGACTCTACAAGAGCTTTCATACCAACACTAGATTGTCCACATTCGTACATGGCTGCTTTTGCATCGGTCATTAAACCAAGTGCAGTTGTATTTGCAATGATTGCAGCCATAGAAGTTGCAGAACCAACAAGTTCTTTCATACTTACATTAGATTTTACAGCGGTAGCAAATGCATCATTACTAACAAGAAGTGCGACTGATGTAGAGTTATCTCTGATTAAATCCAAGAAACTTGTTGCATAGATTGCAAAATGTAAGAGCGCGCTGTTATTCATAAGCGCATTGATCCATGCTGTCGTTCCGATTGCTGTATTTAAGTCACTATAACTGGTATCAGATAGGTTCATGACTTTGTTAAGGAACTTTCGCGTACATACTTCATCAGCGCCTAACATCAGTAATGAGTTCTCTGTGTTGTAGATGTCTGCTCTCTTATCAGCGTCTGCAATCAAGATGCTTTCGTAATTATCAATGATATCAATCATCGCCTGTACGAATACATCATGACTTAATGCGATAGGGTAAGTCCTTCTGTCCGCTGACAATGCTGTTGCAGGCTGTGTTCTCTTTACAATCTGCTCAGAGAATGTCTTGTTCTTTGCAGCAGCATCCACAAAGTTTGTATTCCCAAGAATGCTTACCAGATAATCATCATTTCCACAAATGGTATCAATGACATTCTGTGTAAGCTTCGTGTAATCCTGAACATCCTCAAGATCTTTTGCTCTTTGGTTTACATCATCCAAAGTACTCTGCATCTGATTTCTTAAGGGTTCGTAATTATAAAGATTTTCTGCCTTCTCTGCGATAGATGAAAATGCCTCTGCAACTTCTGCAAGTGCATCTGTAGAGTCCTGAATCTCTGCAATGAAGTCAACCATGACTTTACATGCATCTTCGCTTTCTCCAACGATCGATAAACAGCTTTCTGTTGTTAAGATCTGCTTTGCAAATTCGCTGTTCTGCATGAGAATTGCTAAGCAAGTATCCGGGTTGTCTCTCATATATTCACAGCATTCCGTGCTGGTTACCGCGATCTTAACGAGTTCCGGCTTATCGTTAAATGCACCAAGTGCATTATTCTGGCAGATATAAGAGATTGATGCGTTAAACTTCTCATGTACTTCATCATCATTTGTAATGACTTCCGGTGTTAAGAGATTTGCATTAATCATCATATTAAGTGTCTCAGTCGGAATCGATGTTCCGGTTGGTTGTTTTGTTTCTTTTGTATACTGCACACCATTTTCATCATAGTAGGTCCCGTCAGTGCTGTTGTAAATGGTGAGATATGCAGTGTTTACGATCTCGTCAATAAACCACGATGACATGCATACATTGCTCATGAATGGATCCGATGTCAAAAGCGTTGTCCAACCATCCTGTGATTCAATTGCCGCTGACAACGAACCGTACTCTGATAAGTCCAGATTAAAACGGTCCTTAATCCAATCCAAGCAATCATCTGCATGAATTCTTTCTGTTATATAATTCGTAAACGGTTTGAAAAACTTATCCGGAAGTGCATGAATAGCGTCCATGTTCATGTATTCTACAATGCTATTCAAATTTCCAGCAGAGAATGCTGTCGTTCCCGATAAGATATTTAAGATCTTTCCAGCTTTCGGATGCTTTCTTAAGATGTAATCAGCATCGTCTTCTGTAAAACGGTCATAGATTTTATCTACAACACCCTGGTGTGTCCACACCATAGTGGACTTCATCAATAATTCATGGAATAAGTCTTCGTTCGCCGGCTTCATAATGTAACTCTCTGAACCGAGACGCTCAATGGAATCAATGTAGTTCAAGTAATTGAGCGGTTCATTTTTGAAGTCAGTATTTAAGAATTTTAATTCTTCAAATCCCATTCTTTTCTTTCACCTTCCTCTCTATTAGAATCCAAGTCTCCCTTTCGGATAGAGATGCTATTCCCTCATAGCAAAGGATACCAAATCCTTTTTCTTTTTCCCTTTCTTAGGGCATATTATCCGAAAGAGCTATTTGTCATTAGACCTCTAATGTGTCCTTATTTGTATTTTTGAACCCTTGAAAATAACACGAATAATGTCTCTTAGGTCCAATAATGAGGACTAGTCTTATGGCATTGTTTCCTTACAAAATACCCAAGAAAACATTATTGTAAGCAAATTATTAGAAAGGAGACGAAATTCTATGCCTAAAGAAGTTGATATAATTGGCTTGACCAGTGTCTCAGATACTGGGGAAGAGTCACAAGCATATATGAAAGGCTTAGCGCAGGCGACGGATGTTTATCCCTTTGAATCTGGTGATTTATCATTACCCGGAGAGAATAAAACAACGCTTGATAAAGTCTTAGAAAATATCCGGGCATATCTGGAAAATCTGGATACATTGGCAAAAGAAAAGCGTTCTATCAGTGATGATACCGCTGATAACAGCTCTGTAAATGTTGCTAGTACGAAGGCAGTAGCAAGTGTAAAGGCACTTGTCGATGCGCTCAATACAGATCTTGCATCGAATTCGACTGAAGTAATTAAGCGTGCACCAATTGACCATTCGTCTGAGGATAAGACTTATGGTGGTGCTACTGCTTCATTATATGGTCATGTAAAGCTGTCTGATGGATATGTCCTTGGTTCAAGTGAGCAGGCTGCAGCGGCCGATAGTATTGCAGCGTCCAAGAAAGCCCTTGCAACGGTTTATAAAACCTTAAATGAAGCAAAGGCAGCGGTTGCTCATGCAGCAACTGATACGACTTATGGTGCTGGTAGTTCTACGAAGTATGGACATGTAAAAGTATCTGATACCTACAAAACAGCGATCACAAATGGTGATGCTGACAATGGTGTTGCAGCATCTCAGAAGGCGCTTTATAATGCATACAATGAACTGTCTACTAATACCGAGACAGGCATTGCATCAAAAGCACCAATCATGCATGCATCATCAGCAGATACCTATGGTGTTGGTACAGGTTCGGCTTATGGTCATCTTAAAATTTCTGATACGTATTCTGGAGATGATGTTGCAAAGACTGGTGCGGCAGCAAATGGAATTGCTGCATCATTATACGCAGTAAATCGTGCGGCAGCGGCTGCACAGACGAACATGGAAGCTTCTCTTGAGGAAGGGCATGCAAAAGAACATGCAACCTCAGAGAAATCAAGTCACGTAACATTGAGTGACGATTACGAAACAGGTGCTGGAAATGCCGATTCCGGTGTTGGTGCATCGAGCAATGCAGTTGCCGATGCGTACAGTTCCTTATCAAAATCTATTACTACGCTGCAAAATAGTCTTGCGGCACTTAACAACCAAATGGTTCAGGAATCGTCGGTCACCACATTTGAGGATGATGGTTCAATTGTTGTCACAACTGCAACAACGAAAAAGACCACAACATTTTTAGATGATGGAAATATCGATGCTGTGCTTGAAATCACAAACTCTGATGGAAGCACAACTATCGTTGATCAGTTGACGAAGTTCAATGATGATGGATCCATTGAGAATGTTGTTACAACCGAGATTAAGGAAGCAGCTACTGAAGCAACTTCTGAGGAAGGTTAAAATTAAGGCTAAAATAAGATCGTGAATGGGAGAGTAATCCAAATACAACCGGATTACTCTCCTTTATTTTTCATCCTTTCCATAAAACCCTCTTGAAAAACATTGGTTTAAGGGGGTGAACTTAGTGAAACCGAATGATAATCTCGAGCAGATTAATAAACAACGTAAGGATTTTTGCGCGAAGTATCAAGAACTACTTAAGAAATACGATACTTCGCTTTTAACTAAAACAAGACGCATCATTGAACAAAGAAAAGAGACTAGAACCATTTCGCTTCCAGACGCAGAGAAACAGCGGGAGAAAATTCAAAAAGAGATTTCCTATAATCTTTCTCATATGAATGAAGACCAAGATGAAATCTCTCGGGAGCTTTCTTCCCCAAAAACCGTCGAAATCGATGAATTAGAGGCCGTTCGTATGACGATGCGTTATATCCGAAAAGATATACCGGCATTATTAAACCGAAACAATTTTGCATTTTCTTTAGAAGTATTGCGAGGTGCTACTGAAAGCGCTGACAATGCTTGTCTAAGGAATGTCCGACGTGTAAACAAACTTCGAGAATTGGAAGTTACGATTCTTTTTTCTTTTCTTCACGCATGTTATAAGCAATTACCAAGCATTATTAAAGGTGGTGAAAATAAAAATGCGGAAACAGAAAAGAAGAGAACAGTATAACGGGACGTATCACTTTAGAAAACGAGAAGTGAATCGCCCGATTTCATCTATCCCACTGGAGGATGCAATCAAAGAGCAAATAGAAAGTGGACTTACACCTTTCTCTGACTATTTCTTAAAACGACCAAAGAGACGTGAGAATAAGTATTCAACTTTACCAAAACGATTTTCTGATCCGATTCAGAAATTACCAAAGCATGTTTTTGTGAATGTAAATCGGTGTATGACGTATCTTTATCGGGAAGGACAAGATTGGATAAAGGAAGAAGCTTTTAAGAAGCTCTATAGTGAAACTTTGAAATACCCATATAAAGAACTGGTAGAATCCAATCGAACTACGATTGAAGCAATCTTTGAATCTTACTGGCTTTATGATATGAAGTATGTGGATCAGAAACTTGCCGGAATGAATTATATCATTGAAACAGAATTCCGTAATGATTTACGAACTTCTGATAACCGGCAAGTGAACTTAATTGTGAAAATTCTGTGTGAGGTTGACAAAAATGGTCCAGCGACATTTGGTATTTATAAAATTGATCTTAAGACCATGCCTGCACTTGAAACGTAAACTAAATAGAATACAGAAAGAAGGGAAATGCAATGAATACCAATACCCTTGTAAAGCGTATTAAACGAGACATCGGCATCTATGGGATTGCTCTCCCGATAGATAACCTTGATGAATTTATCACAGATATCCTAGTTGATACAACAATTCCGGTATTTTCCATTTATCAACCACTGGAAGAACTCTATCAATTAGATATCACAGAGCACAATGCAGTCCGTCGTTCGGTTGACGGATCTGATCTTTATATCCTCCCGGAATTTCCTGGGAGAAAGTTGTTATACGTAAAGCGTGTAACGTATAACGAAGGCTACTTACGTTCCAACAGTTATCCTGGAATCTTTCCTAAGAATTCTATGGATACTTTAGGAGGTTTATTATCGACTACGATTGGTAAGAATATTACCGATATTACCATTAATTCGGTTACGTTTAAGTATATTCACCCAAGAAAATTGTTCGTATATGATGCCGTTGTTTCTGCTTGTTTAACAGCAACGCTTGCATTCGAACACGATAAGTCCTTTCAGTCTATTCCACCAACTGCAGAAGAGAGTTTTTACAATCTTGCAGTTCTTGATGTAAAGGCTGGGTTATATCCAACCATCAAGCATTATGATGGAATTGAAACTTCCCTTGGAAGGATTGAATTAAAGTTAGATGACTGGCAATCCGCTGCAGCAGATCGAAAAGAGCTCTTAACTCAATGGGATGAGAACTATCTTCTTGACTCTGTGGATCTTGCCTACAACTAAAAAAGAAAGAGAGAATCCGTTGTGATTCTCTCTTTTTTAACCCGAAAAACAAAGGTTTAAGCTATAGAAAGTAGGTGATAAGATGTTAGATTATACGGTTTTGCCTTACTTTGTGGTAAAAACGCGTAAGCTTGCACTTCCTAGAGGGGATGGCGCAGGTAAAGGAAATCTTTGTATGTTATTTTCACCGAGTTTTGAAGATTCCATACAGATGATGTCTCAAAAAGACAATTGCTTTCACAATAGAAGATACCATTTCTACTATCGACAGTTAAAGTATTACGGGAAGACTGCGAATAGTAAAATATATAGAATTAAGCAGTATACACAGTGGGCAGATATAAAGAATGAACTCCAAAAATCAAATTGCGGAGTTTCTCTTTATCCGAAGAAGTTAAATGTACCGGTAAATGAGAAAAGAAATATGTATTTGGATCTTCATGTCTGGTGGATTCTCTTTCAGACATATGCTCAAAAAGCAAGTTTGAATATGAGAGTCAAGATCTTTTGGAAACTCTTTAACGAAGCACTTCACACTTCTGTGGGAAGTTATGACAATCGTTTCGTTCTTATGGATGTTTCCAAGTTTCCTTTTTTTATTACCGGAAACTTAAAAGATCGTGTGATGAATCCGCTTTACATGATTCTTTATACTGCAAGAAAATTCCCGGAGTTTTTAAAGGATATAAATATGGACTTTGTCCTTTATAATAACAATTTCGTTATGAGAATCAAACCATCTGATTTAATTGATACAGATGGAAAGGTTGATCCTACTCTTATTACAAAATATCTGACGCAGTTAAAGAGGCTCTATCGTGTTGTAGAGAAACCCGAAGATGAACTCGTTGGTCTTCCTACAGATGAAGAGATCAAAGAAGCAGATGTTGAGGAGAAGGAAGAAGAGGAAACTGAAAAAGCAATAGAAGAAGCAGATAAACATCCGACGAAAGATGTAATGGCTGCAAATCCAAAAGGACTTACTAAAGATCTTGCTTCTAAAATGTCTTTAGAGAAGACATCTACTCCGAAGGCATTAAAGTCTGTTGCTTCTACAATTGATAGACCAGAAGAGATTGTAAAAGGTGTAACTGAAAAACAGGCAGAAGCAAAGAAGATTGTAGAAGAGGAAACCAAAGGAGAAGAGGTTTCTGAAGAGGAGAAGGATAAAGCAGTCGCAGATAAAACAGAAGAGCTTATCAATGAAGATAAAGAAATTTTGGATGAAATTTATCGGCAGATGCAATCCAAGTCTCCTACGAAATCTCAGCGTTCTACTGCACGTGATCAGATGCTTCGTGATAAACAAAAAGAGATTGTTGTTCGTGGAACAACCATTGCGGATCTTGCAAAAATTAATCCAAAAGAAAAGCAGATTGAATCTAATGATATTTCAAAAGCAATGACGACTTCAAATCCGAATATGAAAGAAATCAAATTCCAGAACTTCAATCAGTCTTATATTGACAATGTCATGGATAAGGATATTACTGGAGTATTCGAGAATCTGAATGATAAGTCAACTAAGATGTTCATCCGAAATATCAAAGTTGAAGATACGTCAGATGTATTAAATTACAAAGAAACCTGGACTGTTTCTCTGGAAGATGAGAACCGGAATCGTCACAATATCAAAGTTGATATTCCGAAGTTTTACGATAAGAACTTCTTATGGCTTTCTGGTAATAAGAAAGCTATTAAGAACCAGCTGTTCTTCCTTCCGGTTGTAAAGATTGATGCAGATACTGTTATGATTGTAACCAATTATAACAAGATGACAATCAAGCGTGAAGAAGGAAAATCACTTCGTGAAATTGTGCTCTTACAGAAGCAGATTGCAAAGAGTGAAGAACTTCAGTCATATTTCCAGATTGGTTCAGTCTTCCCTTATAATAAGAATCGGGTTACAGCAGTTGAGTATGATGAATACTCAAAGGTATTTGGAAGCTTCCATTCAAAAGATTGCATCATTTATTTCAATCAGGTACAGGCTACAGAAGAAGCTGGTAAAAGGAAGCTTGAACGAGTACCAGATCATTTATTCGTTGGATTTGAAAATGATGAACCAATTTGGATTGATTTTGAAACACAGCGTGATGAGAAAAACCGCAGCATTTCTGATATTATCATCAGCCATATTCCGGAAGCTGACCGGATTGCAATTAAGAAGATGCAGATTCCGAAGCGTCTCATGTACACAAAGATTACAACTATGAATCAGGAGATTCCAATGATCGTTCTTATGTGTATCTGGGAAGGCCTTAGCACAGTCTTAAAGAAAATGGGTGTAAAGTATCGTATTGAAGAGAATGCAAAGAGCACCGGTTCTCATGAAGACTTCATCCGGTTCAAGAACTGCTACCTCATTTATGACGCAACAGTGACCAATCAGATCCTCTTAAATGGATTTAAGGTTCTTGAAACCAAAGAACACAATATCTCTGAGTATGATGATGTAGTTCCTTACATCCCATTTATTCAGAGAAAGTATGGAAAGATTAGCATTTTAAATGCATTAAATAACGTCTATGAATTTACCATTGGACCAATCGAAAAAGAGATTTTAACATCAATGAGACTTCCAACCGACTTGGTTCAGCTCATGGTATATGCAAATGGACTTCTTGGAGATAACCAGTCTGTATCAGAGCTTGATATGTCTGAGTATCGTGTTCGTTGTGCAGAGATTATTCCAGCAATTTTATACGATTGCGTTGCAAAGGCCTATGTGCCTTATAAGAATTCTAATGGAAAGAAGAAGTTATCCATTCCTCAGGATGCTGTTATTAAGAAACTCTTGGAGCTTCAGACAACAGAAGATGCTTCTACATTAAATCCATTCTTGGAACTTGAGACAACCCATGGAGTTTCAACAAAGGGTTGGCGTGGTGTGAACTTAGCTGATTCTTATACCGTTCCAAAACGAAGCTATGATCAGTCTATGACTGGTGTCATTGGTGTATCATCATCTCCTGATGGACAGGTTGGTGTAAACCGTACACTCACTATGGAGCCAACAATCAATAACGTGCGTGGATATGTAGAATCAAGAGCAGATAATTTGGATTCGTTACATGATGTAAATCTCTTCTCACCAGCAGAAATGCTTGTACCAATGAGTATTACCCGTGATGATCCAATCCGTACAGGCCACTGTGTAAAACAGTCTCGTGCTACGATTCCGATCAAAGATGGTTCACCAGTTCTTATCTCGAATGGATCTGATGAACTTTGTAAGTATTACCTATCTTCAGATTTCATTATCACGGCAGATGATGATGGAAAAGTTGTCGAATACGATCCAAGTACGAAACTTATGATTGTAGAATATAAGAATGGAAAACACCGTGCTATTAATCTTGACAAGAACATCGTAAAGAACGGTGGTGGTGGATTTGAGCTTTCTAATATTCTTATTACTGATTTAAAGGTTGGAGATACCTTTAAGAAGAATGATACACTTGCTTGGCACAAAGATTACTTTAAGAATATCCCATCTCAGGGTGTTCGTATGAATGTCGGTGCACTTATTAAGGTTGCACTTTACTCTACCTATAACACCTATGAGGATGCAGATTTCATCACCCATAGAGTTTCTGATATGTGTTCTACTGAGATGTGTTTCCGTATCAAAACTTCCATTGGTAAAAACTCTAATATTTACAGCATGGTAAAAGTTGGACAGCATGTGAATGTCGGAGATTCTTTGATTGAATTTGATGAATCTTTTGAAGACTCTGATATCAATAAGCTTCTTGCTTCTCTTGGTGAGAATGAAGAGCTTGTAGAAACGGTAAAGAGCAACAGTAGAAACCGAAAGAAATCAAAGTATTCTGGAGTTGTTGAAGAGATTAAGATTTATTCTGCAAGTGAAGTTGAAGATTTGTCTCCTTCTTTACAGCAGATTGTATCAACGTATTATAAGAAGATTGATAAGAAGAACCGGATTCTTTCTAAATATGACAAAGAAGGAAAGACTGTAAAATGCGGTCTTATGGTAACAGAATCTTCTGGAAGAACACAACCTGACCGATATGGAAACATCCGTGGTATTCGTGTAGATGATGGTGTTGCAATTGAGTTTTATATCAAGCATTCAGAGCCACTTGAGGTTGGTTCTAAGGTAGCAAACTATTCTGCACTTAAGAATATCGTGTCAGAGATTATCCCAGAAGGATTTGAGCCAACTTCAGAATTTCGTCCGGATGAATCCGTCGATTCTATTATCTCTCCATCATCCATTCTTAACCGAATGGTATCTTCCATATTCCCAACGATGTTTGGAAATAAAGTTATCATTGAGCTTAAATATGCTCTTAAGGATATCTGGGAAGGTTCTGGAGAATTTGCAACAAAGAGAGCTTCTATGGAAAGCCTCATCTATAAGGTTTTCGGTGCTCTTGATAAGACAAAAGCAAATACAAAGAAGTATCAGTCGATGTTTAAACCAATGAGTGATGTGAAGTTTAAAGAATTCTTTAAAGAGTTCTTCCAAAACAAAGATCATTACTTAATCCTTGATATTGTAGATTACGAACGTGATTTGCAGATTGAAGATATTGAAGATGCTGCAAAGATATTAAAAGTGCCGCTTTACGAGCATGTAGCAATGCCGCATCTTACGATGGATAATAAGAATCCATCGGTGACGAAATATCCAATTCCTGTTGGGTATATTCATTTGAAGCGTCCACAGCAGACCGTCATGAAGAAGAATGGAATGTCTCTTACAGCAGACCAACGTTCTGCATTTACTGGACAGGTCACTGGCTCTGATAAGAATGGTCGTGAGTCTGACCTTGAGAACTGTATGCTTACCTCTCTTGGTATGAAATACAGCTTAAAAGAGTTGAATGGACCACGAGCAGATGACTCTGTGATGAAACGAGAGATGCTTCAAAGCATTAACGAACGTGGTTATGCGAAACTGGAAGATTTAACAGATCATGTAGAAAACAAGACCACGTTAAATACAGTAAATACGTACTTCTATGGAATGGGTCTTCATACAGATCTTGTTTCGAAAGGATTAAAATTACCTTACACAATTGATACTGAGTGATAAAAGCGAAGAGGGATACAAATATGTCGTATCCCTCTTCTTATTTTTATTTATTTCTTTTCTTGTTCTTCTTCTTGTTAGAAGTCTGAACTGCGTCGGAGTTGTCCTCCGGCTCAACATCATCCGGATTCGGAACATCCCCATCATTCTCTGAATCTGCTTCCTGAGAATCAGCAGCATTGTCTGGATCTGTCGGCTCAGCAGGTGTATCAGCCGGAACCTCATCTGCAGGTGTCTGAACTTCCTCAGGTGTAGAATCTACAGGATCCGGAGTAGCCGGTATTTCTGCCGGTGTCTCTTCAGGAGCCTTCTCAGGTGTTTCCTCTGGTAACTTCTCAACATACTTTGCAGCTGCTACTGTAGCGAAGTTTACCTTATCCACGTTGTGAATAGTAAGCTTCACCCGATCTGCTGTATTCTGCACGTTACACTCATAAATACTTCTTCCGTTTACAACCATTTTCTTGATTGTATCTGTCGGAATCTTTGTTGGTGTATTGATTGGGCCGGATGCTTTCAGCTCCGGAATAAAGCCACAATCTTTCACCACTACTAATTTTCTAATAGCCATTGGTTTAATCCTCCTTATTCATGCTACTTTCCGCATTCGTCTTCTTCTTTATCCATCTCATTTGCAGTTGTTCTTAAGCCATCTAATACATCTGTATGTGACGGCTCACTCATAGCTGTGATTCCAAGCATCTGATCAACAGACATATCATCTGTTGAAGCGTTTAAGATACGCTCAATCTGAGCTGGAGCATCATCATCCGTGTCCGGAATCTGCTCAATTGCATGTTTGATCTCTTCCTGCTCTTCCGGAGGGATCATTGCATCTTCTGTATATAAACGATGTTCTTTATCACAGTTCTCATAAATCATGATTGCTTCCTGGAGTTTTGCATCTTTTACACTTTCCGTGATGAGTTCCATATCACGAGCCATGGATGCGCGTTCTCTTGCGAGATCCGCCATAACGCCACTAAACATTTATATTCACATCCTTTCTTTTTAGTAAGGTTCTATTTAAGTAACTGTTTTTGGTATGATTTTATCAAGGCTAAAATTCAACTTAAATTTCATTGATATATTATCTATGTAGAAGTAGTAAAAGATAACTAATTCAAACTAAAAAAGAAAGGAAAGTTGAGACATGGGTAAACAAAAAATGAGTTACAAAAAGTTGCGTAAAGCAGCGAAGAAACTTTATGGTGGTTATCCGATTCTGGATACAGATGATGGATACAGCAAGAAGTACAGAGATTTGATGATTTCACTGGGGCTTGCTTCTAGTAGAAATACGTCAAATCAGGTGTACCCGAATTCATTGATTCGGACAAATAAGATTGGAGGTTATAATTATCAGGCACAACCTAGATATATTGCTGTACCTGGAGAGCCAATGAGACCTGATGAATGGGAACCGAAACCTAGGTATGATTATAACCCGGCAGCGAAGTATGATCATGGTGAGACTAATGTAATGCCGAGCGAGAGTTATAAGACTCTTACGAATCTCACCCAGTATCTCCGTTTCAAGTACACACCGGACACCTTTGATGTTATTACAAAGATGATTGCATCAAAGGAATTGTCTCTTTATGAGCCAGTAGCAACCTTATCTACGAAGTTATGTAGAACAAGCTATGCTGAGGATAATTGGGAAGATGGATTTTTGAACCATCTTTACGGAATACCATCAGAACTTATTCCGAGAATTGAATTATCCAGATGCCCAATTGCACGTTTATCGCAAGATGTGTATAACGCATATCTGACTCTGATAGATGATGTTTATGCATATCTTCTCAATGGAATGGAAGAGGATGAGGAGGATGAAGAATACTCAGAGTTCTTGAATCGTGCTTGTGATGTACTCAATGCATTCTTGGTTGATTACGGTGAGCTTAAGTATTATGCAATGACTGAGACATTCCAGAATCCGGGAAGACCGATTGGAAATACTCAGACAATTGAACTGACTTCTGTTCAGACACCGAGGAATGATTTATCTGGATTTTATATGTACAACACTAGTCATGAAGGGAATGATGAGATTCTTCATGTTTACGTTTCTAATCAGGAACTTCACTGTGCAGTCTTAAATGGTGAGGGTAACCATGATTATCCGGAACAGCAGTATCTTCCTTTGGTAGTTTCTCAGGAGTACTCCTATAATACCAAGTTGCTCGGTGTTAGCGTCTATGACTTTGCTGCTCTTTGTAGAATTCTTTATGAAGTGATTGAGCGTGAGCACAGTTACGAAATGAAGCGTATTTTACCTGGTGCATGGGATTACTTCCACAATACTGGAGCTGCTGAACCAAAGTTTGTAGAATCCGAGGAAGTTCCCGTAGTGGATATTCCATCTGAAATCCCGAATCAGGCAGCCGAATCTGTCACAGAAGAGACCTCTGAAGCAGAGACTACAAATTAGTATTCACAAAAACATAAAGCATAGGTGAGTAATCACGCTCACCTATGTTTTTTACTGTAAAGGAGGTTTTTAACATGGATGAAGAAAAATACACACCCACTTTTCTGACATTCAAAGCCTATATATTAAACCAAACTAGCTATGATAAAGTTTGTGAAGGGTTGAATAACGACAAAGGTCTTGGTGTAAGCGGCGATGCTTTTGACTATGTAAAAGAAACATTCAGGCATTACTACACACAAGAAAATTACGGATGTATCCCTAGTGATATCAATCTTCGAGTACATAATCAATTTCATTTAAGTGGAGCAATCACCAGCTTTCAGGATAATATCAAAGAACTGGTTGAATCTGTGAAAAAGCGTCTTGAAGACATCAAAACGGAGATTGGTACACATTGTAATGACTGGGAGTACTATATCCTGTATCAAGTTACACAAATGGTCATTGATATGCGATTCTTATTCCCTTATTTTCTTGGAATTATCGGAGAATATCCAGAGTACTGGACATATCAATATATAAGTATTCCATTTACTCCAGGGTGTAAAGGATATAATGATTGTATTGATTTAACCTTTATCAATTCTTCTGAGAAAATAGTTAGAGATCTTGATCGTCATTTAAATAGATTTATAGATCATGTGAAAGAATTTTCAGAAGAAAGGAAAGACTATGCAGTTATTGCAGAGGATTATTTCGATGGCATTTATGATTATACGAATTACACTGCAACATTTAAGATGCTGATGCATACTTTAAAATTCTTTGGATTTAAATGTATCGACTTTTATATGGCATTTATATTCTTCTATTACAATATAACACAACGAAAAATAGATATTGGAGGAGAAAGCTATGACACTGGAGGAGTTACAATATCAGAGTCCAGAAATGATAGAGGAGTGGATCAAACAGAAGAAGAAAAAGAAGAAGAGGATGCAACTGTTAACGAAAGCCAAGACACTGTGCGAGAAGAAGGAACAAAAGAAGGACCCGGAGATTCCACATTGTCTGACGACGATGTTGGACGATCTGATAAAAGTTTGCATGATGGAGGAGAAGAAATGAGCGAAGAAATGACTACAGAAATAAAAGCAGATGGAAAAGGTGGTACATATCAGGAGTTTAATCCTAAATTCAGTGATGTTGTAGCACTCATGAGTCTTATAGGTGATTGTCCTGAGTTATATGATAATATCATGAAAATCACCAGACTGTCTGATGAAAAGAAAGAATTTATGGTAAGTACCATCAATAAGATGGCAACTTTCCTTGAAACTAATAATTGGAGGTATCTACAATAATGAATGATATACCAGATATCCACCGATATATTGATCGGAAGTATTTGAAGAATTTTGTTGAGAGTCATCATACAGATGATGTTATTAAACTACTTTATCCAGACAAAAATTCTATTGAGAACCTCACAGGTTTTGTTGAAATGGCTGGTGTGAGTCATCTCCATTCGGCTAAGTTAATCACGACTGCCTGGGATAGAGTTCACCGTACTATTATTGCATATAATACTACATATGATGCATTGACAAGTCACACCAATCTATTACCAATTTATGTGCTTGATGAACATGAACGCACCTTATTAGAGTCTTTACGGTTCAACATCATTTCAGCGATTGCAGAGTTCTTCGTTATAATTGAAATTGTGGTTCCGATCTCTTATCAGTATTATTCTGAAGATTCTTACCGTGAGCATGTAGAGCATTTAACACATGCTTACGCAAGTACAAAGAAAGGGCAAGATTCTACGGAGTATGCGTGTGTGAATGCACTTATTGATGCTAATATGTGTGGAGCTATAAACATCGTATATTACGAGTATGCAAAAGAAGTTTGTTATTTTCTTGGGAATCTTTGCGTGAATGTAGAAGTATCTTTAGATGAATTTCGTATTGCTGTATGTGGCATCATTGGGTGTTATGAGACTGCTGCATTAACCGCTAAAACCAAAGCTGAAATCAAAGAAGAGTACGTAAAGTCTGATGATATGAATTTGGCAATGGAGTTGTTTGATTCACAACCAGAAGCAAAAGAAATGATCAGAAAGTATTTGAAACTCTCAAAAGAGAATAGACAGAAGATCAATGATCTCGTTGTTGCTATTATGAATACATTTTAGCAAAATGATTTTCAGTTATATATTATCTTTATGAGAGTTAATGGGTATAAAAAAGAAAAACCCAAGTTACAAACGATTAACTCGATAAATAATTATTTTGTAAGGAGGATAAAAGTAGTGAAAGACAAGAACCAAAAAAGAGAAGTCAACCGTAAGTTGGAGGCATGGTATAATGCCTACGTGGTTGACGATATTGATTTGAACAAAGAAATTGCCGGGGTTTGTATGAGAGCAATTCAGGATCAGTTCGATATTCTTCTTTATGATCGAGAGCATGGTGAGGATGAAGATGAAGGAATCCGTTCTGTCCTTGCTATTTACAACTTTGTATTTGAGGCAATCATTGAAGAGCTCAAGAAGATGCAGGATAAGCATTCGGAGATTGCAATCTGTATCGGAGATGAAGATCCGAAGACCGGTAAGAAAGGAATCTTGGAGATTGGCTATGATAATCTCGAGGATGATGATTCCGAGAAGCAGGGTAACTTCTCTCCGTTCGTAAATGATTTAGGAGGAAGGGTCCATAACCAGAGAGATCAGGGAGATTCTTCTGTAGATATCTGTACAAAGTGGATGAGTGAGAACATGAAGTCTTATCCGAAGCTTTGGGATGCAATTGCTACAACAGCAGCAAAGAATCTCGCAAATGAGGTAAACATCCCGATTGCACAGACTGTTATCATTCTTCCGATCTTTGCGCTCATCCAGTCACAGCTTTGTGAGTTCATGGATGTGTATCGTAAGGATAAAGATGAAGCATCTGTTCTCATTACATTTGCATCCGTGATTGATGTTCTCGCAAGAAAGATGGAGGACAACAGCACTAAGATCGAGTTTAAGCCGAAGCCGTCCATGAAGTTGGGTACAAAGTCAGATGCAAAAGCAACAACGCTGCATGAAGATGAGGATTAATCCTCATCTTGCATCTTGCTATAAAAGAAATATCCACGGGCAACCACCCGTGGATTTTTTTGTATAAGGAGGTTTTAGATGCTTAAATATCTACAGGAATATGAGACGGTCTTTGATGAGCATTTGAATGAAGCGCTCATGAATAAAGCAGATGATCGTCCACTTTTGGATTTCATTTTGGAATCCTGGTATTCGCTTCAGATTATTGAAGGCATTGAAATCTTGGATTGGAAGTATACCGAGAAGGAATCCGAGATTGATATGAACAAGTATATCTTCAAGCGAAACCGAAATGTAAAACAGAAAGAAAAATACGATTTTAAGTACATCGATGAGTCAAGAGTTGGTCTTCTTACAGTAACCGTAAGACTTACTGTGGAAACAACAGATCCAAGGGTTGGTGAAAGCGTCACCAAGCAGCAGGTAATTACAAAATCTATGCTGATTCCTTTACAGGATGAAGATGGATGTTACTTCTTGAATGGTCAGCGTGTGTATATGATTTACCAGCTGGTAGAGAAGTCTACTTATACCGCTGCAAACTCTGTTATCTTGAAATCATTGATGCCATTTGCGGTACGCCGCTATACGATTGATGTAAATGATGCATTGGGAACAGAATATACACTTCCCTATTACACAATTGAGTTGTTTAAGAAAGACGTTGAAGTTATGTTAATATATGCAACTAAAGGTCTTGATTATGCAATTCAGTTCTCATTAGAAGCAGCTTATGTCGTAATGAATTTCGTGGAGGAATTTGATGAGAATGATTTAATCAATCTCTACTTTCCGATTTCTTCACATTTATACATCAAAGTCAACCGGCAGTTGTTTGACCAGTTTGTTTACGTAAGAAGTGTTGTTGGTGGAATCTTAAAGATATCGACAAACAGATTGACTTTAGAGAAAATCAATGACACCGAATTATGGTTAAAGAAGCTGGGTGGAACAAATTCTCAGAAAGGTGAAAATTTACTGAGATCCGCGAAACGATTGCTGGATGAAACAACTGGAAAGATATTGAAACTGGAGATCTATCAGAAGCACGATGTTTATTCACTTACTCGATGGATGTGCCAGGAATATAACGATTTACGAATGAAAGACAATATGGATTTGAGTAATAAGAGGATAAGATCAAATGAAATCCTCTCTTGCTTGATGACACAGGAATTTTCTATTCGATTAAACCGAGTCATGAGCTTTGGTAAAAAGGCTGATCTCGATAATTATAGAGAGCTGTTCTCCTTCCCTGGGGACATCCTCCTGCAGAAGATGCACGGCTCTGGTATATTGAGATATAACGATGTTATTAATGATATGACTTTCTTTAGTAAGTTCAAATTCACAATAAAAGGACGTGGGATAGTAGCGTGATAAATGCGTAGCTGCTATTGGGTCGTTCAGAACGAAACCATCAAGTAGGTTCTGAATAATAAGTGGAGAAAGAAGCTGGAACTCCGTTTGCAACGGAAATCAGAGTGTTAAGGCTATAAGTAACGCTATAGTCAACCGCAACGCGTAGAGATTGAAACTTCTATTGAGATATAGAAGAATATAATATCTCCAAGAGGCTCCACTATCGGATGGTACAATCTGCAAAAGATTGTGATAAAAAGGTACGCTGGGCTGGGTTATAATGACTCAGAAGTAAAGATAAAAAGCTTTACGATAACAATTTTGCTCACTCATTGGGAAATAAGAACTCTAATAGTATATCTGCGAGATATCGTGGCCTTCATCACAGTTATATTGGTCATATAGACCTTACTGTTTGTGGAAATTCGGATTAACGCAGGTCCGAGTAAAACCAATCTAATTGCGGGGACGAATTCATAATCTTTAACTACCAACTTATATCTGGTGACAGGATAAGGGCAAAGGGTAACTCCGGAGATATGGTAATCAAGGTTAAAGATGAATCAATCGGCGCAACGAAGTATCTCACAACGATGAGATATGTGTTCAACGATCAGGGAAAGCTATATACCAGAAATGGTTGAAAATAAGGTAGATTGAAATATCTACACGAAGCGAGTAGGCCTAAGATAGCAGGCGAAAGGTAGGTTGAAACAAACCGAAACGGTTGGTGCAGAGAAATCTGTAATGATATGATCTAGTTCAAATAAGAACGCCAGGAACAAGTGGAGTTTTAACACCATATGGAAAAATGGACGGACTGTATTTTGACGGTTCTCCAGAGCCAAATGATTTCACTTGGATATTCCATCAAGCAGTAACAGCTGTAGCTAAGGAACAGGGCATTCATCTAATTACTCTTGATTTTGATAATCAGGAGGATTATTATAATGCTCTTAATGAGTTACAGGGATTTACGGATTCCAATGTCCGTGTGTCAACATCATCAAAAGCCGATGACCGTTCTATTATTATTGAACCGGCAGTTGACTTAGATGATCGTAGAAAGGATACAAAAAGTATCGCCGTGAAACCAGGTGGTAATAAACGGAAATAAAATATTCAAATAGAGGATATTCCAACGAGTATCCTCTATTTTTAAACTCAAAATAGATTTATATATTATCTATTTGAGGAGGTGAGAAATCATGTACAAACTCATTGCAAATCTTGGAGAAGTCAATGACTTCTTACGATTACAACTATCGGTTGTATATCGGAATAACTTAAATAAAGAGAATGTAATGCGCTATAATATCAGTGGAAATGATTATTTGCAAATCAAATTGTTTCCGAGTCTCATTATGCAATACCGGAATGATTCAGAACGTGAGAAATTCGATAATAAGAAATCCATGATTATGAATCAGATGGATGTTTTTAAGTTTGTAAAGTATGGGAGAATGTTGGGATCAAAGATGAAAGAAGTGCAAAATCTTTATTATATTGAAGCAGAGACAAACTCACTTCGAGTCAACAAAGAGCTTGCAAATAAAATTTCAATCACGATTCCACTCTCATTTAATAGAAAGATTTGGGTTGTTCCAATCGTTGTAAAGGATAAAGATTCCGGTGGATATTTGGAAGGAATTGGAATGTGTTTTAATGTAACCAGTAATTATGTGATGATGCAACGAGAAGAATTTCTGTTCCTAGTGGATTTTCTGGAACAGGTAGACATGAATTCAATCAGTTTGCAATTGATTACTTATGCAGAAGTTACGAAAGATAAAACATTCTCAAGACTCGATACACTCCCATCAGCTGGAATGACGAAACAACCTGAAGAAACTAAAATTACAGGAATTGGTCCAATTACACAAGAAGATCAAATCCCAAAAATTTAAAAGGAGAAATAAAATGGGTGAAAGAAGGAAACTCGACAAGACAACCACTGGTTTGGTTTACAAAGACCATTCCTACATGGTTGCAGGGTACATATCGGATTACGAACTTACAACAGAGTCTGATATGGTAGCTGAAGTAACCGGTGAAGAACCAAAGAAATTAACAGTAAACGATTTTGAAGAAAATCGCGGGTATTGTGATGACGAAGGATTTATTCATATCTTTCGGAAGGAACCGAATAAGTCAGAGATTATCCCGTGGTTTACGGTAGAGTTAAACAGCGATCTGAATCCGGTGTTAAAGTTTGCAAGTTATTCGACACCAGAACTGAAACGGGCATTTTACATTGACCGGGTCGGGGATTTATCTACCGCTGCAATTTTAAAGAACTCGATTGGAAGTGATGATATGTATGATCAGGAGATCATTGATGAACTCCAGAATGCAAGTTCTCATTACGTTCCAGTCATTGATGAGTCGGATGACTTTTTAAAGAAACTTGTAAAAACGATGTTGCTTGAGACTGGTATTGATGCTCATAGTTTTAAGAAATATATGGAGCATTCATATCAGATTTCCAATATGATTCAAGGGTTAAACTCCAAAACAAAGATGAATCCATTTGTCTTTGATACTTGGATGGGACTTGCTGGGATTCCCTATAAAATCGTGATTCAGGGGCCTGGCTCAGATCCAAATCATCCATTGGAGCACTCAATCGAATATGACAGCACAACGAATCGTATCCACTTAGTTGGAAAGGAAGGAGCATTAAATGACCCGGATAGCAACATTGCGGTCTCTGCAAGACAATTCAATTAGCATTGACGCATTGCAGAAAATCATTGGTGATTTAAAGAATCATCAAATCAGAAATTTAAGCTTTAATTGTCGCGTCGCAGATTTACGGGATGTAACCCGCGCACACAATGGTCATGCACCAGACACCGTCTCCATTTCCTATGTGAAAAATGTTGAACTGGAAGATGGACTTCACAAGATGGATGCAACATTAACCGTGTATTTTACTAGAAGATCCGAAGTATATCGTTTGGTTGCTTACGGTTCAATCTCGGGGGAGTTTGATTCTGGATACATGGGTTACACCTTCATCTTACAAGATTATCTGTATTACTTCATGACAAAGACAATTGAAAATAATCGAGCTATGCAGGAGTTTCGGGAAATTCATTTTCCGGACTCCTTAGAAGAGCTCGAAGCAAAGACACCAAATTGGAATCTCTTTGAACAGCGTGCTTACAGTACTGGGATTGCATCTGATTTACGGATTGTTGATTTTGGCACAGAAAAAGAAGATTACGCTGAGCAAGTTATGAGAGAATCTGGAGTACTTTTACACGAGAATGATGTTATTCCCGTGATAAAGGATAAATAAATTTAGGAGGACATGAAATTATGTATGGAAGCTATTTAACAGGAAAGAAAGAGACAAGCACGAAGACACCAAGTAGAGCATCTTCGAGTCGTGGTTCATCAAAGAGTGGAAGCAGCGGGATTATTCAGGTTCAGGGATATATGAATGAGATTCAGGGAGATATCCAGGATGCAATTTCACATGGTGCTGATGTTCTTGCAAGATATGCATTACAGCAGATGGAGGATGGTTCTACCAATCAGACAAAGCTGATTGCAAATATCAACACCGCTCTTAACGGATTTACTCCGGAGCAGCAGAACCAGATTCTCGTAGCAACCGTTGCAAAAATGATTGCTAATGGATGATTCTACAAGAAAGATAAGAGGAAAGGGTTTTTCCCTTTCCTCTTTAATTCACAAAGAATAGGATGATTATCATGAAAAAAGATATTCGTGTTTATGGAACCAGAATAGAAATCGAACCTTATGAAGAAGGAGAAAATTATAAGTTAGAAAAGATGTGTTCGGCACGATATGACTATAAGACAAAAACAGCTGAACCTTTAGGATATAGAATAGAAGATAATAAAATTATTATACCAAGAGGCATCTCACTTGCTATGTTATCACAGTCTTATGATGATAGCATTCCAACGATGATGCCAGCAGATGACCCTGCTCCAATGAGTGGAGATTACAGGGTTACTGTAAAACCAAAAGATGAAACCCAGGTAAAAGCCATTTCTTTTTTACTGGGGCTAAATGAATTTTCGAATTCTGCAAGATTTCCACAGCTTGCATTAAACCTTGATACTGGACTGGGAAAAACATATTGCACAGTCTATGCTATTTTAGCATTTAAGACAAGAACGCTTATCATTTTACATCAAGACAGTATTCGTGAGCAGTGGATTAATACATTCCTCGAAAAGACAACGATGCCTTCTAAGAAGATTCATCGTATCATTGGAATGAAAGGAATGAATGATGCAGTTAGAAGTCGAAATAAGTATGATGTACATTTAATCCTTCATAGCACGCTTTGTGGTTACATTAAAAAGTATGGGCCAGAATCACTCCGTGAATGGTTTAAAGTAATGCAATTTGGTCTTAAAGTTGTAGATGAAGCACATCTTAACTTTAGACAAACCATTGATACTGACTTTTGTAGCAATGTTACAAAGAGCATCTATTTGACAGCAACCATGACTCGTTCCAGCTATACAGAAACTGGACTCTTTGAACGGTTCTTTGCAAATACGATGCAATATGGAGAAAATGTAGGGGTTGTGAAGAATGTTGTGTATAACCTTGTCTATTACAATTCCAATCCGACATATACACAGCAGAGTCGTATTTATACATATAAAGGAGTTTCGATTATTCGCTGGGCTGATTATGCCTTTAAATATGATCGAAATAAAACCATTTACATTGTATTCTTTAAGATCTTAAAAGAAGCAATGAAACATGAAGGACGAATTATGGTTATGATACCAAAAATTGAGTATTGTGAAACCATCGCTAGATTTATTCGGGAAGAGTATCCAGATTATAGCGTTGGAACTCTCCATTCAAAGAACACAAAAGAGGTAAATGAACGAGTAAAACGATTTGCCAATATAATCGTTACGACGATAGCGAGTAGTGGAACAGGAACCGATATTAAGTTCATGCGTTCTATTATCGTAATGGAACCTTACGCTTCTCAAGTTACTGCAAGACAGATGAGTGGACGATTACGGGAATACGAACCAGGAGCTGAATCTTATGTCTATGAGTTAGTAGACTCTGGATTTGAAGCTATTTCTAATATGGTAAATAAACGAATCAAACCTCTAAAGGATAAGTGTAAGAAAGTCCAGATTATGAAATAATTTTAAGGGAAAGGGTGATTATACTCTTTCCCTTTTAATACCCTCAATCTGGATAAGCATAAGTCAAAATACAAAAATCTTAAGAGAAAATAAAGAAAGGACTGAATTATTTATGGAAGTAAAAGACAGTCATTTTTTGAAAGAATATAGAAATCAGGTGAAAGATGCATTAAAGAAACTTCACCCTGATTGGAAAGATGATTTTTTAAAGAAAAATATAGATGAAATAATTCTAAGGGAATTAAGAAATCCCGAAACGACATTAGAAAACGATTATACACACGAACTTAGACAGACAAATTTGGTATCTGTATTTGATTGGTTAATGGAAACAAAACCAATTATAGCTGCAAATGGAACTTTCTTTAAGCAGCATAAAGATGCAATAAATCCAAATGCATTAATGGTAGATGACTTCTTGGTTCAAAGAGCACGAATCAAGAAAGAGATGTTTGCTATTGAAGATGAGTCATCTCGTGCGTATGCTTCTAAAGATATCAAACAGGGAAACGAAAAACGCTTGGCTAATTCCTAAAATAATGGGACGAAATCTAGTGATAGATTGGAAAAACTTCTCTAACTGCGGGAACGAACTCGGTAATTTTTAACTACCAACCAAGAGTGGTGACATTCTTGGGGCAAAGGGTAACTCCGGAGATATGGTAATCAAGGTTAAAGATAGAGTCGACCGACGCAAGAAAGTATCTCACAACGATGAGATATGACTTCAACGACTATGGAAAGCTAGACAACCAGATTGATAGAAATATCTAAATACGAAAGTAGCTGGTTTGAAAATAAGGTAAGTTGAAATACTTACACGAAGCGAGTAGGCCTAAGATAACAGGCGAAAGGTAGGTTGAAACAAACCGAAATGGGAAGCTCTCTGATATTTGGTAATAGAGTATTGGAGATGATTATATAGCCTGATCTTCAAGGGGACTTGAAGTAAACATAAAATGATTATGGCGCAAGCGGTATGAAGGCATCTGCCTTTTATAATCAGTTTACAGCACCCTGTACAACAAAATCGGCTCAGTCTGTGATCTCAACAGCTGAGACGACCTTCGAAGCATTCTTAGCTTCAAATTTTAATTTCGTAGATATCAATGAATGCTACTTCTGGATCCAAACAGTACTTGATGAGAAAGTTAAATGTGAGGATTGGATAAAAAGAGTTCCATTAGATATCTGCTATGAGAGAATATCTTCTGCTGTTATAGGAGCTACTGATGAAGATAGAGAAACTCTTAGAGAATTCATGGAGAGTTTAAGTGAAGAAGATATCACAAGAATTTACTGGAAGAATAATCTTATTGCATTTACAGATGCTCATGATGAAGTGAAAGCTATCTGGGATACAGTTTTTAGTACTGTAGATAATTATGAGTACATGAAATCAGATGACGACTTCTCAGTGGTTCCAGAGGAGTATTTAGAGGAAGTAAAATCTGCCAAGAAACCCATGAAGAAATGGGCAAGTATTGTAGACTTCAATTACTTCTATAACCCGAATAAAGTTCCAAAGAGCATCGAGAAATACGTAGATGCTTTGAAGGATATCTATATGGATTATTGTTACGTAGAATTTATGTACACTGACCGAATCTATAAACTTAAGAACTTTAGACGAGATGTTGTTACAGTTATTGACACAGACTCAAATATCTTATCTTTGGATACCTTTATGGAATATTGCTTGGAGAATTTAAAACATGGAGAATATGGACGGGACCCATGGAATAATGTCTTCATTGCAGTAAATACCATTACATATACAATCACTGCGGTTATTACAAAGACACTTTTGTATTATGGAGAAATGAGTAATGTTGAAGAAAGTATTAGACCACGTTATTCTATGAAGAACGAGTTCTTCTTCTCAAACCTTATTCTTGCAAAAGTAAAGAAGCGTTACTTATCAAAGGTATTGCTTCGAGAAGGAAACCGCTTATTGAAACCGAAATACGATGTAAAAGGATTTGACTTTAAGAAAGCATCTACATCAGATGATGCGTCAAATTTCTTTATGCATATCGTAAAAGATTTGATCTTAGAACCAGAGCAACTTGATATCAAACGGATTATGAAAGAGATTCAGAATTTCCGTTATGAAGTACGAAGGACTATTGAATCTGGTGATAAGAGATACTTACCAATTGCATCTGCAAAAGAATTAGATGCTTATGCAACCCCAGATAGAGAGCAAAGTGTTCGTGGAGCATTGGCTTGGAATGTTTTATATCCAGACCGTGCAGTAGAACTTCCTGTGAAGTTAAGTCTTTTAAAGACCACGATTACATCTATTGATATGCTTTCTGATTTACAACGAACCGATCCACAGCTTTATACAAATATAAAAACGGGAATTTTTGAAGATACTACTGGAACTTTCAATAGAAAGCTTTCCAATGGAAAAGGAATTCAATGCGAAGGATTAACAGTTCTTGGAATTCCACTTCATGAAGATATTCCACAGTGGATCATTCCATTTGTCGACTATACAACGGTCATCAATTCTGTTGTAGCACCGTTTAAGTCTGTTACAGAAACTTTTAATATGCCAAGTATTGAAGAAGGAAAAACAGGGAGAAAGACAACTGGATTTAGCAATATCATAAAGATTTAAAGGATTTGGATTCATCCCTGGAACTTTTATGATAAGTAAACCTAATGAAATGAAATCTTAAGAAAGGAAGGAAGAAATCATGTCATTAAAGAAATTATTTGAAAAAATTGCAATCTTCTTCAAGACAAGATATAAGATCAGTGTTGATCTTGCGATCGAAGTTGTAACAGACGTTGATTCTACATCCACGGTATTCCGTAAAACCATCGAATCATGTGCAACCAGTCTTGGTTATGAGGTTGTAAATGCAACTGTAGATGATCTCGGCGAAGTAACAATTGATCCGGTCACTAATGAACGGATCCGAAGAAATGGAAAATTCGCAAAAATTCATGCAGTTAAGTATACTTATGAAATCCATCAGGATGTAAATGTCCTGAAAGAGACGGTAAAGAAGAAGAAATACGATCTTAGCAAGTTTGCTGAGAGTGTAGTAACAATCTTACCGAGAAAGCTTACAGAAATCTTAAATGGTGAAGCTCTTATGCTCCACGTATCCGTAGCATCTACAAATGTAGAGGTAAAGCTGGATGTGAATACAGATTCATCTCTTGCGAAGTATGTGTTCGATTCCTTAAAGGAAGGGACCGCTTCAAACGAGTAAAAAGGAAGGAGAAAGACAACTATGATCTTTCTCCTTCTTTCTTTTTTTTTGTTATTTTACTCTTTCAATTTCCTTTAAACAAAACTCTGCATTTCTACGGAGTGCCTCTAACTCAGTAGTTACCGGTAAATAGTTTCTGTCATTTATGACCAACTCAGAAAGTCTATCATAAATCTCTGTGATCTGCCCGATAATGTTTTCCATAGATGCTGCAGCCTTCTCAACATCACGATCCATATCCTGAATGAGGAATTCATCCTGTTCTAATAAGGAAAGTGCTGCTGATGCATGACGGTTTCCATCATTTTCTGCTTTTCTTAAAAGACAACGAACTTCACTATATGTTGCATTACTTATTCGTCTTGTGTCCATCACTCTCATGAATAAATCCTCCTTAGTAATTCTTATGTATCTCAGTTACTGCTGTATATAATCCTTTATGGACGATATCCAATGCTTCACGAATTGTAATTGGGAAGAAATCCTGATCCCAAACATCATAATGGTTGTGCCAATCCAAATTCCAATAACAACGGCTTCCGTGGATATGGCCATGAATGTTTACTTCATCATTCTTTACGGGATATGGACAATGCGTAAGAATCACTCTTTCAGAAGATGTGATATCATACGTTGCAATATCTGTAACCGATAAGAATCCCATCTTAACATAATCCTCAATTGGATAAGGATCGTTGTTTCCAAGGATGAAATAGAGATTCTTGGTATTTAACTTAGCAAGTGTATCTTTACAAAGTTTCCACGAACCAGTTCCTTTCTTACCATCCAAATCACCAAGAATCAGGAGCTTTGAATCTCTTCCAACTCTGGAATTGATATTCCGGATAATCTGATCTGTTTTCTTCTTGTCCGTTGTACTGAGATGCAAATCGCCAATTAAGAAGGTATCTGGAGATAACGCAGATTGTAAGAGGTCCGGTCGATAAGGACGCTCTCCATCCAGAAGATGAACACAATCAACCCCGTTAGAATCTGAATACTGTCTGTTGATGTACGTCTTCAGTTCATTCTTCGCCGTTCCAGCAATGATACGCCATTTACGAAGTTGTGTACTTACATCCGTTAAATCTTCCATGAGTAAGAACTGATTGTAATCTTTCTTATTCTGCTTTCTTCTTATGATACCGAAATCCTTTTCGTTACATCTTGTAATAACGAAAGGATATTCTACGTATTTCTCAATCTCTCCTCTTTCGAGCATCATCACTTCAAGTCCATCAAAGATGAAGATCTGCTTTGGATGTTCTGATGCATATTTAAGAAGCTCTTTAATGACATTTACTTTGTAGATATATGTAGCGGTTGATTGAGTATCGTTGATATCAATCCCCTTCTTCATATTCTTTCGCATGGCTTCTCTTACGATAGTATCTGCTGAAGTGATCTGACTTAAATGGACAGGCTGTTCATGTCCTGATAATAAGGAAAGACGAAAGATCTTTGCATCCGGGACTCTTGCTAAAGCATCAAGTGAGAAGTTCTCAATATCGGTATTTACCGTTCTTGCAGGAACTACAAAGATGATATTTTTCTTTTTGCTCTCTTTCTTGTAGAACATGATCTTGTCATCTTTAATTGTAAAATTCGGCTCATCTGCTTCCTCAAAGAAAACATCGTCCATAGACTCCGTAAACATCTGAGCATGATCTTCTGCATACTTTAACTTCTCGATGAATCTCTCTGTTACGAGATCGGAATCATCCATAAGTCTCCAGATATTTGCTCCTTTGACATATTTATTATACGGCTTGTCAATTAAGAAAACACTAAACTTTGGAGCAATTTGAAGTGCCTGCTTTGGAGAATCCTCTACAATGACATCTACTCCAATTCCAGATAACTGCGCAACTTTATCGTACAAACCAAAATGGAAGGTATCATAATAGATCCCTTCACGTTTTAACCATTTTCTTATAGTATCTTCTTTTGCAGCAAGATTCTCCGGAGTATTTTCTGAATCATCTCCACATCTTGCTGTTACAATATGTACAGTATACCCATTTTTATGAAGACCATTTGTAAGTTCTTTTACATTCTTTCGTACAGGGATTCCATTTCCTTTTATAATAGCATCCCATAACGCATCTTTCCAACTTTTCAACCAGTCTTTATCATCGACGAATTCATCAAACATGTTCTCTGGTGGATAAATACTGTAATCACACGGTTTTGTATACTCTTTTCCGAACTTTTCTTTGTAAGCATTATGAAAATGCGTTACAACGAAATTAAGTTCGTCGGTAATCGTACCGTCTATATCAAATGCTACTGATTTAAGCATTTTTCTTGTTCCCCTTTCTTGTAATATTTTAGATTATTCATTTGTCCTACCCTGTATTAAAATCATGTCACGTTATGCAAAAAAAAAACATTACTCTAAGAGTAAAGTAAGGTGTTTTTGTACTTGAAAGGTAGGTTATGAATCCATGGATATCAACCAGATTGCAGAATACTTGAATAAATGGCAGGGTGGTGAAATACTGTTATTTCTAGTTGGTTGTTACACGGTGTTTAAGAAAGGCTATGACGTAATTCATAAAGTAGTAACTTGGTATCGTGGTCGAGTTACAGAGGATATTAATAAGGAGGAAAGATTGACCGGTATCCTCTCAGATATCACGACGATTAAAAAAGAAATGGATGACCTATCAAACGATTTTAACGCTTACAAACATATGGTAGACCAAAGAATGACCGATAATATGGAATCTGCTGATAACGCGAACGAATCGGTGAATAAATCATTTGATGATCTTGAAAAGTCCATTCGAGAGATTTCACCTAAGTTACAGCTTATGGAACAAAGAATCGAGAAACTGGAACGCCAGATTGGAGATTTGCTACGTTCCGACGTCGATTATATCAAAGCATATATTACTGACGCGTATAACAAATACGTCAAAGAGGAGCAGCATATCGATCTGCTCACCTTGCAAAACGTCGAGTCCGTGTATAACCGCTTACTTGAAGAGACAGGATCCGAAGATGAGTTCTTATCAAAGTTGATGAGAGATCTTAGGAACCTCCCGACGACCAAACAAGAGTAAAAAAAAAAAGAAGGAACTGGAGTAATTAACCAGTTCCTTCTTTCTGCACACGAAATTAGAATTTTACGACCTGATATACAGGCACGTTATATTGGCAACCAGAAGCTAAAGCTTTCGAATGGCTGCTTTTAAAGATATCGAGATGATTTGCATTTATCATACCACCTCGGTCTTGAACAGTATAAACATGACCATCTACCTCAAGCTGGGTTCCAAATGGAATGCTTGCATCTGCCGCTACGGTAACTCCTTCTGTCGGTACAGCACCACTTGCAGTCTTATGCATACCTGAGTAAATGCCACAGCATATTGAGCATTCACAAGAGTAGGTGATCTTATAATAACCAAGCAAGATCTTTACGTCCTGATCAGTTAAATAATCTGCAGAGCAATATCCGGTTCCTTTTGAGGTTTTTACTTTATACCACTTTCCTTCCTGCTCTACATCATCTATGTAAACGGTTGTAAGTCCAACCACTTTTAATTTTGTGCCGAGATTCACTTTCATCATAACCTCAGCATCTGAATTTGGTTCTTTTCTTATATTTAACGTGTTCGTGGATACCATTAATTTTGTATCCATCTTATCCGTTTTTGTCGATGTAACTGGTTCAACCTCTTCAACAACTTCATCCTCTACTTTTGTCTTAGTATAATTCATCGCTGTCGCAGTCTGTAAAGAAGCCTGGACTGTATCAGTCTCTATCGTCTCTACAAAGAGAGGTCTTCCCTCTTCAAAAATTTCTTTTGCTATCTCATTGATTTCATAGCTAATCCCGGCTGTTAAGCTCGGCTCCTTATTTGCATCTCTCACCTCTGTACTTAGTTGGGAAATTAATTCCTCTGTATCCTTAAGTCTTTTGTGGAAATGGAAAATTGTAAGGATCATCATGATTGCTAAAACCCCTAGTCCAGCGAGCATAAAACGTTCTCGCATAGTTACCCTGTTTGATTTGTTGTGATAATATTTAGTCATAAAATATAATCTCCTTTGTGTTAGTTTGAATTACTAGTGACTATTGGACCCTATCCTATCGCATATTTCTACACGCGTCAGTGGGCTTACCTCTTGCAACTTTATATCCTCCTTTCATAGATTTTCTTTTCCTTTCTTTAGATTATTAATACTTCTATTCACTAAGATAATATATAAGTGAAATTTGCATCTTTTAATAAACTGTAATTCCAGTATTCAAATCTACAAAAAACAAAATCTTAAGTAAGTCCTAAGGAAAGGAGGGAGAACGAAATGTCAAAAGATTTGATTATGCTCGAACTTGGGATGTTAGAGAGTGATTATGAAGAGTCTGGTATTTATGAAATTGGACGTGCACTTTCTAATACCATTCAAAAATTGATTGCAGACATGAAATCCTATATCACAAAATTGAAGAATGATTGTACAGTCATGTATGCGCAAATAGAGAAGAATAAACGATTTAAAGAGCTTAAAGCCCTTGTAAATACACCGGAAGGGAAGAATAAAAAGTTCTACTTTTTAAATATTCCAGGTGCAGTGACCATGTATCAGGATGCTATGAAACAATTCACAAAAGAGCTTGATAAGATTATTAAGAAAAGCTATGCAACATATTCAGATAATGAAGAGAAGCAGCTTTCTTATAAGATTGATGAGTTCAATGATGAGCTGGAAGAATTTGATGAAGATCTTGAAGAAGAATTAAATAAGAGAATTGTAAAGAGGGGTTATGAAGCGTTGGAATATATCCAGCATATAGAAAAAGGAACAGACCCGATTTACAAGTATTACTTTAATTTGGTTCGGACTTATGAGAACTTCAAAGCGGATGCTGAAAGAAAACTCCAGCATAAAGCAATTGATACAGATGATGAAATCAGGAAATTCGGTGGAATGAATAAAGTCCAGGTGTTACTGCGTAAGACTTCCAATAAAGCTTCCAAAGGAGCAAGAAGAATTCTTATCAAAGCAGTCTGGTGGACATCTTAAAATGACAAAAGAAAGAGAGGAGACAAATATAAATCGTCTCCTCTCTCTTTTTTAAGCATTAATCTCATAAAACAAAAATCCTGTATAAGTAAGCAGGATGATAATGCAAATGCCTGTAACTCGTTTTATCTCTTTAAACCAATACCGGAATCCATATAAATATAAATCCCTTATGTAAAACAAGTTCCAATTTACCCAAAATCTCTTTACTCTGTGAAGATACCTCCAAAATCCATGATAATACTTCTCTTCGGTTATCGGAATTAGTTCCCAATATACGCTATCCATTGGTGGTATATACCATATAATAGCTAGCATCAAGCAACATAAAAAAGCAATAGTTCCTTTTAGAATCATTTTTCTTAATCCTCCTTAATTCCTAATCGCTCCCTTACCCTTTCTGCTGACATCTCTACATTCTTTCTTACTTTTAAAAAGTACGAGACTTTCTCAGCTTGATCGACATTCCTGTCTAATAATATCTTGGTGTCCTCATCGAGTTCAGATAAATCTACTTTCGCTAAATCCTTTTCATTTTGCACATAGCCATGTGAAAATGCTAACTTCAACCCATTTACATCTTTAAAGCGTTCTTTAAAGAAATTCATAAGTCCTTCTGGATTATCATATCCCACAGGGATATTGAATACAACACGAAGATTATCAATTTCGTATTTCTTCTTCTTGTCTAAAATCTTCTTGGCTTCGTTTTCCATATCTTCATATGAATTAAAAACGGAGTCTTTGTACCCATAAGACATTGTTACATATTTTAACGCTTTCTCGTTAATGAGAAATGTCTTCTTACAAGTTCCTTCATCAAAGTTTAATAGATAAAATCCTTTGTCTTCTTCCTCTCCATGGATCCATCGGAAAGTACTTCCAACATAAGAAACTTTTCCATCTAACCATTCTTTGCGAATGTGATAATGCCCAAAGATGACTTCCCCTTTACAAATATCAGCGAGTTCATCTGCTGTAAAAGAAGGAGCCTTTCTTCTTATATGGTCTTTTGTCGTGCTTGGTTTGATATAAGGAAATGCTTCATTAATCATACCATGTCCAAAGACATAGTCGTACTTATCTTTTTCTAAAAAGAACTCTTTGTAATATTCTTCTTTATCAAAGACATATTCCTCAGGCATATATAAAACATGCATCCCTGGATAGAGTTCTTCTTCACTTATCGTATCAATGACCTTAAAATCATACGGAAGTTCTTTCCCTAATAACTGCGGAATATCCGCTGCTAAGGTATTAAAGATTCCGTATTGATCAGATTCATGAGAGCTTGTTCCATACACAACTCTCACTTTCTTTGCTGCTACTAAAAAGAACAGCATTAATTTCTGTGCTAATCCAATAAATGGATCATTTGCATATAATTGCTTATCGAAAAAATCTCCACCGATAATAATAAAATCCAGTGGCTTTTCTTTTGTTAATTCTTGTAATTTCTCTCGTAGATAACTGATTCCATCATAGGTATTTTCATAACTCATTGCTCCTATATGGATATCAGCAAGGAATAATCCTCTATAACTCATTTTATTATCCTCACTTATCTTCGTATTAAATTCTTGTCAGGCGCTTGAGTAAAAATAATTATTCTTATATATTATCTATATAGAGTATTAGAAAAGGAGGTTTATTTTTATGACTCAAGATCAGTTACAAGAAGAGATACGCCAATCTCAAGAAAGCGTATTAAAACCAACCGATTATAGTGAAACTGCTTATGTTGAAATGAAGGAGTTTCGTGCAAGGCAACTAGAATTATTAAAGGATTTTCTATTAACGAAAAAGATTGAAGGATGTAAGAATAGTACCTTGCGTGATTATCATGATAAAGTGATGAAACTAATCGAATGGACTAAGAAAGATCTTATTGATTTAACCACGAAAGATATTAAGCAGTATTTAATGGAGTACCAAGAAAAGAGATCTATTCAAGAATCTTCATTAGATCAGATTCGAATTGTCTTATGCACATTCTTTAGATTTTTGGAAGATGAAGAACTCATTGTAAGAAACCCAGTGAGAACGATTCGAAAAATCAAAGCAGATGAGAAGATTCGTTTACCATTTACAGATGAAGAGCTCGTTATGATTCGAGATGCTACAAAGACACCAAGAGATTTAGCCATTGTAGATTTACTCTATTCATCAGGAATTCGTATTGGAGAATTGGTTTCTCTTAATATCAAAGATATGGATTTTGGACAACGTGAATTTGTTGTTTATGGAAAAGGAGGTACTGAACGCATTTGTTATTTTAATGCAAAAACGAAAGTAGAGATTTTAAGGTATTTAGGAACTAGAGATGACAAAGAAGAAGCACTCTTTGTAACTCTTCGAGAACCACATCGAAGATTAAAGAAGAATGGAATTCGTCATATGCTAGACGATATTGAACTTCGAACAGGAGTGAGTAATATTCATCCTCATAGATTTAGAAGAACCCTAGCAACGAATCTTTTGGAGAAAGGAATGAGCTTGGAACAGGTGCAGTGCATTCTAGGTCATAAACGTCTTGAAACGACGCTCGTTTATGCGAAGATTAGTAATGCTGCTGTGAAACTCAATCATCAAAGATTTACAACTTAGCGTGTAAAAGAAGGGATACCGCTTTGGTATCCCTTCCCCTACGCAAGGAGTTACTATATGAAAAAAAAAGAAGCTACCTTTTTTATTCCTCAGATGCAGTCTCTGCCTGCTCCTCTGAGGTCTCTTCTACCGGAGTAGACCCCTCGGTAGACTCAGCTGTCTCAACAGTATCCGTTGCTTCAGCTGTTGTATCAGTTGCCTCGGTTACATGAACCGGTGCTTCGTTGTAATCGATTGTAATTGCAGAAAGCTCTTCCATAGAAGTAACTGCTTTGATCTGGTTCTCAAGTGTCTGCTGATAAGATACCAGCGGACGAACCACTGCCTCGATCTCCATTGCAAGCTGTGTAAGCTCTTCCAGAGTCCAGTCGTATGAGCAAACCTCACCAGTTGCATTCCATGACGGCTGATACGGAACTCCGCTCTGTGCTGCTAAAGAAGCAACCGAAATCATGGACTGAAGATATGTCTGCTTTTCTTTTGTAATGGAATAGCTTGCTTCAACTCCACCATGACAGGTAGATGTAATCGGATGAGCTGCAAGATACTCCTCAAGAGCTGTCTGGCTCTCTGTGATGCGGAACTGTTTTGCTGCCTCCAGATCAAGTGTCGTATAATCGGTAACCGGCTCAAGGTCAGAAACACGCTTGTCAACATCTTCTACCTTCTGGTTGGTGTTTGAAATGTCCTGAGAAACAGAGCTTACGCTTCTTGATACAGAGTTTACTGTATTTGATACACTCTGGAGTGCTTCCTGCTGCTCCTTCTTGAATGCATCGATTGTCTCATCCTGATTGCTTACTGATTTCCTCACGGTAAGGATGTCGTCAGTAACAGAGTTGATCTTCTTGGTCTGGTTGTTTACGGACTTCATCACATTGGTTACATTCTCTTTGAGAGGCGTAAAATCAGCATTCATTGTAGTGAATGCTTTTGAAAGTCTCTCAGCCTCAGACTTGTTGGACTCAACAGTCTTCTGGAGATCCTCGATGTTCTGTGCAACGCCGGCAATTGCCTGAGATGCTTCCTGAACAGCTTTACCATTCTCATTGATGAAGCTTACGGCATTTGAGCTCTCCTCAGAGATACGGGTAAGCTTTGCATCATTGATCGTGTATGCTTTGTTTACATCATCAAGAGAAGTTGCAGCATTTGCACTAGCTTCGGAAGCTGCCTGTGCTGTCTGACGGAATCCTTCAACTGCGGCAGTAAATCCAGTTATTGTATCCTGGAACTCCGTAATGGACTTCGATACAGAATCAACACTCTCGCGATCAATCTGCTGCTGCTGAGCAAGCTCAAGAACAGATTTGCTTACCAGATCGATTGCGTCTTTTGTCTCTTCATAATTCTTATTTACAGTAGATAATGTATCAGTTGTGGTGCTGATGCTCTCTGTGATTGACTTTACACTCTCCTGAAGTGTAGAGACTGTCTCCTGATTAGCAGAAGCCTGCTTCTCAAGAGTATCCAGTGCTGAGAGAACCTGTGTTAAAATAACATCTGTCTCGCTTGTCTTTGCCAGCGTTACTGTGCAAACGTCATCACTTTCTCCAAGGGTGATGCCAACACGCTTCTGATAACCAATTGCGTGAAGAAGAACAACGTTCTTGTCATCTTCATAAATATTGAAGTCGACAAGATTATTTTCATCACCAAACAAGGTTTTTACTTTATCTAAGGACTCGTTAACAACGATGCTCAAAGCCGGCAGAGTGTTACCAGATACCAATGCAGAGGTACTGGAATATGTCTGAACGGAAACTTGTGTTCCATCTGCTAAAAGTAATCTCATTTTAGTATCATTCCTTTCTATAAGAATTTTCTTTAATAGTCTGTTTTTTCTGGGAAAACTCAATGTTGATTTTACTTATATATTATCTATATGAAGCATGTAGAAAAAGATAAATTGGACGGTCTTATTTTATATAAGAAATTATCAAAATCTCTACATAGCTTTAGTGCGAAATGTGCACGAATACTATATTATTATTTTTTAAGGAGGTACTTGACATGAGCAGACGTCAGTACAATGGTGGGCGCCAGAACGGCAATTACAATAACCGTAATGGAGTAGGATCCGCCGGAAATAACGGCCAGAATGGTCAGAACAACAACGGAGGGAATGGGCAGCCGAGATATACAAAGGTTGGTATGGTAGATCCTTCCGCTTATGGAACATTATCCAAGCGCGTAGTTTCTAAGGACTACACGACTAAGGATGTAAAGAACTATTTGCAGGACCAGGCTGCAAGAGTTGACAAGATGATTTCAACTGTGCTTGGTATCGAAGTTCCTGCAACGAAGATTGAAGTGATGAGCTTCAACATGAGCAGCAATTCGGAGAAACATCCGTTCGTGCCTTTCGTAATGACAGTAACGACAAACGTGCTCGACAATGCAGCGGAGTATGAGGAGTTGCCTTCCGTGTTCCGTCCGTCTCATGATGATGGGGTGCACATCAATGATGCATACTATGATATGATCTTCAAGAAATTCATGTATGACAAGGATGATGCAAAGTGCTTCAGCAATCAGAGCTGGAGAAAGCAGATGAACATCCAGGCAAACTTCAAAGTTTTAAGAGACATCCGCGGCTTATTACAGCCGAAGCTTCAGTTCCCGGAAGATGACAGAGACAATATCTCGGCAGCAAAGATCATCGTGATCTTGGATCCGCTGAGAATTTTCAAAGCAATGATGTATGACGCAAACAATCCGAGAGAGAAGTATCGTGCAGGTATCAAAGAGGCTCGCCGAATCGATGGACAGAATTTCCGGTTCCGCGTTGAGCGCGAAGTAATCGAGAATGGCAATCGTTATGGTGACAATATTGAGATCTTAAAGGAGTTCCTTGCAAGAGGAAATTCCGGCATGGCTTAATGAAGTCAACCGAAGTGGGAAGTGGTAAATGCTGCTTCCCACTTTACTTATCGAGAGGAGAACGAGATGTCAATGTCAGAATTTAAAATTGCTTATGAAAATCAGACTGGGCAGTATCGAAGAAAAAGATTCGAGCTGTCAATCCCTGTAATCATTCCTCAGGAAGCAATGAAATTTGTCAATGAGTTCAAGAGTATCATCACAGATGATGAGAAACCTGAATTAGAAGACAAGAAAACAAAGAAGTCCAAGAAGAAGGACAAATCCAATGAGGAAACGATTCAATTATCAAGTATTGGCATGATCGCGGCCGCTACCGTCCTGGCTGCGCTTGCAAAAGATTAGGTATTCCTCAAGGTGAATTTGGGCACCTAAAAGGATAAAAAATACCAACACTCTTTCTGTGTAATAAACCCAAAGTGAAAGGATGAGTTTTACTCGCTCATCCTTTCTTTTTTATCTTTGAAAGTATGAAAAAACTTTTGTAATAAGAGAGGACGGTGTATACAAATATGGAAAGTAGTAATCAGTTTTCAGTTTATTTTAATCTACTGAAAATCCGTTATAGTGTATACGACGAATCATTAACCCGTGCAGATTTCTTAACCCCAGAAGATAAAGTAAATGTATTTATTAACCTGGAAACTGCACTCAAATACTTATCAATGGTTCGCGATTTAGAGAAGAAATTAATTGTGAGCCGTAATTTTGCAGACGAATTCAAAGTGGATATTGTAAATATAGCGGCACATTACAAAGATTTCTTTGTAGGAAATGGATTGGATACAAAAGTATTCATTTATATGACGGATTTAACTTCTGATATCGAAGCATTCAAAGAATGTAGCGTCTCAGAAGATTTCCGTTCTTATTATATCATGAAATACACACAGAACCCGAAATTTATTATGTTGGGAGATGCTTTAATAAGAGATATCTTACCCGATGTTCGGATGCTCTGTGATTATATACCGAACGTGTACTTTATTAGTGCACACAACATTGATGGTGGCTTGATTCCTTACATCATAGGAAACCACTATCCGGATCGAAAGAATCTAATTATCTCAGGAGATTTGCATGATACGCAATATTCTCATGAGAAGAATTTCTTAGATCATTTATACAGCAGGACATACAACAACAGCGTGTTCTGTTGTCAAACCAATCAGTTTCTCAAGGTCATTGCAAAGACAAAAGATGAAGTCGATGACTTTTATGTGAAGCTGTTTGAGAATCCTTCGTTTTATCGCATTCTCTTAGCTTGTTTAGGAGATAAATATCGTTCCATACCAGGACTTAGTGGGATCAAGTTTGTAAAGATGGCAAGAATCTTATCAGAAGCAATTGGAATGGAGAAAATCAGAGAAGATACAACCAATCCAAAACTTCTTGCAGATTTATTTCCGGAAGAAGTCCGAGAAGATATCTATATGAATCTTATGGTTACTGATATTAAGAATGACTATGCAATGATTACAGAGGGTGACAAACGAACGATTATCAGTCAGATTGTAGATCAATCTGACATTAATACACTACAGCAACTCAATGCAACACGATTCGCAAAGAATCAATTGCATTTAGAGATGCTTCTGAAATAAGGTGGTGAATATGAACCTATTAGATGAAAAAGATCAAATAGTATTTTACAAGTATCGAGTAAAGGAATTATATCTTTTATTTGAAGATGAAAATTATAAGTTGAATAATAGCCGTCTTAAAGACGTTATATTTATCGAGGATTACATAGAGAATTTATACCCGATCTTTAAGGTTGATATCGCAGTAGAAAAATCTGTTTATATGAAGATCATTAAGAATAAAGATACTTTAAAGATCAAAGCCAATATTCAGAAGTTCTATCGTATTGGAGATAGCTCTGAGAAGTCCGTTTATTATTCTTATATCAACGACACGTTCCAATTAATTTTGGATGATGACGATGATGACCTTGGTAAAGATGCTTATGAAAAAGAGTTCCCTGATGGGGATGAAGATAAAGTAGATGCAATTATCGTGACAATGGAATTATTCTTATTTAAGAAGAATACGATAAAGGGAAGTCGTACGCTTCTGAATAAGATATTCCAGAAATGCACAATTACAAATGCAATTATGTATCTCCTTGGAAGACTCGGAGTTACAAATGTCCTTATGGATAAAGCAGATAATAAAACCAGTTATGATGAATTGAAACTTCCTCCACTTACTATAAATGAGGAGTTTCGTTTCTTAGATTCCTATTATGGAATTCATAAACATGGAACAGTGACCTATTTTGGGTTAACACGTTCTTATATCTTACGCTTCTATTCTACAACGAATGCGTATGAAAAAGGAGAGATTGAAGATGTTTGTTTTATCATACCAAAGAAAGGATCTTCTGTGACAGATTCCTATGCAATGGTAGATAAAGCAGCGGATAAAACGAAATATTACATTATCGTAGATCCAGATCAATTTACTCCACAAACACAAAGCACAACACAGTCTGTATTAAGTGCGGAGAATATTACCGTTGTTCATTCTTCCAGTGGTGAAATTGAAGAAGATACCTCTGATGAAGGAGATTCTAATAACAAGAAAATTATTGTGGCTCATGGAGTAAATCCATACTACACGAAGATGTACCACAATATTATTCGAAGTGCAGAATCTGTTATTGAGGTATTCGTAAAAGATTGTGATATCTCTGTACTGGAACCAAATAAACATTATTCCTTCTTGTTTGAGGATACGTCTCTTGCGAAGAAGTATAAAGGAAAATACTTCCTTTGTAAAAAAGAGGCAATTTTAAGCAAGCAAGGTACTGAGTTTGAGTGTGGCGCAACGCTAACACTTCGAAAAATGTCTTAATAAGAAGAGAGTAGTCAAAATGCACTACTCTCTTCTTTTTTTTTTCCTCTCCCGTAGATATACACTCAAAAAACAAATAGTTAAAATACTTTAAGAAAGGTGGTAAGAAGAAAATGACCGTAGATACTTATTCTGTCTTGAATGGTACTGATCAGAAAAGATTCGATAATGCCAGAGCGGAACTTGCAAAAGATTATACGCAGTCGGCGGCTAGAGAATTTTACTATGAGTATCAGAATAGACCATTATCATTTCTTCTGAGAAATTCCAGAAATATTTTCTCAGAGACTTACTACGGACTTGACTTTTACCGCGATCTGATTTCACATCAGATTTTAAATCCAATGGCTTATGCAAGTGAATTGGATAAGGTAAAAGCTTTCATAAATGAAGCGAAAGCAAAGCGACTTCCGACCGAGCAGGTCATGAAATACATTGAACTTGCCAAACTGCTTGAAGATAAATGTGGTTGCCACAAAAACCTTGCACACGTTTTCAAGCGGGCACATACATTTCCGGGTGCACCGGAATATTTTACCCAGTTTTTCGATTTGTTAAATGACAAGTCGAATGACTACTCTAATCATTTGGCAAGCGATATCTTCGATAATTCGAAGGATCCTTCAATCAGCATTCCTGCTGGTTACTGCCTCTGTGTAAAACACCCACATTACTGCGGTCATCTGATGAAGTTAAGTTCTCATGGTCATAACTTAACAGATCCGGAAGATATTCGTAGAAAAGAACGCACACGTATGTGTATTCGTGAGATGATGCAGGATGAAGATGTTCGTAAGAATACTGCTTCATTCCCGAATATTAATCTCTATCCAAAGTGGGCAGTCTATGCAGAATCGGTAGATAAATTACCTGAGCAGAAGCCGGTTACAGAAGCTGCTGAAAGAAACATCATGTTGGCTGCAAATCCTATTGAAGCCATCTATGAAGCAGTTGAAGACCGTGAACTCATCGAAAAGGCACAGCTTAGAAAGTATTCAAACCTTGATGAGCTGCATTCTTACTTAGCGGTTTATGTTGAATCGTTACAGGAAGAAGTTATGATGGGTGAGCGTTCAAAGGGTGATCCTACTCTTGCTTATTATGAAGATGCTTTTGAGCAGGCGGAAGTTGGAATGGCTTGTATGGAGTGGGAATCTGACGGTTCTCCAAATGCTGTCATTCAAAAGCAAATCATGACTTCAAAAGAACGTGCTGCACAAACAGCAAAGAAGGAAGCAGAGAAGAATCAGATCCGTTCTGAGGAAGATTCTCTTTCCATTATTAAAGAGACTGAGAAAGACTTACTCCAGTTAGAGAAGGATGATTTGGATGAAGAAGAGCAGACTAAGAGGGCAAAAGCTCTGAGGGATGAACTTAGCGCAAAGCTTCATAAAGAGATTCTTTCCTATCCGGAAGTCAAAGCGGCTATGGTGAAAATCGATAATCTCGTTACTGAAATCTCTTCCTATACAGAGGACGGTGATGAGAAAGACGAAAAAGATGATGATCCTACACAGAATGTAGACGATGAGAATGCACCAAGTGATAAGGATCCAAATCAGAAGAAGCCAAAGAAGCCGAAAGAGGATCTTCCAACGAAGGTTCAGAATAAAGCATTGGATGCTGATGCAAAAATGACAGCAAAGGAAGCAGAAATCGACGAGAAAGCTCAGAAGCTTAAAAATGCCGGTAATGCAATTTCACAGCACCCAAAAAAGATCGCCGCTGACGTAGATCAGACCATTCAAAACTTTGATAAATGGGACGACAATCGACGGAAGAATTTCTTATTAAAACCTGGCTATCGCCATAGAATTTTTAAGAAGTTCTTAAACGTGCTTGAGTACGGTGCAGCGGCTTCCATAGGAATCACTTCGGTTCCGATGCTTTGGTGCATTAAACACTTAAGCAAACAGAAAGACAAACGTATTCGAAACGAACTTGCTCTGGAACTTGATAATGAGATCAAAATCTGTGAAGAAAAGATTTCTGATGCACAATCCGATGGTGACAGAGAAAAGAAGTACCAGCTCATGCGTATCAAAGATAAGCTGGAAGCTGAACGTACGAGAGTTCGTACCAATTCGAAGTATGTATAAAGTGAGGTGTGAGCTCGAATGATAAAAATCATTGACAAGCGGGAAGCAGAGTTGACAGATTACGAAAAGCAATACTTTCCGTATTCCGAGGCTCCCGATACTCCACGAAAGAATGTAAAGACAATTAAACTTAAAGTCTCTGACAAGAGACATTATGATTTCCGTAAAGGAGCTGCTGGTGATGATGAACCAGCAGCTGATCCTACGGATGATGCTCCAGATGATGTTGATGTAACAGACATCGATGATCCTGATGCTGGACCGGAAGATATTCCGGATGATACAGGTGATGATACTGGAGCAGATGATACAACTGATATCGATGACCCGGATGCTGGTCCAGAGGATATACCTGATGATACAGGGGATGACACTGGAACCGATGACACGGGTGACATTGATGATCCAGATGCAGGCCCGGAAGATATGCCAGATGATGGTGGAGATGAGACCGGTGACGATACAGGAGATGATTCTGATATCGTTACAGATGACAATGAGGACATCTCAGAAGACAACACGGGTGATGATACTGGAGACGACGGTGGAGATGATACAGCTGATGACGGCGACGTTGTTACTGATGATAATGAAGATATCTCTGCTGATGATACTGGCGATGACACCGGAGATGGTCAGGACCAAAATGGTGACGACCAAGGTGACGATACGGGAGATGATGGAGAAGATGGTCAGGATGACAATAGTTCTGATGATAAAATCCATAAGCAGAACCTCTATAAGAAGTTCATGAATCTCCATACAGCAGTTGATGGATATACACATAAGTTATCCTCAATGATAGGTGTTGATAATGAAACGAATGAGATGTATACCTCTATTTGTAAACGCCTTCAAGAGCTTCAGGACATGTTATATGATTACATGGTCCTTAAGTTTAAAAAGAATGACTATTTACAATCTATGCTGTTTTATCAGCGTTCTATTGCAACGGTTAATATGTGCTTGGATGCTTTGGCTTCTTTAACAGAAGCAATCCACAAAGATGACAAGTCCTATAAAAAGCCAGCAGATAGTAAGAAATGAAACAATTCATTAAAAGTTAACGCATTGGGTTGAAATCTTTCGAGATGTACGATCTCATGCATTAAACAGATAAATAAAAATCTAATAAAGGAGTGAGAAAAATATGTCAGCATTACCATATTACATGGAAGACGCGGATCCGGATTTCAAGTCCACTGTCACTGTCGGATCTTTTGCCAATGTGAATAAAGCGAATGATTTCGATACAGTATATACAGAAGCTTGCGATAATCTGGAGCGCATCCATCAGACAAGAATGAACGGCGGCTTCCTGACCGTAGATACCTTAAGCAACCCGGCAATCGTCGGAGACTTCAAGAAGGATCTTCTGCAGAGTTTTGAGGAAGCAGCTGATGAGTTAAGTGCTAGATACTCAGCACGTTACAGCTGTGAGAGCGATCCGGACATCGGAAATGCAAGCTCTCTTTACAATCAGCTTTCAAACCTGTTTGACAATAAAATCAACGATTTCATGGAGCAGGCCGGCGTAGGTCAGTTGCTTCCGATTAAGGCTATCGACTTCCCGATCATGGTGAAGAACCAGGTAAAACAGAGCTTCAAGGACGTCGTTAACGAGGAGATTACCCCGAACGTCGTTATCAAGAAGCAGATCGAGCACAAGGTCGTATATGCTAAGAGAGATCCTTCCAAGGTTTGGGAGTATCCGCAGTGCTTCTTCAACGATGAGTTCAAGGAGCTTGCACTTTACGGTGAGGGAACACCGCTTGATACAAAGGCAATGGCGCTTCCGATGTACAACAAACCGATCATCGAGGAGCTTACATCAGCTTCCCTTCCGGATCGTGAGAGAATCACACTGAATCTGCAGATCGATGCAGTAGATGTTGCATCTGAGACCGAGGACGCAGCAGACATCACAATCAAGTTAAACGTACCGATGTATGTAAACCTTGCTGATGGTGCTTGGATCGGTGGCAGATTAACAAACGTTAAGTACATGGACGGCGAGACCGAGAAGACTCTTAACGATGTTCTTTCCGGATTCGTTGACTGGACAACAAATACAGTTACCCTTACTTCTGCATCTGGCGAAGTTAAGGCTGTTCATTTCTCAGGAAAGCTCAGCAACGAGGGCAACGAGAACACGGTTCGTTTCGCTTACAGACGCGAAGACCGCGAGTTCAAGGTTGGCGAGGGATTCAAGGCAGATGCTGCTTACAGCTTAGAGCAGCTTCAGGAGCACAAGGCTCTGCTTAACATGGATCTCTATCAGAAGACCTACACAGATCTTACACAGCTGATCACCGACATGGAGGATTCCAAGGGATTCGATTGGCTGGATGATGAGTTCAAGAAGTATGACGGACTTGACCTGGATCCGCTTCAGTGGAATCCGTTGGTTAAGAAGACCAGCTTCGATTGCGATTGCAAGTATGCAACCGTAGCACTTCCGAGCGAGTACATCGCTAAGGAGCTTAAGTTCAAGATCGACCGCTTCCTCATCGACATCTCTGATGATGTTAAGATGGACAACATGAAGTTCGTTCTTTACGGAAATCCGAGATACATTTCTCTGATTGATCCGGCAGTAAACTGGGTATTCCGTACAGGCGATCGTGTCGGCGGTGTTAAGCTTGACTACAGCTATGGCGTTATGACATCCGGTGAGACAACAATCTACGTTGTTGCTACCAAGAAGTTAAACGCAAAGACTCACAGAAGTCTGCGTCTGATTCCGTTTGCACCGGAAGGCGAGACTATCACCTTCAAGCGTTACAAGTTCTCTACAGACATCGTAACCAGCAAGGAGTCCGCATACAAAGATACCGAGAGAGTCGGTGGTTCTCAGACATACGTTTGGGGAACTTCCCGGTACGTCGATGTATCAATCCAGGCTATTCAGGGAGACATCTCGTTCGAGAACGACGATTTCATTACTCTGTAGTAGCAGCCTGAAACTCTTACAAGAGAAATTAAAAGGAGAGACTGATAAATTAGGTCTCTCCTTTTTAACCCCTCACTTTAGTATCCTATAATCGAAATCACAAAAGGTTAATGAAGGGAGGAATTATAAATGCCCAAAATAGATCCAAAAACATCTATGTTGTTGGATGTTCAATATGTGAGAAAAACAAAAGACAATCCAGATTGCTTATATACAATCTATAAGGATTTAACAACAGGGGAGAAGCATGTTTGTGCTTTCCCAGAACCGAAGATGCCAATTTACTTCGAGAAAGAAGATAAGATCAATCATAAATATCCAGTCGATTTTAGGGAATTGGAAGACTGTGAGATGAAGACTGTAAAGTATAGGGATGTTCCATTTGCTATTGCAGAGCATATGGGAGAAAGTGGAAAGCAGTTTGTAAGGGATATTTTTGATTCAAAGAATTACAAAGAACTTCGCATGTTAAATACATATCCCTATGTATTTGGACATGATTATGATATTAGAACGTATTATCGTCATGCTTGGTCACTTAGAGCATCAGAAGATATCGTTCCACAATTAACGAAATCATTCCTCGATATCGAGTGCGATTCGTTTGATACTGTGGGATTTGCAAACCCACAAAACAACCCCATTGATTTGATTACAATCATTGATGGAGAAAAGAAACGCTCTTTTACATTTGCTCTCGTAAATCGTCCTTATGTGGAAAACGAAGCAAGTAAATATATGACAGACCGTCATGCAAAAGAACAGGCAGAGAAGCATGAAGCATGGCGAAAAGAAATGTATGAAAGTCGTCATAAGCAAGAGCAGGACCTCATGAATGACATTGAAGGTCTTAAGAAAGAACTTCATGAGATGTTTGATGAATCTTATGGAGAATTCGATTTCAACTTCTATTTCTATGAAGATGAAAGGGAGATGCTAATACACCTTTTCCAGTGTATTCATCAGATATCTCCAGATTTCTTATTGATTTGGAATATCTCATTTGATATTCCGTATATCATTGAGAGAATGAAGAGGTTAGGACTTGATCCAGCAGAAATCATTTGTGATGAAGAGTTCTTATACAAGCATTGCTATTTTAAGAAAGACATGAGAAATTTCGATATCAAGAATAAATCAGATTTCTTTAATGTAAGCTCTAAGACTATTTACCTGTGTCAAATGGAGCTTTATGCGGCGATTCGAAAAGGTAAAGATGAATTGCGAAACTTCTCACTCAATTATATTGCACAAAAAGAATTGGGTGATGAAAAGCTTGATTATTCTCAGGATGGAAATATCAAACAGGTAGGTTATTTGAATTATCGAAAGTACTTCATTTACAATATTAAGGACGTTTTGCTTCAGTATGGACTTGAGACAATCAATGAAGATGTTGAGACAATTTATGTCTCTACTTACGATAACATCACTGCTTATGAAAACAACTTTAAGCAGACAGTAACACTTCGAAATGTGCAGTATAAGAAGTATCATTCATTGGGATTAATTCCGGGTGCAAATATCAATCAGATCAAACTTCAGAAAGATATGGAACTTCATCCCGAGAAGTATTCAAAGAAGAATAAAGATCCTGACTTTGAGGGTGCATTGGTTGGAAATACCAAGTTAATATCACCGTTCGGAAAGAAACTTTATGGAAAACGAACGAATTACATGTTTGCATACTCAGTAGACTTTGATATGAAAGCGTTCTATCCGTCTACGATTTATGAGTTAAATATTGCACCTTCTACATTGATTTGTAAAGCAACTGTACAAGCAGATCAATATGAGCCAAGAGGTGGAAGTATTCCATTCCATGGTTTTACAGATGTGCAATTGGTAGAAGAAAATAAAGATAGTTTCAAGGGAGATATTTCGGCAGAGATTTTTGATAACTTCCAGACTGGAAACTATCTAAGTACAGGACATAAATTCTTAAACTTACCGACAATCACTGAGATTGAACGGGAGCTTAAAGAAAGGATAGCATAAAATGGCGGAGAAGAAAGAAAAGTCACCAATTACTTTATTTGAAGATTTATTGGTGAAACTGACAAATATCTATTCAGACGTATATATCTACAAGAGAAAGTTTTGTATTCCAGCAGTAGATTCCGAAGATAATAATCTCGGGACGATTATCTGTACACTGGAAGATAAATTTGTGAAAGCATTAGAAAAGTTGGAAGTTCCTGATATATTCTTTATTGATAACGTAAGAGCAAGACGTGCATCATTTAAAGATGGAACTTTTGAAATGGATTGGTTACGAAAATCGAATATCACAGCAGATGCAAGCTTAGAAACGATGTTGGTTGAATTAATGACTTCTATGTCATCCGAGATTCAGGATGAAAAGAATGTCTGGATGAAAATCAGTGAAAATACCGATTTGATGAACCAGTTATTTACTGAGAAGCTCATTTATAATTTACCAGTTGAAAAGGATGGAGAAGAAACTTCCTTTATTACAATAGCAAAACAGATGCTTCCAATGTTAACTGAGAAGACTTCTGACCTTGGGTTTTTATGTGTAAAGCAGGACCCAGGATATTCTGATCTGTACAAGATTCTGTACGATTTTAAGTTTACTCATTTCCGGATTTATGCAATTTATCACGCATTACCGATAGAGATGAAATAATTCAATAAATGGAGAGGTAGTTCATATCTCTCCATTTGTATTTCCTCAAATTTCACTTATATAATATTTTCGTGATGTAAGAGAAGAAAGATGAACTCTACATCAAAAAACTAAGGGTCAAAATTTATATGATCCTAAAACAAATTTATCACATTTCAAAGGAGGAAATGAATTATGACACTCAAAACAGAATTAGCAGATAAGCAGACAGTAGAAAACGTACTTGTTCAATCACTCAACCTTATTACCGGGCTTGAAACTCATATAGTTGACTGGCCGACATTTAGGGATGCACTGTATCCTCAGTATGAGACAGCATATGAAATTACACAGGATAGAGTATCTTACGGGGATTACTTTAGTAAGTTTAGATTGAATGATACTGCTAAGCAGTTCCTTGATCAGTACAATGCTTGTGATAAGCTTTACAACAATCGTTAAAAAAATGAATATACCAAAATGGTTAAAAAGGAGGAAATGAATTATGAGTAACTTTTTCGGAACAATCGCAGCAGCTATTAGTGAGGGTATTGAGGAAGGTAGATTAGAAGCACAGAGAAGAGCGGCAGAGAAAGCTGAGTATCAGGCTCGTCTTGACAAGGTGACAGCTGAGATGGACGTTATCGTCAATGAGGGTGTTCGTCGCGGATTCATCAAGAGAAAAGCTGTAGCTTATCACTTCTGTCCGGAGCTGAAGCGTCAGGAGTCTGAGCTTGTGCAGGAGAAGATTAAGAACTGCTATAAGGAGAGTAGCAATACCACTACTACTTCAACTCGTTCACAGTTTGATCTTCTGTTAAATCCGGATAGCAAGTACGAAGGTATGAAGTTCGCTACCGGAATTCAGGCAGACAACTTCATGGAGGGCCTTGGTTATAAGGTTAAATCCTTTAGCTATCAGGTTCATCTGTATAGCAAGGGAACTGACACAGCTGTTGCTCAGAGAGAGGGCACCAACTATGTGCTTCATTTCTAAATCATGAAAGAAAAAGTTGGGTTCGATATTCGAGCCCTTCTTTTTTCTGGTACTAAACACCAATTTATATATTATAGGAGGATTCGTATGATCAGCAAAAAAGAAAGAGAGGAAGTACTGGATGGTCAGTATTTTAACTGGATGCAGTACGCAACTAACGAAGAGGGATTGACACATGCACAAGCCCAAGTGGAATATTACAATCGCCACAGAAAAGGGTTGTATTTGATTTGTGAGTCACCATATGACGGTTCAACAAAACTCTATATCAAAGATGTGACAAACGCTTGGTGGGATAACGAGGAGGAGCCGGATTGTAACTGGTTTAAGATCTTTACATTTACAAATGAACCTACAAAGAAGGGTTACAGCATTTGTAAAGTAGATCACTATCGGTTGGATTCACATGGGTATATAAACCTGAAAGTAACATCGTTAAAACCGTTGGATAATTACCGGATATATTCACCATTCGTTCCGGCGTTTGAAGGTTCGTTCCGAAGTATGGCTTGGTGGTATCTCTTTAATCAAACGAATCGGTTTTTCCCGGTTTATCATTTCCCGGCAGAATATAATCGTTCTCCAAATCTTGGAAATATGGGACGATTAGTATCGGATGTATTTTACGGAGCACCACAGGTTACTATCGCAAATGAGATACTCCGAAGATTCATCGCTGGAGAAATAGAATACGAAGATATCGAGCGTGAGATTACAGAGTTGTCTCCATGGGATAAGTTCTTGGAAGAAGTAATCACGGCGGTAGGGACAAAAACAGTAGATCAGAGGTTCGGGCTCTATCCGGAATTTGCAAAGAAATTATCGATGCATTTTGATGAAGTTCCGGAGATAAAATTCAGGAGTCAAGTCATTGATTACGTATGTCGTCAGAATGAGTATTACTGGAGTCTGGTGGAGGAAAAGGTTGAAGGGTTTTCACTGGATAGTGTTCTGACGATTCCTGAGCGTATCGAGAAAGGTCTTGAATATCGGAAGCATTTAAAAGAGCTGGAGAAAGAAGACCGAAAGCGGAAACGTAAGGAAAAGAAGGCAGCCGTTACAGAGTAGTAATAATACGAGGGAATCTCATGGGTTCCCTCTTTTTTTATTATTTATTTCACTTATATATTATCTTTGTAGGAATAGAAGAAAGGAGATTTAAAAAAAGAGACATGAGTAGACAAAAATACATACGGATTTATGTGAATGGAAATCACATAAGAAGTACTGGAGCTGAACGATGGTATAGAGACATGGTGCTTGAGAATCTTGGAATGATCAATTATGATCCGGAAACATATGACCCCCAACGCATATTACGAGAGATGCCAGCTACCGTTCTTAGAGGAATTTTACCGGATTATATCCCGGAGGTTAATGCCGCGCGGTTTATTGTTTCTTGTCATTTGATCCAGAGAAACTCCAGTGGAAAACATGTAAAACGTGTATACAGTACACCGTTTAATATGAATCTTGAAAGAGATGATTCTAATTGGAGAGGTTTTAAAATTGTCATTACTCCTCCAATTGAAACAACTGCAGAAGCTATTAGGATGGTCAATGATAAAGATGAGATATTTGCTGAAAATATTGGAAAGAAGCCAGATCGTCTTAAGGATTACCGCTTTTATAACTACTTCTTCCAAGTAGATCAAAAGAGGCTGGATCCTATTGTAAGTCTTGAGAAAGACTGGCTTTTGGTTACAGTTATGACAAAACAGCAATATGATGGTAAACAGTTAGCAAATAAGATCCGAGAAGCATTTTATAAAGGTATCGAAGAGCAGGATGGAGCTGCTTTTACAGATGATAAAAGTTTCAAGGATTACATAGTAAAGACGGTCAATAATATATTAGGTGAAGATGGAATATGTAAAGTCATCGATCCGAAAACTGTTGACCTTTAAGTTACAAAGAGGTGGATGAAATGTATGAACGTACAGATCAATATGTAATTGAGCGTGAGTTCATTCATGCAGGATTACGTTGTTTAGTTTTATTCAATGTAGCAGGGTTTCGTTGTGGCTACGTTGGAGTAGATAAAGATCATCGATTATTTGGTAAGGACTATTCAGATCATCTTGAAGATAAGGTAAAAGATGGTGATAAAGCGTATAATGTCAACGAGGTAAGTTTTCTTGACTTATTACAATCCCTTACTGATGGGAGCCCAAATGAGACGATAAACTCATTCTTCTATGTACATGGAGGCGTCGATTTCTCGGATTACTGGCCGACAAAAGAGAGTAAGTATGCAAAAGATGGATTGTGGTATTTTGGATTTGCTTGCAATCATATCATGGATGTACTGGATGCTGACTCATTGGAGAGGTATTTTCCAAATACAGATCCTGGCGAAATCGTAATGCTTCAAAATATCATTAATCAGATGAGTGGGCTTGATGCTTCTGTAAAGGATGCAAACTTTGTAGAAGAGCAACTGCGAAGTTTAGCAGAGCAATTACAAGCATATGAATATCAGTTTGATCCAGATCATGATCCATCTGATGTAATGGATTATATGGCTTTTGTAGCTCCAAAAGCACGTCATATTATCCAGACTGCAAATGGATTAAGTCCAGATGAAATTATTCATCCGGAGTTAGGAAAAGTCCTCTTTAGTCAAATGATTATGGTTCATGTTGATGAAAAGAAGAAGAAAAGAAAGAAAAAGAAAGGCAATTGATAAAGGGGGTTGTTAAGGTGAGGAAGAGTTATATCAACTATGATTACAGCGATCTTTACAGACTATCGGATGATGAGATCAAGAAGAGAATTCATAAGTGTGAAAAGGAATTAGAAGATGCTTATGATATCCTTTTTCGAAGATGTGATCCGTTAGAAGATGGTGAAAAAGAGTTACAGAAACCGGAAAGTGATACCTCTGATTTCCATAGAATAACATGGCAACTACAAGCAGGTGTCAGCAGGTTATACTATCAGAACGTCTCTCAATTCAATACTACCAACATTCTGATTCGAATTCTTTATGAAGAGAATCAACTTCGCTTACTTAAGAAAGTAAAGAAAGACAAGAAGAAACTCCGGAAGATGGAAAAGAGACAGGAAGAAGAACTTGAAAAGTGGGAGGAGGACAATGAGGATAAAGATGAAGGAAAGGAGTAATATGGAATGGCAAAGCCAAAAACAACTGGATCAAAAGGAGACATTTGGAATATAAAAGCAATCGATGCCCAAATTGATGCTTTAAAAAGTTCCTTAAATGCTTTAAAAGGTGTCTGTGCAACAGCACAAGGTAGTTATTGTGAACCTTATGGAACTTGCAATACAGCAGATAATTTAGCAGCTTTAGCTAGTGCACAGATTACAGTCATTGAAAATGAGATTACGTTCTTAACATCGATTAAGAAATTGATTACATCAATGGCTCCAAATATGTCTTATTTTGATACCTAAAAACACAGTATAAATTGGAGGTGTATATTATGTCAGATAATCCTGTTTTTAATAAAAATTATGACGAGGTTCTTGGTAATCGTCCAATAACTGAGTCTGATAAATTTGATAATGGATATCTTTGGAAAATGAGCATGAAATCACTCGATAAATTGATAGAGGATTGCAAGCGTGGACTGGAGAAAGATAGAGAAAAGATCTGTAAAATGGCTTCTGATTTTAAAGCCTATCAAGAATCACATGATATAGATTCTGAAGGTAACCCATTTGAAGTAGATTATATTCTTTTGATGTCACATTTTGGAGATTCTATGAGAACCCTTGATTTCCTTTTAGCAGTAAAGAAAGATCGGCAGTTAGATGGAGTTTCAACAAAGGTGTAAATCCATACAAGTCACATTCTCATAAAATAAAAGGAAAGGAGGAAAGAGACCGTGAAAAAGAAGATCGTAGGAATTATCTCAGTCCTTATCTTACTTTGTGCATTGGTTACAGGTTGCTCTGAAGCAGAGCGGGTTTCGTATAACCTCTCTCAGGAAGCAGACAACTTCAATGTAGTAAGACAGCTTACGGTGATCAATTGTATTACCGGTGACACGTTATTCCAGATGACTGGAAAGATGAGTATCACTGCTGACACGGAAGACGACCAACTCGAAATTATCGTGGAGGACGAGGGAACTTATGTGAAGCATTTTGTTGGGTTAAGTGATAACGTAACTTATGTTGTCGAAGATTTGAACCTTGGTTCAAATGAAGTTTCGAAGTATCGATACACGTTAAACTTCAATCCCAACATGTGGATCCCTGTGGAAGCAGATGTAATCGATTAATAAATGAGAGGCAGGTATTTCTTATGGAAAAACCTATTTTCGATGCTGATGTGAAACAGGATTGGATGAGGAAGGTCAGAGAGTCTGACCTTCCCTTTATTATCCAAAATTCGAAATTACATCTCATCTGTAATAAAAATATTTATCATGCTCCACTTCAGAAATGTGATGCAAGATGTCGTCCAGATGATCATTGCATGTGGGGTATTGATTATGATTTGCTTAGAAATATGCAATATCACAAAGAAAACATGTGTCCAATTTTATACGAAAGAGTATTGGAGCATTTGGATTATTTATTTGAAATTGGGTATTTGAATAGGGAGGAAGATTAAAATGATAGATGTAACTTATGGATATAGAAGTGAATTACCTTTTGGAGACGGAAGAAGAGATTCCGTCTCCGTTGTTCGGCATGAAATCTTTGAACTGGGTAATGATGATATCATGGAAACTTTGGTAAAGACAATCTTAAAGGGTCAACCAGAGGAGAAAGAAATTAACGAAATGATTGAACGTCATCGTCGTGGTGAGTATAATCAACTCGACCGGTTACAACAGAGAAGGTTTGTAGGGATGATGCTTAATGCAGTTGCGCGGGTTACAGGAAAGCGCGTAAATGCAGTCCTTTGGCTTTGTAAAGAAAAAGACGATGTATACAGGTATGATCTTAACCCGAGCACTATGACAGATGATGATATTGATAAATATCCAACATCCGATGTCATCCTTTCTGATTGTGGAGAGGATGGATGCTTGTATGCTTATGAAGATTTACCGGATAAAATAAGCAGATAAATTGGAGGATTAATTATGTTGCTATCACCAGGAGTTGAACGAGAGGGTGTTATTACCTGTCGTTATTTTGATCCAGAGGTTTTTGTTCCAGGGAGAGTTTATGATGTTTGTGATAATCATGAATTCATACCAATGATATTACACAGTAGATCGGATGAAGAATTGGTCTTTGAGTACCCAGGTACAAGGACACTCTGTGTAAAGACAATTACGTTGGATCAATATTTACGGAAAGGTAATAGAATTGTAAAGATAACCTTTCACAAACTGTAATTTCATTTATATATTATCTTTCTAGTATCGATAAAAAGAAATGTAAAGAAAGGTGGTTTGTCTATGGCTAGTGAGTCAAAGAAACGATTAAAGGAACTGGAAAAGAGTGAGAAGAAGGCAGGTGATATTTATGCCGTAACGGAAAAGAAATCAAAAGGGAAGCGAATCAAAGGAGAGGCTTTGTATACGATTTCGTTAAGTAACTTCTTCTCACATGTGTTTGAGATGATTCTTCTTATCAATAATATTGATGAGGAAGAATACATCGATAGTGATTATGGAATGATGAAGCGGAATATCGTTCTCAATAAGAAGTTTAAGAAGCTCTCGGATTTGGATTGGGAAAATGCTTATCCGATGGAGAATCCGGAGTTTCGTGGGAAGTTTGCAACGGTATATCTATTTCATCTGGTAAGAGAAGTAAATCGCTGGATCAAGAAGACGCAGCTGTATTGTTACAAGGACAAGAAGAAGTACAAAGTGTACAACCATCTTCTTGACAATATCATCACAAGATCCGATTTGTTGATTGTTGGAATATTGACAAAGGACTTCTCGTATGCAGAACCGCTTCAGGCAATGACACAGATTCTCATCTTATCCGGTGGATATGATGAAGAGATCTTAGAGAAGCTGGATACAGCAATCAAGTTCTTGGAAGAGCAGTGTACGGATCCGGATTTGGATGAAGGCATCATCTTGAATAATATCATGAAGACAGCTTTCATGTTAGCAACACTCACATTGAAGTTTAAGAAAACCCCGGAATATATTGAAGGGGATTATCGGGACGATGATGAACTGATGAAGAAGCAGCTTGGGCAGCTTGGATATGCAATTATGCATTCACAGTCCAAAGGAAATAAGAGCTTCTTCTATCGAATCATGGTAGAAGCAAATCCAGCGATCGAGACAAGATTTGAAGATATTGCTGATTTCCCGGAGATTAGTGTCGCCTGTCAAGCTTTGGAATTATTGGGTCTTTATATGGATAATCCGGTAGTTTCAAGGTACATTGATACTATGATCCGATAATTTGATAAAGAAGGGGTTTTCATGTCTCGCCCCTTCTTTTTTTTTTTGTCTTTTCTTATTATCCGTATGACAAACCATTAATACGATTTATAAGGAGGATTTAAACATGAATCAAAGAGAAATTCGTGAAGCAGATGAGTTACTGAAGTCTGCGAAAGAAATGGTGGAAACCGAACGTGAATTGGTTGAGGGTTCCATAAAAGATTGTGGCTATGATCCGGAGAAGATTCGTGAGTATGTCATCGAGCATCCGGTTGCTCATGAAGAAGAGACGACTGAGAATACAGATGAGACTCCGGAGATTTCTGAAGGTACCGAGGAGGACCTGGAAGCAGCCATCAAAGAGAATCAGAATAAGTATAAAGAAGAAACAATCGCTGGATACACAGAGCTTGTAACTGGGCAGTTTAAAGATCTTTCTGTTCTGTTATCTCTGGATTCAGGAGTCGTTATCGAAGAGAATGACGACAATAAGAAAGATCTTGTTGATGCTCTCGTTGGAATGGTAGAACTCATTGAGTCTGAAAACGAGATCAAAGACCTCCAGGCAAATCTGAATGAGGAGTATGATAAGTATCTTGATTATCTGGCTTCTCCGGAGTACAGTGCACTTCAGGATAAGAAGATTGAAGAACTGTCTGCTCGTTTGGAAGAGCTTGAGAAGTCTGAAAAGAATCAGTATGTAAACATCAAGAAGCTTAAGGCAGATATTCGCCTGTTGAAGGGTCGTTATGATTTCAGCTTCATGGATAACCGTGTTACCATCGAAAATGAGATGGAAAACTTCTTCAATAACTATCGCAGCAATTATGTGATTGAGAAGTTCACCTCTAAGTGTAAGCAGAGCAAGGTGAATCCGGATGTTTATCGTTACTTCTTCAATATTGAGGAGAAGTTCTTGGATGAGCATTATCATCCATTCAACAACCTCTTCCTCTTCTACTGTATGAGATGGATCGGAAACGCCGATGCTACGAAGCAGAGAGATGAGATCAAGCTAGTATTTAACATCTTAACAAAGATCGTGTACAACAAGTTCCCGAGTGAGGAAGCTCGCCAGAGTGCATTAAATGCAATCATGGCACATCATGATGCTTACATCGAAGCAGGTTACACAGAGAAGTTCATCGAGAACAACACTTCTTATCCAAATCATCCGGTTCGTCTTGAGAAGGAGAGACAGGCTGCTGAGAACTTTAAAGATGTTGCAATTAGCAATCTGAACAAGGAGTTCAACACAGTCCTTGACAGAAGCAAATACGATGATATGAGTGTAGATGATCTTCATCAGTACACCATTCTTTTAAAGAGTCTCAAGAATGACTTCAGTGTTGAAGTTACCAGCGAGATGTTCGATATGTCCTTAGATGAACTGAAAGAGATCTGGAACCAGAAGTCTGAGGAAAAAGCAAAAGAAGCAGAAGAGAAAGTACAGGTTAAAGTAGCCGATTCGGATGAAGAGCAGACTGAATCCAATGATGAAGATGCAGAACCATCTGATGATCCTGGAGATGCTACAGAGGAAGCATCTGATAATGCTGAAGTTCCGGAAACAACAAAAGAAGTTCGTGAGATCAGCGATTCCTTTGCTGTTCAGGATGAGGTTACAAAAGTGACAGAAAATAAAGGGGAGGAATAATATGCCACGGGGGAAATTTATTGTATTCGAGGGCATTGATGGTAGTGGGAAATCCACTACCATGAGCCTGTTAGAGGGAAATCTTAGCAGTAGGTATGGAAATCACTTTCTTTGCGAAGAGGAACCAACCCATAATTCAGTTGGACAGATTTTTCATCAACTTATGACTGGGGATCTCCCATTTGATAATGAGGTAGCTGCTGGATTTATTTCGATGGATCGATATGATCATATCGTTAATCCAAATCGTGGGCTTCTTAAGAAAATCAATGAAGGGAAAACTGTACTCGAATCTAGGTATACCTATTCAACACTCGCTTATAATATGAGCGATGTTAGCAGGGATTATTTGGTGTATCTTCATAATAAATACAATCAGATTTTAAAACCTGATATTATCATTTATCTTGATATTGATCCAGAGCTTGCTTTGGAAAGACTCAGCAGGCGGAATAGATCTGAAGAGGTCTTTGAAAAGCTTGATACATTAAAACAGATCAGGGAAAATTATCTGAAAGTATTTTCAGAGTTTGGTGAAAACGATAACATCTATTCGTATAGTATCACAAAAGATACGCATGTTTACGATGTTGTGGAGGATTTAATTCCAGTAATTGAGAATTGCTGTGGCTTTGGGTCCTATCGTTAATACCAATATAACTAAATAAAAAACTGAATAAAGAGGAAAGAGGGAAAACTATGCTTTACAACTTACAGTCTTTACTGCAAAAAATATATTATAAATTAAGGTATAAATTAAACGATAATTCTGGAAAGGCGATTTGTGTAAGAAATACAAGTCGTGCAGTAGACGATGAGTTGTTAGAATTAGTTGTAAAAGAGGCAATCAGAGACGAGGAGAATCCCGTTGTAGTAGTTGGAGAAATTGGCGTAAAGAGAAAGATTATGTATCGTATGCGCCAAGTTTTAGCAAGTAGTGGGAAGGAGAAAGATTGGTTATCTCACTATAATCGTCTCCAGAGAGTGGTGTTATTACCAGATGCAAATTTATCCGGTTATAGATATATTTATGTCGCTCACATGACAAGCTATCAATTAAGCAGTATAATTCTTGACAACCCATCCCTGAAAATCAAGAATGGATTTTACTTTTATTAATAGAGAGAAGCAAGATGTCTTTACGATGTCTTGCTTCTTTTACACCCTTGGACATTAACTTAAAGAAAGGAGTGAGCATTATGCAGCAGAATACTTCATATTTTGATTTAGACGAACACCGTCTGAATTATATGTCCGTAATGGCAAGTAGTGCGCATACTTATGGAAACTTGCTTGCAACAGTACAGAAGTGGTTTCTGGATATTTTTCCGGATAACTTTTTTAAGACGATTCATGTAAGCTCAAGAATCGCCCATAAACAGATATTATCAACACCAACCCAATTCTTAAAGAAATCAAAACCAATGATTATCTTTCGTCCAAGAATTGATTACAACGAGGATACATTCTTAGGGAAAACGATGTTTGTTGAGAGAATGGGTGGAGGACCAATCAATAGTCAGTCTCCAGGAACTGTAGATTTGAATCCCTTCTTATTTGATCCAGAAAGGAATTTAGAGGTACAATTCTCTCAGACAAGAAGGATTATGTACATGGATATTACGATGGTATTTTCTACACTAATCCAACAGCTTAATTATATGGATTTCTTAAGAACACAATTTGTTCCGGGGAGACCATTTGATATTGATACACACTTGGAAGCATATTTACCAAATACTTTTATGGAAACGCTTGGAAATTTAGCAGGGGTTCCAGTACATCAGAAAGATGGGTCAGTTGGGGATTTCTTAGATTATTTGAATGGACATTCCTATTTCCCAGTTACTTATAAGCTTGCTGGAGAAACAGGAAAAGAAGAGTTCTATCGGTATTATCCGGCAAAGATTTTTACTATCTTACAGGATTTGGATAAGGATGATGGAGAATCAACGAATCAGGTAATGACATCATACCGAATTACCTTATCTCTCAAACTAGAGTTCTGGTCTCCGTCTATCACGTATCTTTTTTCTCCACATATCAAGGAAATACCGAAGATGGAGATTCCAACGGATTCCACATTGATTCCAATTTATGCAGATATTTTTGACTTTGATGATTTGGAGTTAAACCCTGGATGGAGTGTGTATTCACATGCATCTTATCGACTGGATAAACCAAACGATTCAGTTGATATCAAACCGATCTTAAAGCAATCAATTATACAGGCGATCGATTATCACATTTCAAATCATATTCCGCTTGTAAACTTGATTGATATCAGGGTAAGAAAACAGGGAGATTTATTGTTGGAAGGATCAGATTATTCCATTGATTATGAAAAGAAAGTGGTGCAGTTTTATAACCATGATTATGGTTATTACACATACACAATTGTGATTACTGTTGATACTCAGTATATCAACCAGCTCATTAAAGATGTCTTTCATTTAGAGTGACAAAAGAAAGAAGGTAGAGGTTTGCACATTCCTCTACCTTCTTCTAAGCCCGGTGCGCGAATTATAGCAAAAGATTCTATTTCACACGTTCAAAAAATTAACTGTTTAGGAGGGTTTTCATCATGAGTAATTAGGTTGTCCAACAGGAGACAACTTTTCGGACACTTTACCATATCATGAATCATTCAAAAAACTACATGAAAAATCAATGTACCAGAGTCAAACTAACTAATACAAAAAGGAAATAAGCTCCGGGCTTTAACTTTTTGTTATCGCTTTATATTTTAGGTAAAACTGAAAATTAACGAGGAATTAGAAAGGATTTGATTCGATGTTTATAAGAGAAATTATCTTAGAAAACTTTCAGAATTTAAAGACTGGAATTGGAGTAAACAAATTAGAATTAGACTTCACAAAACAAAAGAATCCAGTCTGTATTATTATTGGTCCAAACGGTGCAGGGAAAACGAGTCTATTAAGTTATTTGACTCCATTTGCTACCGTTGGAGATTTGGATATAAGAAATGCAACGAGACCCATCATAAAAGGAAAGAATGGGTATAAGAAGATTGTATTGCTTGATGACGAACGAAATGAATACGTCATCGAGCATTTTTACACCCCAAAAAGCGATGGAGCATTTATCATCAAGTCTTATTTTAAGATGAATGATGTGGAATTAAATGAGAATGGAAATGTCACATCATTTAAGGATTTGGTAGCAGAGCATCTGGATATTGAGATGAGTTACTTAAAGCTCATAAGAATGGGTGATAATGTAAAGAATCTCATTACATCAAGAGGAGCAGAGAGAAAAGTCTTTGCTACGAAAATCTTAGAGGAAGTGGATTGGTACTTAAAGCAATATAAAGAAGCTTCTCAAAGAGAGAAAGATACAAAAGCAGTTATTGGTCATATCATTGATGAAATCAAAAAGACTTCTGTAGAAGATGAAAAGAAGTCTGAGATTGAGATTGCTGAGATGAATCAGGAGCTTGCTACATTAGATGCTGTAATTGCAAAAGTAAATGAAGAACTCACACGATATAAATACGATTACGAGAAGTTAAATATCGGTGGAGATTTTCCATTTCTTTTAAAGGCAGCAACGAAACGAATAGAATCATTTACGAATGCATTAGAGATTGCAAAGGCAGAAAGTCTGGACTTAAAGAAAGCCAATAAGAAGTTGGAATCTTTATCCTTACTGGAAGTTGAATTACAAGGAAAAGTAAAAGCAGCTTCTGATGTCATTTCAAGAATCTTACAGGATATTGATAATGAGATGAATGAACTCGATGAAATCAAAGCTTCGATTAAGAAAGAAGAAAAGGATTTAAATCTGGAATCTTTAGAGAATTACTTTCATGATTTACGGAAACGTACAAATCATGCTTATCGAAGTGCTTTTGATGAGAGAACTGTCAACTGTTCAAAAGAAGAGTTTGATGAGTTCGTGGTATTCTTAAAGAATATCCAGTCACAGTTAAATCTCACTTATGACTTCGGCAAAGACCCGATTAAGAAAGTCTTAAAAGAGATGAAAGCAAATAACGATATTCCATCTCTTATCAAAGCTTCTTTACTTACAATTGAAGCACAGGAGAATGCAGAGCGATTATCATTAGTAGACAGGATTATCAATCGTTATGCAGGAATTAAAATTACTTGTGAACAGGAATGTCCATTAAAGCAACTTCACAAAGAACTACTTGACATCAAAGATGCTGTTCCAGTTGCTTCTGTAAAATATACTTCTGAGTTTTATCATATGATGCAACTTGCTTATGATAACTTAACGAATGTCTTTTCTCAGCTCAATGAGAAAGCGGAGTTTATTCAGAAGCTTCCTGAAGACATTCAGAAATTCTTCCTTGTAGATAATCTTTACAAGAAGATTGGAAATGCAGAATGCATCTTCGATGATAAACTTATCAATGATTACATTTCTTTCTTGACAGAACGAGAAAATTATAATCAGTTGAAGAAAGAATGTGATGAGGTTGAAAAAGATCTCATTAAAATGAAAGCATTGAGTAAGATGGAGTTTTTGACAAAGCAACGAGATAAGATCTCTTCTCATATAGAAAAGCTCCAAGAAGAACTCGAAGATGAGAAAGCTTCAAAAGAAGCAGTAGAAGATGAACTTCGTAGTTGTAGATCTGATATCACTTCGGTTCGGACTATTTCTGAAGCTCTTACTGAATATGATGAAGCAAAAACAAATTATGAGGATATCACAAAACGTGATGAAGAAGGTAAGAAATTATCTTCAAGAATAGGGGATTTAGACTCTCAATTGAATGAGTTTAATCAGCGTCGTTATTTGTTATCCCTAGACGTGTCCAGCAAAGAGTCAAAACTTAAAAGATATCGTGATTTAGTAACTCAATTAGAGGATTATCGCTTGCTTTATGAAGACTATTCGAACTTAAAGTTCGCTTTATCGGGAACAACAGGTATTCCACTTGAACATATCCGAGCATACTTTAAGAAAGTCACAAAGATTGCAAATGAACTTCTTGATATTGTCTATCATGGAGATTTATATCTTGATAAGTTTGAGATTACTGAGAATGATTTCTTGATGCCTTACGTGAAAAATGGAGTTCGTATCGATGATGTCTCTTCTGCTTCGCAGGGAGAAGCCAGCTTCTTTAATATGGCGATCTCTTCTGCACTTCGAGCAATGAGTATGTCACGTTATAATGTAGGACTCTATGATGAAGTAGATTCCATGTTTGATGATAAAAACCGACAAAGATTTATTCCTGTCTTAGAGAAACAGATGGAGCTTAATAACATCAGACAGGCATTCTTAATTACACACAACATGATGTTTCGTCAGTATCCAGTTGATATTATTAACATGGAAGACTTAGATAAATCCACTATTGGTGTAAAATACGAGTAAGAATGCTCAACTCAAATTTGAGTTATACATTATCTATTTGAGGTAAAGGGGAGTAGGATAATTTTCTACTTCCCTTTTCACATTCGGTTAATCAGAAAGGAGGTAGTTAACCGTGATTACATTCATACGGACAGAATTAATAGGAGAAAAGTATAAAGAGTAGTTTGGGAGGAATTTTAAATGGCACATGTAGTACGAACAGAAGTCATTAATTTGAAAAATGAATATGTCGTGGCTGACCAAGTCTCATGGGATCGATTATTCTATGATGACATTATGAACCATGATGGATTTGTTATTTCAGAACCTGCCGTCTTATCATTAGATGGTAGAAAAGAGAAAAATATGTTTGGACCAAACTCTCCACTGTTTGGAACCACTTATGGTGACGAGCAGGCATTTATGGAAAGGCATAGATGTAAATGTGGAGAATTTAAAGGACTACGTTTCAAAGGTGAAATTTGCCCTTTCTGTGGTACAAAGGTAGAAGCCAGAGATATGGATATCAAAAAGACTGGCTGGATTAGTTTGGGTGATAATGTTTTAATTAGCCCTTACTGGTATAAGATATTTGAAAGAACCATTGGGAAGAAACCATTTGCAGAGATGGTGGAAAGAATCGAAAGAGTTGATGCTGATGGTAATCGTCATGAGGTCGCTTATGATGAGGATCATCCACCATCATCTCCATTTGCTGGAATAGGAATCGACGGGTTTTACGAAAGATATGATGAGATACTCGATTACTTTGCAGCAAAGAAAAAAGATAAGAGGGAACAACTGAATCAGGCAAAGCGTTGTAAATACAAAGCTTTCATTCATCATATTCCTGTATATTCGACTTTCTTAAGACCATCATCGGTTACAGCTGATACATTCTATTTCAATGGTATTGATAAAGAGATAAATACATTGGTTAACTTATCTATGACGCTCAGGGATTGTGAGCCCATAGAGAAACCCTTTATTCAAACACATATGCAGACTAGACTGCAAACCATGTGGGAGTTGAACTTCAACCAAGTCTCGCAAAAGAAGGGATTTATACGTAATAAGATCATATCAGGTTCCCTAAATTATACGAGTCGCTCAGTCATAACGCCGGATCCAACACTTGCTGTAGATCAGGTAGACATGAGTTATCAGGGATTTCGTATCTTATTTAAATATAAGATTATTTACTACTTGATGAAAATACTTAATATATCGCTCTCTGATGCCTACATGATGTGGAAAGATGCATATAAGAAAGACGATTACGTTCTTTCTATTATGAATTATATAGTAAAGAAAGAAAAACCGAGGATTTTATTAAATAGAAATCCTACAATCAATCTGTATTCAATGCTTATGTTAAGAATACGCCGGGTGAAGGACGATTGGAAGAGGACAACGTTGTCTGTTCCTTTATTTATTTTAGCCGGTTTGAATGCCGATCAACGAATCACCGCAAGGTCGGGACGTGTGGTAACACATAGTCGAGAAGTACGTGAACGTTTAACAAACGGTGTTAATCATTCATTAAGAATGGTTAGCTAACGGTAGAAGTTAAATAAGACTGTTTATATGATAATTATAGACCGTATATAGGAAGTCCTATATATCGACCATAGACGAATGAGCTTCGTAAGAGAGCCTGGGTCCAAGAAATTGGATAGCCTGGTAATACCGTGCCAAGCTTTAGTAATAAAGAAGGTGTAGAGACTATTTATGTAGGGCTTAGTTTGAGGGCTAAGTTCGAAGCGCGTACCTCCTAGAATAATCTAGGATGAAGATATAGTCCGTGTTATAATGTGGAAATAGCACATTTGATGGTGATATCTTGAATCAGATTGCATTAGTTCAACCAGAATTCGTAAAGATGTTTAGAAAGTTTAGTCCAATGGAGAAATACATCATGAACCGTGAAGATGGATCTCTCAACAAACTCTTTGCAGTTGGTAAGGGACAGCTTATCGATTTCTATCACTTCTCAACCTTTAAGAATGAAGAAGGTCTTGAAGAGATGGATGAAGAGAAACTTTGGGCTTATATCAAACAGACTGAGAAGGAAAGTACCAGAAAGGTCATTTATATGCCGAATGGTGAAATCCGTAAAGTTTATCCAGAAGATCTGGTCGTTAAATAATTTTTGTATATTCGAGAGGAAGTGTCTATTAAGATGCTTCCTCTCTTTATTTTTTTTAAAGATATATTTTATTATTGCTCTGGACTGTTTTATAAAGGAAGGAGATGATTGCTTTATGAAACATCTATATCGATGTAGTGCAAAAGACGGTACAGTATTGGATTTAGAATTAGAGGATACAACTGTATCGAGGTATATGAGAGAGATTGGGGATATTTTGGCTTGTATTAACAGGAGAAAGCCATTTGAGAAACCTCCAGTAGAGTTGCAAATTACAAATACAGATCGTTTGAAGTTAAAGATTATCATTGTATCTTTTGAGGCACATAAATCGGATGCGGAGATTACAAGATTTGAAGAACCAATTCGGATGATTCGTGCTTTAGCAAAAGAAGCAGAAACAGAAGATCTTCGAATTAGATTAGAAGTTTTATTATCAAGGTGGAATCTTATTTATGATTGGTACAGTGCTGTGGAGTTAGAATGTTATCGGGTGATTGAAGGGTTTTCTGATTATATGAAAGAGGGATTGGTATTTGATCGACTCAATTAAATATAAATCAACCTGATTTTCATTTATATATTATCTTTCTAGTATCGATAGAAAGAAAGGAGAAAATTGATATGAATGACGTGGTGTTTAAGGTAGGAAAAGTAGCAACAGGTGTTGTTGCAGCGGTAATCGTAGGAGAGTTGGTGGCAATTGGATGCAATGCAGCGGTAGATGATGCAGAATATCTGATCAAGCAGGCAAAGGATAAGTTTAGTCCGGAACCGGTGCAACCAAAGGGATTCTTCCGGAAGAAGTAGAAAGGAGTAGCATGAAGAAAGTAGAGGTAAATAGTTATCCAGTAAAAGACAAGATTATCCATGGTGCTATCTTAGGGATTAGTGTATATATGATGATGGCTGGGTTCGAGCACGGCTGCAGAGTGTTCGAAGATGTCGTGCCGAGTGCTGTGGATAAAGTCCATATGGCTGGATTGGTTGCTGATATGGCAAAAGAAGAAAGCAAGAAAAAGAAGAAGAAAAAGAAAGTAAAAGCATAAGACGAAAGAAAAGAAAGAGCTTGGAAAATATCCTTGCTCTTTCTTTTTTCCCTTCATGACGTAATTTCTATTGATATTTTGCTTAAAAAACAAAGAAAATAAGGCTATAAAGAATAAATATAGAAAGGAAGAAGAGCTTATGAATGGATATGTATTACCACTTAAGCCGAGTGAAAATCCGGCAGTAATTGGGTGGGATTATATCAAGAATAATAGAGATCGTCTTGTAAAATTCGATTTTGAAGAGAGCTCCATCGACCTTACTGTGGTAACTGTTTGCCGTTTAGTCGTTGAGGGTGTTTCATATGATGTCACAAGACAATACTTCAACAGGGTAGATGATTCTACAACAGAGCGTGTCTTGGTATTAAAGCCAATCATGACTGTAAATGAGAATGGTGAAGAGTTTATCAGGTCACAGAAGAGGTATGGACGTTACTACAATGGAGACGACAGTTATGCAAATCGGAAAGCAAACTCCACAGCAGAAAATAATCTGATGGGACCGACTGCAAATGTTGTTACAAAAGAAGAAACTACAACAGAAGATGCAGAAGCATCTGCTACAACTGAAAATGAAGCAACAGAGTCTTGATGATTCCTTGAAATAAGCTGTTAGAACATAATGGTAATGTAAAAGAATACATCAAGAAAATTATGAAAGGTGGTATTTTAATATGTCATTATTTAACGATATACTGAACGCACCCCTTCCTTCTAAATCAGGAACATCTTTCACAGAGAGTTCTGATAACGATTTTGAGAAAGATTTGGATGCAGCAATGAAGGAAGACGGGGATGAGAGCCTTTTCGGTTCTCTGGACGACGATGATGATTTCGGTGGAGACGAAAACAGTGATATTGCTGGACTTCTTGGAACCGAGCCGGATGGAGATGACGATGACGTCAATCCGGACGATATCGATGATCTTTTAGGAGATCTTGGTGAAGAGTGTGGAGAAGGCTGTGCTACAGAGGCTTGCTCCGGATGTGCAAAAGAAGATGGAGAAGAGCTTACTGGTGGTGGAGATCTCGGAACAGATGTAGGAACAGATCCGCTTGATCCTGGCTCAGTTCCGGCAGAGCAGCCGACATCACCGGTTATGGATGTTGATGATCCGACTCCCGCAGCTCCACTTGATGGCCAGGAAGATCAGGATGCAGATGACATGATGGCGGCTGTTGGAACACCGGTACTTCTTGAGGAGTGCATGACTGTTCAGGAAGCAGCAGACTTCATGGAGTCTGGCGATGCAGAGATCGCAATCTCTGAGGGACTCATGCTTGAGTCTACATTAGATGAGTTGGTTGCTGATCTTACAAACGGTGAGCAGGCTTATACCGAGAGCGTATTTGCTCCGGCAAGCAGACCGTACAAGATGACAAAGAAAGCAAGATTGAATCAGCTGTATGAGCTGTCTCTTCAGATTGAGGCAAGAGCTCATCATGATCCATTTGTTAAGAAGATCGACAAGGCATATGCAATCGAGCGCCGCATCAAAGCAGGCTGGAGAAAGCGTTATGGCAGACTGGCTATGCGCCGTGCTATTAAGTACCTGAGAAGACTTATGAGGTCTAACTCGAATGGTCTTAAGAAAGCAGCAAAACAGATCTTACCAACCAAGAAATAACAGGAGGTGATCCTGACATCTGATAAATTGAGGAATAGACTATTTTGTCTATTCCTCTTTTATCCCCAAATTTGGATTTTCCAGATTTTCATTTATATACTATTTTCGCGATACAAAGGAAGGAAAGCAATAAGAAACCTTCCAAATTACAAATTACGGCAACCCGAGCCCATAATAAACGGGAGAAAGCGAGGACATTATGTTCAAGAGTTTAAGTACAGTAGTAGATGAGAAGATGGAAGAAATGAATTGGAGCCTTTGCTCTGATGCGTGGCCAATGACAGGACACAAGTCTGTTTGGAAGGATCAGGAGTGGTTGGATCATATCGACGACTATCAGGAAGTTTCATTAGGGAACTGGTTTGATGGTATTGATTTGATCTAGTATTTTAAGGAGGTTGTCGAAAGGCAGCCTCCATTTTCTATGTTGCAAAAGAAAAGGAGAATAAAAAATGAAGGTCATTGATAAAATTAAAGATCTTGTAAAACTGAATAAAGAGATAGATGAAAATGGAGTTGAAGGATATAAAGTTGAGGGTTATGAAGTTGAAGAGTATAAAGTGGAAGAATATAAAGTAGAGGAGTACAAGGTAAGTGAGTACAAAGTAAGCGAGTATAAGGTGAGCGAATATAAAGCAAAATGAAGGGATGAAGAATGAAAGCATTTAAGAAACTAAAAGAATTGATACGATTGATTTTTGATACATTCAAAGATTATTTGAAGGCTCTACCTTGGTGGGGAAGGGTCTTATTCGTTATCATATTTTTATTACTGGATATCATAATACCGGTAGTAATTTTAACACCAGTCACCGCAAAGGTGACAAATTGGCACTTAAAGAAAATTCAAAATAAAAGAAATGAGGAGAAAGATCATGATGAAAGATAATTATTTAAACAAGAATGAAGTTGCACGTAGGATATTCACAGAGGATCGTTTGGATCATGTAACCGCTATTAAGTATCGTCCGGGATCTACGAAAGAAACCAATCCAGAAAAGGATTGCTATCGGTTCGAGAAGAATGGAACTTATTGGAACTATTTTGAAGATAAACTTGATGCACTGAGTAAGAAAGTTCCGGATGCTATGGTATCGACAGCATTGATGTGCCGACATCTGAATCATGCATTGGAAACCGAATGGTTAGCATCCACCAGCGATATTGCTGTTGAATGTGAAGATGGATACTTCTATGATGTTCTCGGAAAAGTAACCTATATGACAACTGAGAATTTCATGAAGCGAGTATAATGGAGGTAAAGTGATGGAAAATTTTGATTACATGAAAGCATTTAATGATACTTTTGGTGATTTAATGGAGATGAGTGAAAAAGCACTGCAAAAGAACTGGGATGAGTTTGATAAGAAAGAGGATATAAAAGAGAAAGACATCTTGGATGAAACATGTGGTGAATTAGAGAAGCTTGGAATTGATCCAAGCTTCTTGAAGTAGTCAGGATAAAAAGAAGAGAGCGCAGGAATTTGCGACCCTCTTCTTTTTTTTTTATTTTTATTGCTGATTATTGGCATTACCAGCATTCTGGTTATTATTCTGCTGATTCTGATTGTTATTCTTCCTAACACTATCAGGAACCAGAGAATTTAAAATTACCATGTAATCATTTGCACGTTTTCTTGAAACGTTAATCGCTGAACCAATAGACTCGTTGATAATTCTTGGAACAAGGGACAGGTTTGTCTGAGTGTTCCCTTCAGTTCCTTTGATTGCTTCCAGATTTGCAAGAGACTTCACTTCATTATTCAAAGATTTCAGGTCATTCTCAATCTGGTTGTAGTAATTTAATACATACTCAATCATCATTGGAATCTGTGCTTTGATCTTGTTGTTGGAGATCGCAATTGTCTGGTTCTTAGCAGTTCCTAACTTGATTGCAAGTTCAAACCTTTCCGCATTTGTATCTCCTTTTACTTTCGCAAAACTTGTTCCAGAATACAGGAAACTGTAAACCTGATCTTCATTCATACTGCGAAGCTGCTGCTCATTCATAGAAGAAGCTTTCTTGATTACATTGTTGCACCACTTGATATAGTTGGTGTTGTTGTATGGAAGAATGTGAATTGTCACATTCGAGTAATTTCTTGTAGTAAGATAATTCCTGTAATCGTTGATGAATTTCAGGTTCTTATCTTTCATATGCCCTTTATTGAAAAATCCGAGGATTTTATCAATTACACCAGATATAAACTTCTGAATTCTAGCAACAAAACCAGTTGTTTTCTGCCCTTCATCTGTGTTCCGATTACTTCCATTCTGGTTATTGTTTCCAGAGTTATCTTCTACAGATGGGTTGGTATTTGCTTTCTGCTGGTTGTTATTTCCAGCATTCTGATTATTGTTATTCTTCTGATTGTTGTTCTGGTTATTATTCTGAGGCTGGTTATTGTTGTTTCCGTTGTTCTGATCATTCGGAGCTTCCATGAAGATGTCTACATCAGACAGACTCCTCATATATTCAGACTCATAGAATGCAAACATGGAGGTCAACTTCTCTTCATGAGCCTCTGTTACCATGTCATAATTGGCATTGAATGCATCAATGAAATAGTCATGAGAATCCGGAACGAAGCTACTGATTGATCCGATGTTCTGATGAACAGATTCATCAATCGTAGAAAGTCTCTTAATATAAGCTTTCATAAGATCACGACTTGCTAACTCAAACGAGCTATACAAATCTTCCAGCTTACTGATAAGCTCTGCTTTCTTCTCTTCCAAATTCTCCATATCAAATGAATCAGTTCCTACTGAATAGTCATTTGAGTTTCCAGCTTTTACCAGAGAAATAAACTTATCCAAAATTCTCATATCTTCTTTGTAAAGCTGAGAAATCTTTGGAGCAAATCTCTGCATAGACTGGAGATCCAGTCTTACAAGTGTTGGATGGAAATTCACAGAACGTAAGAATTTATCATTCACACTTCTCTCACCGTTAATTGTCTTCCAGAAATCCTCTGAGAAGAGATTGTATCTACGAAGCAGTAACTCAACGGATACTTTGTGGAAGTTATCCTGATAGAATTTTGTTGCTTCTAATAATACATCACGGTAAGTCTCTAACATCTTTAAGATAAGATCATATGAGCGAGCATCAACCTTTGTATCGAAGTCTTCTACATCATCTGAATTCTCAGAAGATTCAATAGCGATATCTGCTTCCAGCTTCTGTGCTGCTGTTACAAGCACATCAACATCAAGCATTGAACAGTTATCCAAGGTAAGTCCGGCTGATTCAAACTCGGCTTTTACGCCCTCTTCAAACCTTGCTGAAGTCATGGTCTGAGATGTAGATTCTGAGAATTGAATCAGATTTCTCACATCAGAGATCCACTCAGTCATGTACTTCATTTCGGATGCTACAAGATACTTGCAGATTTCTGCATAGTAAGACTTTGCAGCGTACATAACGCGTGTTACAATATCATTCGGAAGATCTGAGTGCATTGCACTGTCTTCCACACGTAAAAGCTCTTCAAAGTTAGAAGTGATATTCTTCTTTGTTGCTTTTACCATGTGTGCAAATGTATCTGATTTGAAGTTTGAGTTATCGTCAACTTTTCCAACAAAAGGATCTGTTTTCTGCCTTGCAAATTCTGTAAGCATCGGGCAGATCGTACGATCGATTGTTTGAGCACAAACTTCGATTTCATAAGAACGATCAAAGTTCATGATGTCCTTTGTTGAATAGTATTCTCCACCACCGCTGATAGAAACGACACTTCGTTTTCCACGGCTAAGAGTAGCTGGATCGTTGATGTACTTTTCAACATCCTTTATATTCCCATCTCCTTTAGAGATTTTTTCAAAGAGTCTTTCAACATTTTTTACAAAGCTTGAAAGACCTCCTGCACCAATCCGATCAAATGAGGTCGGATAATAAAGCTTTATCGTAATGGAAGGCTTCTTGTTCGCAAAATATTCCCGGTTCTTACGGAAAAATTCAGAAGCTTCAAGAGCCTGTCCAGACAATCCCCTTGCAATCTCAGCCATCTCAGAGAGATGCTTCACACTGATATCAATATTGGGAATTGCATCATCAGTTTTCTTTAAAAGTTTGGACCAAACATTCTCTTCTGAAGCTTCCTGAAAATGGTAGATATTTCTATCAGCTTCCTCTAAGAATGCTGCCAACATAAAAAGTTCTTTTGACATTCTTAGTCCTCCTTTCCATTAATGCCTTTGTCTCAAGACATTTTCTACTTGTGTATTATAATTTGAACGATGGAATTCAGATACCTGCTGCATTCTATTCAATTCATTATTGACATTATCCCTCAATCCTGCTCCACCATTATTTGTATTATGGATCCTTCCAATGGTTGCATCAAACCGCCTCCAAATAGCTAAACGAAGCCGTGTAACAGCACTAATATTGATCTTGGTGGTCCTTTCGAGTTCAGCAGCAAGCTGTGCTGTCACATATCCACGCGTATTTGCATTCATGTCAATATTATTAGCTCCCGGATTATCAATCATCCTTTGAACACGCTCTAATTCCTGAACACGTTTCTGTGCAGCATTTGCCTGGAGTTGTTCCTCTCTTGCTAATCTATCATCACCAGCATTTCGGAATCTTCTCCAAGTTAAAGCAAGGGTAGCTCCAGTTCCAACGATACCTACAATAATAGAAATAGTCTTAATGGTATCACCATTCTTTTCAATACCCTTCTTTACTTTTTCAAGTTTTCCCCTGAGACTTTTCTCATTAACGTCTTTCTTCTTCAGCTCGTCAATCAGATCATCCACATTCTTGTAGTAATCTTTCATACTTTCAAATGAATTGAGGTCTAAAAGACCTTTCTCAACATAAACCTGAAGCTGTTCGTATCTTGCAGGATCTGCTTTTCGGATCATATCTGCTTTCTTATCAACATCGGCTTTACTGAATTTTGCTTCTTTAAAAGCATTTGGGATATTTTTGATAAACTCCTTGATACGGTTCAAAATCTCAAGGATTTTCTCACCTAATTTAGTAACTGCATCTTTTACAGACTCTTCAAAATAAGAATCAGCAGACTCCTCATATATCCCAAGTTCTAACATATCATTCCGTTGCATTTGCGCAATCTGTAACGGACTTACAATATCATGAATTTCATCTACAGTTTCCATATAGAGTTTTTCTATACTTTCATTCACTATAGATGAATTTACGTATGCTGTATTAATCATAGGAGATCTCCTTTCCTTAAATTCTCATACAATTATATCTATGTTTTTTGAGCCTCTTTTCAAGGGATAAAAAAAAGAGTGTGACCGAAATCACACTCTTTGAGTTTACTTATCCAAACGATTGTATTTATCTTTTCGTTTTTCACGTTGTACTGCGATAGCCTGACGTTTCTGGTCGAAACGAAGCTTATCATTTTTACGAATATCCTGAAGCTTCTTGATATCTTTCTCATTATTCTTCTGGAGTTTCCTAAGGGCTTTCTGATCTTTATGGGCTTCTTCCTTACCCATAGCTTTACCCTTCATAACATCACGCTCATATTCAAGTTTACCACCAACTGCAATCTTTGCAGCCTTATCGTTTCGTTTGATAACTTCCATAACACCTGAAGTGGAGAAGACGTTCTTTAATGCATCTTTCCAAGTAAGGTATTCTTTCTCTTTTCCACCAGCAAGCTTCCTAATGATTCCAAGTTTGCTGTTGAGCATTTTCATTTTCATCTTTACCATGAATGCTTCTTTTTTCCCGAGATCTTTTTCAATATCTCCCATCCACATTTCATAAACACGCAAAGCTGTATTTGCTTTTCCAGCCATCTTTTCACATCTTTTTGCTGATTCCAAAAGGTACTGAATAGTAACTTCTTTTGCAACGATAGACCCAACCTCAGGGAGTTTCTGTCTTGCTTTATCCCAAGCTTCCTGAAGATCTTTAGCAATTGTGGGCTTTTTCTCAAGTTCATCATCTTTCATATTGCGATACTTGTCTTCTTCCCACTGCATCTCTTCAGACCATGCTTCAGCAATCTTTGTATAATCCTTAAATGTGACCTTCTTTCCAGCAAATTCTGGATTATTCTTTACATTCTCAACGAATTTCTGATATGCACTTTTTGTTCCAGCATCAGCCTTAAAATAAGCGACAATATCAGATATAATCTGGCGAATCTTTTCAAGAAAACGCTTTAATGCGGAAATACCCTTCTGAATAAGATTCTGGGATTTCTTTATAACGAGTTCATTATTCGCCTGATCCCCTTCAGAATCTTCAAAGACTGCAGAATAATAGGAAACCTCTTTATAGTCATCAAGGATCATATCGGCTGCTTCAAAATATACCATAGCATCCATAAATGTAATCACCCTTTCTTTAAAATAGGGAAAGGTGTTTATATAATCCACCTTTCCCATATTATTGATTTATTGACGGATTTTAAAATCCAAATGGATCTTCTAAATCACTAAAGGAATCATCCTCTGCGCCCTCTTCGAACGCTGTTGCAGCATTGGTTGCTTCAGCAAACGGATCTTCTGATGACTCTGTAAAAGAATCATCCTGCATATCTTCGAAGTCCTCTGTTCCCTCACTGAAGAAGTTCTCATCAGAGGTTTCTGTTCCATCAATGGATTCTCCGGCAGCTGCAGCAGCCTCTGCGAATGCTTCCTCAAGAAAAGCATCATCAAAATCATCTGTAGACTCACTCTCAGCAGATTCAACAACTGGTGCAACCACATGACCCTTTGCTCTCATAACCTGAGCTTTGAGGACATTCATCATATTCATAATAATGTCAATCTTAATATTGACTTCCTCTTTTGCAAGCTCAGCACCGAAGTTTGCAGCAGCATTTGTTGCAGCGGTAGCAGCTGCAGCAGCCTCATCACTACAAGTAAGCTTCAATCTCTCAAGAGCATCTGTTGTGCTCTTCTCCATCTTATCAACATATGACGGAAGGTGATTGATCTCTGCATTCAGCTTCGTAAGAAGCGCTGCGATTGTAATTGTTGTTGTGGAAGCTGTTGCACTGATAGCATTTCGGAAATCATCCCGGAAATCCTCTTTCGTCTTTGAAAGGGTTTTCATGGTATTCTCGGAGAGCATTCCACGCACGGTCTTTGCCAGAATCTTGTCATTCTTAGAACGATAGGTATGGATAACACCGAGTGGCTTCTTTTCATCCATAACCTGAACTTTCTTATTTGCAAGAATCGGGTTAATCTTAACCTTCTTCTCAGCCTTTGAAAGGACATCGCGAGCTTCTTTAGAAGCGATCTTTGCGATAACCTTCGTCTTCTTCTGCGAGAACCACTCCTTGATAGCGGAGATCAGTTTCGCGATCATATTCTTAAATTTTGCAAGTGCACCCTCTTCGGCAGCCTCTTCCAAATATGCAAGATCTGCATCAGTGCCAGATTCTGTAATACACTTAAGCTCTGCCTTCTTAAGGTTGATCTCAAGTTCACGATCAACTGATTCTGTATAAGCATCGAGCTTCATCATCATTACATCAAACTTGTGATCCAGTTCAATGCTGTCAATGGCAGCTTCCTGGAACAAGCCTGAACAGGTATCTGCTACTTCCATCGTATTTGTAGAAGATACCCCATAAATTTCATTCATTAATAAACTCATGGTTTTCACCTCTTTCTTTCATTTAGATCAAGTCAGCAAGCATACCTGCGAGCTCCTCTTCATCAGCTGATTCTGTATATTCCTCAGAAGCAAGAAGTTCTGCGAAATCTTTGGTCATACCATATTCTTCAGCACCCTCTTCCTGAGCACCTCCGGTGAATTTAGAAAGTGCCCCTTGTACGGCGCCAACAATAGCATTTCCAACTGATTTTGCAGCACCGGTAGTAGTATCAGCTGCAGCTTTCACCGCTTTACCACCTTTTTGAACATTCTTGCTAATTTTCTCAGCTTGCTTGGCTGCTTTTCCACTGAGTTCAGTGGCAGCTTTTCCGGCCTTGTCAATTCCTTCAGATGCTTTCTTTGTAAGGTCATCAAAGGATGGTGCATTCTTAAGGTGATTCCGGCATTCGTTAATCTTCTTTGTAAAGAAGCTTACGATTCCACCACCTTCACCGGAAACATCAGCATCCTGATTGTTGTTCTTTCCAAATTTTGATTTGATGCTGTTGGCTCCATTTTTCACCTGATCACAAAGACTGCTAAGGAATTTAAGATGACCATTAATTTCAGAACCTTTCATCTTCTGAACGGTTTCACCGGAAGATGATTGTTCTCCATCATTTCCACCTTTGGCATTCTTTATTTTATTGATAATGAATTTACCACCAACGATAACAACTGTCCCGAGCACGAGACCGGTAAGAATATTCTTCACAGACTTTAAAGCATTGATAGCAGCTTTGACCGGTGTTGCAAAGAAATTCTTTACAGCTGAAGCAGCCTGTTTCAAACCAGCAATAAATTTATTGGTATTTGAACTTACTGCATACTCAGCATCATCCTGCTTCTGACCGATTCCAAGAGCCTTTTTAATCTTATCAACGAACTGGGTAATCTTATCCCAAATAGTTGCAAGAAGGCCCTTCTGCTTATCATCTGTCTGTTCCTGTGCATCCTCATAGAAATCCATAAGGGTGCAAGCATCTCCACCTTCCATAACGCAGCGGAGTTCTGCTTCACGTAAATTTATCTCTCTGGACTCCATGATAGCTTTATATGCTAACAGTGCTCTATCCAGCGAAATCTCAGCGCTTTCCAGCGCAATCATGTCCTGACGCTCTTCGTCAGACTCATAAAATGCGTATAATTCCATTTTTATATCACCTCACTACTTCGCATGTTTAAGTGCACGATTTACTTCAGCATCTAAAGTATGTGCCATAGTAGTCCAGCCTTTTACCATACTATGTAATGTACTAGATAATTTCGTCATTCCACGGTATGCTTCAGCGTTTGCACTCTTTCCCTTTGTCTGTTCGGCTTTTGCTTTAAGCCTTTCAGCTTTCTTTGCTTCTTTCTTAGCCTGTTTCTCAGCCTTCATCTGCTTTTTATAAGCAACTTCATCACTTTTGATACCTCTAAGAGTACTCTGCTCTTCAGCAGCATATTTATCCAAAAGCTTATTAGCATCCTCAACGATTTTCTCAGAATCATTGATTTTCTGGTATGCTTTATTTCTGGCAGAATTGATGATAGCTGTAGAAACAATTGCTTTTCCAACAGGTATTACCTTATCCCGATTATTGTGGATCTTTTCCTGAATATTGTCACAAAAAGCAGCAACATCCTTAGCCGGAAAACTTGTGGCAGCAGCAATCTTTGAGACGATCTTGCGAGCAGCTAAATACTCCTCGTCGATCTCTTTCTGCATCTCCTGGACATTCAATTGAATTTCCAATCTTGCTGTATCGCTATTCATATACTGAGATTCGGTAAGTTTATTTTTACTTATATTTGCTTTAAAAAGCTTAATCATGTCCTTGATATTCTGTAAAATCTGACGTATCTTGGCAATGATTGTTGATCCCAAACTTTTCTTTGCGGAATCCGTGGAAGATGATCCTTCATCACCATCCTCTGTATAACAGTACATATTGATCAGATTATAAGCCTGATGACTCATAAGATCAACCTTTAAGTTAGACTGTCTAAGAAGGATTTCTCCACCGGTCACATCATCAAAAAGAGTCATAATGATTAACTTCCTCCTTTCCGAAAGTCTTCAACCTTAATGATTTGTTTCACGGTCCTAAATTAACTTGAAGTCTCCGCTTATCGGAATCAAGTCTTTTCTTCCATCTTTTACAGCAATCAGTTTTGACATAGCATCAAAGAATTTGGTTGCAATTGTAGTGATGAAAATCTCTGTGGAATGCTTGTAAAAGGCAACTGTTACCTTTACACGTTCGGAATCTACTTCCTCATTCTCACCAGAATACTTGATAAAGTTGTCTAAGACCTCATCAATAAAGGTTACTAATCGAACCATAAGTTCGACATTTTTCAGTGCTTCCGGAACAACCATCTTTACCTCAGGGGCATTAATAGTTTTATTCAGGAAGTTTTGATCTGCCTCTTCGGCCTGTTTCATAAGTCCCAAGAACTTGTCGAGATTATCAACTCGTTCGTTTCGGATACTCTGTAAGGAGGTTATAAAGCGAACCATATCATTATGGTATTCTTCATAAGCGTCCATCATCTGTACCAGATTCTGTACAACTACGAAGGTATACTTCCCTTCTCTTTCTGAGTAAGGAAACAACTCTAAAATCTCCTTCTTGTACTCTACTGCGAATTTCTTTAATGCATGTTGAACACCACGAAGTTTATCATGATTAGTCGCTTTATCCACTTCATCATGCGTGCAGCACTCTGTAAATACAGATAAAAACTCGCTCATATCATATTTATTCATGCGCCTCTTTCACCTCCTTTATACAAGACCAATATCGGTATCGTTAACGGAATCACGCATAGAATCCATTGTCATAGTACGATCTTCTTCGGAAACTGTTCGGTTTCCAATTTCTTCAGCCTTTACAGATTCCACTCTTAACTTCTCAGCTAATCGTAAGAACTTCAGGCGAAGTGCTTCTTGTTTCTTTAAAATGCTTTCAGTCTTTTCTTTGCCAACAACTTTTTCTCTTGCCTGGACATTCGACTTATTAAGCTCTAAGAAGTATGCCTGTAACTCAAGATCGCGGGCAAGTCTACCACGAAGATCCTGAATTGCGTAAATGATTCTTCTTGTTACCGGAACGATTGTAAATACAACAGTTCCAACGATTGCAATGGATCCAACAGCGAATGCATCCAGTACCATATTTTCCTGGCCACTCTTTAAAGTAGTAGAAAGATAAGTCTGATATTTTCCAGAAGCAACGACTTTGTTGAATTCCTTTAACTGCTGTAAGAAGAACTCATCTGCACGATATTTCGTATTCTTTAAGTTTACACTAAGTTTCTGTGAAGAAGGTGTTTTTACAAAATCTCCAATCTGGAAGAGTAACGCTGTGGTTGCTTCTACACAAGCATACACAAAGCTGTTGTACTCAAGAACCAGAACCTGGATCTTTTTGCTATAAGCCTTCTCATAATAAGTTGCATTAGTTGCAATATTACCTATTGCCTTTGTAACAGTATTTGCATAGGATGCAAGATCCTCATAGGCTTTATCCTCAGTGGATAATTCCTTTATTGCTGCTAAGGTATCAATCATGGTCTTATAACCAGAATATTTGGTAATATTTCCGCGTGACTTCGGAATATCTCCAAAGTCTACATGAGATTTATCAATGATACTCTGATAAAGAGTAGCCATCGTTTTTCTTGTTTTAGGGGATTCTGCATCTTCCAAAACGGCACGTACCTCTCGTGGTGAGCTGTCTGTTCCATAACAGAGAATGTCTACAGTTGGTTTTAAGAAATCCATAACTCTTCATACCCCCTTTCTTTATATTTTATCAGCTTTTACGAATGTATAATATGGACGTAAGTTACTAATCAAATCTTCTGAGGTAACTTGTGATACGTCCGTTGTCACAAAGGAATTTAAAAATTCCTGTGATTTTAAAGTGTTTACACTCCCAGGTATTACTAAAGAGTCAATCTTTGTGGAGCGTGTAACACGAACTACTGTCACTGAAATATTGACGTTTGTCTTTCCAATGATACCTCCAAGAAGATCAATTTTGGAACTGATTCCAGATATGATATTCTTTGGATATTTTGAGTCAATGAGTTTTCCGTAAATAATTGCGGAAGTTTTCTTTTTATCGAAATTATGAATGATTGGAACAGAACCATCATAGATTGTGCAATGGTCAATTGTAAATCCATAATTCTTTCCGGTTTTCTTATAGAGCGTTGCTCCATAAAGTTGTCCACCAAAAATGGAACAAGCATCTGTTCCATCAATTGTAACGACGCCTGCCTGTACGCATTTGTCGAAAATTCTTGGTTTATTTTCATGGACTTTCTTAATCATCTTAGAGGAAAGTCCGACGTATTCCACTAACCCACCAACAATAATTTTACCATTTGCTTCGGTTGCAAGTGCTCGAAGAGATGCTCTGTTGATACAATCAACAAATGAGCAGTTAATTGCGACACAACCTAAGGAAGCAATCTCCTGTCCTAATATAGAACCATTTATTGCAATATTGATAAAGGTTGAATCTTCTGCATAACCAAATAAGGTAGAGAACGCGATCTGTCTTCTGTCTAAGGAACCAATCTGCGCTCCTTCAATGGATAAATTCTTAATGGTAGCATTATTCAGCGTTCTAAAAATACCAGTAAACCGCTGATTATCGAGCATGTTTGTATTGGTTATTTTCAAACCATATATGACGTGGTTTCCACCATCTAAGGTACCAGAAAAAGATTTCTCTTCACTGAAATGAACCCGGAAGTAAAGATCCATTCCATCGTCTTCAATGGTCTCAATTTCATACCCCTCACCAATAGGATTCCACTCCTCTCCACCGAGGTTAATATTTGATGTCAAATGAATGACTTTTCCATCAAATGTGTATCCGGATTCAACTAACTCCTTTAATCCAGCGAATTGCTCTGCATTATGAATTTGATAATCCGTAGCAGATTGATCGTTAAACCAAGAAGTATCAACGTGACGTCCGTCCCAACGCAAAATGGACAAATCCTGATCCTGGAAGTTCGATCTGCGATAGATCAAAACCTCTGATAAGTCATTCTTGTTCGGTAATGTAATATACTCTCCTCTTTTTAAAGAGTGCGCGAGTTCTATCGCGTCTTCGGAGCGTTCCAACACATTGCTCACAGGAATATTCCCAGGATCGATATTTAAATCTGCTAAGTAATGGGTTGTTTGATTGGTGATCATAGTATTTCAATACCTCCTATTCTTTTACATTCCAGTTCCAAGCATCCGCGTCAATTCCTTTCCGAGTTTGTTGGAATTCATGGTTACTTCTCGTTCCAGCATGTCTAACGAATAGGTCTGATAATCTGCTTGTCCATCTACTAGCATATCCACGGTGCGATTGACATCATCAATGATGACAAGACACATTAAAAACAGCTCTTCCATAATCTTGTGACCAAAGGTGATATTCTTAAGATCATATCCCCAGTTGTCACGGATACTTGCGTAAGTTGCTGTTGAAAGAATAATAGTTGCAAAAGGAGCCTGACGGTTTACACCATGGGTTCCAACCTTAATCCCTTTCTTTTTCAGTCTTCGCATAGAAGCGATAAACTTTCCGGTCTTATCGGTTTTATTTGCAACATCGAAATTGATGTCATCCAATTTTAAGATAATATCTTTTACAAGAGAAATCTCTCCTGTTGTCCAACGAATAAAGTTAAACATCGGATTCTTATTCTGTAAAAGATATACGATATTTTTCTCAAGGACCTTTGTATCTGCCAAATGCATATTGGTCTTTACACCAATGGTGTAATTGATCCACTGAGAAAATGAAGAGTCCCCACGCCCAGCTAAAAGACGAAGATCAATCATATACGGCTGCATGTCATTTGCTTTCTTGCAATCACCCTCTGTAAGCCGCGGTGCTCTCGTATCTTTCTGAGAACGTAGGTGTTCATTATTTCTACGATCTATTTCGTTATTTGCGGTATTTGCAAGCAAATCGTCAAATAACTTGTCAACATCACCAGTCGCTTCTGTATAAGAATTAAGTCCAGTTGTGTTGACTCCTTCTAAATAAGGTTTTTGTCCCTCTTTTTGTAAGCGCATCATTGTTGCACTTGCTCGTGTACCAGGTGTGAACAGCGCAGATACGCGGCCATCTTCTCCAACGGATTCTGTAAATAACATTTCAGAATCACCATAAAGAGGTTCCAATGATTCATCGAAGCTCTCTAAGCAGTACTCATCCACGGAGTCTGCGTCATCAGCAGATTCAAGCTGATATTTTGGCTGATACTTCGCGACGAATTGTCTCGGGTTTTTAATGTAATTCAGATCTATGAAGCCAATGCTGGATAAATAAATCTGTGTCCATGATGCATACACACGATCCAGATTTCGCACGGTAGTAACAGCGAGTTCCACGGGAACCGTACTGTCAACGTATGCAGGAAATTGGAAAGATTGTTCGTTTGCGCCACGCGCTACTGATCGGGTATTGAAGTTATCGACTTTACCACCGAGCTCAGCTGCAGCTTGTAATGCGCTTTTGATATTTTCAATGATATTAAAACCCATTCTTCCTGACACTCCTTTCCTTTATACTTTTCGATTTTAATAGATTGTTTTTTGTGAGGTTTCCAAGGGTTTAAGATTTCATGCAAAATTCAACTTGAATTTCACTTATATAATATCTATGTGAATAGATAAATGGTTAATAGATAGATAATGGATATGTTTTTTCTCCTTATAAATTAGGATGCTTTCTATTACTATGACTTAATCGAAAGAGAAGAAAGGAAGGACTTAATATGGGAAGAAAACCAAGAAGAAAAAAGAAGGGGAGAATTGCAAAAGCAGTTGGAATAGCAATATTACTTGCTATGCTTTTTATTTGTGTAGCAGATTTTACATTCTTTATCTGTTTAGCACGAGTTGTGCGAACATTAGAAGATGCTGCCATTATGATCGTGCTTTTAATGATTATGATCTTAGCATTCTCTGTACTGATGATCGTTTTAAGTTTCTTTTTAAAGAATTATTATAAGAAAGAGGAGGATAAGAAAAAATGAATAATGGAGGAAATTCGCTTTTAGACTATTTGATTTGTATATTAGCGATTTTTATAGACATCGGGTTCTTTGGACTCGGTACTTATTGTGTAATGCATAGTGAAGTCGTTTTTGGAATCATATCGTATGTATTGATGTGGATATTCACACAAATTGTAATTAAAGTCTGGGACAAGTGTAGAGAAGACGATATGATCTAATTGCTATAAGCAATATTAATTTTACTTATATATTATCTATTTAATAAGAGAAAGGAAAATGTGTTTTATGAGTCAAAATATCAAACGCATAATTGGAATTATATGTCTTCTCTTAATCGTAGTATTGATAGAGTTGGAAGATGTAATTAATATTTTAGGAAACGATATTGCAAAATTACTTCCGTTAATTCCAGCGGCTATCATGATCGTGGTTTGTGTTAGAGAAAACAAGAAGGAGGACGAGGATGACAATTCAGGAGCTAATTAATGGGGCTTTAACAAGTGATAGTGATATGAATACCATTTTTACAACTATCAAAGATGGGCTTGAGCAGGTTCCCATGAAAGAAGTATCAGACTTGATGCAGGATAGTACGATCAAACGTTATGTCCAGTATCTTGTATTTAAGGAATTAAACAACGAGAATCTGAATGAGAATGATGAGCAGAATTTATATCTGCTTATCTATATTCTTCAGATGATCTATAATGAAGGTGGTTATGATACAGGTGTGTCTGATTATGATTATGACCGCTTGTATGAGCTTTTAAATAAGAATGGAAAAGAACTGATTTCAGTTCCGACCATTAGTGGAGAGAAAGCATTCCATAAATATCCGACGTTAAGAGGAACTCTGGAGAAGATTTATGTATTGGATGAAAAGGATACAGCAATCAATGAATCCAGAAAGAGCTTAACAGAATGGGTAGAAAGTGGGCAACGAATCATTGATGAGAATACGGGAAGACGTGTAAATCTTTGGGATGAATGGATTTATGTATTTCCGAAATGGGATGGAGTTTCCGTAGAGTTTGAGTTTAATGAGAAGAATGAACTTATCATGGCACTTACTCGTGGGAATACTGAAACGAATGAAGGAAAGATTGTAACATCTATATTCCTTCCACTCACAAACCGAATTGCAGATCCAGGAATGGTTGGAAGAGCATATGGATTAAAGACAGAGGTCATGGTTCATGATTATGATCTGGAAGCGTATAATAAGAAGTATAATGAGGACTTCCATTCACCAAGAAGCATAGCTTCCTCTATTGTAAATACTGGAAGCTTGGATGGAAGAGAAAATCTTCTTGAGATTGTACGATTAAGAACTTCTGTTAAGAATCCGGAAACTGGAGAAGAGAATCTTCAAAGGTTAGCGTTAAATGCTTTTGAAAGACCGTATATCAAATGTAAATTATCGGATACAGAAGCAATTAGAAAGTTTGCATATGATCATCGAAATATTGATGGACTTAATTGTGATGGAGCTGTTCTTTATATCATTGACGAAGAACTTCGTGGTATCTTGGGAAGAAAAGATAATAAGAACAAGTATGAAGTTGCATTTAAGTTTAATGAAGAGATCGGTTATAGTGAAATTGAGGATATCGAATTTCGGTTAACGACATTCGGAAGAATCTTTCCAAGAGCGAAGTTCAAACCTCTGAAAATGAAAGGAAACGAAGTAAAGTGTGTTTCCTTAGGATCTATTGACCGGTTTAATAAGTTACAATTGGCAAAGGGTGACACCGTAAAGATTCACTACGAAATCGTTCCTTATCTTACCTATGACAAGGATGATGAGAAGTGTAAACGAAGCGGAAATCCTCCAATCAAAGCACCGACAATTTGTCCAGAATGTGGGGAACCTCTGGAAGTAAATTCTACGGGAAGCTCTATCTATTGTCAGAACCCAGATTGTGGATGTAGGCATCGTGGAAAGATTTTAACATATGCAAAGCGCCTCAATATGAAGGGTGTTGGTGAAGCTACGGTAAACGATCTTTACGATGCAGGATATTTAACTTCCATTGTAGATTATTACAGATTGCAGGAGAATTATGAGAAGATCTGTAAACTCCCAGGATATGATAAAGATTCTACAGCAGCACTTTGCTTAGCAGTTGAGAAGTATGGAAGAAAAGTTCCGGCAGAAATCTTCATGGGAGCAATCGGAATTGAAAGTATTGGTCCAAAGACATTCAAGAAGATCTTTGAAGTTTATACGATTGAAGATTTGATTGAGTTTGCAGAAGATAAGCTGGTATCAAAACTCGTAGCAGTTCCGGGGATAAGCGATCTAAAGGCTTTAAAGATCTTATCTGGTGTGAGGGATAATGAAAGACTTATCAAGAAGCTCATGAAAGATTATGTAGAAGTCGTTTACCAGAAAGAAGAAGCTGGTCGTTTCGTAGCAGTATTTCATAAAATCCGTTCAGAATTAGTATCAAAGATGATTCGAGAAGCAGGTGGTATCGTAGAGGATAATTTAACCAAGCATACAAGCTTCTTAATCGTTCCGAATGGATTCGGTGATCAACACAGTAGTGCTAGTGACAAAGCAAGAAAATACGGAGTTCCAATCGTAGAGATTAATGATGTGGAAAACTATATTGCGAATCACTTTTAACTAATCAGGTCTAGTCTTCGATTTGAGGACTAGACCATTATTTTAACAAGGAGGATTTTAAACACATGAAAACTTAATACGAGAAGGTCCCTTATAAACTCACACAAAAATGGAGGGATAAATTAATGAATCCGAACAGAAGAGTGATTACATTAATTGGTTCAACGAAGTTCAAAGATGAATTTCTTAAGTTGAACAAGAAGCTGACACGACAAGGATACGTCGTAGTCCACACGCCTTATTTCTCTCATGCAGAAGGGGAGGAGTTATCAGATAAACTGGTGAATACCCTTTATCGGGTTGGAAAAGTCAGGATTGATAACTCACAATGTGTTATTGTAATCAACAAAGATGGTTACATAGGAGAGAGCACAAGGTATGAAATCCTGTATGCACTGCTTGTTGGAGTTCCGGTGATTTATCAGTATCAGGAATATCCAACTCCAAATATCAGTGTACAAAGGATCAAAAAGCATAATGTAGAAAGGCTACAGATTTATTCTGGGAGACAACAGGGTTCTACAAGTATGCTGATCGTACTGGCAGCAATGAAGAATGCTTATATCGTTTCACTTACGATAGAAGAAGGAAAACATCTCTTGAGACATGCAAGAGCAATGGGAGAAGAAATCCCTGGTGTTCTTGTAGTAGATGAAAACCGTCGAGAATTCATTCGCCTAACAGATACATTAAGTTCAAAGAAAGGAAAATCAGACATTGATCGTTCTGATCCAATTCCTTTAGCAGACTTATCATCTATGGGTCCTCTCTTAATTGATGATTCGAATGACAGAGAGTGGGGTCCAGATGCAATTGAAGCTCGCACTGATGTAATCGGTGAAGTCTTCACGTTAGATAACATCATATGATAAATCTAACGAATATGAATACGAAATGAAGGGGTTAAATAGTATGAAAAACGAAAGTATTGAATACGGCCTTGCATTTATTACTAGTTTAGAGGGGATAGCAAGTTCCCTTACAAATTCCAAGTTGGATATCATTTTGGATATCTTAAAAGACGACAATACAGCAGTGTTTGAACTTGGGGAAGCTGCTGGATTAATTACGCGCGTGAAAGATAAAATTAAGAACGCGCTCGAAAGTGAAGGAGAATTAAAAGACATGAGCAATGTAAATAACACAACAACGACAGAGAAGAACGAAACTCCATTTGGCATGAGAAGTTTGGTATCAGCTGGATTACCGGAGTTTCTTGGCAAATATATCAAAGAGAAGGCAGTAAAAGCTGCTGAGGAGAATCCGGATGATTCTCTCATTCAGGAATTCGTAGAGAGATATGTAAACAACGAGAATCCGCTCGCGGAGAATGGAATCTACCGCGTTGGATATGCAACCTCTAAAGAGGGAAATGAGTTTATCTATGCGAAGAGACTGGCTCCGCTTAACAAGAGCCGTCTGAACGAGTTCCGTAAGTTAAAGGACTACGACACATTCACTGAGGATCAGTACAATGACTTCTTAAGAAATGTCGTTGTTTCTGGAACCGGCGCAGAGATCGCGGAAAACATGTATGGATGGCTGAATGCTTATCTGCTGGTAGATGAGCCGACCGAGGAAGAGGTTGAGAAGTGTGATATGATTATCAACTTCGTAAACCGTATGATTTTTGGAAACCGTCCGATTGATGAGAGTAGAAAGTACACACTCGTTGCTACGTATGATGAGGATGACTCCTCTCACATCACCAGTATCCGTATCAGTTTCCCAAACTCGGGAGCATCGGATAAGCGTGGTGGAAACCGCAATAACAAAGGCGGTAAGAAATTCAATAAGAGGAAATAATTTCCATAATTTTGGGAAGCTGCAAGATGTTTGTGGCTTCCCAATTTTTTACTCACTTTCGCGCTTACTAATTATTTCTTGCTTATACATGGGGAAATTGTAGTAAGAATTGCAACACAAAGCGAAAGATCACCCACCAATAGGTAATATTTGTGCATCTGTTTAAGGTGTATAGGTATTACCTATTGATGAAGCCTTTTGAAGTACCGAAAGAGGAAGAAATCGAAGAATACTTAACAAAAGAAACTCGGTAATTTGTGTACAATTCAGAGACCAAATTATTTTCTTAAAATGGTAAACCAAGATTTCGTTGGGACAGATTTTAAGAGCCCTCCCGAAAGGGAGGGTGAGTCTTTTTTCCCTTCAGGATTTGAATTTTAGTAAATTTCACTTATATAATATCTAGGTGTAGATTACAAATAAAACATAACCAACTTTAAAAACTAAGGATTCATTAAAATGAATCCCAAATCAAATCATTCCAAGGAGGAAAAAAAGTCATGAGTAAATTTGGAGAATTTGTAAGCAAGGCAATGGAAGATCACAGAGCAAGAAAGGCAGCAAAGGAAGCAGCACGGGCAGCATACAAGGCAGCAAAGGATAATTATCTGGAGCGTTTAGATGCAGCATTCCGTACAATCCAGCCAATTGTTGATGAAGGCTTACAGAAGAAGTACATCTCACGGGAAACGGTGGCGTATCACTACTGTCCGGAAATGAAGCATATCAAGGATGCGTATGATCGTATCAAGCGTGAAGAGTTAGTACAGAAGAGTCAGAAGCTCTTTGAGACAAAGTAGTAAAAAACGAAAGTTTTCCGGGGCGCTCTATGGGCGCTCTTTTTTTCCTCTTGGAACATAGAATTTCTCCTGGAGTTTGGTTTTTTGTATACGAAAAGACAAAAGATTAATCGAATTTAAAAGGAGGAATTAAAATTGAGTAGTGCATTAAAAGAAGCATTAATCGCTGAGCATGGAGACATGTTTGAATCAAACATGGTCATTGATTCCTATAAGACAGGAATCGCCCCACTTGATTATTATCTGGGGTATATGCTTAGCGTATTTAAAGAAGATAACACAGTAGATTACACTTACCCGTGTCTGGGATTTAATGGAGGTTGTAATGTCTTAACGATTGGAAAATCGTCGACAGCAAAGACCTCTGTAGATCTTTTCATTGCAGCAATGATTGTAAGACCTTATGAAAATGGATTGATTATTCATTATGATTTGGAACAAGCAATGAATATGACACGAGCAAAAGCAATGACAAGATTCTCTGTCAATGAATTAAAAGACAAGTATGTATTAAGACAGATGAACTCGACGATTGAAGATATTAAGAAAATGATTATGGAGATTTATAAAACAAAAACCTCCAACCCGAAACAGTATATGTATGATAGTGGAAAGAAGGATGAGTTTGGAAATCCGGTTGTGATGTATCAACCGACAGTCATTCTGATTGATTCTATTCCAACCTTGGTTACAAAGTTAAACGAGGGAAATGCAAAGGAATGGCAGAAGTTAGAAGAGGTGACATCACAAACAGACCGAATGAGATTGACTGGTGAGATTGGAAGATTCTATACAGATGTGCTCCCATATCTTAGAGCAGCAAATATCATGGTTTTCTCTATCAATCATATCAAAGTGAACCCGCAGATGGGAATTGTTAAGAGCCCTGCTGAGTTACTGTACTTAAAGCAGGATGAGGCCTTACCAGGAGGAAAGGCAGTCGTTTATTATGCGCATTACATGCTGAAACATGTTGCTGTTGGTTCTGGGAAATATAACCTGGAAGATGATGGATTCGACGGCTTTCTTATCCGGGTCGAAATAATAAAGTCAAGGTCAAATCAGGCAGGGCAATATGTAGAGATTATCTATGACAAAAACAAAGGTGTATCACCGGTAAGAACCTGCATCCATTTTGCAAAAGAGAATGGATTAATTGGTGGAAATAAGAATGCGATGTATTTCGTAAATAATAAAGATAATAAATTTCCACTTCGTACAGTAGAGCAGTTCTTCTCCGAGAATAAAGAGATGTATAAGATCATGTATGATCACATCTTACCATTACTGGAGAGCCGGTTATCATATGTAAAACCGGATGAACTGGTAGTGGATGATGCCCTTTTAGATTACTAATAAAGACAAAAGAAAAGGAGATAGAACCATTTTGTTCTATCTCCTTTTTAAGTCTCAATTTAGACAAGATCGAAAAGGTCATCCATCTCGTCATCGAGGATCGCTTCTTCAGCGGACTCTGTGAAGAGTGAATCATCATCAAATGACTCATCTGCCCCTTCTGCAAAAGATTCACCGGAATCAAGATCTTCACCACGCTCAAATGCGAGTGCAGCTTCCACAGCTTCAAGATAAGCATCATCATGCTCTTCCGAAGCTTCAGCAGTCTCTTCCATGAAAGAATCATTCTCAAATGCAGTTGCAACATCAGCTGCCTCAGCAAATGGATCAACCTCAGAAGAAATCTCATCCTCAGCAGATTCATGAACTGCTTTTCCGTTACCAGAATTCAGCTTAAGCTGCGCAGCAAATGCACCGATAGCTGAAGCAAGTCCGATAACGCCAACAACAGAACCAAGAACTTTCTTGTTTGCTCTTGCATATGCCTGTGATACTTTGTACTTGAAAGATGCTTTTCTCTTTGCTTCTGCAGCAAGTTCAGCAGCAGCCTGTGCCTGAGCACGCTCAAGTTCAGCAGCTTCTTTCTCAAGACGATACATCTCTGTATCAATAGACTTCTTCAACGCTGTAAGTGTTTTCTCCTGGAAGTTTGAAAGCTTCATGCAGTAAGAACGAACCTGATTTGCAGTGTATGGGTTCCAAAGCTTCATGTTCGCATTCTGTCCATACGGAGAGGTATCAATTCTTTCAACCTCTTTCTCAAGATCGACATTTGCAATATCGATCTGATCATTCGCCTGATCAGATGTAAGCTTTCCACGAGTATACGCCTGTTCAATCTTCTTGATCTGTATCGTATACTTGTTCCAAGCAATCGTAATTTCTTTCGTACGTTTCGAGATATCCTTATCTTTCATATTGTACTTGATCTGACGATTAGAGGATGCTGCCTTACATGTGAGGACTGCCTTTAACTTGGCAACCTCAAACTTAGCTTTTACATCATCATAAAGCTTCTTGATCTTTTCGATGAGTTTCTTAATTGCGTTTGAGATTTTACTCCCAATGTCACTGAGCGATGACTCTTCAAATAATTCGTCAGCAGACTCGCTGAAAGGGTCAACTCCAAACAGATCCTCGGTGCTCATATCTCCGGACTCCATTTGGATCTCACCAAAAAAATAGCTGCCCTCATCGCCGAAGTCACCATCTTCGGCAGACTCGGTATGTGCTCCAACAAGCTTGTTGAAACTCTTTGCTTCAGAAGCCTGCTTTGCATTTCCGATTCCCTCACGGATCTTGCTGATACCGGATGTGAAAGCACCCTTAACAGCATTCATTCCGTCAGAAGTGATCTTTGCAAGTGCATTAGCCTTTCTTGCAGCCAGTCTCTCCAGCTTACTCGGCTCGTTTGCAACATACTTCTTGTATCCCTTAGAATTCTTGTACGCCTCACGCTCAGCCTTAAGGTCCGAAGCGGTCTTCTTAGCGTCCTGATATGCATCACCAAAGATGCTATCATTCTTAAGGCGATCATGAGTGCTTACAGCTTTGCCGGTTGCCTGTGCCTCAGCACGAGCTCTCTCAGAGATATTCTTACCGAGCTTGATCTGCTCATTCATAGCTTTCTGCTCTTTTGCAAGGAGCGCCTGACCGTAGTCGTTTACTTCCTTTGCTTTCTTAATGTGATTCTGTGCATGGTGTACATAAACACCGATAGCAGCAGCGATTGTTGCTGTTACAGCGAACACACCGGCTACATTACGCTTCTTCTCATACTCGGCAACGATCTTGTCAATCTCCTCAACACTCTTTGCCTCAGAAATTCTCTTCTGATAGGTCTTTGTGAACTTCACGATACGGCCGGCATCGAGAACCTCAACCTTCTTTGCCGCAAGCTCCTTATCCTCAAGAGCCTCATCTGCTTTCTGCTTAAACAGTTTTGCCTTTGCAGAAGCAAAGAAATCACTGAAAAACTTTGCGATAGACTCTGCCAGCTTCTTGATCTTCTCAATGAGCTTCTGAACAATGTTCTGGTCATTGCCCTCACCAGCCTCTTCAAAATAAAAGGCATCCATATAGTCATTATATGACTGAGTAGCCTGGACGCACTCTAAGTAAGCAACGTCAGCTTCTCTGTTACTGATATTATATGCTTCCAATTTATTTTCCTCCTTCATTATTTTTGTAATAGGGATTTACTATAATGTTTTCGTTGTAAAATCATGGATTATTGTTCATCTTAAGAACTTGCAAGTTTCTTTAAGCCACTTTTTCTATCAGCAGCTCCAGCTTTTAATGTAGATAAAGCATCTGATGTAATCCTAGAAATAGTTTTACTCTTTAAAAGAATTAATCCACCAATAGCAAAAGACTTTAAGCCCGTTCTATACTTTCCAGCACGAGATCCTGCAATTTCTGCTGGTTTTCCCATTTTATCCAGATAAGCTGAATCCGCTTTCTTCCTCTTATCCATGTAATTGGAAAACTCACGATTTACGTCACCAACATAACTGAATGGATCTGAACTATCTTTAAATTTCTTTCTGAGTTTCTCAGAAGTTGCATCGTACTCCTTATCGAGCTTACTAATAGTAGCTTCGTAAGGGGCCTTTGCTTTTTCAAGTTCATCACATGCTATATTATAATCATGCTCCAGATTATCAGCTGCTTTTATTTCATAAACACCAAAACCAATAACAGCTCCGGCAGCTGCAAAAACGAAACATCTTGTCTTCTTAACATCATATTCTTTAACGATTTTATTGATCTCTTCTTCACTCTTCGCATTCTTTATCTTTTCTACGAATGTCTTCGATAAAGCATAAAGTTTCTTGGAATCTAAGACTTTCATCTTTGTATTCTCAAGATGCTTTGCTGCTAATTCCTCATTCATCCGATCAATTTCTTTTTGTCTTTCAGATTTTTCACCGAAAAGATTCAAAATGAATTCTTTTACCTTTTGAACAAGATCTTTCATCTTATTTTTTAATTTGGTAAAGAAAGATGAATCATCACCAGATTCTGTATATAAATCGATAGTCGCAGAATCCGTTAATGTATCAACATAATGATTACATTCTAAGTAAGCAAGATCTACTTCCTTTCCGAATATATCCATACTATCATTCCTTTCTTATTTATCTAAGTCTTAACCTAAAGTTTTTTCAAGAATCTTACATTTCACTTATATATTATCTAATTGATGAGGTAGCAATATCATATATCTCATTTTCCAAATCAATGGCATCCCAAGCAGCCAAAGAGAAAGCTTGGAGAAAGGAGTCTTATATGAAAGACTATTTTAACATCTTAAAGCGTTATCGCTTAACAATTCCACTTATCTGGATTATCATCCTCTCATCCATTACTGAGGTTATTCCCCTCATTGAGACAAAGGTATTCCAGATGTCTGTAAACTCTATCGGAACTTCTACATTCCTCAAGTTTCTGATAGCCCTCATTTTCATTGAGGTCTTTAATCCGATTTATAACCGTGCTTATATGGGTTATAAAGTTCGGGTTAAAGAGAATTTCGCAATGGAGTATGCAAATGCACTCTATGCGAAATCTCAACATCTTGCTGTAAAAGATCTCCAGGATTTTTCTATTCCTAAGATTACAACAGAGATTCACACAGCAACGGAGATGGCGGATAATATTCTGCTTCTTCCATGTAACTTTATCAACTGCTCGGTTGCTTTCATTACAGCTTTCATTATTATGATGAATGAAGATCCCGAGTTAACCCTGATTCTTATGATACTGACAGCATTTGCAGGGTTTGGAATCAATCATATTCTCCCAGGATTTAAGAAGATGATTGAGGATATCCGAAACGCTAATGACCGAATCAATTCTTGTATCAATCATCTCGAAGGTTACCTCGTAACGAAATCCTTTGCAAAGGAAGAGAAAGAGATTGAACAGATTGAAGAGGCTTCTCTTAGTTACCGAGATGCCTGCGTAAGGAAGATTATCCGTGTTATTGATGGAAATGCAATCGTTGGAGTACTGTTCGGACTCATCGATGTTGTTATCGTTATCTACATCAACCAGACTTATGCTGGAGATTTAGCAGGAGCAATTAGTAAAGCACTCCTGTTTTATTCTCTATATTACTATCTCTTCTTACCATTCCGGAATATGCCAGATATCATCGATCGAATCTCAAAGATTATGGTACATCTCAAAACCGATGAGGAGATCCTTCGAATGGAAGATGAATACAATGGTGATGTTGAGATTACAGCATTCAATGATTCTATTGAGTTTAAGAATGTCTCATTCTCTTATGGAGATTCCGATTCCACACTTAAGAATATCAATATTCGAATTCCAAAAGGTTCTCATGTTGGTATTTATGGAAAGTCTGGATGTGGTAAATCAACCTTTGTAAATCTCATCAATCGGTTCTTCTTGGTTGATGAAGGTGAGGTCCTGATCGATGGAGTCAATATCAACGAGTTTACATCAAAGTCTTTAAGAAGAATCGTTGGTAATGTCAATCAAGAGATTACTTTATTTTCTGATATGAGTATCCGAGATAACATCAAGTATGGAATCAACTGTACTGATGTTGAAATGGTAAAGGCTGCAAAGCTTGCTCATTGTCATGAGTTTATCAAGGAATTACCTGATGGATATGACTCAATGATTGGAAATAATGGTGTTAAGTTGTCAGGTGGTGAAAGGCAGAGAATTGCAATTGCAAGACTCTTCTTATTAAATCCTCCAATTCTGGTTCTTGATGAAGCGACTAGTAAATTGGATGGAGAATCAGAGCTTCTCATCAAGGAATCAATTGACAAGCTTTCGAGAGATAAAACTGTAATTTCCATTGCACATCGATTTAATACGATCGAAAATTCTGATTTGTTTATTGGAATCAAAGATCACACGATTTATGAATGTGGAAGGAGGGAAGATATCTGTGTTCCCGGGAGTTTATGGAACCAGTTACAAGGTAAGAAAGGAGCACGAAGATGAGTTATCCAATGATTAGAATGAACGAGGAGCTTTATAATAAGCTCCTCGAAAGAGGCGCACAACTTGATGAGGAGATAACAAGAAAGCTGGAAAAACGGAGATTCCTCAATCTCTTTCCGGAGATAGATGGTGGGAAGAAATATGAGCTTGATCCAGTTACCGATTATTATTTCATGCTACGCAATGTAGTATACAAGGAGTATTCAATACCAGAGAAGTATTATCGGAAACACATGGAATACGATATCCCGATAAGCATCTGGAGGAGGGAAGATGAGTTTATTCTGGATTTCCCATTGGATTTCTTAGAAGGATACTTAGAACTTATGAGGAATATGACGATTCCAAACTTAGCAAGATATCATTTGATTCTTGCTCTAATAAGGGGTATTACTATACGAAGCTATGAGGAGAAATAATAGGAGGAATAGGAATTGACACAAGAGGAAAAGAGGGTAGCGGTGAAAACTGCTACCTCTTACATTGAGGAGATTTTCCATATCGAAAATTTTAGTCGATATGGCTCGGAGTACAGGAAGATTGTACGAAGGACATTGCTTGAGATGCGGGTTCAGGATACAGAAGAATTTAGTGCATCAAAGTATGTCATGAAGGCTCTCATTGACAGATTTGAAATGGAGCCATGTCTTCACTATAACAGCTATAATATCAAGACCGATAAAAGACTTAAGAAAGACATTATGAAGCGGAATGAGATGATCTTTTTAAAGTATTATGGAATTACAAAAGAAGGAGAAATCATTGCTAAGCCAATGTCACAGAAAGAGTTAGCAATTGAATATGATGTAAGCCCAAATACGATTCGGATGTTACTTCTTGCAATGTCAGATCGGATGCATTACAATTGGTTTTATAGAAGAGTGGAGGAAGTATGTAATAAACTTAAGAATGAAGAAATACTAGAATAAGGAGACTGTGAAATGGGAACAAAAAGTGATTATCCAGGATTTCAAAATACAATCCAGGATGTTGTATGGTGGGCAGTAAATAAAGCATTAGAAACATTACCAACTGATAGTGAAAAGAATAGCTTGTTTAATTTATTTTATCCACTATCGGGAAGTGTCCGGGGATTTGATGAGTTGGATCTGGATAGTAGGTTTAAACACTGGTTATTGTACGGTGGTTATTCTTTTGAAACAGCTGCTTCTCTTTCAGGAATTTCGAAAGAAGAAGCTTTAAAGCAGATGTATAAAATCTTGGTTTTCTATGATGCTCAGATTACATTTGCAACGAAATGCTTTGTGATTTCAGAGAATTCAAGAGCACACGAAGACAATACAGAAGCATTATTAGCTCTTGGAGGATTACAAACTTTAGCAAACATGTGTGAAAAATACAATGAAGCACGTAAAGAAAAGGAGGGAACGAATCATGATAAGAATGAGCTTGGAACTGCAGATGGATCGTCCGATAAATAAGGAGATGCATTATATTTCACCTGGTGGGTTTGAGGTGATTGCAAATGGTGTTAGTTACCAGTTTGATTTCAACACATCAGTCGGTGTGATTGATGATAAGAGAAATGATGTTATTAAGTTTAATCTGATTGATCCGGATTATGAATCATTTCCGGATATGATTGACTTTGAGAGTCATGTAAATGAAATCACAAATCTGGTGGAGTGTTTTGTTTATACTGGGGAACACGGAGAAGCGGAGATCAATCCAATCAGGATTTTGGATATTACACTCACTACGTATGGATCTGGAAAGCGGACCAATTTCCCAGAAGCAAAAGACAACGAGTATCTGGAACATGCGATTTATGCGTCTGATAATGACTGGACAATTGATTTCACGTTCAAGAGAAGACTTCGTGAAGAATACAAATGGGACTAGGAGGAAAGACCGTGGATATACTAATGCAAATCATTGATACATTCTGGAAACTACTATCTTACGGCGTAATTATCCTATTTTGGATAGCGGTTGTTTGTGCTGTGCTTTTAGGGATATATGTGCTTTACAGGTTCGTTGCGATAAATATCGAAGAGCACTGTGGAGGCGCTTGGACAAGGCATTGTAAAGATGTAGAGACTTACTTAGAAACAGCGAAGAAGTACAAAGAAATTCGGAAAGGATTAAAGAGGCTTTCAAAGATTTATAACAAGAAAGGGACACTAAAAGATGAGCAATACGAAGAGCTGGAATCTTACTTTTCAGATTTGATGCATACAGATTTTGCAGTATTAAATCTGATTGCAGAATACCCAACAGAATATTTCACTGATCCAAAAACAGATGATGATTATGAGATGAAATTAAAATGCTTGATGAATCTGGCAAGTTCTCTTCCAAAGATTACCTGTAAAGTAGATAATTATTATGCAATTGGTGATTATTCTAGGGAAGTAAATATTCCATCATCATGCGCTGATATCTTTAAACCAGAAACGTATGGAGCAGATAATTGGGTGAAACATCCTGATTCTTGTTACACGACATTTGAAGATATCGAAAAGAGATGTGAGTTGAGAAAGACTATTGTATTATGGGTTTTTCGAATCTTCTACGTACTTCTTGTAGCATCGATTTCCATTGTCGTTATTCAAAAAATATATGATTATTCCTATTATAGAATGATGCTGAAATTGCTGGAAGAGAGTACAGGGCCAGCATCAGAACTTCTATGTTTAGGATTTTTATGGAGGTAACTTTATGACACACATGGAGAAGAAGAAAGCGATTCAAAATGCAATTACGATTTTTGATAAGATTGTGATTGGAGATTATAATGGAACGCGTACTGGGCTTAGAAAAATATTGCTTGAAATGAAAGCAAATGATACGGAGGAGTTCGCTGCGTCACAATATGTGATGCGGCGGCTCCTTTTTTACTTCGATTTATATCCAAGGTCAACATATGTTGGAAATACTTATCTTAAGTATGCACCACCTACTCGGGTTGCTATAAATCTTTGGAAGACTCATCTAGCAGCTCTTGATTATTTGGGTGTAACCGAGGATGGTCGAATACTTGAAAATAAAGAGATAAAGAGTTTCAAAGAGATGGGAAAATCCATGGTTAGTGGAAATGTAACCGCTAATAGGACTTCACAATTCCTTCATAAAGTAGAAAGAGTAAAATGGGTACATCTTATGACTGAACTCGTGGATTGTTTACAGGCAATCGGTGATGGAACGTATTATGAAAAAGTCAGAGAAATGATCTATGAAAGGAATGCAATCTTAGACATCTGGATGCATAAAGAACTTCGTGGTTATACATCTTATGTATTCCGTGATTCCAATAATAAGAGGATTACAGAATTCTATGCTTTTTGTATTTATGTCAGAAAAATGTTGAGAAAAACTCGTGTACTTGATGAAAACGGTGTGAATATAACACCGAATTCTGATATACTTTATCTCGATATTGACGTGAAGATGCCTGAGAGTACAGTGTCTGATTCTGGAACCTATTATGGAACTACTAAAAATATGAATTTCTACTACAAAAGAAATGACCGAATGGATGATACCAAAAGAGATGAAGATGATGAGAGAGAAAGGAAGAAGTTACAAGCTAAGAAAGTAAAGGAAGATCAAGAAGATAAAGGTTTCACACAGGAGAAGCTCGATGAGTGGGCGGATGAGTATAACAAAGAGCATCACCTCGGTGAGTATCAAGAGCCGATTAATAATGGTTGCTATGTGATTTATGCCTCCATGATATCAGGACAACTTCTCCGTAATTTAAAGAAATTTGCATTCATCACCACGAATACTTATAAAGAGAATTTCATGATTGTTGGAAATTGTGCATGTGATCATTTTAATTTAAGAGCCCGCAAGTTATCAGAACCTTGGAAATGCTACGAGCATACATTTGGTGAATATGATGTAATCAATTATATTCTAAGTGTGAGACCACGTCATATTTACATCGAAGTAAGAGAAGGGGTGAAGCTAAATCTCACGAAAGATATGCTTAAAGGAATCTCACCAGTAGAATCTGAAAAGTCGAAATTCCTTCCTGTTACAGTGGATTTAAGTGGTGGAAATTTCTTCCAGGGGTTTAATGATGGGTTGTTTGAGTTATTCCTTGATGACGTGCATAATTGGAATGTGAGAGAACCTATTACAAAGGAAGAAGAATCAAAAGAGAGTAGAAAGGAGATTATAGATAATATGAGAACGACAGAGTATGCTCCGTATGTGGAGCCATGGAAAAAGATGACACTGGATGAGTTGATGGAATGTGAGATATTTTATCGACTGCACAACGAAGCCGGATTAAACTTTGCAGCAAAGAGTGGTGTGACTGCAGCATATGCAAAGGTCTTAATTGATGGAGTATCGGACAGGAATGCAAACAAAGAAGAGTTTGTAAAACTCATCAATGTAATGACAAGAAAATCTGATCTTACATTTACTGAAGCAGCGGCAGGTCTTTACATCAGTGACAGTATGCTCAGTCTCTATGTAGATTACTGCATTGATAGTACAAGGGAGAGAATCGACAACATGATAACGATGTTAAGACTTGTAGATTTGAACCCTAGTGAGGAGTGATGATTTATGTGGGATGCGTGGAATACTGGATTGGATATACTTCAGGAGCTGTATTCTCATGGTGGAAAAGTCTTTATAATCATAGGTCTTCTGGTAATTTTATGGGGATACGTAACTTATCGTATCCTCATATATGGATTTGAGATGCGATTCCTTAGACCAAGTAGGAGGTTGGTTGTTTACTGGAGGAATAACTCAAGAGGAATTGGAAAGATGATCTTCCGATTCTTCTACTATATTATTCGTGGGATTCCAGTGATCATTTATACGACTTACACATTTGCACTCATGATATTAATTGTTGGAGCACTCCATACAACTTTCTAAGAAAGAAAGGAGTGTTTTAAGAATGGAGATTGCATGTGAAAGTGAAGAAGAAGCAAGCATCATCTTAAGATTATCAGATGAACTCGAAAAGACTTATAAAGAATACGATTTAGAAAAAGCCATGATGATCAATAAAAACAAAATCATGAAGTGGTGTGTGTTTGGAATGGTAAACAGAATCCAAGCAAACAAACTCGTGATTGTAAACATGGCTTACATGTTACAAGCAAAAGAGAACCCGCCGACTTAGGTAGGTTCTCTTTTTTTATCCCTTTATCTCATCTTTGTATAGAAATCTATTCAAGTATAGACCTCTAATGTGTCATAAAATAAAATTTCATACACTTCAATCCCAAGCCTGTTACTGGGCTTAGAGCTTGTACTTGAAAGTGTCGTAAAGAGTACAACCAACTTGTGCAAGAGACGAACCACATTTCGTTTGAAGATGATGGAAGTATAGTAACAACTTCAGATAGTACAACGAAAACAACGACGTTTCTTGATAATGGAGATATAGAAACGGTCCTTAAAATCAATCTTCCTGATGGAAGCATCGAGACGATTACACAAAGGACTGTATTTAATGACGACGGAAGTATTGATAATGTCGTAACCGATGTTATTTCAGAAAGTGGAGAGGACGGTGAATAAGAATGGGATTTGAAGAATTGAAGTTCTTGAATACCAAATGGAAGGAGGAACCGCTCAATTATTTAACATATATTAATTCGATTGAAAACTCCGGAACGAAGAGTTATATTATGCAGGAGGGAAACGAAGATGCTTGGAGAGAGTTGATTTCAAAGTCAACGATGTTCTGGGCAAATGAAGGAATACGAGATGCTGTTTATGAAAGGCTTACAGAAGATGACGCGCTGTATGTTATGAAGAATCACAAACATCTCGGAAAAGCATTGAATGGATTCGCTGGAAAGACGGTATTCTCAACTGGGAATTTCGATAATATCTGTGAATATATGAATATGGATGCAATTCATACAATGCCAGATAAGATTCTGAAGGGATTTGGGAATTATGTCGGAGAGAAAATGACTGGAGACGATTCTCTTACATGGATAAGAGATCGTTTCAATGTTGATTTAACGGACTTTAAGGATTTGAACGAAGCGATAGAAAGCGATGACGCTTGGAAACTCATGGTTATGTCGAGTCCGATGATGAGTTCAGTTTGCTGTTCTGACTGGTTCGTAAATACCGTAATAGAGAAAGCTGGAATGACAATATACCGTGATTCCAGTGGAAATTATTATGATGAAGAAGGCAATCATTATTTAGCATCAACTGGAGAGAAAGATGGAAATACAATAAGCACGGAAATGCTCGAATCTATGCTTTCCGCCGGTCTTCTTGTAAAAGGGGTTTTGCAGAGAAATGAGAAAATTCAAGAAAAATTCGATGACGCAATGGAATATCTGTGTCAAAAGAATGCTTTGACTATCATCGAAGAAAATGATAATCTGATAACTGTTGCACTGGAAAGTGATACTTGTTGTGAGTATTTGAGAGATAATCCAGATGATCTCCAGTATTTATTGGAGACAAATAAGTTCACTGAGCAGTTATTTAAATCTGAACACGCTCTTACAACGCTTTCCGGAAATCAGGATGCATTAAAGGTCATTGTAAACTTTATCGGTGATATTCAGGAGTCTTATGATACCTTAAGTGAACTTACAACAGAATTAGAGAAGATTCATAGTTATGGAGATAAAATTTATAATTATGAACCACTGAAGTACAGTGTACAAAATACATTGACCACATTAAAGAATCAAGCAGAAGCATTGGATTCTGTTCAGGAATATAGCACGTTTGTGCAGACGATGTTTAATGGGTTATGGGAGAATGATGACTTTTTCGAAGTCTTATTTAATAATGAAAAACTTGTAATAGCAATGGTGGATGATGAAAGATGTATGGTACAAATACTGACAAGAGAAACCGTTGGTGAAACATTAGCGAGTAACAGAAGGATGTACCCAATTGCATTAACAAGTGAAGCATTTGTAAATGGAATGCTTACAAACGATAAGTATTTCGAGAAGGTGTTTATTTCGGATCGGTACCGGATGGGAGATATTTATGATAGTGAAACGGCATTAAGTGTTATAGGGGAAAGTGAAGAATACACAAGAAGATTTTTAAATGCTGCAATGGGATATAATGACAATGAGTATTCAGATTTAAAAACGAATATCTCAAATTCAGAATGGGCAGCAAGTATTGCAGCAGATGAATTCTTGGTGAAGTTCTCTAGTGATTCGAATGCTTATCTGGAATATTTAGTAGATAGTGTCGTGGGAATGAATGCACTTTTATCGAATACCTATCGAAGTTATTTTGATACCGAACGGGCATATGCAAAAATTCGTGAGCACGGTGGTGTTGCAATGTGTAAATGGGCATTGCAAAAAACGAATGACATATGGAATTATAGTTATGATATTACGAAGTATTTATCTTTTGATTATTTAAAATATGGATATGATGTGAGTACTTCAAAATACACTGCAACTGATGGTTGCTCATATTCGGCATTGCTTAGAAATTGTATTCTTGCAAATCCTGATGTAATGTGTGATATGTTTATAAAAGATGATTCTACATATCTTATCAAGCAATTATTTAATGGTGGTAATAATTATAGTCCTTCAACAGTACCCTTCGTAAGTCAAGTAAATGATTCATTGATTCTTTATCCATTTGAAACTATAAAGGATAGATGTATGGAGAACTCGTATTTTCTTGGAAATTTTTTAAAATTTTTTACAAAATTTTATACCACCAGAGTATACGGAAGTAACACCAGCTCAACTATTACAATAGATCTTCGATCTGCTACAGATTATCAGCCAACAAATACAGATATAAAAGATTATAATTCAGATGATTTCAAGCATTTTAATAATTTGATGAGTGCATATAAAGATAGCTATGTAAAATCTTCTACTCAATTAAAAGATTGGATATACAATTCCTCTATTTTCATTATCCCATATATGATTTATCTTTTTAGAGGTACTAATTTTCATGTTCATGATGGAGATATTGAAGGATTTTTTAATGATTCTGTATGTATTAACGGCTGTATCAATGTTGAAAATATTTGTCAAATGCTCTGTGCATCTACAAAATTGATGACATATGCAGCAAATAATAAAGATGCACTCATGGTTTTATATAATCAAGCATCTGCTATTGAAACTGCTTTCGCTTCAACTGCAAATAAAGATTATATGAATTGCCAGACTTTATCATACAATGCATTTTTAAATTCACCATATCTTGTAGTACATACTTTTTATGATAAATCGTCTAATCAAAAATATCTTTTAAGTACAGCTGGTGAAGTTACAGTTTATGATGGTCCGGCACTTATACTTTCTATCACATTTGGAACTGATTCTAGTACGCTGGTTGGACAATTTACAACATTAACAACAACTACAAAGACAAAAACTTACAGTGCAACAACAGAGAAGATACTTTTATTTGTTGATAAGTTGACATTACAGAATAAAGGGTCTGGAACAGTTGAATCAATCACATATATCCCACTTGGTGATCAACCAGAAAGTACAGTTCTGAATACTTGATTGATTTCAGACACGATTAAATATTTATCATATAACCTTCCTAATTTAAAGAAGACAAGAGCATTATTTCGTTCTTGTCTTCTTTTTTCTCATTTTTTTAAATCCCAGGATTTCATTTATATATCATTTATTTAGTGAATGAAAAGGATTCATTCATTAAAATCCAGCTCAGTAGGAATAGCTGAAGTACAAAACCTACCAATGAGAAAGGCTCTTATGGGCAAGTTCAACAACGTAACTACAAACCAGGCAAATTCAGGACGTACCGAGCAGTTATCTGTTTGGCTCCGTTCTCATGGATGCTTTTACTTTAAGTATCCGGAGTTTACCAACTGGCTCAAGGCTCAGGATAACTCTGAGTTCGTCAACAAGACCATCTACGATTCAACAGCTGTTGATGACTTTCATCATTACGCAGAAGAAGCCATCTTCGATGATGGAATCATGAAGTCTCACTTCGGATGGTTTGAAGACCTTGCAGCAACGGTACTTTCCTATGTCAATAAGATGTGGGATAAGTACATGCAGGAAAACGCTGGGAAGAACAAAGAGTGCGTAACTCCGAAGTCTTCTCACAAGTCAGGCACTGATATTTACGAGATCGCAAAAGATCCGCTCTATCAGAACGCTGACTATTACGACAATCATACTGGTTACATTTATCAGACCGCTGCGTACAATCGTGCAAAGCGGTTTGGTTTACCAACACCTGGTATCTCAGTCATTGATGGAACCACCGGTGAGTTACTCGGCTATGCGAAGCCATTTAGTGAGTAACCAAAAAGTAACACAAAGATTGAGAGGGTTTTTAAACCCTCTCTTTTTTATTAAGAGATTAAGGGAGGATGAAATGAAAAACATTGAATATTTGAAGTATACGTACAATCACCGAAAGGCATTCCGGTTTGTTCTTGATGAATTTGTCCGGAAGGATCTTCTTACAGAAGATGAAACTCAGACCATGTACGAACGAGCTGCAATTCATGATTTAGACAAAGCGTTTCTTTACACACTGATTGAGAAACCGCTTGCTTCTGAATATCACAAGCTTACAGCACCTCATCATATAAGAAGAGAGAATCCAACACACGGGCTTACTTATGATTACCTCGAAGCAATTATCGATTATGAATGCGCCCATTATACAAAGGATGATAAGCCGAAGAATGCATTCGATACGATCAACATGGTTAGCTGGATGACAGATATGGATCGCAAGTATATGTTAAAGCTCTGCGATAGATTTGGTATCATGTATTCTTACACAAGAAGTCCAGAGGAACCAGACTGGGTTGCTTATCAGAAATCCTATATGGAAGTAGCCCCTGATACAGAGGAGAACATCATGTGTGAGATTTACAAGTATTTGACAAATGTAGATCTCTATCAACCACCTGGTCAGCACAGAATCGAATTTGGCCATGGTACGATTATGCACGATCTCCGCTTAGATTGCAGAGGATATACAATCACACCGGGACTCGTTGAGTACATGGTGAAAAAGAAAATTGATGAGATAAAATCAGAATCGACGAAATAAGAAGAAAGGCACTTGGATTATTCCTTGTGCCTTTCTTTTTTCCCTTTTAGGTGTATTTTTGGATGCTCATTGCAATGTATAAAAAGATTGCCTTCTTATAATTGATACGGCTTCCTTCCGCTTTGAATGCTTTGTAGATTCCAGTCTCTTCACCCCACATATTTAATATCCGGTTAATTCTTCCAATATTCGGATCAGTTGAGTTCGTCTTCTTAAACATCGTAGCTGACCAGTATAAGAAATACTGACTCTTAATATCCTTGATTTGTTTGTGATAGGTGTGAACGTATAAGAAGATCATTGCTTCAATCAAATTTGTCAATTCTTCTAATCGTTCTGTCACCAGAATCTTTCCCAGATAAATGCGTAAATTCGTAATCGAAATAGAAGCCATCCTGGAAGCTGCTTCTGCCAGCGTAATATCAACTCCATTTGTGATAATTGGAGCAGATACTTTATCTACTTCATTTTGAATCTCTGTTGAGATGCTTGGTGATGCTTCTATTACTGGACTATCGGGATCGTATTCATCGTTTCTTGTTGCAATTGCATTTCCTTTTTTATGGTTTTCCATATAAAGATTTGCGATCGTTCGAAGCATTGAGTTCTGGTCATTTCTGATTCGCTGTAAGAACGCAACACATAAATCATCAGTACCTTTCTTGATATTTTCCTTATGCATTTTATACGACCGCTGACCCGATTCACTTAATGCTCCAAAGATCGTTCCTGCTTTCTTTATAATGAACTTATCACTCAAGCTATCAATTGTATAATTCATAACTGGAGCGATTACTCCATATGGGAAATACTTGGTAAACATTGACCAGTATACATCGATCTCAAATATTCCAATTGTTGCGTTCACACTCTGCACATCGTTATGAATTGTGAAGTATCGGAGAATATAGTATAAGAGTGCTAAGAATGGATTTCCATGCAGATATTTAAAATCAGATGAAGATCCACTTGACTTTGTTACCTTCGTCATACACTCTGTAATTTCTTCCGGTGTAATCCCAAATAAGGAGTAATAATTTGCTTTGTCTTTCTGCCCAAAGATAATTAAATACTCCGGCCCGGGAGTTGTTAACTTATCCATGTTTCTTTCGAAAAAGTCCGAAATTAACTTCTTGTAAACCTTGATATTATCCTTATTCGCGAAGCAAGTTTCGACAATCGGATAGATTTTATTAAGAAGCACTTTATCTGCTTTAATTGCTGCTTCCATATAAGCAACCATTTCATTTGTCCCATATTTTCCAAAGAAGTCCTTCATTGGATCTCCTTCTTCAGTAATCGGTTTATCATTTCCATGTAAATACATACGATAATTATTCGTTCTCCCTTCTGCAACTTCTTTTATAGATTCTTTGGATTTTTTAAACCCATAAGATTCATAAATGTGAATTGCAATTTCATTATCTTTTGCAACGCCAAGAGCGGTTGCACCTTTCTTGACACAATAATCAAGAAGCTGTCTTGCAAGTCCAGCTCCTCTATATTCAGGAAGGATCTCAAGTGCAGTAATCCAGATGAGTCCATCTTTTTCTTTATTACAACAAACGTAAGCAACAAGTTTTGTCATATCAAAGAATCCATCACAAATATCACTGGATGCTTCTACGTGACGTAATAATTTCACTTGATCTTTGTAACGATTGATAGATGCTTCGTCAAGATGTTTTACAGAAAAACTGCTAAGATTTAATCGTTTCTTTTTCTCAAAATCTTTCTCCATGGCACTTGCCATGGGAGTCTCTTCAAACTCTTTTGCTGATCCGTCCTCCTCAACTGGTTCATCACCATAGGCTTCCTTCATTGCTTTATACAAATCATCTATCTGCGAATTCGTACTAAAGTACCACTGTAAAAAGAAGGGGAGATCTTTTACAGATGCTCCATTCCGCTTCATTGCTCTATAAATAGATTTAAGAGCAGAAGTTCCTTTTAATATCGTAGGCTCTGATGTATAAGGTGGTTTCTCACCTTTCTTCACAGTCTCGTACAATTGAATTCCTTCAATTACAAACTTCGCAGGTTTTCTCTTTTTACACCAATTGATTATATATGAGATGAATTCTCGATAAGCATTTAAGAAGTCTTCTCCCCTTGGTTTCTCTTCCATGTTTTTATACTTCGGATGAGACTGTAAAAAGTCATAACAAGCTGGAACATGCTCGCGAAGATTTTCTTCTTCAATCCTCTTATCAAAATACCATTCCAAAATATCTAACTCAATATAATCTTCACACTTGTATTTGGAAGCTAATTGCTTTGCAAGTGTTGTTTTTCCACTTCCAGAGAATCCGGTAATTAGGATAATATTACTTTTACCAGATTCGAATTTATCCATATTTATATAAAGATCTTTTCGATCAATTATCACGTTCTCTTCAAATAATTCAACCGAATCAAACGGATCATCATAAAGAGGTCCTGTATTCATATTATTTCCCTCATTTCTTTAGACTTTAAAAATCTGTTTTTAAGGGGTAAAAAGAAGAGATGCCGAAGCATCTCTTCTTAAATAAACGCAATGTATTATGAATTATTACGAGCACCAATCTGTGTGTAAGACGGAGTAACCTTCTCAAGGGTCTCTTTATCGAGTGTCTGTGATGTTGCACTTGCATCAGAGTTGCTGATCTTTGTACGATATGTAAGATCACCCTGACTGACAATCTGACCATTGGCAGGATTGTAACCTGTGCTAGTTGCGAAACGGCCGCTCTTTGAATCGAGACCTGTGTAGAACTCAAGAGAGTTAACCATAATCTGATTCTGCTTCAGAAGAAGCGCTGCCTTCTCGTTGACATCGATACCATGATACGGTGTGCAGGTAAACTCAAGATCAAGCTCGACCTTATCGTGTTCTCCAGCACTTGAATCAAAATGCTGAATCGGTACGGCCTTCGGGATACAGTTTGCAAACATAACAGCGTACTCAACCTTCATACCGGTTCTGTCTGTTACCACATAGATAAACTCTGCGGTCTCGTTTGCCTGTGAGTAAGCAAGGTCACCAGATGCGATCAGTCCATTGTAATGAGCTAATCCACCATTCTCATCTGCGATACCATTGATCCAAGTACTATGAATCTCACGGATTGGAGATCCGGAGAACTCAAATACCTTAATGGTAAAGCTGTTCATACCATTCTTCGATACAGTCGGAATGGTAAAGGTTTTTCCTGAATAACCACCGGTGATATCGGTTGTATCCAACTCAAGGTTAGATAATCCAGAAACACCCATATTACCATACTCAAGAATATGTCTGTAAGCATCGAACCTTGAGGTTCCTTTGCTTACTTCGTAATATTTCTTTACGAATGCCGGCTCTCTTACCATGAATAAACGGTAGAAGCCAGTTACGAGTGGATCATAACTTGCCAGCACGTCATGTGTGACATTAAGACCACCCATCATCAAGGAGTATTTTGTGATATCAGTTGCGTTAAACTGATTTGCACCGCTCTGAATTGATATAGGCATTTATCTCATCTCCTTTCTTTTATTCTTCATCATCGTCGTCTGCCTGATACTCGCGCTCATTCACATCGATCTCGATAAGTGTAATCTTTGATCTCTGTGCGAATGTAACTGCCGCATAAACATGCGTAATGTTACGACGCTGCTCATAAGCGTTAGACTTGTACTGGATATCCAAAGTTTCAAAGTACGTACCAACCATGTAGCTGTACTTGTCAACCAGATAATCACGGAACTCGGAACGAAGTTTCGGAGTTGTGATCTTGTTTCTGTTTACGCGAACCTCATCCTCAAGAATTCTCTTAAGTCTGAAGATTGCGATAACGTTCGGCTCCTCAAGGAGCTCGCTGTCGCTATGAACATACATGGACTGAGTTGCACGGATGAACGTATCATCTCCGACATCCTCGAAGTAGTTGATACGAGCATCGTAAAGCTCCTGCTTAAGATCAGTCTCGTTCTCAGCGATTGCCGGATGCAGGGAATTCTTAACATGACCAGAAAGAGTCATTACATCACCAGTTCTATCTGCAATCTCTCCATAGTTTGCACGGATGCTTGCATCTGTACCAGCCAAGAAGTAGGTCGAAGTTACGGCGATTCTCTTTCCAGTTGCTGCCTCTTTGATGTAATACCAATGGGTATTTACAGATACCGGCCAAGTGTCTGAGAAGTTCTCAAACTCATCGATCAGGTCATCCAGAGGAGCGAAATCTGCTTCCATTGTATTAATATCGATGCTACCGAGTTCCTCGGTAAGTCCAGTATCCAGATAGACCGGACCAGATGCACGATACATTCCAAGTCTTGCCAACTGAACTTTTACATCCATGCTGTAATTCGCATCAAAGAGAGCCAGAGACTCTACACGACGCGGTGCAAGAATCATCTTGTCAAATTTGCCGGTAAATGCTTTAATATAAGCAGCATCAACAGCAGCCTGAACGGTTGCAGTATCACTGCCAGCAAAAGCACCATCGCTACCACCAGCAAGGCTATTTCCAGCGATGTCATCTACAACAGCAAGTGATGTTGCTGTGTAAGCGGCTGCATCATAGTCATCAGCTTCGGTATCTACATCGCCATCAAGTGGCTGTGTAAATGTGATGTATGGCTCACTCGGAGTCACACGAACGCGCTGCTGCTTTACAGCCAGACCGTAGAACGGATCGAACTCGTCAACATCCGGAACGGTTACAGCTTCTGTCGGATTATTCTCAAGGATCTTAGCGCAGAATGCTGAATAAGCAGCATAGAGCTTCTCGAAGTTTGCTTCATATGCATGAATGTCAGCATAGAGCGTTGCTTCGCTTGCATCCTCGATCACATCGTTGATGAAAATGGTATCTGATACCTTTCCAGAACTTACCATTGAGCCGATCTTTGTGTTAACTACAGTAGCACCATCAGTAACATCGATGATCTCGAAGCGGTATACCTTAATACCATACTCCTTCTCATAATCATCATCAGCAACGATTCTCCAGCGGAGATTCTTGCCATAGTCACCACGGCCAATTGCCGTAAATAAAACGAGAGGAATTTGAGTGTATCCCTCATCGTCCTGGTAAACGCCATCGACTGCAGCACCATCGGTGTTTTCTGCATACTCGATAAGGAGATCACGGTCACCAAGAATCTTTGTCATTCCTGCTACACCGGTTGTCTCGTCAGAATCTACAGTAATATTCTTTGTTGTAAATTTGATGCGGAAAGCTTTGTTTTCAACATCTTCTTTGTACCATAAGGAAAGAACACTGTTTGCATACAGGGCATCATCTGCCGTTACACGCATACTCCAAACTACAGTATTAGACTGTGAAAGGATAACGCCAGGCATTAAGTGTGCCTGACCATACTTGCGGTAATTTGTTTTACCAAACATGGCTGTCCAGTTCTTGGATGATGTGATTTTTACGAACTTACGGTCAATTCCACGCTCTGCTGCAAATACAGACAGATACGGATATACGACAGTGCTCGAGCTTACATCCGATAACGCCCCTGAGGTATTGTCATTTATATAAGTTTCCTCATGAGGAAATGTGTTCTTTGGAACAATCTGAACTAAAGACGGCATATATCTCTACCTCCTTTTTAAAGTCTTTAATTTTCTTAATATATTTGTTTCAATGAAGAAATCACGAAAGCCTGAAATTACCCTGTGATTTAAACTTAAGTTTCACTTATATATTATTTATTTAGGTATATGAGATAAACGTGTACCAAACGAGAAAGGAGAAAGAGACATGATAAAAAGAAAACTTTTTAGCTCACCAGGTCTGTTTGAAGAAATGACAAAACCTGATGACAAGTACCGACCTTCCACTATCATAAAAATCCGATTGGACGATACACCCATTATGGAGAGTAAAGATGTTGATGCTAGTGATAGTGATGAGTATAAAAATCTTATAAAGCGAGCAGCATTGCTTCGGCTACTCTCTATCAGTAGGTCTGTCACAATGGCAGTGCTTGAAAAGTATGCAATTATTGAGATGGATATCCATAATAGCGAGTTGGTTAAAGATTATGCTACAGCTGCTGAAAAGAGATCTGTACTTCATTGCATTCAGGAATCGTCTAATGGGAATATCCTAGTGCAATTCTTCCAGCATAAATATGAAGGAGATGATTTAGTAACTCGATTTATCGGGCATGACAAACCAAAGATTTTCTTTAAAAATAAGACATTGAAGTTTAGTGAGGTTTTAGATTATGATGTAACTGGATACTTCTTCCCATTTAAGAATCCAAATCATAGAGGATTGACAGTGTATGATGAGTTTGGAATCCAGAATCCATTCACAAATAAGAAAAAGGAAGATACTTATGAAGGTGATGATGACTTGATTATGCTTTTGCCTTTTGCAATGCAATTTATTCATGACTATCGCAGATGTAGATTCAGCCCTATATCACAGATGAATTACGTGCATATTTGTTATATTGACATTGAAAGGTCTTTGTATGCATTGATCAAAGATAAGTGTCAGCAGGAGGCATATTATGAAGTAGCAGGAATGAATTTTCCAAAATATTGTGATCCTTATGATGAAAACCCAAGTCCTCGCAATCTTACACCACATCAAGAATGTATAAACCTCATGAATATCGTGAACGAAACACCAGAAGTTTTAACGATATACTTCAATCGTGTAGCTGATCTTATTCAAAAGGTGAAGTCTGGAGATAGATATTTACCATATCCTCTTAAGGATGTTAATCCTGCAGAACTTATGGAGGATTTGAGTGATCTCTTTAATAAATATTTCCCAGAATCCATGGTAATTTGGGAAGTTGCAGCAACTATTGCAGATAGAGTTTCAAAAGAAAAGAATTGGAAAGGAGACAACGAATGAAAGACACAAGAAAAGAGTACGTGCTAATCTTTGCAAGATTATGTACAAAAACACCAGCTAGAACAGGGAATCCACTTCTTGCAACAATTGAGAATATCTCAGTGGAAGATGAAGATGAGCACATGATGCTAGTAAAGAGGGCAGCATTTCTTCGGTTATTATCAGTAAGCAGCGATGTATCAATTATTGCAGATACAGACAATGCTGTTTTCATGTTTGATAGAAATGACTGGAAGGTATCGGATACTAGAGGGGAATATTCACCTCTTACAAATTCCGTTCAGTTTTCATCCATGCTTGAGTTTATTACCTCTGGTATAAATGCTAATTATAAGATTAACGCAACTTTAAGTGACTTTGAGGAAGCGAAAGCAAAAATCGGTGGAGATACCATTACCGAATTTGAACACCGGGATTTACAGTTTTCAGAAGTTATCGATTCTGATGTTACGGGATTTATTTATCCATTTAAGAACAACACGCACAGGAGCCTTGCAATATACAAGGAATTCAATCTCCATGTATCACACGTATATCCAAGATTTTCTAAGAAGCATCCGGCTGGCTATGAAGTTTCAGCAGAGTGTGCTCTGGCATTTATGATTGATTACAGGAGAATGACGAATGATGATATCACAAATCGATTTTATTGTGAGAAGTTAAAGGTATATGCTATTCTCTATGGTATTTTTGATGATTGCTCAGATTTATTTGAATTTGAAGGACCGAGATCACTCTGGAATTCAGAAGAGGAGAAAGCAGAGTCAATCCTTTCAATCAAGAAGGATTATCTGGAGTTCATGGGATTCGTATCAGAGGAACCGATTATATTATATGATTTCTTCAATCGTCTGAAAAAGGTCATGGATAACTATGAAAAATTTGGAAGATCAGTGGTTCCGGAGAATGTAAAAGCCAACATGGATCTCATCGTTCGTTTCTTCCGCACTGTTTTTAATGATTCCATGAGCATTCAGGAGATCATTACAAAGGCAGAGAATCACATTCCGAGGAGTCACATCAATTAATAAAAGGAGGGATTTTTATGTCAAATGAAACCAATGAAGCAGGAGATATAAAGTGTTTTAATGTAGAAAGTCTCTTGCATGTAAAACGAATCCGATACATATCGGAATCAGATGTTCCTTGTAGAAAAGGAACGAAATCAGTAGTAGATGCTTTCAAGAACGACGATTACACAAGTACTTGGTGCATCGTGGAGTACGATGATTATAATCAGATGCAGATTGTACTGGTTACCGATTGTCGAGAAAGGGACCTGATTTCTTTATTGAATTTTAAGGTAAAGAATGTAGTCGGTGGTGAATCCCGTTACATCGTGATTCCAGAAGGTGGATATCATTTCAATTATGAGGAAATGGTTGCTTATGAAATAAAGGAAAACGAAGCCTCTGATATGTCAAATAGAAAGTATGATGCCTATATCGGGAAAGATCGTAGTGGTTATGAAATGATCGATAAGATTGACTATGATAAGCTTTCCATGGAGGAATCTATTATCGCATATTACACAACCGATAAACAGGTTACGTTTGATGGAAATGCAGCCGATGCATATAAATTGGCAGAGAGTGTCGAAGATGAAAGGAGGCTTGCAAAACGCGTCGTTGATAGCTGGAATCATTTAATCTGCGTAGCTGCACATGATGGAAAACGTGCTGTTAGAGTTTTAAATGGTTCAAGGGATTTACCATCTGACTTTGTCGTAGAATACTTCACGAAGAAAGGATATGATGTAATTGCTGAATTTACACATCCTTACGGTGAAGAGAGTTTACGAGAGGGATGGGTTGTTACAGTTTCCTGGGAGAGAGGAAAACATCGCGATGGTGTTTTCACAAAGATTGGGATGAAGGAGGCACTATGAGTGATACGAAAATTGGGAAATTTCACCCAAAGAGTTTCAAGAATGTAGAGCGAATCATCTTTACAGCCGAGTCTCATATTTACATGGATAAAGAATCTATCTTTGTATTAGAACCAGCTTGTTTAGGTGAGTGGATGTTGTCAGAATATATCGAGAATGAAAATACGATGGTTAATCTGGATGTAACATATTCACCGACTTCGGATTTGGAAGCCTTATCAGATATGCTAAATAAAATATTGAAAGAAGATCCGGAGAAAGAATATGATTATGTGATCGAACTGGAAAGTGCTGCAGATTCTATAAACATGGTCTTTGATCGTGAATGGATGGAATGCAGATTCCGCTGTGATGTACGTATGGAGGCCTATCATTACCCATGTTCATTTATGGTTCCTGAGTCTTTCTATAAGAAGGTCTATACGACAATGCTGGAATCAATCTATCTGAAGTTATTGGGTGATAAAGGTGGAGTGAAAGGAGCTGTAAAACCTATTCCACCAGTAAAAGAATCTAACCAGATTGCTCATGAAATGCGTAAAGGTAGATCAGGGCTTAATCTAAAATTGATGAATCAGATGATCAATGCAATTGAGGACGCAAGAGATGCAGGATTTTATACAATCGGGATTATACTGGCGTATAATCCTGGTGTAAATTCAAGGTCTACATTGAATTATTTCGTGAAGGCTGGTTATGATATCATGATAAACATACATGAGAAGAATTATAAGCTGATAATCTCTTGGGAAGATGGAGAGAGAAAAGTCGGCAGATATTATGACAATACAGGAGGGCTTTAGAATATGGCAAAAGAAAAAGTTGAAAGACTGACTGTTGAAAATTATTACTTTCAATCAAATATTCCATTCACAAAGTTTGAACTGAGCAGTTTAGCAAATGTGATATACATGGAATTTCGGCATAGTAGTAAATTTGTATTGGGGAGAGAAACTGTATGGGTTGCAACACATACCGATGTTCGGAAAATCCATAAGATTTTAGAGTCTGGAGAAGATATGAAGATGCCTAAAGGAACCAATCTAGCTGATAAATACGAAGACAAGAGTCATTGGTTTATTGCAGAATATGATTTTAAACAGCATTATTATATTGCAATTGATGAATATGCACTCACCGATGATGAATTCCTGGAGTTGTTAAATCTTGATCTTGTGGAGCATTATACTGCAGTAACCGATAGTGATTATATCTATGATTATTCATCAAAGTTAGCTATTTCACGAACGATAGCTACAAAGAATCAACAAGTCGTTTCGCGTCAAATGATGGAGAAACACCATAATCAGATTGCTAAGGTCAATCTTTGGGGAATATTCAATATAACGGAATCCACCTACAAAGAAAAAGTATTTAACAATTCTGAACGGTGGATGGATTCAATGAATTTCGATGCAGTTATCTGTAGAAAGCTTAGCATGGGCTTTCTTGAGGAGAAGTCCATGGAATCTATGTTTGGAACCATGAAGAACTCTGAAATCAAGATGATTCGTAAATGGAGAAAGAAGGTCCTCAATGCAGTCATTAAAGGAAGAGGTAGTTGCAAGTTTAAAGAAACCAATGGTGAAAAGATCACTATTGCTGTGTTAAACCCTTTCCTCGATAATGGTTTTAGCATCATGCTTATAAAGAGCACACCTCTCAAATACTACGTTCACATCTTATGGAATGATCAAAAGAAGAAAGGTGATAAATTACATGGAAAGTTCGTATACGTAGATAATGAATCAAATGCGGAAAAATCTAATGTGGAAGGAGAAGACAAAAAATGATATTCGACAAGAAATATTTAACTGTAGCTTGTAATGTTACACTGGAAGGTCTGATCAAACAATTATCAGACCTTCCTTGTGTTGATGCAATCATTCATGTAAATGGGAATGATCTATTTTCTATAACACTTCCCGATCACATCAGTAATCGTGAACTTAAAATCATTTCTAGCAATGAGGTTAAAGGTGACTATTTGACATGGAATGTAAAGAATGTAAATCTGTGGAATTTTGTTGATCATTTAAGCTTGTTTGGAGGTTTTAAAGATGCAAGAATCAAGCTGAATGGAAAATCAATTTTCTACATTCATGTTGCAATGGATAGGTCTATTGTAGAAATCAGTGATAACCCACTTGAATATGATTATCCTAATGATGATATCCACATTCAGATCAATGGTTCTATCATGTCAACAAAAGAAAGGTCAATTATTGAGTTCTCTGATAAGAGGTCTTATAAATTAGAGTCTCAGGATGGTTGTGTTTCAGCTGATAATGGAGAACCTGTTTAAAAGGAGGAAGTAAGTATGTTTGATCCAAAGTATTTTGCAATGGTAACTGGAGCCACCGTAAAGGGGCTCCGCGATTATTTAGCATCTCTGCCGAATCAGAATGCAGAGATCAATGTCGAAGGAGACAATCTCTTTTACATCCATGTAGAAGAGGATGGATCTCTCGTCAATTTTGACGACAATATGATGCTCGAGCAGTATAAGGATGATGTAGACAACGCTCTCATAAAGCTTACTGGAGGAACCGGAGGGATAAATGCAAGGACAGCTCGTTTAGACGCAATCATATCAAAGAGGAGATTCTTCTGGAATATTATTGACACGAAGATTGATGCTGGTGAAACTGAATGTCAGATCGATTTTAATACAGTTAGTGCTATCGACATTGAGTTCCTGGAAGACCTGATACATTCTGGGTTTGATCTTTATATCCCGAAAATAACAATGCTCAGTCAGCGGTGTCCGGTCATTGTTGATTGGTTTGAAGGGAAGCCCAAGGATGGTGAATTTGTTGATTTGAATGACAAGATCTATCTTGAGAATGGGCATCTCGTAGTAAGAGAAGATGTAAACAAAGGAGTTGATTAGTAAAGATGATTAGTGAACTTATTAAGGTAACTGCAAAAGATGCTGAAGAACTTGATAAAATAAAGACTGAACTTAAGAAAGCTACAAACAAGCTTTACGGAGAACAAAAGAAATCCGAAGATGTTTATAATCCTTGGTTCCGGAGTGAGGCTTTAATTAATGGAAGTATTCATGACGTTGTATTTTATGGAATGATATCAAAAGATGATCAATCTTTTGGTACATATTTCTTCCATTATGTGAAGCATAACACTTGGAGATTATTTCAATACCAACCGGAAATGCTTACACTGGTAAGAGATTTGGAGATGGAATTTGAGACAGATGGTTTGATTTCATTCCTTAGCAGTCGGTTTGATGCAGAGATCATTGCTGTTCATGACGTACTTTATATCATGAAAGGAATGGACTTAAACATGCTCGACTTATATAAGGAAAATATCCGGAAAGTTGTCGAGGATTTGTATATTGAAGAGCTTGGTTCACTTTGTATACCTGCAGTGAAGAAATCAGAAGAGAACGAGCTCTCCGAGGATAATTCCTATAGAACATTTTGCATTAAATCTGCAGAAGAGATGTGTACTGCCTCTCGTGAAGCAAATCTTAGAGAGATTGAACTTGATAATCTGCGGAGAAAATGGATGCATGAAATCGAGAATGTTGCAAGTAAAGGTCCTTGTGAAGTGGAAAGTATTGCCTTAAAGGATGAAATCACAGTACAGGTAATTCGGGAATTCCAGGATCAGGGATATGATATTCATGTCTCACCGATTAAAAGAGCAACGATTCCGGGCACTCCGGAAGAAGTCCTTGTTGTTTTATCATGGATAAAGGGACTGAAAAAGGACGGAACTTTAATCATTATTAACAACTGTCTGGAGGACGTTGGTCTTTCTGCACCTACTTTATAAGAATAAAAAGAAGGGAGTTAATCCCTTCTTTTTTATCCATTTAGATTTTCTTCATTTTCATTTATATAATATTTTGGTGATGTAAGAGAAGAAAAAGAATCTTATGTCAAGAAACTAAGGGCCAAAATTACTATGGTCCGAAAATAAATTTATTCCAAAAGGAGGAAATATTATGTTTAATGAGAGTCTTTTAAAACATGCGAAAGAGGTAGCGTTTATCGGCAAAGGTATTATCAATGAGGGCAAGGAGGTCGTTTACGTACTGAGGAAGAGATCAGCTGGTGATACCTTCACGCTGATGGAGTATATTGGTGGTAAAGACATACTCGTAATGCTCGAGTACAATATCACACCGGATCGCGGCGTCATCATCTTCGAGAACTTATCGGTTTCTGAAAGATACATCTACATGAAGGGTGAAACCATGAAGTTTGATCTTCCGTCTGAGGAAATCAAAGACAGAGTTTATATGGATTACAAACACATGATGTATGGTTTGAAAGGAATCAACCGGGTGCTTTCAAGAGACGATTATGTTATCGAGTGCATCAACAATGCTGAGGATCCAGCGGTAGTAGATAACGAAGCCGATGACAAGGAAACGGTTACATTAGAGCTTCCGACTGCTGCAAAATCTTTCGAGGATGGTGGTGCACGTGAGATTGAGAATTACATCAAATATATCAACAAAGCCGTTGCTAATGGGAAACGTGAAACGTATTTAACGGATGGTACAAGTTGGCTTCCAAGAAGGGAGCACATTGAGTATCTTGTAAATGCTGGCTACGACATCAATGTTGAGAAAATCTCTGGCAACTATCACGTTGTTGCAAACTGGGACTCCGCAAAGGAATCCGGAGGCAAAATCATGTATTCAGTATTTGGTGGAGCTGATGAACCGAAAGAGGTGTCGTTAGACTTCTTCGAAAAGAAGTAAGAAGTGAGAAAAGAAAAAGAGAGACTACCGGATTTGGTGTCTCTCTTTTTTTTGTATTTATAATTTGAGTAAGTCTTCCAGTGGAGATTCTGCTTCATGCGTTCCTTTTCGACTTCGGTTAATTGCGGTTGATACCATATCATCAAAAGACTCAAAGGTCATTCCAGTAAAGGTTGAAGTAACCTGACAAATCCTTCGAATAGAAGCCATCTCATAATCGAACTGGTTCCAATCAGGATTCTTACCAATTACCTTTGCAAACTTATATGCCGGATTTCTCTTCCATCGATATGCCGTACTTAATACGACTTCCTGAATTACAGAAGGAACTCCAAAGTTTACTTTATTCATCTTCTGATTCTTTCTCCATAACCAAATCGATTCTTTGTATGGAACTGTTGAAGGAATCTTTCCATAGTTTACAAATCGCAGCATTAACTGTGCATTTGTTGAATCTTCTAAGACTTCTCCAACACAGAATTTATGCCCTTTCGAATAACTGTAGACAGTACAGCCTGTCTTTCCAATACCTGGTAAGTTAATTACCTTATGCTCGTATTCATACGTATAATACGTATTCCAGCTTGGTACTTTTAAAGTATCAAAGTGATCAAATTCACCATTCTTATAAATACCAACTGTTGTAATACCAAACAAACGTAACTGTCCAGGTGCTGTTTCTGCCATCAAACTATTCTTGAAATAGCTATCCGGAACGTATAACTCAAAGTAAGGAACATCAATCGCAATATCCGTTCCATCAGCTTTAAAAATATTCTGACGACTAAGTAACATATCATTCATATCAAGCTTTTGGAATCGAAGTGTACTATCATGAAACTTCTTCATATTCAAGTTGGTAAGTGTAGTAGCAATCTTATTACTATCCAAACCAACAAATTTTGAATCTAATATTCCAGCACATTTCGAACAAATCTTTCCACTCTTTGTACCTTTACAGCACATCGGAGAATACATATGGATGAGTCTTCCATTGTAAGTGGAAGCATTATCTTTTGTAAGTAAAACGGTTTCCCCGTTATCATTAATATATCTTCTTGCAAAGTCATTGATGTCATTTGCATCAAAGATGAAATCAAGTGTAGTTTCTGTTCCACAATCAGTTCCATCTTCATCAACAACTTCTGTTTGGTTACCTGCCATAAGCTGTTTCGCTAAGTATCCTGAATCTGAAGTACCTCATTATGAATTGCCTAATTTCATAACAGACTATATCTTCATCTCAAATATTCTATTACCAAATATTTGAGAGCTCTCCATTTGGGATTTTTGATATCATTAGATATCTCACCTACATTTCGCTCTATTATTGAGCCTACTCGCTTCGTGTAGATATTTCAATCTACCTTATTTTCAAACCAGCTACTACTATTATAGTATTTAGAGATTTCTCTCAATCTGGTTGTCTAGCTTTCCCTAGTCGTTGAACGTTACAGTATCTTGTACTGTCTTCGCAGCGGATTTTCCATTCACATGAATCTTGTTACTGTACCTAAGGCATTACCCTTCGCCCTTAGAATATCACTACTCTAAGTTAGTAATTCATATGTTAATTGGTACAACTGGCTACTAGTTGCATGTAACGACAAAGTTACATCTTTCCCGCGTAAAGAGAGGTTTATATAACGACTCACGCCGTTATGCGGCATATATTAAAAAGACCGCCTTGGGGTATGCCCCCTGTACTACAGAATTGGATGCCGGGGTGAAATCTTCTTTACGAAGTCCATCGTTGAAAGAAGTTTTCATAATATCATACTTTCCAGTATTAGGATTTATAACAGCACCACGCATCAAGAAGATATTTTTCATATGGTTGTTGATATCACCACGAGCTCCAGAATTGTAAAGGTCAAATCCCGGATCATCTTTAATAATATCAACCATCGCATCAATAAGTTGCTTCTCGATTTTATTAGCCGTCAGAATATCTCCCTCAGCTAATTCCTTTTCGTATTTCTTGAAAAGTTCATCACGAAGCTTCTTTACTGATACTGGGGTTTTTACAGTTTTCTCCGTAAGAGATACTGTAATGAGACCATGTAACTGGAGCCCTAACCAATCGCGATGGTCAATGTATTTACGGAAATCAGTCGTTGTAATTTTATCAGAGATAAGAAGTTGTGTTACTTCTTCCTCATAGTTGACTGCTTTCTTTTTTACTAATACTTCATTGTTGTATGGGAAAAATCTACGGAAACCTAAACGATCAATCATGATCTTATTCCAACAAATTCTACCAACAGTCGTTTCACAAGCACGTGGATTATGATACTCATTTGCTTTTAATGAAACGATATCAGTGCATTCATATTTAGACTTCTTAATTGTAGATTTTCCATTCTTGTCTGTAACTTTCCTATCGGCGAATAAATCAGAAAGGAAAGCAAAATCGAAATCTTTTGGATCCCTTTCGAGTAATTCACGTTTGAATTCTTCTGGAACATGACGGCTATCTGTGTAAGGTTCACGAGTCATATCATAAAATGTCTGATACACCTCGTATTTAATCTTTCTTACATTTTCTCCACTTGAAGAGATGAAGAAGGATTTCGATTTCATGACCTTATCACATTCAGCATTTGCCTCTTGTGTCCAGAGGAATTTAATTGTAACCTGATCACCATCATCAATCTGGTTTCTCATACTCTCGTATGAAGTTTAGACTATATCTTCGTTAATATAATTAACACTCTCCGTTTCGGATTGTTTCACCTACATTTCGCCCTATGATTGAGCCTACTCGGTTCAGATATTGCTATCTGCCTTTCCCTAGCCGTTGAGCCCATATCTCGATGAGATACTTCGCTGCGTCGATCATCTCTATTCTTAACCTTGATTACCATATCTCCGGAGTTACCCTTTGCCCTTGGACTGTCGCCATTCCAAGTTGGTAGTTAGACTTAACGAGACTTCCCCGCGATTAGAAGAGTTTAAGGTGACCTATAGTGATGGGTTAAGTCACCCCCGAGTCCTGCAAGATATGAATTGGAAAACTGCAGTGTATCTATGAACTGCGTTGCGTTCTTCTCTCGTGGACACAGGAAATTTTGCTTTGGAAAATGCTTGTAAATCATTCCATTGATTTGAACGACTTCTGTTTGGAGTGTTGCAATTGGATTGATTTCAGAGACAAAGATTCCATAAGCATCAGATACAGGGTAACGTGTAATGATCGCATGTTGATTCTTTGTGCAATCATACGCTGCCATGTAAAGAATGTCATTTACAGTCATCGGACGGTTTGAAATTGTGGAAAGTTCATGTGTTCCACTTGGGTCCATTCGCTTTCCTGTAAATAACACATCATTGTATTCATCTTTTGCAATTGGTGCTTTAATGGGGTCAAACCTTGATTCAGGATCATGCATGTAAAGAGTCATCATATCTTCAATATACTGATCGGAGAAATAAAGCTCCGGTTTGTATAAAGCAATATAATCAATCTTCTGCTCCCCTGTTTTCTTATCGGTTTTAATGATTGGAACCTGCTCTTTGTTTGTGATAAAATTTCTCTGGAAGAAAGATTTTAACCAATTAACCATAAAAGGAGCATCCAAGTCACAAATCTGTGAAACGGGAACTCCAGTAATACCGAATCGGCTTCCAGTCTCTTCCGGACTATTATCATGATACAAAGGGCAAGAAATAACAGAACGTACACAGTTGTCTACGTTCTTTCCCATTAAGTACTTTCGTATGATACCATTCTTTTTCTCCAGCTTCCGCTTAAAGGTATCATAAATTTCACAAAGTAATTTCTGAATCATATAATGAGTTCCATGAAGGGTAAAGTCATACATGTCTTTATCTCTTATCACTTTGCTCAAACGAATCAGCTTTGTGTACATATTATTCAGTGGATCTGTTTCTCCACCTCCATCACTTCCCGGCATAATGTCGCGGTAAAAGACAGGAATGATGATCATCTTATCTACAAAGATTTGATTTTTTGGGGTCTTTGTCAAAAGGTCAACACGTTCATCACGCATTGCAGAAGACGCTTCATCTATCTTCAATTTCCAATTGATTTTCTCCCAATTCTCATAGATAAATTCGATGCCTGTTTGCCCGTTCTCATCATCTTGTACGAGTTCGCCTTTTGGAGTAATGGAATAATACTCAGCTCCATTTACAATGCGCTCGATGTTTCTATATAATCGCCTTAATGATTTATAGACATGAGGATGAAAAAAGTGCCCATAGAGGGTCACATACGCATATCTATTTTTTCTGGAACGAGTATCGATACCAAATATTTCGTTGGATAATAAACCACCGGGATCTGCGACTCCTCCTCTTGCAAATACAATTGGAGAAGTGACTTCTTTTAAGTGATTCAATCCGACGAAGTCATCAAAATTAAATAATTCGACTTTAATTGTTATCACCTCATTTCTCTTATGAGATTGTCCAAAAATGCAAATTTTACTTATATATTATCTTTATGAAGTCTATAGAAAAGCTTTCTTAAGAAAAGGAGAAATGAGACATGAGTGAATTGACAAAGAACGAGATGTTAGAAGCAATGGCAAAGATTCAGATGCGTTCGTATGGGACACATGGAATTTTCAATCGTTACACAACTCCAGAGATCATCAATAAGAACTGGGTTGAACAGATCTTTTTGGATGGTGAATTCCACTGTAATTACTGCTTTGCGTTTTTCCGGGAGTTAATAAAGAAGGATGCTGTCCTTCTTAACAAAAAGGGAAAGACCTTAGATGTAAAGGAGCGTATTTCACTGGATTACACAACAACCTGGAATGAGCTTGCCCAAGTAGTATCAGACATCATAGCTGCAACAAATGGCGATATCGTTGCAAGTATGACAGATTTAAAGAAAGCGTTACTGAAGGCATGTGTTGACTTTTACATGACAACACATTTTGTGATTCCGGCAGAGCTTGCTGAACATGGATACAACACGTTTACATCAGAAAACTTGTACGAGGATTGTCAGATTGAGTGTGTAGTTCCAGATATTTCTTTTGGTTATAAGCTTCATGGTTTGGATAACGTTGATACGGTGAAGTTACAAGAGATCACTGCTTCAAGTGGAGATATCGCAGCAAATATCACATCTGGTGATATTAATTTATGGAATGATGCAGCGCATAAGGTCGGTGTTATCATTAACTCATTGATGGACGCGTATGAATTTGTAATGGACGATTTCCGGTTACGCATGTACAACTTCGTCGATTATCTATATCATAATGCAATGCTTGAAGATGATGATTATGAATACGGTGAAGCTCTACTATATTCTGTTAGTGAGATTGAGCGGATTCAGTATTCACCTATCATCCGGCTTCTTGAAGAGAACCCAAATCTCAGACGTGTAATGGAAGTAATGGCGGCTAGTTACGGGGATTATGTAAATCAAGTGTTCGCTGATAAACTTGCAGAAGCTATGTTTAGCATGTTTCAGATTGAACTTATGCGCGGTGGCGATACTGATAAGACGATCCCAGCTCTTTCTGAGAAAGTTCGGATTGAGCATTCAGTGAACTATACTCGTCCAGTTATCAAACACATGGGGAAACAGGATGATTAAAAAAATCAACTTAATTTTCATTTATATAATATCTATATAGATACATGAGAAAGGATATGTACTGAAAGGAGGGCATTTTGATATTCTCGTATCAACCACGTCCGGTTGTGGCTGAATTCTACATGAAATAATTCCATGTATTGTGGCTAGTATATGGATAGTTTTGTGAATGGATTCATTTGTTACTCGTGAACCTGATTGATAGTATTATAATTACCTTGATTTTTATATACTTGATTTTGATGATTTGTGAATGTAAAAACAAAGTGTTTTGGCAATGGGCACTTTATGACAATCGTGACATTCTAAAGCGTGGCAGCAACGTCGTTAAAATGGTATATGAAAAGCATGAGAAATTTATAATAATATCAATTCAGAGACATTTAATTAAGGAGGTTTAAGATTTCCTCTCTAACCTTCTCGTATTCTTTTAGTTTAGATAAAATTTAAATGGTGAAGACTGGCCTATGTAATTGATCGGAAAATGGTTGGTCTTCACCATTTACTGTCACTTTAGGAGGAAAAAAATATGAGTTTATTTGAGACAGAGGCAGAAAGAGGTTGGCAATTAAGTTTTCGAATTAATAGTGAATTACTTAGTAAAATGGCACCAAGTGAACAGACTGAAGAAGTTTGTATCATGGCAGTAGAAAGAGATGCAGATAATTTAAAGTATGTAGTAGATCAAACAAGAACGGTTTGCTATGAAGCAATTAGAAGAAACCCAGATACATTGCAGTATGTCTGGGATCAAACGGATGACATCTGCTTGCTTGCAGTTATGACAGATGGGTTGGTCCTTCGTTATGTACAAAATCAAACCGAAGAAATTTGTCTTGCTGCAGTGAAACAAAATCCGGAAGCAATCATCTATGTAAAATCTCAAACGTATCGTATCAAAGAAGCAGCGATAAAAAGAGATGGCATGATGCTTCGATATATAACCCTTCCAACGGAGTACTTCTATGAGCTGGCATTGAAGCAGAATCCGAATGCAATCATTTTCATCAAAGATCCAACGGATGAACAAGTTGATTATGTATTAGAGCAGAATCCGGGATTAATCTCTGTTGTGGAGCAGACTGAAGAAAGGAGGTCAAAAGTTTTAGAGAATTGCCCAGCATGTATTCAATATATTCATGAACCATCAACAAACGAATGCATTCATGTCGTTTCAACGGATGGGTTATGCTTACCAAATATCACACAGAAATATCGGACAAAATCAATATACTTTTATGCTGTAAAAGAAAATCCAGAAGCATTGGATTATGTCGTAGCAGATCATCCAGACGACGATATCATTTTTACTTGTGGAGTAGAGGCTTGTGAAATCGGAGGACTGAAATATTTATTCCGTCTTAAGAATAACAAGTTTCGAGTATTCAGGGAGATAATGAGAAATCGTAGACATCGTCTTTTTAGAAGGGTTGAAGATAAGGTCGATGATTTCTTCAATTGGTTTTTCGGACCTCGCTAAGGATAAGTTGAGTCTGTCGAGGTGATGTAGTGGTATAGACTGGTAATGCTTAGTGACGTGATGTTTTGTTGCGTGGCGTAATGGTATAGTGCATTGACGTAATGGTATAGTGAAGATGGTACAGTGCTGTGATGTATTGGCGTAGTTGATCTATGTGGCGTGCAGTGAAGTATTGGTGTTGTTTAGTGAGGAATGCTCAGATATGCAATTGGTAGTCTGATGCTCAGTTCAGTGTTGCCAGGTGAAGTGTTGGTATCGTTTAGTGATGAGGGTTGTGCTCTGGAGAGGTATAGAAAAGTAGAGTTATCTTAAGTAATGGTGTAGTTTGGTGACGCTAGTTTTGTAACGTAAAGGTAGGGTAGAGTAGAACACTGTTCTGTTCCGTGTCGGTGAAGTGAAGTTTCGTACTGTGGAGCAACGTTTCGCATAGGTAAGGTAAAGTATCTCATATTTGTGTTCAGCATAGGTGAAGTAAAGTGGTGAAAGGAATGTGTAGTATGGGTATTGTTTAGTGACGCAAATTGTCGATATGTTTTGTTTTGGCAGAGTATTAAGAGATATCTAATTTTGGAGCTTATTGATTTTATTGTGAAGAAAGGAGTGTGAAATGGAAGTAAAGATTACATCAGAAAAAGATATTGTATTTAACACCGAGGAATTACCAAAAGTCAAAGAAGAGCTAAATGAAATAGCAAATAAACTTGACGCTTTACAAGAACGTGATTTCTTCCAAGATAATGAAAATACCTTCATGAAAATCTTGGGAGATGCAATCACGTCCATTGATGATTTACTCGATGATATCGAAACCCTGGAATCTCAGATCTAAGCAAAGGTTTTCCATAGTGTAGTCCGCTTTTGTACTGGTATGGTCCAGTAAAGAGGGAAATGTGACGTTCAGTACGGGCGTGGTCACGTGAGGTACTGTATGGCTTTGTGCCGTAAAGGTGAGGTAAAGCAAGTCATTGTATAGTTAAGGAGATGTAAGGCTTGGAACAGTAGCGATTGGTTGGGTATCGTAATGGTATTGTCAGGTAGTGTGGTGGCATAGCCGAGTGGCGTAGTGTTTTGTGTTGATATGGTTATCTGGCGTGCTGTATGGTTGTGTGACGATTGTTGAGTATTTTAGAAAATCTTTAGTTGGTGTTGTAATGATAACGCCAGACATCGGATGGTAAAGTTTCGTGATGGTATATTATAGTGGGGTCCTGCGTGGTATAGGAATAGCTTGGAATAGTAGGGTTGGGTCTAGTAGAGTAACGGTGTGACTAGGATATGAACAGTGATGTATCGTTACGGAGAGGCTAGGTTAAGAACCGTGATGTACCAGAATAGTTTAGTCTAGTAGAGCATGGTGTAGTTATGGTGCAGTTACGCTCCGAAATGTGAGGTAACGGTACAGTGAGGAAATGCTACGCATGGGTGTAGTGCTATTACGTAGCGTATTGGTATAGTTGCATATAGATATGTGCTGTGATGGTATGGACCAGTGTCGTTAGTAAAGTATTGCAATGGTATATTGAGGAAGGGTTAAGTATAGGTAGGGTTACGAACAGTTAAGAATAGTTGTGGTGAGGACTGGTTAACCATAGTAACGAACCGGTTTGGTTGCGTGGGTTAAAGTATACTCAGGTAATGGTAAAGTATTTTAAAATTTCTAATATTGGTGAAAGTAATTAAAGACACGAAAGGAAGTATTAAATGGAAGAGAAATTAAGAAACAACACAAATTCCCTCTATGAAGTAACAGAGACGATAACTGGAGTGGATTCTCTGCTGAGTTATCTGAGGAGTATCTCAGACACAGAGACACTGAATGCAAGTACAAAGATTTCTCATTATACAGCAAATGCAATTACTGATCTTGAGAATTTGAAATCTGAGCTGGAGTCTCTTAGAAGATATAAGATTGTAGAGCGAAGGGAAGCAGCAATCGGGATTTATCCATCAGATGCTCTTGCTAAAAGTTCTAACGTAGTGTGAACGAGAAAATAAGGAGAGGATGAACACAACCATTCATCCTCTCTTTTTTTATCCTTCGTATCCAGCCGGATACATAACACTGATGTCATAATTGACTTCCTGAAGTTTCTTTGCTAATGCAATCTTTCTGAGATTGTAAAGCTCTTTGATTACATAAACAAGATACTCCTCACTGTGTGGAACCTTTAATTTTTTTGCAAACTTTGGGTTCCTGATGGTATCCAGATAGTATTGAGCCAGCTCAATCTTGCTGTTAATGTAAGAGACAATCATCATCTTATCATTCACAGTCTTCATATCACTGATTTTAATCCGGATATAATCCAACTGATTTCTATCAATTGGTTTCATTGTCTTTGTTCCACCGATCTCTTCATAGTATGCATCGTGAGCAATCTTAGAAGCAAGATCTGCGATGTATGCACTTCTTCTCTCACTGTCATTTTCTCCAGCTGCATCCATAAAGAACATCTTGTAACTTTCATCAGCAGATTCAAATACATAAGAAGCACTCGGAACCCTCTTCTTTAAATCAAGAAGATTCTTCTTTGCAAGAGCTGTCTTTCTCTTGCTGAGCTGATCAAATACTTCATTTGTATAATTGACAGCAGAACCAAGCTCATCTACAGGACTTGTTAACTGCTTTCTGTTTTTCAGGTACTGCTCGATCTTTCCCATTGCTGTCACAAGTTGTCCAGCATAGCCATTTCTTGCAGCCATATTATCGGCTTTGATTTCTTTTCTTACGCCATTCTTATCATAAGAGAACTGGCAAGCAACAACAACCGGTAAGGAAACCAGTTTGGTAAATGGCTTATTTGTCATCATTGCTTTCTGAGCAAGTGGACTTGTTGTAAGAGAGAACTGAACGATCTCATGGAGTTTTGTCGGAACGGAATCTCCATCAATCATATGTCCAATCTCATGTAACGTCAGAGCAGTTAACTCTTCTGCTGTTAAGATACTAAGAAGTCCAGTATCAATATCCAGTCTCCAAGAAGCAGCTCGCTTCCAGATTTCACGAATGGTATCAATAGTACTATCCTGATTAATGACTGCTTCCGTAATCTTTTCAATGGTAGATTTGTCCGGCGTAATCGCCATTCCAAAGAAGTTATTATCTAAAACAGGCTTAATCAAGCGTACTGATATTTTCTTTCCTGTTGCTTTCACGATTGCAGTCTGAAGTGCTGCAGAAGCAGTATCTAATGCATGAAGATTCTTTTCATCTGCATGGGCAATCAGATTGCTAAAAGCTTCAGTAATTTCAGTCGTTGAAATTTGACTCATAGTTTCTCACCTTCTTTAATAATAAAATATATAAGATGCCATCGGATCTTTCTTAAACTGTAAGAGTGTGTATTCACGTTCCTCACGGTTTGATCCGGATTGGCGAATTGCATAGAGATTTCCAGGAACAGGTCTTCCACCTATTTCAATCTGGAATAACGCATAAAGATGCTCTTCGTATTTAATGATGAAATAAGAATGTGATGTCTTATCCGGAAGGACAAGAGGATGATCCTTATTAAACTCTGCCAAATACATGGTAAGAAGTTCTTCATCAATATCCGGACTAATCCGGAGTGTATCTCGTTTGATGTTTGTCTTTCGACAAATTGCATCAATGATTAAGCTATCTTCCTGATTCTCCAGCTGCATAATGAGCTCTTTAATCTCTTTATATTCAAGCATCTGACTCATTGTAAAAGGATCGCGCTCAATATGATTTTGAACTGGTGTGATTGCAGTCCGTACGATATTCTTTGAAGAATGAATACATGAAAGATCATGCTCAGCTATCGTTTCCTGCACCAGTTTATTGGTAAACCAGCTGTATGCTTGTAAATAGATTTCATGGAGGAATTTATCATCTCCATAAATATAACGCAATCTCTTAAAGAGATACTGCTCATAGATGATAGCTGGTCCATATCCATCCTCAGAAAGCCATCCAGCAAAGTTGTAGATGGAAAGGATGTAATACATACAAGCGGTCAGATGTTGAACGTCTTCTTCATCTTTCTCACCTGTTAGATAATACTCAGTCTCAACGAGACTTCTTGCATTATCTTCATATTCAGACCAATCTAAATTTGCTTCAAAAGAAGCATACTTTAACTTGAGATATGTTTTTAACATATCAACAGTCTGAGAGATTGCATGGAAGATGATTTGGTATCCACCATCAGCATCCGTCCCAACAATGCTTCCAGCAGCTCCGATAATATCAATGATATTTCTCGGAGAATCAAACTTCATCTGCGCAATAGAACGAATGATTCCCATGTTTCTCGGACCATGATGATATTCCTCAAAAGCATCTACCATATGAAGTAAATCCGATGCAACATACACCTCATAGCTTCTTGGTTCTACACTGGCGGCGTATGGTTTGTTAAATGATTGGTATCTCCGAACAAGTCGGGATAATACAACACAAGGTGAAAATATAGAATCGTTGAATTCCTCAGATTCCATGATATTCACCGGAAAATGAATTAATGTATTCGGAGACGTTGTTCTCCTCATCAATTCATCAATATGATCACAAACGAATCTCTGGTCTTCTCTACTCAAATGAGCAAATATCCAGAAAATATCATTTGAATTTTCCAAATTTTGAAATGTATATTCTGTTAGCATAAGTAACCTCCTAAGGCATCCAAATTTTTTTCTCAACGCCCATTGCTACCTGATTCTTTGCAACTTCCAAATACTTGAAAAACTTCTTGTATTCTTTATTCACAACTTTCAGATAGTTGAAAGGAATTGCTTTGTCCCCCATAACCTCGTCTTTCAACCGTTCTTTTACTTTATCAACCGCCTGAATTTCAGGATGCATATTAGGATTATCTCCACCATCCTTGATTTCAATTTCGAGGTTTAAGGAGGGTATGAACATATCTGGGATATAAAAATGCTGTTTCCCTTCATACTCATATAAATAGGTATGTGGAGAAGGAGACATAATATCCTCGTAAGGAAAGTCCATAACACGATCTAAGAAAATTAAAAAATCCAACTCATAAGAACCAGTATAACCAATCTTATGATTTGGATTATGATCAGAGTACTGATACTTTCCAGAAATTCTTCTGGCTGCAAGCATCTTTCTCTGTTGTTCAGGATCGTCACATAACGTGACTTTTCCGTATTTACTAATCATCCGGTTTTTGAATTCCTCACGGTATTTCTCTTTACACTTCGGATCAGGGCAGAACCGATTGTACTTATTTGTCTTTGGATTCCAAGTGGTATCACGTTTACACATAACACAAGAGCCATGTGTTTTACCAGTTCTTAAATAGTAAACGAACTGTCTTGGAACCATACCAGGAATAATCATTTCCGGATGTTTACTTTGAATATGATCTGCGTACTGCTCTTCATCATTTAAGAGTTTGGAACAGAATTTGCAGTGAATATATCTAGTTGACATGATTCTCACCACTTTCTTTCACAGAATAATCTAATGTAAAATTAGATGGGTCTGTAAGACACCTTGCTGATGGTGCATAATATCTTCTAAAGCAATGGAAACAGGTCTGAGTATTTATATCAAACCAATCAGGATTATCTGAAATCTTTCGATAAACACATCTTGGACAAAACTCTGGGTAATCGTCGTGTTCTCTTTTTTCCATACTTTTTACACCACCTTTTAAAGAAGCCCTTCTAGGATCATAATCTCATTTAAGAGCTCCTCAATTTTATTTACCTGAATGAGTTTTATATATCCTTCAGGTGTAAAGTCAACGATAGAATGACATTCATTGATGTATAATATAATTGACCAGTATTCAGTTGTCTGATAGATATCCATAGATAATTTCTTTGGAGAATAACGATATCTCCTCTCATCTTCGGCTTCCATCTCAACCTCAACGATATAAGGATCAAAATACTCCTTGTATTTATTTACGATATGATTCATAGGAATCTTAATCGTTTCATCATTTTTCGTATAATGAAGATATGCACCGATGTTAAAGTTTCTATGACTTAATGTCTTTCCACCATTTCGGTCAATGTCTTCTCTTGTAGTAGCTGGAATAATCACGATTCATCAACCTCCATTCTTAACGGTCACATGAAGTCCTGTCATATCACCATTATAATCTGTAAGATAAATCTCTTCCCCAGCAGGAAGTTCGATCTCAAATGGGATATAGTAGATCGGGGTAGGATATGGCATCTCACTTTGATATTTCTCATACAAATCTTCATTAGATTTCTTCTTTACAACACTTTCCGTTACGGTAGCGTTAATGTAATTTACAGATGTTACTTTCGTTGCCGTTTTTGGTCTTGTTGTAGAGGTATTAATGAAAATCTGATTTGCAGATTTTAAGCTGATGGTAGATTTCACTACTTTTGTCGAGCGTGTAATCTTTGCCATCAAATTTGGAGCATAGACTTTTGCGTCACTACCAGTTCCTCCAGAAAATGGTCCGACCAGATAACCCGTGCAGTCCTCAAACTCCCAATTCGGTTCAACTGTTGTTAACATAGGCTATCTTCCTCCTTAAGCTACTGTTTTTCTACTATAAAAATGGGTGTTAAAAGAGGAATGGCAGCAAACCATTCCTCTTCATTTTCGTCTCGACAGACCGGATACACTCCTGCACGTCCCGGCTCGGTGTGCGCGCTTCATCACCAGCTAACGTGTCTAGCCGTCGAGATCTTCCATGACACGGCGACGCCCATGATCCCGGGTAAATCGCCGTCAACCGCCATTGCCAGACCTGCGGCGAACCGATTCGCGACAGTGGCTCTTTCATAATGACGGATTTTTATACATCGCCACCGGAGCCCTTCCGGCAGCACCTAGCGGGCGCGGCACTTCTGGCTGCCAATCCATGGCTGCACATAACCGTACTCGCTTACAATATAGTTCTATTTGTAATTTATAATTATTTTTAATTTTTATTATGGAAAACGGTCTTTTAAGGAAGAAAGCGAGGGATAGGAATGAGTATTGAACTCAATAACGATCAGCTCTATGCTACTATGGACATGGAGCATTGGTGGAAACACCCTGATCGACAGGTATTTGAAGTTGCAGGTGGAGCTGGTACTGGAAAAACCACTTGCATTATGTATTTTATCCAGCGCATGGGATTAGAATTAGACGAGGTCTTATTTGTATCTTATATGGGAAAAGCCGTTTCACAAATGATAAGAAATGGACTCCCTGCAAAAACTATTCATGCTACTTGTTATACATATGAAAAAGATGTAGAACGAGATGAAAAGGGAAGAATGATATTAACGGATAGTGGAAAGCCGAAAACAAAATGGGTGCAGCATTTAAAAGATAAACTTCCAAAAGGGATCAAGTTAATTGTGGTAGATGAAGGATTTACCATACCAGAAAGAAATGCTTTAGATTTATTAAGCTTTGGAATTCCTACTCTGGTATTAGGTGATCATAATCAGTTACCACCACCATTTGGAAGACCATACTTCTTAAAAGACCCAGATGTTGTTTTACATCAGATTATGAGACAAGCAGAAGGAAACCCGATCATTTACTTAGCACAGCGAATTTTAAATGATGAGGATTTAAAAGAAGGAGTATATGGAACGAGTGCTGTTATAAGAAGAAAGAACTTGACAGATTACATGTTAAAGCATGCTGATGTCATTATTACAGCAACGAACCGTTTACGTGGACAAATCAATGATATATTTAGAGAAAACTTTTTGGATTTCTCACATCTTGAAATTCCACATTATGGAGAAAAGATTATATGTCGAAGAAATAACTGGGGGAAGTATATTAAATATAAAGGTGAGATTTATCTCACCAATGGAACGACTGGGTTTGTTGATTATATTGAGAAACGAACCTATACGAATAAATCTGTGACTATTGATTTCCGTCCGGATTATTCTGATAAAGCATTTCATAATTTAAAGGTGGATATTCCAAGACTTAATGCTAAACTTGGATACTCAAAAGATGATGCTTGGATTGCACCTGATATGGATGTTTTTGAATATGCTTATGCACTTACTGCTTTCTCTTGTCAGGGAAGTCAGTGGCCAAATGTACTTATTTTGGAAGAGGAAGATTTCTTCCATAATGAAAGGAATTATCAGCGCTTAAAATATTCGGAAATTACAAGAGCTGTTGATAGTGTAACCTACGTAATCCCTTAAGAAATCCTGGTTTCACTTATATATTATCTTTATAGGAATAGAAGAAAGGAATGGTGATATTACGATTTATTTCAATGATGAATTAGTAGATTCCGCTATTGAAGCAGTCATAAATGGATCTTGGTATCGCCGACCGAGAAAGCTGTTTCATCCCATACGAGATATTTATGTTCATGGGAGGATTCTATATTACTTAGAAACTGACGGAAGGGTTTGTTTACCAGATATTATTATCGTTCATGAGAGAACTGCAATCTCAAAGAATGAGTTAATATTCTTGCAAACCGTGGATGTCTTAACTCATACAAGGGTAATCACACAAAAGGGGATTTAAGGATGAAAGTACATTTATTTTACAAGCTAATCAAAGGGTTAGAACCACAATTATATGCATTCACTACCAATAAACATCGAGCGATGTTATTCTTAAATATCCGGCAAGGATTTTATTATAAGATCGTGGATACATCTATGGAAAAGATAGATGAACTAAAAGAGAACTCTGGAGACCTAGAAATAGAGCTCCAGAGTTTTAAAACGTCAATTGATGGTTTCAGAACAACTGCGCTTGTTCCATCAACAGAAGTTGAAATCAAACAAATTCTATTACACAAGGAAGAACTTGCACTCCGATTATTACAGGAGAGTGCGGTTCTTCCTATTCATATCTTTAATGAGGAAGTGCAAGAAGCATTAGAAGAAATCGGATATGGAATGGCATATTCTTATTTTGAAGAAATACAACCAATCCGAGAACTGATTCCAGATAAAACGAATTATGAATTAGACTTTGAAGTAGATGAGTTGGGATTATTTATATTGCTTCATCACGATAGTATTAACGTGAAAAACATAAGGGATTTGTTGGAAGATGATGTATGATATTTTGTAATTTCAGATATTTCATTTATATAATATCTGTGTAGTGAGGAGAAAGAAAAACCTTACAAACAACAAATTTCCGGCATCCATCAATAACGCCGATGACAAGAAGGGTGGAAAAGAAAGGAGTCATTATGTTTAAAGCAAATGAAGAAGTAACAAAGTCAACAATTGATGCATTCTGTGAGAACCTGAAAGAATCCCATGAAATCTATTATGAGATGTGTCCGGAGTTCGTAGGAAAGCATACGATCACAAAGGCAATATCAAATGTCGGTTTAGTAATCGGATCAGCATGTGGAACTGCACCGAAGCAGGTTATCGTACTTGCATGTATCGCCGGTGGTGTCGTAGGTTTACTGACACCGAATAAGAAGATTGAGCGTCTGAAGGACAAGCAGATCAAGATGCTCACAGAGAGTAACCAGGAGTTAACCAAGATGGTATACGGTATGAATGAGGAGGAAAAGTAAGATGATTAAACTCAATGATTTAGTAATCGATGTACCGGATGATCCGGAAAAGCTGGAACAGGAAATGGATATGTTCGAAGAGTATTTAGATGCACAGAAGGATCATGACTGTATCTTGGCAAGCCTTGGTGTACTCGCTCTCGGTCTCGTTGCATTTCATTTCGTCAGCAAACAGTAAGAAAGGAGGCTATTATGGAACCTGCAAGAATCTTAATCAAAGATTCTAAGTTCCAGCCTCTGAGTCGTGTTTTATCAGCGACTCCTAATCGGGTCGAAACAGATAATGGTTGGATCTGCTATATAAAAAGCAGTGGGACTATTATCTGTGAGGCTCGACGGATGTACCAAGACGGAGAATACGCCGTCACGTATATCTTGAAGAAGAATGGTTTCTTCACAGTGACAAGAGAGTCTCCGAAGAATGGAGGAACCAAACGGATTGTCAAGAAAGGATTCGTCTGTGAGAAAGGTACAGAGAATCCAACGGATGGTGTAATAAATCTCGGAGGAGGGAACATCAACACACGTAAGTGTTACTTTAGAACGAAGTTCTTTGATGACTTCCTAAGAGATAATCAAATTGGATCCATTAAGAATTGTGATCCGAATGGAATCCATTTGGTACAAGATGGTTGGAAGTTGGTATCAGACGGCGATATTAAAATCGTCGATGAAGTTGATGACATGCTGAGGGTCCAGATTAATGATGCAAAGTATGTCAAGATTTACAAAGAAGAGGAAGAGGATTCCTCGGTCTTGTTCACACAGGATAATGTGTTTGAACTTGACTTTGGCGCTGGAAAAATAATCTAGGTAACTAGGGATACCTACCGTCCCTTAAGAAAGGTAGGAGAAAGAGAGGACATTATGTTCGATAAAACAAGAGCAGCTCATGCTGCAAAGAAACTGGCAAAGCTTGGTGGTGTAGACATGGCAACATTCTCTGATACGGTTACAGACCTGAAGGAGAAAAACAAGATCGTGGCAATCGGAGCCGCAGTGCTTACAGCAGGCAACATCGCATATGTTGCACTCTGCACAAAGAAAGCACACGAGCTTGAGGAGCGTTGCATTGACGCGTTGGCAGAGAACACCGAAATGGTGAATAACGCGCTTTATGGATTCGGTCCTGAGGATGATTTCGATTATGAAGAAGATGCTGAAGGCGGCGATGCACCGGCAGCGGAGGACGATTGATTGAGAAAGTCCGAACTGAAATTGAATATGGGTATGTGTAATTATGGCCCTGATGATGACGATGATACTTGGTTATCAGACGTCGTCATCGGTGGCTAAGAACTGTTAACATTTGGGTAAAAAAGAGACGCATCCGGTTTGGTGCGTCTCTTCTTTTTTTATATTTGTATCTTCTTTACGATGATACCTTCTTTTTTTACTCCATAATCTTTGCCTTTCATATTATAGAAAAGATTGATCTTCTTGAAGATTGGTTTATACTTCTCCAAGTATTTACGATGCATCTTTTCACTTGATCTCTGATTTCCATTATCAGAATAGATAAGATCATTATCAGAGTAAATATTTAGTGTTACGTTACTTCCTACAACTCCAATAGATATGAGATGTAGGATGATACTGTTGTAATTCTGGCCCGTGATTGCATAATTTAATACGTTTTCACTTCTCGTATCAAGGTGATGATGAACTCCTAAAATATCCATTACACCTTCTGCCAGATTGATTGTAATTGGTTCTTCTGTGAACATGTCAAGACTTGCTGAAAGTCCATAATAAACCTTATTCGTTGTGGATTCTTCATCAATTGGATATTTCACCCAAGGCATATTATGAGTGTCTGTAATATCGCGGAATAAAATATGACTGTTACCAGCCGATAAGAATCCGACATAATCTTTCTCTAATAGCAATCTCTTTTCTTTGCTAAATAGAGAGGTTTTGATTTTATTTGCAATGAGAAAATCATATAAGGAAGTAATCACTTTCATCTCTTGATATTCTTCCATTGTAAAATCTTTTCCCATTCGATTTGCTATATAATCGAGCTTCTTTTGATATCTGTATTCTTCTGGTATAACTCGTTCATAATAACGATACTTATCTTCGATAACAGAAGCTCCTTTGATGTATTTGCCTTTCTTATTCAAATAAATGATTCCATTTCTAAGTTCCTCGGAGGTTCCACCCATCAAATCATACGTTTCAGGTGTAAACACTCCGCTATAATCACATTTAAAACAATGCACTGGAATCACGCTATTATTTCCAACTATAACTTTCATGTAGAAGTGACCAGTATTGTATTCTTTTTGGGAATCTCCACAATAAGGACATCGTGTTTGAAATTCGCCACCAAATTGGGGATCACCATGAACTCTTCTTACATATGCATTTCTTGAATATAAAAAATCTATAATTCCTTCTTTTGTTTCTTGTATATTTAATACTTTCATGATGTCACCACCTTTCTATCTTCTAAATTGAGGGTTGAAAAGAGACCTGATTCAATCTCAGGTCTCTCCAACACAGCCACATCATACCAAGGATAATCGAGGCGATTCTTTATCGTCTACCCTTAATCATCTGTTACAATCTGCATATATTTAAATATAAGCCTTTATGTCATTTATGAATGCAGTTACTTCGTCATCGTCTCCAATAATTCTTAAATACATTCTCTTTGCAGATGAAATTGCACAACACGCAAGAGATTTCCCATCCATCAATTGATTTTTGTCTATACCTATGTCGAAGTTTAAGTTCTCATATCTAGGAAGTCTCATTTTTCTGTTTAACTTAAAGATGTCGTCAGCGCTGTCTAAGTTTACTTTAATCAGCATCGTCATCACTTCCTTTCATAAAATGACAAGAAAAAAAGAGCAGGTCGGTTTAATGACGCTGCCCTCTTTTTCTGCTCTATAATTCTTTAGGAGGCTACACAATACTTATGGCAAAGTACAATGCAACAAAGCCATCATGCGGCTTAACTATTTGTTACAATTTCCTCGGAATCTGGAGAGGTCTCGTCAGATTCCTCCAAGAGCTCTGCTTCTTTTTCAGCTTGCTCTTCTTCTAAAATACGTTGCCTTTCTGCTTCCTCCTCACGTTTCATCTGTTCACGCTTCTTAAGAGAGATATATCCAGTATCAACTTCTTCTGGTAATTCCATCTTACCATAAGCATTCAATTCAGTCCTTGGACCCATGATGAATGACTTACCATGTTTCATCTCTTCTTCTACTTGACGTTCCAGATTATTCCCTTGCATGACCACATTCTGATTGAGAATTTCGGTCCGAATTTCATCTTTCAATTTCATTTGATAGAATTCATAATCGGTCATCATATATGATTTCCCGTTATACGTATGCATCCGGATGGCTTCGTTATCCATTCCGGTAATCTGCTTATTCTTATCATTGAATTGAAGCTCCAAACCAAGATGCTTATAAAATACAGAGAAGATCTCTGCTGATCTTGATTTATAGAAGCGCTTCATATTCTTAAGACCATGCTCCATAAATTGTGATTTGGTTAAATCACTGGTAGCTTCCGGTGAGGATCTGTAACATCCATGAAGTACTGCCAACTCATCTGGTTCCAAACCAATTAAGAAGTTGAGTGACTCATATTCACCGAAACGAATAGCCGTATCAGAGAACGGAGCTTCATTTCTCTTATTCTTATAAGAACGCTCCGGTAATCCCTTCATATTAATTGCACCAGTATTTCTTGCAGAGAATCCTCGAGAGTCTGTCTGTTTGAGTGGCATGAAATACATCTTGCCTGGACGATAAGACTGACAAATACGATAGAGGTGTCCCCACTTGCGAATGTATAACGTAACCGATTTCGCAAAATCATACTTCTGTGCAATATCGAGTAATTTATAGAAGATTGAACGATCTTCGTTGATTGAATCCTGATGGACATTGATTCCACCGGTATCAATCACAGATTTCATGAATTCTTTCTTCTCTTTTGTAGTAAGTCTCTTATAGATAGAATGGAACTTCGCTGCCTGTTTTTCATTAAATGCTCCGAGAATTTCAAAGTAGAATTTTTCCTGTTCTCGAAGTGTCTTCATCTTTGCCAATTCACCTACTGCACATTCTGTAATCCAGTTGATTTCCATCTCATGTGGAACGAATGCTGTGGTACGGTTTGTAATAGATGGAAGATGAAGAAGCACGTCGACACGTTTTCCATCAGAGCTAAACGGCATGTCTTCATTCTTTAAGACTCTTGATACAACGGACTTATTTCCATATCGTGCAGTAAACTTACCACCCTCGGACAGTGGAGAAATCTCCATAATATGAGCGTGAATCTTCAAGTTACCAAATACAGAATTTCCGTCATTCCATTTTAAGTTCGGATTCCGGTCAATGAAATCTCTTGCTCTCTTAAAGAGCGAATCGATCTTTCTTGTATAAGGTTTTCCAGAATCCATAATCTCTTTACAAGTCTGATAAATCTTCTTCCAGTATTTATCCTGTTCATGGAGTAAATCAATAATCTGATGATTGAATGAATTATCCGGAATATCAGGATCATTACAGAAGATATCATAATCGACAACCATAGCGGTGCCGTTATAAAGGATGGTACAATCACCATCACGAATCATCCGTAAATTACGATGTGTAAAGTCGTAAAGGACCTGCTCGTTGATAAGAGGTCTGGATGATGCTAAGTATCCTTCAACAGTCTGTCCAATATTTGGAAGAGGCTGATAATGATCATCGTCTCCAAATAAGTTCAGTGGGATATCGTTGTTATTCCAACCCCACGCAATCTTTTGTGGATGTACTGTACTTAAGGCTACAGATGCATACTCACTGATCTCTGCTGCGTCTTCTGCTGTAAATGGATCAAAGGTATACATCGTATTTAGGTTTACACCAAATCGATAGTTCATATAAGGATCATATGATGTAGAACGATAAAGAACCGTTCCATCTTTTACTTCATCTCCCTCTTCTAAGCTATCAATAAAATCGTTGTTATACATATAGCCATAATTCTGACCGAGTTCCTCTGTCGGCTTTCTTTTGACCATATCATAACGCTTCTTTTTCTTATCCCAGAAAAACAGGACATAAACAAACGGGTGCTCCAGAATGTCCTCGAACTTTACTACCTTTCGGTAGACTTTCATATCATGGACTTTCTTGTATCCTGATGAGTTACGTCCGACAACATTTTCCGCTCCAGACATAACGAATGGAACTTCTGGTGACACGGAATTTACGACCTGATTTAAGTGTGAGGTGAACATCTGCGTTCGTGTACTATTATTGTATCGGAAATGTGTCATCGAGCTCATTCCGGCTACAGCAGGATCACCTCTGTATCGTTCATCTGCTTCAAGTAATTTTTCTTTTAGGTTATACTTTTGGATTTCGGGCATCCTTAATTCCCCCTTTTTAAAAATCTCATTTATGGTACTTCTAAATAGATAATATATAAACAAATCTCATGTTGAGATTTGGTACCCGTCGTTAACATGATGTGAATAAGAAAATGAGAAAGAAAAAGGCATGGACTTATCATCCATGCCTATAATCTTTACTCTTCATACTTGATTTTGAGTTTCACTTTCTTTCCCGTGATCTTTGATGTAATCGTATAACCTGCCTTTTCCATCTTCGCAATCAAGTCTTTCTTGTTGTCTAAGGATACGGACTTTGTAAAAGTCACAGTTGCCGATAATTCGGTTTTATCGCTAAACTCGTATTCCATTGATTTAATGGAATCCGTTTGATCCTTTAAGATTTCATAAAAGCGGATAAATTTACGATACTTTGTACCGACTATCTCCTCCAGGAGTTCGATATTAGATCCGGAAAGTTTTGCAGCGTAATCTGTTAAACTTTTCTTCATTTCCATATCCACCATTCTTTATGATTTATATGGTCATAACAGAATTTGATCGCGTATATTCTTCCGTTCCGCGTCTTTCATTGCTTTCTCATTTGCCTCTTGTTCATCTTTGAGCTGCTGAATTCTAGCATCTCGTAATTCAAACAAGCGCTTCTTAGGAAGACCCCACAAAATATCATTTATACTCAATTCGGATTTGAATAAACCCAACATGTCGTTTATTAGTATCGGAAATTGTCGAACGAAATCTCGGTACTGCCGAGCCGTTGGGTGATCAAGAAAACCAGTTCATCCGGAGTAATCGGGATGCTCTTGGTCTTGTGATGACATTTCGGACACTCAATATTCTTAAGGCTAAATCCGATATAGAATTTTGCCTGATATTCACGGAATGCTGCCCATAAGATATCAATGTCTGCCGGCTTCATAGAAAGCAGGGCTTCCATAATATCAGATACTTTCTTGATTGCATAGTAACTTCCGTCACTCTTCGGAATGAGAATCATTCCGATGCTGTTTAAGATCGGGATTAATGCAACCTTCTTGTTAAGCTCATAAAGAGCCGGGTCGTCGTCTTCGTACTTATCAACCTCTTCCTGAATCTTGTTGACATAATCGAGAACGCCATACAGATACTCGTAGCAAGAGATTGTACGAAAATCTACCAGATACTTGCAGTAAGGCATCTGGATACGGCGTACTTTACGTACCGGCGATTCCAGCGCTACCTTCATACGATCTTCCGGAGCACATTCATTCACTTCACGAATGGCATCCAGATATTTTATATCTGCAGAATCAAAGTCAATAATGGAACGTGGCTGATACTTGTATGGGATCCTGCTCTTACAAGACTCTACGTTACAGGTAAGAACCAACTCATCCTCTTCCGGCTGTGTTACAATCGTAAGACCGTAAATAGCCAGCGGAACATCGACATATGCAAACTTCTTTAAGAAGTCCTCATAGTCTTTAAAGCCACCAATTGAGATGTTTACCATGTGATTGTAGATGGTATATAATCTCCGGTTCATCTTATCAAAAGAGATATAATCGGTAGACTCGTCACCCGGATCGAGTGCGATATCTGCGAACTCACCAAAGGTAAGTCCGGTCATATCAGCCTTAAATCCAGAAGCCGGGAATGACATCGGGGCTTTCGATACTGAAAGCTGATACTTGTCGATTGCCTGTAAGAACGAGATAGTCTGATCCTGACGATCAAATTCTACCATACGAAGATCCTTGTCTTCTACTTCCACAAGATGAATCATGTTGGTCGACTGGATTGCTTTCTTTTCCTCATCATCAAATGTGATCTGCGGACCAAGTCCAGTCTTGTCGATTAAGATATGAACAAGATTCTGCTTACGCGCATCGTTCATAACCTCAGTAGCATCCAGGTATTCCTGCTGACCTTCTTCCGGCTCGATACCTTCTGCTTTATTCTTCTCAAGTTTCTCAATCTCTGCCAGAACTTCAGGTGTCTTTGCAATGATGTACTTTGAGTTTGGTACATAAGTTGCTTCACCGGTTTCCGAATCAACCTGAACCTGTGAGATGTCATCCATGAGTTCTACATACTCCGGCTTTGTCTGAGGTTTCTTGATAGCGATGACCGCTTTTGATTTCTTTGTAAGATCATCAATCTCAGCAAGCTTGTGCTCCATGTCATCTCTTCTTCGATCAGAATCAGAGAGTGGACGAAGACGCTCTTCATCCGGATCGTCTTCTTCACCAACAAATCCAGATGCACTTTTCTTGCTTTTGATTGCTGCCTCAAGCGGAGACAACTCTTCCTCTTTTTTCTCTTCCAGAAATTCTTTTGCCGGAACTGACTCAAATGGTTTTCTCTGCGAACTAATAAGTGACTGTAAAGTCATAGCCGCTTTATCCTCTTTTTCAGCAGACTGTGATCTAACCTCACCATTTTCTGCTGTTGCGTTTGCATAGATTTCATCTACGTTGATATTTGTATCACGAGATACACCTAATTCTTCATCACGCATGATTTTGTTACCTCCTTAAATTAATTCATTAATAATACCGATCAATATTCTTGATGGTATTTTCAATAATGGCTTTTCTTTGAATTGACAAAATGTCATCTCTTGATAATTTTACAAGAGCTTTGAATAACTCCTGATCATATGCGAGCATTCTAAGAATATCATTTAAACCCCAAAGTGTAGATTCAGTTTCTGTAATCTCCTTCGTAGGTTCTACTTTCGTGTGCTCACAAGCTTCTTTATATAAATCATCAAGTATATAAGGTGCTGCCATGTTTGCCTCCTTACTCTTTTAGAAATCCGAAATTACACTTGCACTCACGAGAGCATAGTTATATGTGATAGCATCGTCATTTGCCACAATAGTAATTGCAATTGTATTCTTTTCTTTCTTTCGATAAATCGGCATGGTAATTAAAAGCACTGGAGAATCATCTCCTGCAAGTCTTGTTTTTACAAACTTAAGATCACCAGAACTAAACAGCGGCGATACGATTGACAGCTGATAAGTAAGCTGTGCCTGTAAAAAATCTGTATCAATGTCTGAGAATTTTCTATATGTATAATCCTGGATATGCATACCAAGTGCCGGGATAGAAGGGTAGAATCCTTCTTTTCCAAATAATACAATTAAGATGGCTTTTGCGACTGCCTCCCAATCCTCGTAAACGAGTGGTTTTCGGAATTTATCCAGCCCAAATGCGGGCTCGTAATAAACGCTCATAATTGAATCCATCCTTTCATGTTCGAATTATAAAGATGTCTTCATTGTAAGTGAACCCTTATATTCACCTTAATATCTGGTTGCGTTAATAATTAATAATGACAAGAAATTATTGTATTCACATAAAGATAATAGGAAATTGAATAGGCTCAATTTTCATTTATGTAATATCTTTTAGATGGATATAAATGGTAAGGGTTTTTACTTGTCCATCCAAAAACTAATCTAGGGGCTGCCGTGATCTCCCTAAATACAAAAGGGCAGCAAGAGAAGGAGGAAACATCATGAAACAAATTCAAACCTTGAGCGTCAATGAAAAGATCGATTTCACAAGAACGTTCATCACCGAGAAGGACATCGAAGACCAGGACATCCAGCAGGAGTTATACTTAACTGCAATCGAATTTCAATGCTTCAATGACAAACCGACACAGTACATGAAACTCTCGTTGATGCTAAACGATACATCAGTGAGATTAACGCAGATCAAGGAAGCACGAGAAACAGCAGAAGTGCTTAGTGGATTGATGGAATGTGAAAGGGCGGAGTTTAACAAGAGGTACAACGCTAGTATTATCTCAGGAATACTGGGAGCATTATTCATGGAGTAATGTAAAAACAAACAAGGGACTGTTTCGACAGTCCCTTCTTTTTTCCCTTTGCAGGCTATTTTCATAGGAAAAACAAAGGTATAACCATAGTAAAAAAGAAATGAGGTGATAATATGAGTGAACCTGCAGAGGCTCTATTTTATTTTGCAGAGCAGACGTCACCTGGGGATGAGAAGATCAACTTTGATGTTCAGCATGGTCCTGGTGGCGATTGGTGGGTAGAATTTGACTCTTGTTTACACGTCTTTGAGTTTATGAATCGTAATACACGTCAGTATCTTGGAGATAACATCATGGATGCTTTACAGCTGGAGAAAATCCAGTCTCAACTTGCTCATGATGATTGGTTTGGTGAAATGGATCATCCGTATCCATCGATTGATGGTCAGAAGTTATCTGAAAAGAGGATCCGTACAATCGAACTTACTCGTAGATCACATAAGATCCGTAATCCGAGACGTCAGGGGAATAAACTGTATGGACATATCGTATCCGCTGGAAATGATGTTGGAAAGGGATTTGCAAACGAGATTATTCGTGGTATGATTCCGGCATTCTCATGCAGATGTTTCGGTCAGATGAAGATCATAAACGGAAGACCGACAATCGTTGTTCGTTTAGTTGTAACTTACGACTGGGTTCTTTATGCTGGATTCGAAGATGCAAAGATGATTGGAGGAGCAAAGGTAAAGACTGGGAATCTTCCGATTACAGAATCTGCTGAGGGTGGTGAATTAGGAAGTAGAGATATCGCAATTCCATTCTCTGAATTAGCACTTGATATTTCAGAGAAAGACGGTGGTGTTTCTGCGTTCCTGGAGTCCATGGATATGGATGCTTCAAATATCCTTGGTCTTACTGATGACTATTCAAAAGCAATCATTTCTCCGGATAAAGATCATTACATCTATGCAAAGATGAATCCTACTACTGTAAATCGCGTGCGTGATTTCTACCGTTCTTTCGGTAAGTAGGAGGTGTATCATGGAAAACAACAATCAGGTATTCATGGAAGCTTACTACGGTAAGCTCCCTGAATTTGTTAAAATCGAATCTTGTTTTAACGAGATTATTAAAAAAGCTCGGATTGAGAAATACAAATCCAATCCAAATAAGTATCCGGAAAATAAGGAAATCCAGAAATTATTCTGTAAGATCTTCGGATTTAAGAAGATGATTCTTTACTGGATACCAAGTGATACATTAAATGCATTTACAGTAACCGTTTCCAGCTACATGCTTTTTGGTGAGTCAAAAGATTTTATCGAAAAGAGAAGTGATCGTGGATTTTACGATACTTCTGGAAAATCGGTTCTTACTGTTTATGCATATACTGGTCTCTTAAATGAGTCTACAAATATGGATGGAAACGAAGTCTTGGCAATCTTATTGCATGAGATTGGGCACAACTTCGATTATTCGAGATTCCATATGATTGAGTTCTTAACAGATGCAATCTTAACTCTTGGAACAAGTGTAGTTGATCCTATGACTCATAAGACAATTGGTGATCTTAACGATGTTAAGTTAGATTATATGGATGAAGTAAAGAAAGAATACGATGATTTGTATAAGAAACCAAAGGAGCGGAAAAAGAAAGCAGAGGAATACAACAAGGCTCTTGACAAATATCTCAACAAGGGATTATTTAGAAAGAGCGTTATTTACGCATTAACAACATTGCTTGCTGTTCCGTTCTCTATTCCTATGCAGTTCTTCGATCTTGGGTATCATAAAGGTGAGCAGTTTGCTGATAGCTTTGCTACATCTTATGGATATGGTAATGAGTTAATCAGTGGACTTGGAAAATTAAGAAACTCACCGGTTCCTTTAAAAGAAGGAAAAGTAATCAATGTATTCCGTGATCTGTATACACTCTCTGAAGAGATTTTCCTTGGTATGTATGAGTGTCATGGAACAAATCAGGAACGTTGTAAAGAAACGATAAAGAAAATCAAGGCAGACATCAAGTCTGGAGATTATCCTCCGGAGTTACATGATGATCTGGTAGCTCAGCTTGATAAGATGGAAGCACAGTATCATGAGATGCTGTATGCAACCGAAGATGAGAAATACAAAATTACAAAGTTTTGGAGAAAGATCTGTAATGTGATCTTTGGTGGAGCACCAAACATTGCAAAATTCTTCAAAGCAAATCGAGTATAAAGGAGGTGTTAAAATTGGGATTCGAGCAGTATGATAAGAAACTTGACCAATTATGCACATTCTTGGAATCCGTAGATGATGTAAACAGTGCTACTGCAAGATCTATCGTTCGGAATATGCAGCAAGTAGCAAAAGAGAAACTTGCTTATACCAAAAAAGAAAAGCAGCGCGTAGAAGCGCTGTATGAATCTGGTGATATCGATCTGGATTATCGAAATGAAGCAATTGCTGCTTTGGAAGATGGAGAAGAGGAAACCCTTAAGATGGCTTATCCTTGTTATGAGGAAGCTCAGACAGGAAAGGCTTTATCTATCATTGGAAAAGAGTGTAAAGCGCTTGCAAAATATGTACCAGGTGCAGTTGTTGTTGGAGCTGGATGCAAACTGATTGATGTTGCAGCAAAGAAGTGGATTCTTTCCAGATTGAAGAAATACACATTACTTCATCCGGATGCAATCTCTGTTACACAGCTTACTTCAGAACCTTACACAGTTCAGGAAGCAGTTGCAAAATATCACATCAAATTCCGACTTGCTTACGAATGGGCAAAGTCCCCTGTTGCAACCAGATGTGTTGTATACAAGTACAACAACAAGGTTGTTATGGCAATTGCTTATAGCAAGGATGGAAAAGACATTGACAAGTTTAACGGTGGTATTTCTGTAGAAACTATTATCTATGGAGCAGAATTCCATAAGCATGAGGATTACTATAATGCTTATATGTGCTCCAGAGTACAGATTTCACATCCTTCTGTAAAGAGGGTACTTGACAAGATGAAGTCTGAGTGGAAACAGAAAGCTAAGACTGCTGTAAAGAAAGTGGAAGAGTCTGTTGAAGAGTACGGAATTGAAGGTGAGACTTATCTCATCACAGAATCCGTAAAGGAAAAATTCCTCACAATAGAGGAAGCAGAATACTTCAAGCAGGTAATGAACCACTATTGTGGATAAAAAAGGAAGGAATACGTAACTCACACGTATTCCTTCCACTTTTCTTAATTCTCTTCACCGTTGTCGGTGAGTTTCTCTGGGTCGTAAGTATTCTTATTGGTAACTTTGTACCGAAGCAGTACCGTCTGAAGCGTTGCCGGAGCAATAGGCAATTTCCAAGAAGACAAATCAATCTCTTCTGGAGTTACTGCAAATCGTTCACAAACTTTTGCTGCGGTCTCATAATCTAAACCTTTCAGTTCAATCTTATAATCGAATCGTCCATCCCTCACAAGCGCTGGGTCCAAACGATCAAAGTAGTTTGTAGTTGCAATGACGATGAGATTACTATTAGAGAGGACACCATCTAAAACCTGGAATAACAGGCTGGTTCTCTTATTCATATCATCATCAGTTGATGCTTCCTCATTCTCCTCTGTCTTCTTAGCTCGGGTTGGCTTCTTCTTGCGTCTGTCAGTAAACATGAAGTCAATGTCTTCAATCAGAAGAATGAACTTGCGACTAGAATGGTTCTGGACATAATCCATCGCATTCATCAGATTGTCTGATGTGGTAAGGATTAAGACTCTACCGAGAGTAAGTGCAAGATATCTTGCGATAGTAGACTTACCAGTTCCATGTGGTCCGTGAAGTAAGATACCAATTGTCTTATTGATACCAAACTCATCCTCAAGATTCTCTGAACGAGACACCATCTCGATGATCTCATCCAACTCTTTCTGTACATGGTCTACAATGATTGTATTCGGTACTGTTGAACTTGAAGAGCGAAGCATCCCTCTGGAGTTCTCTGATACTACCATGATTTTCCGGAATTTCTCACTCTTTGATTCTACATCAATCCAATGAACGACATCCTCTTTGATCTGGTTGAATTCCCTCTGTACATTGAATGCATTCGGTCCGACAAAATGGATTGATAAATAGAATGTCCACTCTCTTGTATCCTTCTGTATATAAACATAAAGGAATGCACCCTTGTATGGAATCACAATGGTCTTTCCACCAGCTTTTGCTGTGTAATCTGGTGTACGATAGAGAATCTTGTAATAGAATGCATCCTCTGGGTCCTTCTTGTAATACTCGATAATCTCATCCACCTCACTGTCATTGGTGAACTGAAAAATATCCCTTGTCACTTTCTCCTTACACATAAAGAGAAGCGTCCATAAGTCTTTCTCAAAGTCATCCATTGAAGATGCAATCTCCTTTGGAACAAACTTTGATTTGATTGGGTCAATAATCAACCCTCTAATGCTATCCAAGGTATACTCAGATAGACAAATCTGTTTTAATACTGTAGATGCTACCGATTGTGGTGTTGCAAAAGCATTGATTGCATCTACAAATCCCTTTTTGATACTACTACTCATGTCTCTAGTTCCTCCTTATTTCTTATCGTATAATTTTGGTTTCATCGCTCGAAATCTGTCCCTTCAATGATGCCCCTTTGCACATACCCCATAATATATGTATTCGCCGATGAAGAAGAGGGATGAACCGAAATTCATCCCTCCTCATTTTTTCTAAATAGCTTTCAAGAACTGAATCAGTTCGTGACAAATCTGGTCTTCAGGTGCAATGATTTCTTTCCCTGTAAGACTTGGTTCCTCATAGGAAACGTACGTAAACTTTGTGTAGATAAACGTACTGAGTAATGATTTTATACAACCTGGTTTCAATTCCTCTAACTCTCGGTACTTCTGAGTCACTAGGTATATGTAATCCGCGTCTTCCTCAATCTTCGATAAGAGCTTTGAATTTCTGACCATACGGTTATTTACTTTTCCAGATATATTGCCTGTCAATATATAGGGTAGAACTACATCCTTTCTATCCCATTCTCCTGTCTCATTTAAATATCCGGCGTTCAAAATCAATCGTTTCTTCAAAATAAGTTCCATAATACAAAATTCTTTTAAAGGTACCATGAACTGGTCACGGTAACTCATAAAGTTTTGCGAATAAATCGAACGAATTAAATTAGTCTGAATATCACTTGTGTGTTGATTCTTCATGTAGTACTCAATTTCTGAATCTGAGATTGGAACGTCATTCTGTCTCAAAAGACGTCTGATTGTCTCATCTTTATTAATCTCGGACAAGTCGATAATTCCCTTATCAATCTTTGTCAGATTCATCTCCATCTTATCAGATGCAGAGAGTCCTTCAGAATCTCTCATGTTAGTCATTTCAGTTAATGTCTTGGAGTATATCTCCTTTAAGAAGAATATCAGCTGATACTTGATACGTCCAACGTGAACTGACTATATCCTTATCATTATACTCTATTACCAAGTATAATCATACCTCCCGTTTCGGTTTGTTTCAACCTACCTTTCGCCTGCTATCTTAGGCCTACTCGCTTCGTGTAGATATTTCAATCTACCTTATTTTCAACCGACCTACAAATGTATTTATGGATTTCTCCAAATGTCGATTTCTAGCTTTCCCTAGTCGATGAAGTCATATCTCATCATTGTGAGATACTTTCTTGCGCCGATTACCTCTAAATTCAACCTTGGTTACCATATCTCCGGAGTTACCCTTTGCCCCAGAATCATCACTGTTTCTGGTTGGTAGTTGAATGTTAAACGAGATGTCCCCGCAATTAGAGAGGTGTTTCCAGAGAACTAAGTTCTCCTTACGCCACTATCTTACTAATGGTTTTGTTGAACCCTATTGGGTTCTCAGCATATTTCTTCTTCTTTGGGTCCCAGTTCTTGTTGAACCGGTACTTCACAATATTCTCACTGATGAATTGCTTCTTGATAAATTTCTCAATCAATAACGCTGGGTCATCACCGAATATCTCACGCTGTCTAAAGATTTTCTCATTGTGGAATGCCGAATCCACAACCTTTCTCTTGACATACACAAACAGTTTGTTGAAAATGTTGACATTGTCCTGAAACAGCTCCAATGTCGGTGAAAAGAAATCGTATATGATTGATACGTCTCTCTTCGGTTTCAACTCATCTGGCTTGATTTTATTCTTCGTGAAATAATGAAACATCACCGGTACAATCAGTTTCATTGCAAATGATATCCGAAGCAGAATCTCAATATGAATATTCTTAAATTCCAAAGACTCCAAATATCGTTTGTCTGTATTCTGCTTATAGGTTACATCTGGTGAAACTTTCTCGATGTCATCGAGATAATTGTCATGTACCATGTCACGAATCTTCTGACACATTGATGGTGTGAAGATTAGTTCATAAATCAAGTCAATTAATGCTTGTGGATTTTCGCGTGTGAAGGCTCCCACTTTGTCAATCTCATACTTGATCTTTAGGTATGCAGTCACCAGTTCATTCTCTGGGTCATACCGATTGATGAAGTAGTCGATGTAACTGGAAAAGACTCTTAGATGTTCCTCATAAGAAGACTTCTTCACACAAAAGTTGTTGTACTTCTTGAACTCTGGTATTCCAAATACCCGTTCAAAATGTACGATGAAAATGTTGCCGTCGCTTTCTGTTATCACTTCTCCTTTCTTTGGCTTCCAAGTGTTGATCTCAGCACTTCGGTTTGCGTATCGTAATTCCTCTTCAGTATTCGGTTCCTTTTTCCGTCTACTCATTGACGCAATCACCTCCCGAGTTTATAGTTACTTATTACTCTCAAAATGATAATATATAAGTAAAATTTATATTAGCGTTTCCTGTCGAGTGTACTGAGCTTTTTACGACCCTTAGTTGCTCGTGTGACATGAGTTTTGTTTTTCGAATTCGTTACAGTAGAACGTTTCGCTGTATTAATCTTTGTAGCAGGGGTTTTTGATGGAACGCGCTTTCCTTTAGCACGACTCTCTTTCCTCTGCTTCTTGTTGTTTTCCAATTCCTTGTTGATTTTTCGATCCATAGTACGAATCTCACTCGTCATCTTTATATCCTGGAAATCACGAATTTCACGGAAGAACTCATCCGGTTTCTTCTTCATAAATCCCTGTACGAATTTGCTGAATGCATTGATCTTCTGGTCAATTAAAAACCGACATGCAGAATAAATAGACTTGTCATAACTCATTTTATGAGACTGATTTGTCTGCTCTGGCAACTTATCAGCATATTCCTGGTCCATCTTTTCATAAAGCATATCAATAAGGAAGCCGTTCTGTTTATACAGAGCTGCATACTGATAAATGAAAGATGGTGAATTAGAGAAGAACTTCACATAATAGTTACGGAAGGTCCGTTCTTTCTTAAGTTCTTCATTATCCGTGAAAAATAACAAAACCACATCATACGAATCTTTCAGGTTCGTATCTGAGCCTACAGAAAGGTGAAGGAGATAATCATCATCTATCTGTGTATGGGCAACCATTTGAATTCGTTTATTTCTCATAAGATTTTGATACTTATCTTCGTATTCATTACTTTTTACCTCCTCTTTTCCAAAAGGAGCTGCTAAGAATTGCTCAATTGTTTGAAATGATGTCATATCCTTCACCTACACTTCCCTTAATTGTTTCTTACATGTGTGTGGTTCCATGAAGCAACCAGAACCTGATTTCCTACTACAAGAATAGAAAGAAGGTCTGATGTTGCTTTTAAGATCTCCACATCAGTCTTTACACTGTTAATGACATCATCGGAGAAGTCCATAATATCAAGATCAAATACCTGACCTTTGATATGGGAAAGCTCTACAAGAAGGAGTGCTCCCGGAATGGAAACTTCTTCACCAATTGTATAATTCTTGGAATCAAGACTCTCCACAAATTTTGCAATTAAATCACGGAGAACAGATTCTTCTGTGTTAATCTTCATCTTGTTATACATGAATGTGATTACTGCATCGACATCCTCTTTTAAATAGATCATCGGGAAAGAAATTTCTCCAAATGCATTACAAAGGACATCACAGTATACAGACTTAAATGCAGATGCAATGCAAGAAGCGATGGTACGCTCTAACGGAGTGGAATCCGGGTCTGCAATTAACTCATCTGCACTCTTTGTAATTGTAAAGTTACAACCCGGAACGTAACCATAGCGATAAGCGGACTCCGCTGCACGAATCGCATCTTCTGTAGAATCCTTCAGTAAGTCTTTTGACATATCGGATTCACCACCGACATAGATCTTTGCAATCTTCATCTTCAACGAGCAAACGCGGTTCTGTGCTTCATAAACATCACGGGTATAAGTACCAAGCTCTGTAAATTTCTTGATGACTTCATCCAGCTTATTCTCTGCATTACGAAGTGCTGTATTATAAAGCTCATCATCATAATGAGATGCCTTAAATACGGAACTCTTCTTTCCAATTGTTGCAGTATCACAAAAGCCGAGGTCTAACACGGTATCTTTCAGACGGTCTTCATCATAAACAACCGCCTCAGAACGTACAAGATCTCCACTGTCTTTCTGCTTTGTTACAAGGATTCCCGGAATCGCACGATCAAAGATGTTAACGATATTAACGATTTCGGATTCTCCTTTTCCTTCCATAGCAGCTTTATCCATCTTATCAACGATGATATCCTCTAAATCACGATCAATAACTGTCGTTCCAAGAACGATTGCAAGATCCGCAATCTGCTGCTTTGCAATGTCATTTCCGCTAAAATAAGAGCCGATGATCAGGTTGATAGTGTGCTTTTCTTTTAACTCTTTTAAGAGTGATCTCCGGATTTCTCCAGTCAATAACTTGTCATCATACCACGGTGCTAAACAAATCAGTTTACGCCCGGATACACGACAAACATCGTTAAGTGGTTTGATGATATTCTCATATGTTGATGAAGTTACCTTCTGACCGAAGATCAAAACATCCGCATTCTTGAAAAATGCAGTATCGTTGTCATTATTGATATAAACATCATCGCCGAGCTTTACGTTGATGTTATAACCATCGGTAATCTCGTAATAGGTTTCTGATGTGTCTGATGTTTCGCAGACAATCGCCGGGAAACCAATCTCATCATAAATAGATGTGATGATGTCAACCATCTCAGCATTTCCATTACTTGAAATGTGAACGATCTTTCGAATACCCTCAGACAAGTTCTCCGGATTCAGATGGATAGCAGAAGCATTGAGTTTCTCTACGATAGAATCCGTAACTTTCTGGAATACTTCCATGAACTCTTTCGGGCGAACATCTGTAATCTCCGGATTTGTCCGCATTGCATTCATGAATGCCTGAAATACTTTATTAGTTCCGATAATGGCAGATGTTGTTCCATCACCAACGGAATAGTTCAAACGACCACAGATATCAGTGATCATGCCACCGATTACCTTATCTACTTCAGAACCCTCGAACTGATCAAATTCGATATTTCTACAAACGGTAAAACCGTCCTTTGTCACATGCTTGTACGGGTAAGTTGAAATAATTGTCGGCGACCCGTATGCACCGAGCGTCTTCTTTAAAATGTCCTCATATGCCTGAAACACAATCGAAGCCCTCTCGAGAAAATCATCCCGCTCCATTACATTAAGCTTCGGTGATTCAGTACACTTAATCGTACCGACACTACCACTGTCGGAAAAGAAATCTTTCGACATAAAAAATCCTCCTTACTAAAAATCTTGTTTAAAAGAGAGTTTCATGGATTATCATAAACTAGCAGATTCTGTTGCAAAGAATCGATCAAATTTAAATACATGCTTCTCTTTTAACTTCTCTATGTCAACGATAAATTCACCGTCTTCCACATTGTATCCATACTCTTCAGCAACGATAATCGAAGAGTAATCGAGTTTTCCTACATCTTCTAATACTCCGACATTTGTAATATCAGAGAATATATAAGTAGAATCATCTGGAACCTCGGCAAGTGCCGATTCGATGGGTCCCATCTTTACTTCAACAAACTGAGAAATATCAGAAAATAATTCTCGGATATCTTCTAAAATTGCTTTGTTGTGGTAAGGGTACCAGATGATTGCTTTCTTGGAAAGTCCATTGTCTGTACCGAATAAAATCTTGAGAGCTTGCACAACGCTGAGTGGAGTTGCAATCTTTAAAATCTCTGGAACAAGCTCAATATTCTTATCTAAGATCATCTCTAAATCATTCATTCGAACATTATCCATATCCTCTACTAAAACGAAATTCATGAGAAGATTCTTATAAGGTCTACTGACATACCAATCATCTAATTCTTCATCATTCATCCCAATGATCTCTGAAAAATTCAATGTGAAATTTGGGTATTGTTTGATTGGTTCGCCGACCGAAAGTGTCTTTAATATTGTAATATAAATGGGTCTGACGAGGTCTGCATATTCCACAAAAACCGATTTACTATTTAGGAATACAGAATCAAACGTCATGACTCTATCTTTATCAGCCATTTCAATCCTCCTCTAAATGATGATAAAAATCTGGGATAAGCCAGAAACTTATCCCAGAAAATATTACTTTTTACTGAAACGGAATCTCATCTACGGAATACTCCGTTGTCTGAAAGTCGCTTCCTGCTGACCAGCCAGAATCTGACTGTCCGCTGGTGTTGTTTGCCTGATTGTTATTGTTGAATCCACTTCTGTTTCTTACAAACTGTCCATGATAACGGCTCTCATGACTTACCATACCAAGCATCAGGGAGTAGGATGAAAGAATCTTGAAGAAGATATCAAAATCATTTACATCCTCAGAAATCATCTGACCACCCTTTGTCGGGTCATAGTCGACGATAACGGATGTCTTTCCAAACTTAAAGGTTACCACCTGTGTCGGATCTACACCCATGTCGTTGATATTTCTCACGAGAGAAACTGCGAAAGCTGCACTGCCGTTATCTTCCGGGTATAATGTAATCATAAACATTCCCGGAGTACCGTTCTGAACACCACCAACAAGAACACCAATAGATGTTCCGTCTACCGGAATCGGATCACTTCCGTTTAAATACTTTTCAAATTTTGCTTTAAACTTGCTTACAAGTGCTGCACACTTCTGTATAGAAAGTGCAGTGCCGATACGATGCTGCCAGTCATATCTGTGAATACCATTCGCATCCTGTCCGGATGTCGGTACCCAAGAGATAGAAACTTTGTCGTTCCAGAGAGCGACGCTGAACTGCATCGAGTTATCACTTGCATAAAACGATTGTAAACTTGTGTTAATACTACTTCTTTGCTGTCTTGGCAGCTGTGATGCTGCCGGATTTTGTCTGTTGAACATTTTAATTTTCCTCCTTAAATATCATTTAATACTAGGTATTATGGTATTTGAAATTAAATCTCAGAAGTCGGCGTATCCGGAGTTTCCTCAGGTTTTTCAACAGGTTTCTTCTTTCTATACTTTGAAAGTATCTTATTTCTGATCTGAGACTCGATTTCGACCTGTGTAATATCATCCAGCATATCAGCATAATGCAGAATGAAGTTTCCGTTAATATTAAAATCATCATATTTTTCATTAATGAAATCATTCTCCAAGTTTGGTCCATCTCCACGAGAGAGTTCCATGAACTCATCAATTGAAATATCTTTATTGTGAAGAATGTATTCCATACACTTGGTGATACCAGCAACGATTGTGATATCATCTTCATCATCAACAACTTCTCTTAAGGAATTCGTTGTGACATCTTTCTTCTTCGGCAGCATCTCTGCCAGTTCTTTTTTATGTTGTAAAATGTAGTTGTAAGCGAACGTTAAGTAGTTCTGCTTTAAGTTAATGACGAAGAAACGATAGGTATAGTGTATGAGCTCAAGCTGCTCATGTTCTGGCATATCTTCCAGATAAGGAAACCCGATAGAGAGTTTCTCTTTAAAGATATCTCTCATAAAGCTCATGAACTGATCATAGAGCTGTGTGATTTCCTCCTCGTTTTCTTCATCCATGTTTTCTTTCGTTATCGTATAACGTGTTTCAAAGGTTTGTACAAAGTCGTTCTTTCCATAGGTAATAGGATCACTAAACTGCTGTCTAATAGAATCCTTAATCATAGAAAGAGGTAACTCAGAAAGCATGATCTCTTCATCTGCTTCTTCTGAATTATAGTCAAACCCCTTAAAGTGATCTAAGTTCATATATTACTCCTTTCTTAGATTTTTCCTTCTGAATATTTCCCATTGATAACTGGAATCTCAAAGGAATCTGCTTTTGCTTCCTGCTTACGTACCATATCCTGTTGTAATTTATTCATATAAGAAGTTGGATTTGGAACGGTATCCGGATGTGGATTTAACCTTTGATCTTTCTCCAATTCTCGTAAAATGGTTTCATGAAGTTGCGTTTGATCTAATGGTGGTCGATCTGGTAAAATCTGACCGTTGTGTCCAAGAACGCTTCCATCATGTGAAACACCCATAGAAGCAATCAATGATGGATTATTCTGGTCTCTTGGAACCCGATGAAGTACTTTATCCGGTGTAATTGGCGGCTTAGGTACTGGTGGTAATCTGTTCGGGTCTTCGTCACGTTTTACAGTTTCCTGTCGTACGGTTTTCTTCGGTCCTTTTGGAGCCGGTTGTGGACGATAAGGACAATTCCTATCTCTGCAGTGTTTAATCTCTTCCGGATCAACTCCACAACTCACATCACAGTTTGATACTGCTCCATTATTCATTCCACACATAGCTTTTGCTGCTCCAACAGTCCATGCAAAATGCTGTATATGGCCGCAATCGCAACAAAATAAGGCGAATCCAATTTTCTTATTATTAGATCCGATAATGTCAATATTCTTTTTATGCCTAGATCCGCAATCCGGGCATTTCCATTTCGAGATTCGGTCTCGATCCATTACTATTGCCAAAAAAGTTCACTCCTTTCTTAACTATTAAAGCTTTGTAAAAATCCATATGGAAATAAAAAAAGAGGGATATGAATATCATATCCCTCTCATAAAATTATTATTTCGTCTTCTTCTGGCAGTATGCTGCGGAAACATATCCTTCATACTTGCCGTAAGCAACGTAATACCAGGTAGCCTTTGAGCTGTCCGGTGTGTAATATCCATAGCAGGTAATCTCGCTTCCCTTCGGAATTGTCGTGATGATACCCTTGGTCTTTCCAGCACCAAGACGAAGATTCAAGTTGGAAGTGGTCTTGTAGGTTCCTGCGAAGTCCGAATTCTTCTTTGAAGCTGCTTCAACAAGATTCTTGCTGTAGGTTGTAACCTTAGTAGAAGTACTAGTTGATGTAGTCTTGCTAGAAGAACTTGAGCTGCTGGAAGATGACTTAGAAGCAGTCTTAGCCCAAGTAGCCTTGAACTTCTCCGGTGTTCCATAGGTTGACTTCAACTTCGTAGCGGTAGATCCCCAGTTAGGAAGCTGGAAATGAGGTCTGTCTTTGATAGACGTCCAACTACCACCCCATTCAAGTCCGAGTTCCTGACCAATCTTACCAACTTTATCGAAAAGTCCGGATGCATTGTTATATGCATCATCTGATGTCTTTCCATCACCATCGACATCCATGATCAGATAGAAGTCAAATGCAACTCCCCACTGATGCATAGATGAGTAAGAAGATCCTTTCGCATTTGTTACAATGGATCCTGCCGCAGTACGTCCCTTTGCATAAAGAGCATCCTGCTCAGCAACGGTTCTTACACACTCGCTAATACCGATTGTGATTCCTTTCTTTTTACAAGCTGCCTGCAATTCAGCAACTTTTGTCTGTAATGTAGGATGTAAAGCACTAATGTCTCTCATACTTTTTCCTCCTTCTATATTATGTCATTTAATAAATGGTTTCTACATCGTAAATTCACGATGCAAGTTCTCTGAGACAATCTCCTTGATAATGAATAAGATAATAGGGACAAAAAAGAAAACTTGGAGATTTGCATCATCTAAATCCATGATTTCATCACAGATTCCGAGATCAATATCGTCAATTGTGAGTTCTTCCTTTCTTGCATATCTTTGAATCAGATCGAAAGTCTTATTATCTACAGGACCATTGAGACGAATGGATTCCACCATCTCGGGGGTCATGATAGCGTAAGTATTAAGTCCAGACGGATCAAATATCTTTGGGATATCAAGTACTTCAACAGTTCGATCAATCCAGCGATAAAACGCAGTTTGATTATTATAAGAGCCATTAAAGGTGATATATTTAAACTGGTTAATCTTATCCAGCTTTCTGGTTTCAAAGAATCGATAAATTGATTTTTGATATTTGATTTTCCGCTTCGGATCTTCAAATTGCTCGGTTAAGAACAAGGAATCAATCTGTGCTTTCTTATGGAAAAGCTGATGAGATTTGATAAACTCAAGCTGAAGTGGATCAAATAACTTCTTCTCGTTTTCGAAGTCTGCCAAGAAGCAATTATACCGTTCATTATAAAAGAACGTGATATAAGCATTGCAGATTTCATCATACATCGCATCAATTTTCTTTAACTTCTCATTTTCATCGGATTCAATGATACAACGATCTTCGGTTCCGATATTTTCCATAATACAAGTATATTCACCAACAGTTTGGTTCTGAAGATGCTCAGCTTCTTCATTATCAATATACTCAAGCATATAATTGATTTTATAACAATTCTCCATTACTGCGGTGTCGTATTCAACACCCGTAACACGGAAAATGTAAGCATCATGTAAATGCGTAATCATAAAGTAATCATTCTGAAGTGGCTTTAATGTACCAGCCATAATGATTGCTTCACCTTCATATTGCGAATCAAGTCCCTGGTCTTCGGTATTGATATTTAATATCAAACTATCAAGCCCATATAAAGGGAGATTATTAATTACCTGAAATCGAATCGGGGATTCTTTTCCTAAGATTTCAGCAACATCACCAAACCCAGCATCTGTTGTGGTCTGGTCTGCTTTGATGTGCCAATAACGAACTGGCACAAATGATTTATCGGTAAAACGACGAAGGGGAGAATTAAGACGATCTTCAAACTTAAAAATATTCTCCTCTATCATCTTTTGCTCATTCAATAGTGTAGACACTTCGTTCTCACCTCTTTTCTTATCAGCTTATACCTTTGTTTTTGACGGGTAAAAACCCGGACGGCCTGCTCATAGCCATCCGGGTTTCACCGCGCAATGCATTCTTTCCATACACGGAAATTGAGGTTTTTAGGTGAGGGCGTCATCCCTCGACGCAAGGTTTGTTATATGGGCATAGCATATCCTCGCGCTAATATATTGTATTTTGTGATTGAAAATTAATTATTCATCACCATCTTCTGATGCCTGACCAGATTCCTGAGAAGAATCGGTTTCCTCTTTCACTTCAGACTCATCAGTTTTCGGAGTAGAGATACCTTCTCCCTCAGTTGTTGAAGGAGTTGTTTCTACTGTCCCTTCACCCTGATTATCCGTGGTCTCTGAAGATGTATCATCTTTCTTCTCGGAATCATCAGAATTGTCATCTGTAGAATCCGTGTTTTCTACCGGAGGTTCTACTCCATTATCACCAGGATCTGTTTTGTAATCAGAGAGTCCGCTCTTATCATCTTCAAGATCTCCACTTGGAAGTGAATTATCATCAGAAGAAGTATTATTTGCATCCAGAAGTGCCTGGACAGTATCTGTGTCGTACACATTCACATAGTTGTTGAGTGTTGTTGTAACATGGATTGTAATCTGAGTAATATCTTCATCAAAGGAGATATCATCAAAGGTAATACCTTCTGTCTCAGAATCGTAAATCGTTACAAACTTCTCATAGAGTGGGTATTCTGCAACTCCATGATGGCGAACCGGAGGCTTCTGCCTCATGAATGTACCAGCCGGATGCTGACCATTACGATATGGTATTGGATTCGGATTGTAGTAATCCGGATGAATCATGTCAGAAAATTCTGACTTGTAATAGTTGTCCATTGTATTCGCGGAAACATATCCACTGATTGAGTTCGCTTTTGCCTGTAAAATATGAACTCCCTTAATCCGAAGCAGATAAGGAACAAGTCCACGAGCTTTCTGACGAACTCCGATTGGTGTAGATTTTCGATAGCTACGAACGAACTTCACAACACCGCTGGTAAGAACTGTTCTTACAGAGATCTTATCCTCTGAATCAATGCCATCTGTGTACATCGCCGGAGCCATCTCAAACTCCTGCATAAAAGTACCACCATCTTTCATAGATCCATCCCGGAGATCCAAAATCTCAAACTCAATACACATCCGGTAAACATTTGCAAGCTTCTCAATAGAAGTAAGACCGGAATTTGTGATTCCGTTCTTCATGCTAAATGCAGCGTCACCGTTTGATGTAGAATCTTCTCCAAGATTAGATAATGAGATGTTCACTTCCATCTTCTCATCGTTCCAAACTTTCACTGAAGTTGTTGGTTTTGCAGCATCATCAAGAACGATCAACGTATTTGCTTTTAATCTCGGCTCTTCTATTTCATAAAGATCTTCGCCGAAAATTCCATATAAACCTGGTAAACCCATATCTTTTAATTCCTTTCTCTTTTATTTTGAGCGATTTCTTCCGCCTTAAGTATTCGTTTCTTATTATACTCAGAATCATATGAGGTCATGTATTTAAACTTGATCTCGATACGTGGCTTACAAGAATACCACTTTCTGGAGATTCCTTCAATAATAAGAGCATCATCATATAAAAGAACACCTTGTACCATGTCAGAATATGTCTTTGCCAGATTATCAAAGTCTGGTTTCTTAAGTGGTCGTATCAACCCCATCTCTGCTAAGACCTGATCAACAAGTCTCATATCAGAAGGGATTGGAAGATACGCATCACAATAGAAAATACAAGGTGTATCAATAATGGGTGTATCAAGTGTCTGTTTATAGAAGTTCTTAAAGAACCTCTTATTATCAGCAGCACCACTTACATAGAAATGTCCATTTGCAGATCTCCGTGGTCTTGGAGATGCTTTTGGAATTACATAAATGGTGTATGTAACAGTTTTCCACTTGATATTTTTGATTCGATTGATTTCTGGTTTCAATGAATCAAGCGCATGTTTTGATTTCACATGCGATAAGATGTAGTTTAATCTTCCCTCCTTGTCATTTGGTATTTCTCCGTACTTTTCAAGATATTCTTTTTCCTTTTGTGTCATAATTTTCAGCCCTTTCTTCTCCATATTTATAAGCCAAGGAATGAAAAGATTGCTTCATCCATAGCTTCGGTTACTTTTCCAATTACATTACTTGGTGTATCTTTGATATTGCTAATCGTGTTATTCCAAAGCATAGAAGCCTTGGTTTTAAGTTGAGACTGAATAAGATTCAGTCCACAAGCAGTTGCTAAGAAATCTACCAAGCTCGTATTATTCATAAACAAAATTGGATTGTTTGCAGGTGTCATTGCAACATCAGAATAGAGGTCTGTAATAGATGCAGTTACATCACATTCGCAATAAAGTCCATCAGAGTTGACATTTCCATCAGAAACATCCATCTTTATCGATAAATTATCGATAATACCTAAGTTTACAGTCCAAGCTCCAGGCATGTAAGCTTTTACAAGGAATGGTGAACCATAGCTGTTTGCTGTTGTTGCACGCGGATAAGCAAGCGCAATCCAATGCATCATAGGTACAATAACTTCCATGTATAAACAAAGTTTGTTTCCATAAGGAGCTTTGTAATGTGCAGTGATTGTATGACTGTTAGATCTGGTGCATCCTGACCAAATGTCAGGCATCATGATATTTTCACCACGAACGACTGCTTTACCACAGGTAAGAAGTCTACTGAGAAGAGATCCAGCATCTTCATTTACGCCACCAACAGTAGCGCCAAGTCCACTTTGAATCGTGCTAAGCGCTTTATCACCAAGCTGCTGAATGGATTCACTATCAACTCCACCAGAGTCTAAGAGGAATGCTAAATCTTTTACAGAAGAAGATGCACTGTCAAGAACCTGTTTCATCATAGACTGTGTAGTATTATTGCCAATATCATATGACATTGCAGAACTATCCGGATCTACATAAAACTGAATATAGTTCTTCTTCTGTAATCCGTTTTCAACCTCTGTTAAAAGATCTGAATCCATACCTGCGTATTTATCAGTAAGATCTACTTCTGATGAAGTTGGTGAATAAGTCACCGTTTCGGTCTTCGTCTTAGTTGATTTACTCTTGCTACTGCTCTTTGAACTGCTAGAACTTTTACTACTACTTGAGCTTTTGCTACTAGAGCTGGACTTTGAACTGCTAGAGCTCTTACTAGAACTAGAAGATTTAGAGGAGCTTGAAGACTTTGAGCTTGAACTTGTCTTCTTTGTAGAGCTCGTTTTCTTTGTACTACTTGCTGTAACACCACTTATTGTAGCATCCAAAGTCGATGATCCAGTTGTTTTAGTTGATGATTTCGTTTTTGAACTTGTACTCTTTGTAACTTCTTTTGTAACCTCTGTGCTCGTATTTGATGTTAATGCTGCTTTTAATGCTTTTGCAGATTGCTTCACAGTAAGTCCCATAGATTTCGTTAATGAACTCCACGCTTTCTTCGTTTGAGTTCCAACTGCTGAAGAATACTTTGTACCGTTCCATCGGTAATCTTTCCAATCAAAACTTAAGAAATTTACTTTCGAGTTATTTATAAGATACCCAGTATCTCCGCCAAGTTCCAAAAATCCAGCGGCTGTTCTACATAAGACATTCACGTACTGATAATACTCGATGAATGCACTCTGAAAATCATAGAGCTTCAATTCATCAGCACTGTCAGCATCTGTAATCATCTGTTTGATAGACTCAAATCGTCCACTTTCTCCTTCAAGGAATGCATTTGTAACAGCCGTCTTATCTGTTGCACTTGGAAGATACTTTGGTTTTCCCGGGATGATTGTAAGGATTGGTGCGTGCATTATTACATTCTCTACATACTTTCGACCAATCTCAGTAGATATTCCGGGAGCTCTTTGATCAACTGTATCAAGAAACTGATAGGGGAGACCAAAAAGTTGCATGGTTGTGTTTATACCATCACCATCTCCACTATACGTTGATATTGTCCCAGTTGTTTTCGTTAACTGGCTTTTCGTAGTCATTTCATAAAGCCCTCCTTTCGTAAGGTTATAAGCTTAATCAACTGTTTTTTGGGTGAAAAATCCAGGGTAACCACTTAGAGTTACCCTGGAATAATTATTTAATATCCTCGTGCAATTTGCTGTGAAAGCTTTGCATTACGAGAATCGGATGTTGATTTTGAGGCTTGTGTTGTCGTAGTGGTTGTTGAATTGTCTGTGTTGTTTGTAACAACGACATTTCCACCATTATTTACAGAGGTACTACTATCGATTTGAATGTCTTCGATCTTACTTGTATCTGCTCCGATATCCTTCAACACGCTCACAATGGTTTCCATAAGTGCAATAATCTTCTCATCATTTGTAGATGATTCGGTGATGCTATCTGTGGAAACTCCGTAATTTGTTGTATCAAATGATTCAAACTCAGAGGATTCAATACCAAATCCACCATGGTTATTCTTTCCAAATCCTCCTCTATTAAGAAGCGGATTTCTTGAAGCAATCTTAGGTCCAGTTCCAGAACCACCAGATGGTCTTGATTTGTAAAGTGCTTCGGCGTCAGTTCCACGTTGATTGTATGCAGAATATCCCTGATTCTTGGGTTTCTCATATTTAAGCATCCACTGTTTAGCAGCCTCATATGGAGAACTTGCACTATTAACAGCATTCCATGCAGTACTACCCTTTTGGTCATTATAGATATAATTGAGCTGCGCATCATCACTACCTACAGAGAGGTTGTGTTTCTTAGCATAGTCAAGAAGACCTTGCTTAAGTGTATAATATGTGAACTGAACTAATCCGTAACCAGCACCATCCTTTACGAAATTATTATAAGTGCCATTATCAACGGCTTTCGTATAAGTATCATCAGTATAGCCAAGTGATTTCTCATAACTATTCTGCAAGTTATTTGCCTGGAATCCAGACTCTTCCTGCATGTTACCCATGATTCCGGCTATACCAATATCACTAAGTCCCTTCTTTCTGAAGAAACTCCAAATATTATTCTTTGTTGTATCATTTCCAACGGCTGTATATGAATCAGATGCTGATGATGAAGTATCCGTTGTACTGGTACTTGACGAACTTGAACTACTTCCCCATGTGAAGTCTATGTCATCAACACTCTTTGTACCAAGAGCAACCTCTAATGCACCAGACTGTAACTGGCTAAATACACTTGCAACATTTGATGCAATATCATCGCTGCTTGAACTGCTATCAGTAGATACAGTTGCATCTCCTGTAGATACAACATTCGATCCGGTCCCTGCATCACCAGGTCTCCATACAACTTCATATCCCTGACTATGGCCTGTTTTAGTTGCACCAGCACTGCAGAGGGCATCGGTTGATCCACCATTATATACATAATGGGTTCCGTTTTCATTTCTACAAAATATTTCAACGTGACCATGTCGTGTAATAATATCGCCTTCCTGGAGATTATCCCAACCAGGCCATCCACCATAAGTAAAGCCATCACTGATAGCTCCACTTGAACAGAGTGAACTTGATGTCACGTTTGTTCCTTCTGGAATTGCTCCATAAATCTGAAGCATGATTCCAACAAGTCCAGAACAGTCTGGACGCATTTTCCATTTCTTACCATTGTAAGTAATATACATTGTACCACCCTGGTCGTATTTCGGTTTCTGTGCAGCAACAAGAGCTTTTACAGATTTAACGATTGATAACCAATCTCCTGATACACCACGACCACCAATGGTTCCCTTTGGATATTTGATCTGTGGAACGAATCCTCGACCATTTCCTCCAACATTGAAAGCCCAAGATTTTGCAGCACCTTTTGCAAGTGCAGATGCTTGATAGGGCTTCGAATATTCTTTTCCTCTTGGATCATTGACAAGAACTCTACCAGAACTGTCTAATCCAACAGCAACAACGTAATGACCAGCATCAGTATATGGTCCATTTGAGTTATTGGATACACCATTTAAGATAACGGCCTGCCCATTCTGAAGCTGATTCTTAATATCCTTCGCACTCGGATTCAATTGATCCTGATGTGCTAATCCATAAGTATCTCCAGCATAATCAATGAAGTCAGCATTTGTACCAGTATTATCTCTAAATCCGGCATTTGATGCAAGTTTCGCCATAGATGTAGGGTCAACACCAGAGTTCATGCTCTGGGATACTACCATTGACATAGCTGTAGGTCCACAACCGGAATCGCCCATGGTTGCACCATCGTTTGATTCTTTAGATACGTATGCCTGATTCTTCCAATTAGAATCATTCTGTGAGTAATAATCATATCCATTTACAGTTTCAGGTTCTACACCACGACCACCGATAGGTCGACCAATTCCAGAACCACCTCGTGCTAAATTCATGAGATTTGTCCCAAGAGAACTGATTCCACTTGTTACAGTATCAAGAGCGCCACTGGCGGTATCTGCTACGTTACTAGCAACATTTCCGAGATCTTCAGCTCTATCACTAAACCAATCCCCAATCGCGTTAATTCCACGCATGATGGTAACATACATGTGAATTGGCTTTTTAATCATAGCTCCGATTATCTTTCCAACAGGACTATCTGTATTTATCTCTTCTTTGTTGAATCCGCTCATATCCTTATCAGTATCTGTATAGGATGTTAAAGTTGAAATGTACTCTTTCGTTGCGGTTAAAATATCTTTGGCATTTTCGATTGTATTTCCCATGAACTCAGCAATATTGTTTCCAATACGATGCATGTAAGCACTAGGTACCATTACATATTTCGCAATACCAATTACACCCTTTAAGAACCCACCAGCTGGAACCTCATCATCGATTGTAGGTTCATATGCAAGCAACGAATCAGTATCCCCTGCTTTTGCAAAATCATTTAATTCTGAAACAGATTCACCCGTGGCACTTGCCGCAGTCTTAATCTTTTCAACTCCAGATACAATTCCATCATGAACTTTATTTCCAACCCAATGTAAAGCTGTACTTGGATATGCGAAAAATTTGTTGATTCCAATTACACCCTTTGATATTCCTGTGAGAGGATTATCATCAGAGATTGTTGCCTCGAAATTATTAAGTCCATCTAAATCCCCTGAAGTTGATAAATCATGGATAGATGCAATATTAGGAGCAATATCTGTAATTGCTGTTTTTGCTTTATCAATCTGATTTCCGATGAAGTTACCAATTTTCTTTCCAACCCAATGTAAAGCTGTACTCGGATAATGCATAAGTGTATCGATATGTACAATGCCTCCAGCAATTCCTGAAAGTGGACTATCGTCAGTAGACATATAACTGAACGAATTTAATCTATCGAAATTTCCAGATTTTGAGATTGTGTCAAGGTCACTGTGATAATAACTTACTTTAGAAAATACAGTTTTTACACCATTTACAACTGCAGTAAATCCTTCACCAATTTTATGACCAACCCAACTAACTGCAGCAAGCGGGTAATGTATCATCTTCATTCCACCAACAAGGCCTTTTCCAATTCCACCAAAGGTTTCATCAGCAGGTTCATATTTGAGGTTATGGAGTCCTTCAACATCTCCAGCTTTCGTAAGAGTATTTATTGTTGAGAATTGCGATCCAACGTCTTTTAATGTGGCAACACCAGTTGTAAAAGTACTCTTAACAAATCCTGCAACAGATTTCCCGATTCGTCTGGCAATACCTGCAATAACAAACGGTATGAAATCTACAACTTTAGCACCATTAAGGACTGCTCCAACAAGTCCATGCATTGGATTATCTTCCGATAATGTATTAACGTCAGCGCTTAGATACTGGCCGAAATCCATGTCTGTATTATAAAAGTTATTTGCAATAGTATCTTGACCAGTCTTTAAAGCAGTGCCAACTTCTTTCACCTTATCAATGAAAGAGGTAACTGAATCACCAATAGATTGGAATACACCTGTTACACCGTCAGCAATTCCACCAACGATTTCTTTTCCTTTATCAACTGCTTTTCCACCAAAAGATTTGATACCACCCCATGCAGTACTAGCAACACCAGCTATGCCTTTTCCAACAGTAGATAAACCGCTTCCAATGGCTTTTCCAGCACTAATAGCTGCTCCAGCGATTCCACCCTTGCGGGATTTTGTCATATTACTTACATCAACTGATGATTTGGCAACTTCGCCAATTTCATTTCCATCAGCATCATAAGCCATATATTTATTATCACCAATATCTTTATACGTGTATCCAGTAGATTCATCTGTATAAGATACATTTCCAGCAACACCGCTCTTTATCGTCTTCCATGCTGTTGTAGCACCTTTTCCAATCTTAGAGCCGAGCGATTGATTCTGGTCTGCATTCCAATCATCGAATCCCTGATAAGTTGCACTATAAGTTCCATCCTGAACTCCGGAAACGTAATCTTCATAAGAAACATCAGCTCCAACATTTCCAAGCTTCTGTTGTGTTTCATAATTCTTCTGAAGCTCAGCATCCTGATATTCAAGGTACTCATCCTTATAAGTATCCTGAGCACTAGTAAGATCGTCATACTTATCCTCACCAGCAAATATCTTATATAACGTACATGCCAAGGCATTGAGTAAGTCGATTCCAAGTACATCAGAAACGAGTCCACATACAACATCGACTACAGAACCAACCATCGTTCCTGTAAATCCTCCGATTGCAGCAGAAATTGCTCGCATTGTTGCATCTACAGCATCCTGGTCAACCTGGAACAACCGTGCAGCTGCACCTTTTCCAAGTCCATTCAATGCACCAATTGTAAAGAAGATGATTTCACTTGTATCAAGTGTGATGATACCCAAAGTAGTTTTTCCAGTGATAATTGATGTTACTTTTGACGCAATCTTAGAGAATTTTGTACTTACGCATTCAGTAACCTGTTTCAGTAAAGATTTGGTTCCCTTCTCAGCAGCTTCTTTAGCGCTATCTTTTCCAAGTTTTTTCGTTACTTTAGAAATGAGCGTAGAGAAGAATTCCTTTACCATAGAAATTACTTTTGTAGCGCCTTTTGAATCAGCCGCTTTTACAACGTCATCGACAGACTCTGTTGTCACTTTACCAACACTCTTAATTACATCATCAGTGGATTCAGTAGCAGTTTTTCCAAACTTACTCTTTACACTAGAAACAACGTTTCCTGCTTTTGTTTTTACACCAGATGCAACTTCTGTTACTTTCTGACCAGCTTTAGTATTAAGAATTTTACGCCCAATACCCTCTGAATCATCAAGTACAGTCCATCCATCCTGGTATGCCATGAGATTCTTTTCAGTCTCACTCAGTCCTTGGGTCATCTTTTCCCATGAACTAGCAGAAATGGCTTTTGTGCCATCATCAAGTATAGTCGTTCCAGTCTTTGCAATATTTCCAGTTGCACTCTGGTATGCCGACTTTTCGAATGGTTTTCCTAATTTATTAAGTCCACTCTTAACTTTATTAATTCCTTTGGCTGTAGTTTTCTGGAAGCTGCCACTCGCTAAATCATAAAATTCATCTCCCGATTCAGCAGCAATGGACGCAATATCATTTGCATCAGTAAACCATGTTTTGACATTCTTTGCTCCATTTTTTATAGAGGATCCAAGAGTCTTTGCTTCACCAGATGCTAATAATTTTTTAGTCTTTTCAGCTGCTTTAACGCCCACTTTAGTAGCACCAACACCACCATGAAGCAATAGTTTAGCACGAGCTCCAGACTGCGCATCATATGTGCCGTCATCTAATACATAATCAGCTGCAGCACCAACGACATTACCATGTGCAAGATCAGAAAGAACCTCTTCAGTTCTTTCTCCTTCTTTCTCAATTTGTTCGGCCGTGGTGTTACCATCATCAAGAGCATTATTCTCCTGATTCCATCCAAATTGATTTGATAAATTCGTAAATAAAGTGCTAAGCCAAGATGCGACTGTTCCTACTGCAGATCCTATCGTTTGTACAACACTCCAAATAGTCGGGAGGTTCTTAACGATAAATGGTACTAATGAAACTAATCCTACAGCAAGCAAACCTTTCTTAATATTGTAAAGAGTATCAAACAACGTATGATGTTTTTCATTCCCTTTTCCAATAGTCTTCAAGGAAGCGAGAATTCCTTTCTGAGTTTCATCACGATCTGCTTGAGCTTCTGCTTCACGCTTCTTTGTTTCAATCTCAGAATAAGTGCCTTTTGAACGAGTTTCATTTATCTCATTATCTTCACGCATCATATCAACCTTGATACGCTCAGAGTCCTCGTCTGCTTTCGTTTTCGTTTTTCCAAAGAAACTTCTCAGTTTATTCAATACTTTAGTGGAGAATCCTTCTACCTGTACTTTGATACCACCGTTCTCCTGAGAAAGTATTTTACCACTTTCCTTTGGAACGAAGATCTCAGCAGCTTCCGGATCTTTACCACCATCACCAACAAGGTAAGCCTTATCCTTATCAACGGGACCACCTTCAGCTCTGGCTCTTCCGAAACCTTTGAAAATTCCTTTTAATCCTTCTTTACGAACACGCTCTGCCATAGAATCAGATGCAGAATTAAATGAATCCTCAATTTCATCTCCAGCACGATCTCCCCAATTCTTTTCCTTTACCTGCTCAAGCAGTTCATTATTATCCTTTGGAAGATCTTTATAAGCACCACCATGATTCTTGCGATCTTCTCGCACCATGTGGTTCTTCTTTTCAGCTTCCGCTAATTGATCTCTCTGTTCTCCTAAAGAATCGGCTATCTCTTCATCAGAGAATCCTTCACCTTTCAGTTCCAAATAAGAGTCATAAAGAACTTTCCAGATACTATCCAATTTCTTGTTGGTCTGCATCTGTTCGTTAAGCTGACGAATTTCCGGATCTGTTGAAGTAGCACCCTGTGAAAGAATCTGTTCACGGGACTTCTTTAAAAGTTCTGCTCTCTTCTGTTCCGGTGTCTGATCGAACTTCATATTCTCGGCAGTTCCATGCCAGTTAATTTTATGACCGGCTTTCTCTTCTGCCAGCGCCATGGTTTCTTCTGTGAAGTATTTCTCATCATAACCAAGAATCTTAGCCATCATAGCACGGTTCTTATCAAGATTCTTACGATCACGACGATTTACACGATTCTGTTCTTTAGCAGATCTGGCATCTTTTCTTGACTGATAGAATGATTGTGCATTTTCATCATCACCATTTCTATCAATCTGCTTCTGGTCTTTCCAATCTCTATATGCTCGAACCAATCCAGGATTTCTGGCTTCAATCTTATCGCCGATTCTCTGACCAACACCTTTTACAGCTCCAGCAACAGTACCTACTGCGCCAGCACCCTTCTTAAGAAGCCATAATGCTAATTTTCCAACGCCACCGATGACATTCTTGATTCTATCTTTCGTAAAGTTAAAAATACCTTCAATACCTCTACGAATAAATCCCTTCTTATTGGTAACGCGTTTATAAATCCATCCAACCAATTTAAACGGAGCCGTAATCACACGCTTTCCAACACCGTAAATGAGACCAGTTACAGCGCTTGTAACTTTCTTGATTGGTTGAACTACGAATCTATTTACAAGGCTTCCAATTGGCTTTATGAATTTATCGGTCACATGCTCTGCTAAGAATTTTCCAACATCACCAACTTTTTTTAATCCAGCTTCTACTTTTTCCTTCAAAGAATTTGCAACTGCTACAAATGGAGCACGAATATTCTCAAGAACATCATACTTGATTGTGGTTGCAGCATCTTCAAAGAAATCCATTGCTCTGGATTTTAACGGATGAAGAATTTCTACCTGAATGTAATTGCCAAATTTCTGGACAATTCCACCCTTTCGTTTTCCAGTCTCTTCATCTTTTTCACCGAACATCCATTTTCTAAATCCGGTACTAGCGGAACCAATTCCTACAGCTGCTCCAAGGATTGCTGCTCCAAGAGGTCCACCAGGAGTTACCATAGCACCAAGTAAGCCGACCTTACCAACTAATGAAGCAGTAAGTCCACCGCCTACAGCACCTATAGCTCCCATGCCTAAAGATTTTAAGATGTTCTTATTATCTTTTCCATCTTTTCCTTCACCAGAATTTCCTTTGAAAATTCCTTTGAAAGCATTGACAACACCTTGCTTTCCTTCTTCTTCATTACCGAAAAGGAAAGTCTTAAATGCATCAGATTGTTTGATAAGTCCCCATGCAGCACCGACAGCAGCACCAGCAACAGGACCACCTACGATGCTAGTAAGTAAACCAGTAGAACTCGGAAATACAATAGACTTGATTGCTCCAACAGCAGCACCACCTATAATAGACTTGCTATTATTAGATAAGAAATCCTGTGCACCTTTTGAAATGAAGCCACCAATTCTTTGCTTTCCACCTTCACCGTCATCGATCTCTTCACCAAACAACCAATCTTTGAACTTATCTGATCTGGAGAGTAGTCCTCCAGCCATTCCAATAACAGCTCCACCAACTGGACCACCAATTAAGGTTCCGAGTAAAGAGCCACCGGACATTGCACCAAAGATTGTTCCAGCTCCTGCTCCAAGAAGAGCATCAGGCATAGCGTCAAGGACACCATCCTTTATCTTCTTCATGTCGATCTTATGGTCAGGATCATCCTCGGTACCAAATAATATATTAGACCATCCATTAATTCCTTCTTTTAAAGAAGTGATCATGGATTCAATGATACCTGGACTATTTTTATCTTTCTTTTTATCCGGATCTTTCTCTCCAAATAAGTGAAATGATATAGAATCCTTTACTTCAGTAAAGATCGTGCTTACTTTTCCAACCAAGGTTCCAGAATCATCATCCAAATGATGAACTTCACCATTGGAATCTTTGTAATCCTTACCATTGATTTTCTGTAAGAATGCTTTCCATGTATCATTAACTTTATTCGTAGCTCCAGATAACAGACCTGCCTGAGAAATGCCATTCTCATCTTTCTCACCGAAAATCTTCTTACCAAGAGGCTTAAAGAAATTCTCACTAGTAGCTTTCCAAGCTTCACCAGCAATATCAGTAAACATCGCGTTGATGTTTTCAAGAACACCCTTTGTATCACCTTTCATAAGTGCCCACAAAGAGTCTTTCATATGTCCACCAGCGGTACGGATATTATTCTCCAATCCTTCGCCGATCAACTTATCAGAAATCCATCCTCTGGAATCATCTCTCGCTTGTCTTGCTTTCTTTACGTCAACGAAATCATTGATTCCATTTGCAGCAAGTTCCGCATTTGAAAGCTTACGATTATGACGAGCAATTCCTTTATCAGTCTGACGAAGATCTCTAGCATCAGCATCCTTTAACTGCTGACGAATCTTCATTGCCTGGGTATTTCCAGTGTATTTATCAACAAACTCCGCTAAGTCTGTCTTATTTGTAATGCCAGCAGCAATCAGATTTGAAAACTCTGGATCAGCTTCCATCTCCTCTACTTTTTTCGAGTAAGCAATTTTCGCTTTGCTATGACCAACCGCTGCAGAATCTACACCGATGTTGTTCTCATACATGTAGCGAATAGCTTCTTCCAGAAGAGCCTTTGATTGCTTTCCTAAACCACCTTTTGCAGTTACAGAATTTAATGCCTGATTTGCAGCACTATTTTTATTCTTCAAATTGAAGTCTTTAACATCCAAATCGCCAAACTCTGATAACTGGACAAAGAGCTGGTTAAGTGTCTTATTATAACTATCTTTCGATTTGCTATCTAAGTTCTCACCAACAGCCTCCAGCATTTTGCCAAAGTCTACAGATTTAAATGCTTCAGAAATTGAACTCTCTAAAGACTCTGCAATATCTTTATTAAGCTGATCCTGATCTTTGTAAGTTGATGTCTTTAAGTCAAAGACTTGAGCCTTACCTAAAATATCAGAATCTTTCTGCTTCGTTACGTGCATCGCGATCGCACGCAAATAAGCGGTTGACTCCCTTGCGTATTTCGGGAGAACTTCCACAATAGAATTTCTTGTTACATCATCGAATGTTGCTGCAGATTTGTCAAACCGGTCCTCCAAGTCGACATTGGTCCTCTTATCAACATTGATACCGAAGATCGAACCGATTGTACGAAGTAAACTGCTTGCATCCTGACTTTTTGCAGATTTACTCAAGTTTGCAAGCATATTCGGAATTAAGTTAGATACAGTATTATCCAACTCTTTTAAAGTACCAGAGATAACAGAAGGAATTAATCCTCCAATAACTCCCTTTGTAATACCACCGACTGGATCTGAGATTAACATCTCGATCATGTCATCATCCTTTAAGAATGGAAGCAACATTCCAACCGGAGAATTATCCACGGCACGTTTTGCATTCTTCTTAATATACTTCTTATACTCAGCCATATCCAGGCCGCCATCCGAAGTAAATAAGTTTTCTGTCTTATCATAGCTGGATTCTCTTCCAAAGGAATCTTCCTGTTTCTTCCCAATTTGTTCGAGGGCAGCGGTTACCGTCTCATAGAAGTTCGTTGTATTCTCTTCATGATACTGTAAAATTGCTGTCAGCGTATTATTCGCTGTTTCGATTCCTGCATCCAGCCTTCCAAGCATTTCTACTTGTTGTGACAGTGACGCTCCAGTCACTGCAATCATTGCATCAACACTTGCTTTCGAAGCCTTTATATTTGCTTCACTACTCTTTGCAATTGCATCTGCAACCATTGAGTTTCCTCTGTCATCACTTGTTTCTACGTAGTTTAAGGTAACTCCTCCACTTTCTTCATCAGAGTCAAAGTCCCCAAACATCGAATCAATGTCATCACTAAAATCATCAAACCCACCACCAAAGGATTCTGATGCTCGATTTTCATTGTAAAGATTACCAGACTTCACATCCTCAATGGATTGGTCTAAGGCTTTCTTTGCCATCTTCACATACTTATTCCCGGCGATGATGTTATTTAAATTGCCAAGGGCTGAACGTCCCTTTGTATTCGCAGTCTTATAGACATCGCGAGCAGTAAAACCAACTTCAGAACCAGCCTTATATGTATAAGGCATTATATCTTTGAAGTTTGCTGCGGTTGCTGCACCGATGGATTTCATTGCATTATTCAACCATTTTGTATCCATCTTATGCTTCCCGCTCACTTTTGTAGCTGGTTTTTTAGACGCCATACTTCCTTCACCCCTTTCTAAAATTACTTTTTCAAGGCCTTAATCCATTGTTTTTTCTAGGAAAATACCATGAAAAGGGGTGAAAAAAGGAAGCCTTAATAGGCTTCCTTCTTCATTTTATCGTGTAAAACAATGCAACCCTTAGCAAGGGTTTTTTGCATATCTATAATTCTTTGGTTGTTGGATCCTCTGTATGGTAACGATGGATCTTTTAATTCTTCCTCGAAAGGACCATCCACCAAAACATCAATCGAATGTAAAATCTGATTAATGGTTTTATATCCATCATGAATCAAATCTTCAAATAACTTTCCCGTATATAACCAAATGGTTTTTTCCGGAAACTCCATTCGAATTGTCTTTACAAGATCAGCAACATCAAACATGTTATATTCTTCCAGTGGTTCTCCACCAAGTACACTAAGACCAGCACAGTAAGGTTTTTCCATTTCCTTTAAGATAAACTCCAAATGAAGTTCATTAAAGGCTTCCCCATACTTTGGATCCCATGCAACTTTGTTGAAGCAACCTTCACAGTGTCTTTCACACCCGGACACGAAAACACTCGTCCTCATCCCAGGACCATTCGCCGAATCACAAGTGATGATTTCTGCAATATTCATATAATTACTCCTCTTCTGAATCGTTATTCATAGAGTGTATGGAAACATGTAAAACACGGTCTTTAATCTCCTGTGTTCTACCCTGATTCCAGAATTGTGTACCTATGTCAACACACTACCCTCGGTTTCCCGATATTTATTAGGGGTTTAGACTATACAATTACTATTTATTATCTTTACTATCTTCGAGTTGCTTAGGAGTTTCTTCTCCAAAGTCCTCGAAATCTTCTTTTTCAAACATGAAAAAGAATTTCTTACGAAGTGTAGCTTTATCACGTAAAAATATTCTAAAAGCAGTTTTAATGATCAATGCATTATTTTCTTTCGGAATTGCTATATCATATCTCTTTACTCCAACAATATGAACATTTTCAAGTCCAAGGTATTCGCACCTCAAACAAAATAACTCTAGTTGCTCTTTCGTTAATTCACCACCAGATATACAGAACTGATTGGTGTCTCTTCTTATCCAGCCATCATCTAATATAAATAATACAACGCCTACGAGATTTAATCTATCAATTACTTCTTCTTTCGGCATCTCTTTATATTTCTTCAAAGATGTAGTTGTTATTGTGGTAAATTCTACAGCATCAGAATACTTGTTATTTGCATTCTTTGCATATAATCTATGCCCTTCACACAAATCACCAAGTGCTCTGAATTTCCACTCACAATAATCAGCTTCATCTAATGCATGACATTCGGTGTAATAATAACCTTTTCCATTTTTCTTAATATAACCATCTCCGAGAATTCCGGAAAGAATTATCTGTTCTCTAAATCCTCGTACATTAAATACTGCTCCAAAAGATACTTTCTTAATTTGACGCTTCTTATATATCTCATATATCTGAAAAAGGCTTAAACCTTTAGCACGAGATATATTTGTCGCGTACCAACCTCTTTTGTTTAATTCCATTACTTCCTTTTCTAATTCATCTGTAATTACTACTTCCATTTTAGTTTCCTCCTTTCAAAAGTTAACCACATCATTTGTTACTTTTAAAAAAGGAGTTATAATAAAGATAATAAATAATATTGGTATTATAGTCGTTGAACCTTCCTCTATCTTAAGTATTTCAACTTAAGATATCAATATTACTATTGAAATATTCTAACTCGAAGTTAGAACTTAGAGGCTTGGATGCGTTTGATTCCCGCATATGTCTACTGATTTCACCATACCGAAGCCGTTACTCTTCGCCACTCCCATGTTTTCACACTGGGGTTTGGTTAGTAGAATCATTTTTACGAGTTCCCGCAGTTTCACCAATTTAACGCGGCCCCATAGGATTTCCTGGGTTGAAGCCGCAAGACCTCCTAGCTACACTCATCTTATTTTGGTCTCTGTTTCCACAATTTGGACATTCCCAGACGAGTTTGCCAGAGTCTTCTTCTTTTATTTTAATTTCGCCATCATATCCACATTCCATACAATAATCACTCTTGGAGTTAATCTCTGCGTACATAATATTCTCATAGATGTACTGTATGATTGAGATTACCGATTCGATGTTATCTGTCAAATTCGGAACTTCTACATACGAGATTGCTCCACCTGGTGATAATTTCTGGAACTTGGATTCGAATTTCAATTTGTCAAATGCACTAATCTCTTCTCTTACTACACAGTGATAGGAGTTTGTGATATAATTGTGATCTGTTACATCTTTGATTTCACCAAAGCGTTTCTTGAGACACTTGGCAAATTTATATGTAGTAGATTCGAGTGGAGTACCATAAACGGAGTAATCAATATTCTCTGCTTTCTTCCACTCAGTGCATTTATCATTTAATTTCTGCATGACTGCTAATGCAAATTTCTCTCCCTCTTCACTGGTATGAGAAACATCAAGCATGTATTTGCAAGTTTCATATAATCCAGCGTAACCAAGAGAGATAGTAGAGTATCCATCGTATAATAATGGATCAATCGTATCATCTTTGCTCAGTCGTGCAATTGCTCCATGCTGGAACAAGATAGGAGCGATATTAGTACTTGTTCCGCAGAGTCTATCATGACGGCATCTTAATGCCCTATGACATAACTCCAATCTATCTTCTAAGATATCCCAGAAAGCATCCATGTCTTTCTTAGAGGAACATGCAACATCAACCAGGTTTATCGTAACAACGCCCTGGTTAAATCTTCCATAATATTTATGCTTTCCTTCCACATAATTCATGGCATGTGCAACATTTCCAATGATATCAGAGAATCGATCCGGTGTTAAGAAACTTCTGCAATTGTGTGTATACATTCCATCACACCAGAAATGTTCTGTCTCAGTTGTTACATCGTAACTTTCCTGGATAATATTTGCCGGAATAATATCTGTTACTTCATACTGGTAAAGTTTTCCTTCTTCTTCTGATTCACAGTTCCAGTTAATATCAGTATCAGATGCTGTTCCGTAGAAGTGATCTCCAACATTTAAATTCTCAGCCCAAGTGATTCCCTCAGTCTCAAGGGTCTCAAATGGATGATCATTTGTAACCAGCCACTCATGTACTTTGCAATCATACGTGTATTGCTTCTCATTAGTGCCGGAATCTTCTGGAGATTTTACTTCAAAAACTTTCTTCGCCTGAATACGCAACCATCCAGAGGTTGCTTCATTCTTAATGACTTTAAGAAGTTTTACATAGCGTTTTTCTTTTGGATCCCAAATCTTTGTATTATTTGGAGATACCGTATAAGCACTCCGAAGTCCAACGGTTTCTACATCATAACCGCCACTCTGTCGGATGCTACGTTCGAATAATTCTTTTAAGGTAATCGGATCTGTACACATGTCATCTGTGTCCGCAGGAATCGTATATACCTTATGATTTCCATCAAAGCATCCCATGCATGGGTATACATCACCCTGTTTATATTCCCGCATAATTTTAGCAGAAATAAAATCAGGTACAAGACGCTTTGCAGAACACTTTGCTGCAATTTTGGTCAGATAAAAATACTCGGAACCTTCATAAGTATTATTTTCATCTAACACATAAAGAATCTTCGGGAAGGCAGGTGTTACATAAACACCTTTCTCATTCTTAATTCCCTGAATTCTCTGTCTTAAGACTTCCTCGGTAAGGAGAGCCAAATCCTTTCTTGTTTGACCATCTGGCACCTCATTGATCCAAATGAACATGGATACGAATGGGGTCTGTCCATTACATGTCATAAGCGTGAGGATCTGATATTGGATCAACTGAATACCAGCTTTGATTTCATCCATCAAACGACGCTCTACCATTTCTGCAATTTGATCATCCGTTGCATTCATCCCTGTAGCAGAAATATCTGCTTCGATACGTTTCCGTAATTTCTTTCTTGAAACGTCTACGAATGGAGCCAAATGAGCTAAACTAAAAGATTGGCCGCCATATTGACTAGAGGCTACTTGCGCGATAACCTGTGTGGTTATATTTGCAGCAGTCAGGAATGACTTCGGAGGTTCTATCATCGTTTCACTGATAACAGTACCATTCTGCAGTACATCATCCATGTTTATAAGACAACAATTGTAAATTCTCTGGATGAAATAATCCATATCGTGAAAATGAATGATGCCCTCATTGTGGGCATCTACAACATCTTTTGGTACTAACAATCGTTGTGATATATCCTTGGATATTTCTCCTGCCATATAATCTCTTTGCACTGGTGCTACTTGAGGATTCTTGTTAGAGTTCTCCTGTTTGATAAGTTCATTATCATAATCAATAATAGAAAGTATCGTGTCATCAAGAACACTCCCTTTTCGTTTCATATTCTGTTTGTATCTGTATTCTGTATAGGCTTTGGCTACTTTGTATGCCCCTTTAGAGCTAATACCATAAATAACATCATCCTGGATTTCTTCTACTCCAGCAATGTATGGAAGATTTAATAATTTTGATTCGATAGTTGATACGATTTCTTCGATCTGCGTATCGAGCAATTTATCATCCGGATTGGTAAATTCATTATTTGCTTTGGAAATTGCATTGATGATTTTTGTTCTGTCATAATCCATTTCTTTACCATTTCTACGGATGATTTTGAGACTATCAAGATTTTTTAATGCCATATTTTGTTACCTTCTTTCCCTTAAAATTGGGATCTTTTTACTCAAAATCCTCTTAAGAAATCGTTTTCGGGATTTTGAAATGTCAATTCTTGATTAGTGGTTGACCTCGCGAGGGTAAAAAAAGAGCGAGCCCGGGAGCCCGCTCAAATCAAGGGTTTCAACTAAGAAGCCTTATTTAAAGTCACAACAAGATGCTTTGTACCCTTAGGAAGTGCCTGCATCGCCTTGAATTCGTCTTCTGTAATTACAGTAAAATCCAGCGATGAGAGATTCTGAATATTCTTTTGATTTTTTACCACCTTATAGTAGTCCTCCGTAGTGATTACGAATAATGATAAATCGTCAATGAGTTTCATATGATTTGTATATTCCGTCATATTCATCCTTCCCTTCTTATTGGTTTTAATATTGTGTAGTTTTCGGGATAAAAGATAAGAGACCATGTAATTTTGGTCTCTTATCCATGCATCGTTTGTTGTTTACTTGGTATGGGGTTTCTTGGACTTTAAGTACTCCGGGCACGGAGAAGAAGCCGCAAGAGAAGTGTAAGCCTCATGTGAGAACTCAAACTCTCCCATATCCTCATTGGTCTGCGGATTCCGAACGGATGCGATACGGCTACCTGCCTCAATCTTCTTTAAGTAGAGTGAGCCGCGGAAATCCTCCTTCGGAAGCAGATTAAACTGGTTACCGGCATTCATGTACTGATACATACACTCAACGAAGAACTCATAAAGACCATCAACATTCTCGATGGTAAAGTCTTCTCCGAGAACAACCTCAGAATCCTTCTTGTCCATGCCGGCTTTCTCAAGAACTTTCTTTAAGAACTTACGGAAGTCCTCGGTGACGGCGATCTCCTCAACACGGAGCAGCTCATTGCCAGATGCCTGTGCAACCTTTGCCTTAAAACTTGTGTCATTCACAATCGCCTTCATAAGACGATTGAACTGCTTCTTTGAGAAGCGGTTAGGATTTGTTCCTTTTTGTGTGATGTCCTTTAAGACGTCGTTTACCTTTTCTGTTGCCATGATTTTTTAATTCCTCCTTTTTTGCTTTTATAAAGAAGCACTCCATATCGAATGCTTCTGGGTCGTATTTTTTCATACGATTGCCCTCACTTAATATTTGGTTAAATGGATATTATTTGAAGCGGTACGTGATGCTTCCGTTTGTTAAGTCATAGGGTGACACACGGACCTGTACCTTATCTCCAACCAAGATACGAATATAGTTCATTCGAATCTTTCCACTCAGATGACAGTTGATAGTAGATTTCTGAACTTCATCAGATCCCTCTTTCGGGATAGCTACTTCAACTGTATAGATGTTTCCGTTATGTGCGGAAACAATGCCTTCAAGTTCGATTAAATCTTCTCTTGACATGACGAATCCTCCTATTTGCCTGTAGAACCGAAACCACCACGGTTTTCATTGGAAAGGGTTTCAACCTCTTCAAATTCCAGTTCATCCTGATGCTTAAAAAGCCGGAACTGGCAGATACGGTCTCCTTTGCGAATCGTGGTATCACGAAGTGCATATGCCGGGAACTTCCAAATATCATCGTTCCCACAATAGGATTCATCAATTACGCCGATCGAATTTGCCTGGATAACTCCAAAGCACTTCGCGGTTGATGAACGAGGGGCTAAGATTGCTTCATAGCCCTCCGGAATCTGAATCGAAACACCAAGATTGACGAGTTTGATCTCACCTTTCTTTATTTCAACATCTTCCGCGACATACAAATCGATCCAGTCACCTTTGCTAATCTTACCAAGCTTGATGTCCGGATCATGGTACTTTACTTTTACTGATAGCATCTTGTAAATTCTCCTCCTTTTAGTTAATAGATTGCATTTCTTCGAAACTCTTCTAGTTGCCAATACTCTTGTTCCAAAACTCGTAGCGGTGGAATATAAGGAATTCCATTCTCTGCTTGAATTTCTGTGAGTGTTTCCAATGATGCAATGAGTTTCTTTCTTTGTTTTTTGTTACACCTCATATTTTCTAAAGTGTAATAGATACCGTCGATAATATCTTGAATTTCATATTCCTCTGGTATTATCATCACGAGATAAGCATCCACGTACTTACTTTGAATGTAAAGATCCATTCCACAATCTTCCAAGTACAAATCTTCATACTCACGCATTTGATATGCACAAATTCGTGGCATCTTTCCAATTGAACACTTATCCTTTGGATTTGAATTTTTGTACTTGGATAAATAGTCTTTCATGATGGATTTCTTTTCGTGGAACGCAGAAATTTCACCATTAATGATTGCTACATAGACATGTTTCATATTATGCTGCCAATGCTTCTGAAGTTTGCTTTGCCATAACAAAGACTTTCTGCATCTTCGATAAGGCATTTGGTGAACATCTGTACTTTACTGCATCTATACTAAGCAGTGATACAATTAATTGCATGATGCATGACGCAACTGCACGAATGAGCGGTTTTAATTCTCCTAAAAACTGAATCAATTGATCCAACCAATTGCCTTCTAACTTTGCAATGGTGGATTCTCGTAACTTTGCTTTTGCTGGCAAGTATAATTCATTGTGTTTCTTCATGTACTTATACGCCTTTCGGTTTTCTTTTCGTTGTTCTCGTTTCACCTCTTCCTGCATAATGAAAATTTCTTCTGTGAGCTTTTTGTACTTCTCATCGAGTACATCCCCTACCAGCAAGATTAAGTCTTCTTGCTCCTTCTTCTTTTTCTTTCTCTTTGAGTTGCTCATATGTTAGTCTGATACCTCCCTTGTAAAAAATATATTTTATTTATCGTATCTAGTAGATAATATATAAATGAAATTACGATTAGGATTTTGTAACCCTTGACATTAAACTGGATTTGAATATTGATTTCACTTATATATTATCTATTTGACTATAATAAAGAAAGGAGGCAAAAAGATGGCAAAGAATTTTTATGCAATCAAGAAAGGCAAGAAGCCAGGAATCTACACAAGTTGGGAGGAATGCAAGTTAAACATCGGTGTCTGGACTAAAGCCAAATTCAAAGGATTTAATACCCTTCGAGAAGCAAAAGAATTCATGCAAGAGGATGATGAACGTGGATATTCTTCTGAAGAGTTAGAGCTTTTGTTGAAGGGTAAGTCATATGCCTTTGTAGATGGATCTTTCAACAAGAATACCAAGGTATATGGTTATGGTGGATTTCTTATTACAAAAGAAGGGGAAAAACACCAATTACAAGGTAGAGGTGATGATGAAGAGATGGCTAAAATGTGGAATGTTGCAGGAGAATTAGAAGGTTCTGTTGCGGCAATCAGGAAGGCTTTGGATCTCGGATTAAAAGAGATCATCATTCTTTATGATTATCTCGGTATTGAAAAATGGGCAACTGGAGAATGGAAACGCAATAAGACGAAGACGAAAGAATATCACGAATTCGTCAATTCCGTTTCTGACCGAATCATCATTAAATTCATGAAAGTAAAAGGTCACTCTGGAATTCCAGGAAATGAAGAAGCTGATCGATTAGCTAAGATTGCAGCAAGAATCGATCTTAATTCTGCAAATGAAGTTGTTACACTTGATGGTGTAAATTTATTGACAGATTTAAAGGAGGAAACTAATGAAAACAGTAAATAATACGATTATGGAGGATATACTTCGTATCAGGAAGAACTATGAGGATTCCAGAGTTGATTGCATTGATTATGCTCTTGCCCTGATTTTTAAGGGAGAAATTGAAAATACAGATTGGCTCGGAATGAATGAAGCAGCAGGTGTCTATTGCTTCATGACTACACGCAACATCAAAAAGCTGAAACTTGTAAACCCAGCCTATACAGAGATGTACATCAAGTTATCAAAGAAGAATCCGGGAATGGTTAAGGTTCGATTTGATGGTGAGAAGGCTGATGTTGAGTATGCTAACTTTATTGCGGCTGTCAATAAGTGTAAGGTAAATTTTGACAAGAAGTCAGTCACACTCCCAATATATTATATTGGATATTTCATATATGAGCACTGCTATGAATATGATGAAATTGATTTATAGATCGTTGTGTGGAGGTGATGGATTTTGAGCAAGGCTTATGTTTTACTTAGAGGCGGTAAAAAAGGTATTTATTCCAGCATGGAAGAAGTACTAAAGAAAACAGTAAGTACCAGAAAGTTAGTAACGAGAGAATTTGATAGTTACGATGACGCTGTCTTATTTGCAAAAGGTGTTGATGAGGGGTATCTGGAGAAAAAGATATGGAACCCAGATGATCCAAAGATATTTGCATATGTTGTTGGAGAATCCAATTATTGTGATAATACTGCTGGGTTTTCCATATACTTCTATAATCCAAGCGTTGGAAAACCTACAATGCTTTTTGGTAATACTGTGAGAAGTACAGCTGTTACCCTTGGACAACTTGGTGGTGAGGCTGCCGGAGCTGTTTATCTATTCAATTATATTAATTATATGAATAGAAACAGGTACTCAGTGATACCTGAAGTTTATTTCTTATACAGAGCTTTTGAATTTTATTATTGGAAAGAACCTGTTTGCAGAGATGATTTGAGCTGGGAGGTGACAAAATATCGAAGTGCATATGATCGTGCTATTGGAAATGGTGTAAATGTACATCTTATACGTGTAAATTCTTATCAATATCTTCCAGAATCTGGTGAGATGCTTGAAAAGGCTAGGAACATGTCAGGGATGACTGATGAACTGAAGAACTATGGTCAGAATTATATTGTTCCTAATGATCCCCTTGGTAGTCCAATTATATAATTGGGTATAAAAGCTATGAAGCGGTATAATATTCGATGAAAGAGAGTGAGATGATATCTTTGCTCTCTTTCTTTTTTTATTAAAATTTATTAAAAATTATTTTCAATTAACATTTTCCTAATAGAGGGGAGAAGAAAATGGATATAATAGCGAGCGGCGCGAGCATCGCGAGTAAGACAGAGGTCGCGTAGGGAATAAATAGCCTACCGGAGCGACCGATATTGCGAATGCTCCCTTGAGTGCTTAAGCAGCGTACCGATTCGCGAGGCGCCGCAACCCAGATGGAGGCGCCCCTATACGAGATGGGATAGATTAAAAGTGGTACTTTTTGGCTCGCTTTTTTAAGTCTTTTTTTTTTTTTTTTTTTTTTTTTTTTTTTTTTTTGATTGGCTTCGACCACTTTGTCTGTATTCCCCATCTATTTCTATCTATTGCTTGTTTTTTTTTTTGATCTGATTGGGTTTCTTTCTATCCCTATCAGATCTTTTTTTGTCAATTTTCTCATTTTTCTATCTATTTTCCTCATTCTAGTTAATCATTGTCAATCCCACTTTCAATTAAAGATAAAAGTTTTATTAAAGGAGATTTTCGTTCAATGAATAAGAAAGAAAAGAAGTATATCAAGAAGTTAATCAGAAAAGAGATTAAGAAAGCTTTATTTTCTGATGCCTACAAAGACACTTATAAGAATCTTTCTGCATTAATGCTTCAAGCAGAAGATACTTTAACTCAGATGCGTATACAGCATCACAAAGTGGATCTTGGTCAAGGAAGACCATTTAACTAAGACTTCAATTGAGCGACTTTATCTGATAACCATTTTAACAAAATTTACATAAAGGAGGATTTTTAACAAATGGGAAAATTAACAAATTACGAAAGGCAGTACATCAAGATTTTGAAAAACATCTATCAGAATGGTTATGCTGATGGTGTCAATGAGCGTACTGGCGTATCAACAAAAAGATTGCCTAACCAGGTAATCTCAGTGGATTTGGAAGAAGAATTTCCAATCCTCAAGTCAAAGAATGTAAGAGGAAAAAGTGCATTACAGGAAATTGAATGGATCTGGAAACAGCAATCCAACAATATCCATGACTTAAAACCTCACATCTGGGATGCATGGGCTGATGAGAATGGTTCTATTGGAACTGCTTATGGAGCACAGATTGCAATCCCGGTTAACACGTATTTGGACTTTCCAAAGAAGTCAAAAGAAGCATTCCGTTCTTATCAGAATCAGGCGGAATACATTCTGGAATATCTGCGTGAGAATCCAAATGGTAGACATGCAGTTGCTACTATCTGGAATCCTCAAGAACTTGCAAGAATGGGATTTATCCCTTGCGTACACACAACAAGCTGGAACTTAGATGGTGGAAGATTAAACGTCCTTGTTGATCAAAGAAGTGGAGACTTCCCTATTGGAGTTCCGTTTAATACCACTCAATATGCAATACTCTGTTTACAGTTTGCAAGAGATCTTGGTGTAAAGCCTGGAAATCTTACGCATGTAATTGCAGACGCACACATCTATGACAGACAGATGGAAGGCGTTGGATTACAGCTTAAGTATTATGAGATCTTAGAGTATCTGGAAGACGACAACTTTGAAGGTGCTCAAAGACTCATTGATTGTATTCATATTGAAGATTATCCGAATGAAAAGATTGCAAAGGATTTATTGCTTGAGAAAGGAATTCTTGCAATTGAATCAAAACCGAAGTTTGTATTTGACACTGAAGAGACCGGTTTCTTTAAGTATGACTTTAACAACTGTCATATTGAAGGATACGAGCATATGGGAAATATTGACTTCGGGGAGGTAGTAGTTTAAGATGGACGATTCAATTAAGGCAACAACGATAAACGAACGCATCACATTACAGGAGATTCGCAGTCGTGTTACAATCAACATGATTGCTGCAGTATCAGAAGATGGAATTATTGGAATTGATAATAAAATTCCGTGGCATCTTCCAGAGGATCTGAAGAATTTCAAACAGATGACAACTGGAAGACCGGTGATAATGGGCAAGAATACTTTTCTTTCCATTGGAAAACCCTTGCCTGAGAGAACCAATATTGTGATATCTACAACTTTGGAACCATCTGATGGATATTTGATCGCGAAAGATCCAATGGATGCGATTGAACTGGCATATCAGAATCTTCATCAATTTAACCATGTCATTTGTATTATTGGTGGTGAGAAGATTTACAACGAATTCTTCCCATTTACGGATCGTATCACATTAACTCGCGTGCAAACAGACGCAGCAAGACTTGGTGTTGATATTGAGAAATGTGTGAAGTTTCCACTAGATGCAATTGACTATTATGGTTTTAAACGAATAAGTCAAAGCAGACATGCATTCCTTGAAGGTGAAGGACCGAACTTCATTATTGAGGAATATACAAGGAAAAAATAAAAAAAAGAAGAGAGCTTGGATTTTCACCCTTGCTCTCTTCTTTTCACGCACTTACTTTGCGTCAGCGATCTCCTTCGCTGCGTCCTTGAAACAGTTGATCGTGAACACTGCACACTGCCCTGCAATTGTGATCAATAAGCCCGGTGCTTTCTTCTTCGCCTGCTCACCAAACTTCTCCGGTGTTACACTCTTACAACAATCAATTGCCTCTGTTAAAATAGTACTGTGTTTTTCTTTCATGACGCTACCTCCTTAATCTTATCAAACGTCTTATCACACCATTCATCGTAGTCGTTATATCCGATGAGGTTCATTGTTCTGGAAAGCTCCTGGATTGCATCAGCGAACTTCCCGGTATCTTTTGTCGAGACAGAGCACACTACAATCCTGTACGGCTCTGCCTCATTTTTGTACTGCTTTATGAATCGTACATGAATTCCTCTCTCATAGAAGAATCTCGATGCACGAAGTTCCTTTGTGTCAGCATACATGAAGTATCTCCGAAATGGAGTCTTCTTATCAGTCTTTAAATACAGTCTCATGCTACTTCACCTCCCAACTTTTTTATTAAATATCGAATTTAATTGCAATTGCTGCAAGCACTGAAAACGCTACAACACTCACACCTGTTACCAGTGTATCTGCGATATTCTCCATAGCTTCAAGTTCCCGCTCTCTTTTCTCCTGCTCCTCGATATGTGCCATTATTGATTCTACCATTTTTGCTTTAAACATATTATTTTTCCTCCTTATTAAAAGTATCAAAACTAATTTCATCTGGCAGATCATCTGCCCCATCTTTGTCAACGATTTCATCTGGGAATATCTCATCCGGAAATACTGGCAGATTTCTTTCAACTCTCTTTAATTCCCTAACATCTCTAAATCCTCTTCTCATGATTATTTTACTTCCTTTCCATAATCCAGATACTGCTTCAATTCCGATAACTTGATAACATCCGAAAGAACATTTTCAAACTTTCCAAAGTTGCGGAATCTGTTTGATTTCTGCTTCAACTGAAGCTTGATAACGAGATCCAGTTCACATGTTTTCTTTGCTTCCCTCAACTCATCTGTCAAGAGATAATCAATGACTGTCATGTCAACTACATCTTTCTCAACCTTTCCGTAAAACAAATCAGCCGGAAGATAATTGATCTTCATCCAGCTACTTGACATATTCGGATTTGAGCTGTAGAAACCATTTTCAAACATCATGCCGACGCCCTTATATGAAGCGATAGCTGAAACCTTAACAAAGCGACTCTTATCGGTTACCTTGAATCCGTGATTCTTACAAATCTTAAGAACGAATTCTGCATCCGATTCCGGTAATTCACCGAAAGTTACAGCAGCTTCTGGATACAAGAAACAATCAACTCTTATTGATCCTGATAAAAGCTTATCCGTAACAGTTCCTTCTGATAATGTGATATCACACCCATCTGTTTTCCATGTTTTAATAATACTCATTTTTAGTTCCTCCTTTTTTATCATGGGACTTTTTTTTTGTCCGTAGTTTTTATGAATGATAATCAAATCCATTTTATTGCTTTCATCTCGCAATCCTACGTCGCTTCTCGGATCATAGAAAAACGAGATATGTATTCACAATACCTTTCTTCTCTTTCATTCACCAAAATAGTATATAAGTGAAAATGTTAAAAATCCAAATTTAGGGAATAAAAAAGAAGGGATAGAAAATCCCTTCTTACAAATACTGATATCTAAAATACTTAACCTTTACTGCACTTTACATAGTTTTACTGTACCATACTTTACCATATATTATATTACTCAGATGCACTCCACTTTACCACCACTTAGCACTTCCATTCCTATCCCTACCATCACACTACAACACTAGTCTCCACATTATCATACCTTTACAATACAATACCATGCTCTACAGTACCATTACTAAACTTCGCTTGTCCTCACCAGTCTCTACCAATACCGAACCTTGCTCGTCTATACCACACCACTACTTAGCTTGGCGCGACCGCACCCTAATATACCAAAACGGCACCTCACTATTCTGCACATATCCATACCACTACGTTACTCAGCAATTCCTAGCTCATCCTTCACAATACTTGATGATACGTGACTGTACCAAGGCTTTACCAGATTTCACCTTACGATACCATTACGCTGCGGGGCTAGTCTCAACCCTGACTATACTAGACAGCGCTTTACGACACCGTTACGCTGCGGGGCTAGTCTCAACCCTTTCTTCGCTTGACCTAGATACACTTTACCTATACATTACGATCCACACAAAGCATGGCAATTCGTGACCCTGCCTTTACCCTACTTAAGAGTTCGTAACTATACCTTTGCTATACGTTACTTTAGTACACCTAACTGCACCCATTCATAACACGACTGTGCCTTTCGTTACCGTAACTATGCATTGCTGCACGATAACGTACCACTACATAACTTGGTAAGTCAAAACACAACGTCACCATAGCATCAAGCTTAATCTTCAGCGTCCCAGTTTGCAAGTGTTACGTCAAATCCACATGCATGTAAAAGTTTTTCGTAATGCTTGTAGCTTTTTCCATAAAAGGTATGTGTCGATAGATATACGTCTTGATGCTTTATTTGTCGCATCATAGATAATTTGTGATTTAATGGTTTTGGATCTTTTGTTCTTAACCAAGCACAACCGGTTCGCATATCAATTTCTAAAATATGCGTTTTTGATTCCTTGGGAATATTATTCAGATCTATCCAATCTTTAATAAATACACTCATGACTTTCTCACCTCCTTTCGCAATGCTTAATTTAGAGTAACTCCGAATATTAGAAATTTTAAGATACTTAACCGTTTCCCTGCCCTACTCTACAGTACCATTACGGCTCTTCACTCCACTCAACCATAACAGCACAGTGCCTCAATCTACATCTCCTTACCATCGCCGGACTGAGCCTTACTTTACCAATACTTCACTTTACTGGTCAGCACTTCACCAATGCCTCACTCTACGCTAATGTACCATTCCTGAACATCACATTTCTCGACTACACCCTTGCTTTACTTCACATAACTGTACCATGGATCACCATTACATCACTTTACTTTACAACTCTACGCATCTCCACAACTCCACAAAACCATTACATGATAATACATCTCACCACGATACCTTTGCAATATGAAACATCACTATTCCTTTCCATTGCTCGACTCCACCTGATACCACCATACCATTACGCAGCCTTGTTTAGAATAGCCTCACCATTCCATAACGATAAAAAATATAGTGGGTTTGCTATAGCAAACCCACTTTTTATTAAAAGATGTCTAAATTACTCTTCGTCAACCGTAGTAATATCCTGCCATAATAGTCTCCCACGTCCTGAATTATGCCACTGACCCAGACCATTCCAACGGCCATAGTTCAACCACTCCGGTACTCTCTCATACATCTCCTTATTCAAACAATGGATTGTACATTCCAGAGTTGATCCAGCCGGAATACATTCTGAAGCTGCAAGCGCTGTTCTTTCACCCTGTGGTGTATTTGCACGCAACGGCCTTTGACAAATTGTAATTTCACTACCCTCCGGCATGTCGAAGAGAATCTTTCTTGGCTCAACGAACACAAGATTGTCGATTTTTGTTTTGTATGCCGACAGCCCTTTTGATCTGGACCCTTCAACTTCACGCATGGCTTTGCACGCGTTCTTAAAGAATCCCTTGATAACGTAGTCATACAAAAACGGCTTTCCATCCTCCGTCTTTGCAAAGATGGTAACACCCTTCTCATCCAACCCGTTCTCTTCAGCCTCATTGTACTCCTTCGCCAGCAGCGATGCAATCTCTTCCTGCTTCTCTTCCTCCGTAAGCGGAATCTTTGCATCCTTCTCTGCCTTCTTGGTAGCAATGTAGCTAGAATAAATCTCTTCATCACTCGGAAGTGATCCCAGGATATCCTCGATCAATGTAATCTTGATCTTGATATCAAACATCGGAAGCATCTGTCCCGGTAATATTACTTTAGGTGCTGCCGGCGCCTTCTCAGCTGCCTTCTTTGTCTTCCTGGTTTTCTTCTCTTCTACTGGTGCCTCTTCCTTTGTCTCCTCACCGATTGGTAATTCCATCTGCTTTGTTTCCTCCGGTAATGGATTCTTTCTTGGTCTTCCAACTCTTCCTGCCATAATTCATTTCCTCCTTTGTCTTTTTAAAATATTTTTAGGAATTTGGATGTTAAATAAGGTTTCCTTAATTCCCTTATTCTATTAAATAATATATAAATGAAATTAAAGTTTATATAAATTTTTAAACCAAAAATAAAACAGTGTTGTAAGGTGAATTTTGCCGAGTTCACCGTCTGAGTCTGACCGGGAACGGAAATGATCAGCACGGTTACAGACTCAGACACCTGATCTACTTTTTGCTCACATGATTTTTTACTGTGACGTTCATTTTATGGATAACTACTTACGAAAAAACTTCTCCTGGCTAGATAAGGGACAGCGTGCGTCTGCTGTCCCTTTGATGCCCAAAATTTGAGATGAGAATTAGATACAATAGATTAAAGGTACACTTTTCCTGTGTGTATTCTTTGGCATTTAGTTGCTATGGACATTCTCAAGGTAAAATTCGGGTACCTAATGAGAATAGCTGCTTGTTAAACAAACACCTCCAATTGTAAGTTTATCACGTTATCAAATATCGAGAAACCCGATAAAAGAAGAGGGACACGAATCCGTATCGTGTCCCTCTTTTTACTGTCTTTTTTACATAAAAGCAAAATGTACAAATGCTTCATGTGCATGACGAATAAGATCTCGGATGGTTCCACAAGCACCAGATTTGTCATACTCCTCTAACTGAGAAAGTCCCATAGAAATCTCATCAACTACAAGCAGATTAGTTATCTCAGCTCGAATTGTATAAGAGATCTTGGTATTTCCCGGAATCAATGAATGTTTCATAAGAACACTCATTTCATCATCCGGAGTTGACTGAACTTGCTGTGTATAATACACATCCCAGTTGTTCTCATCGTAAACTTCACCAGATAAAATCTTACAAAACTCACGCGACTGTGTAATCAGATTGATATAATCCTCACAGTCAATGATCGTTCCATTTGGAAGTCCAAGCATAATAAGATAATATACAAAAATCGGTGTATAACAAATGATCTCAGCATATACGTGCTGCCCTTTGTATGCAAAGTAACCCGATCCGATATCTTCTAACTGCTTCGGAAGATCTTCTCCAGCATTTACAAAAGACGCTGATCTTCCCGTTCCTTCCAGATAAATTCTCTTTAAACCAGCACAATCTTTATCCGTAAGGATTAAGATATATTGATTCTTCTTTAACCAGGTATCTGTAACCTGGGTATTCTCAACAATCTGATACATCCAGTTCCGGTTTAACTTGGAGATAAACATCTTTACAAGATTTATCTCAATGATCTGTAAATCATCATCACTAAGATTGTCATCTTTTATGATGCAATCTTCAAGGATTTTGCTAATATTTCCATCACAAAGATCAATGAGATCATATCCTGAGATATAGAAATAAGCAGTTCCAACTACTGCTCCAATTGGAACTGTTTCCATAAGTGATTTAATCCCTGTTTCGGATTCTGGATCATCATTTGTGAAATTTTTATCCATAATAGAAATTCGATTCAGAAGATCCGGATTCTCACTATACCACGGAATCAATTCCTGTAAGTTTGTACGAATATCCTCTACTTCCGGATATGGGTAATCTGCAACAGCTGTTTCTGCCTTCGCCATTGTGAGTCTTTTCATAGCAATTTTTGTAGACATCTGCTTTGCCACAAGAAGCTGTGGAAGAGATGCCTTTAATAAGATCTGGACACCGACATGATTCATGACGCGATTCATTTTAAGCGGCATTGATCCAGATTCACGGAATTCAATCAAATGATTCATCCCTTCTAATGTAACTTCTAATACTTCCATTTTAGTTCCTCCTTTTCTTTAATCATAGTATGGTTTATAACCACCCCGTATCGTAACATCAAATCCCTCAGTTCCACCATTTGATTCTGAAAACCATCTACAGGTATATGTGCCACATTCTTCCTTGAAGTAGCTACAACCTGGGCATTCTGGAATGGGGAAGTTATCAAGGATCTGTTCAGCTGAACGCGAACAATTTCTCTCTGACATATAGATACTTTCCTCCTTTTTGAAGCTATGTAATTGTGAAAATGACTATAATAATTTAAACACAATCAGTTAAAAGGATGGAAAGGAGGTATACATCCATGAAAAAGAAATTTAAAAACTTCATAAAGAAATTGAAGAAAACCATCAAAGCAATAGATTGGAAAAATATTGATACGAAGACATATGCTGCGTATATTATGATGATTATCGCCATCTTAAATCATGTAGCTGTTAATTTCGGATTTAATCCACTCGTTAAAAGCGAATCTGAAACCTACGAATATATAACCGATGTCATGACAGCAATCATTTTTGTCCGCAATACCTGGTGTAACAATTCAGTTACAGATCAGGCGATTAAAGCTGATGAGTATATGGATTATATTAAAGAGCGTGCTGCCGAAGAAGAGAGTGAATCAGAGGGCTAGAGATAGCCCTCTTTTTTATTTCTAATCTGCTATGTAACAAAACGAGTAAGGTGATAATACTCGCCTGCATACTATGGAGTGGCTCAAATCCTCCTTTCTCAAAGATACATTTGATACAATTTTCCAGATGCATAAATTGATTAACCGCTTTTTGTTTGACGACAAGATACATTATTTGTTACAAAGTTACTACATTGAACATTTTATCGATTTGGAGCCACAGTTTTATACGATAGAGAGATTGCAAAGTCAATCTCTCTTTTTACCCATTAACTTGAAAAATTACGTCCAAATCTCACTTATATAATATCTATTTAGGATATCTATAGAATCATTTTTTGAAAGGAGACAAAATCATGATTGATCCAACAAGAAGAGAAAGCATTTTAGAGAAAGTAGTGAAGTTTTTATTCGGAGATTTAATATCTCCGAATAATAGTCCGAAGTGTTCGGACACACCGGACCAAGTAGTAAAACGCGCAAAAGAACGCAGAAAGAAAAAAGATGGAAAGAAGCATTAAGTACACATTTTTCTATTTGATTGAAACCGAAGAACTCTGGGCATATTCCGAGGAGAAGAAATTAATAAAGGGGTTTCAACACACAAGAGACATGAAAAAGTTTTACAAAAAGGAAGTTCCAATGACATCAGAAGACCTTGCAATACTTCATGAAGAAGATCATAGTAAACGCTTAATGCTTTATAAGTTTGAGGTCGGTGAATACATATTGGAGCTTCCTATTACAATGATTGAAAAGCTCACAATTGAACGAGCAGGAAATCAAGCGGCATTTATCGGCATATATGCATCTGCATGTTTGCCACTTGAAGTATTTACAAAAGAGATGCAGGAAGCATTATGCGATATTGGATATAAAGAAGCTCATGAAGGATGGGTAAATGGAATTACTGATGTCTATCAACCGGATATGTTAAATACCTTCCTTCATTATTATGGTGATTTATTAGACTTAAATGGAATTGGAGGTGATAATAAGTGAAAGTCTATTTATTCTATTTATTAGGAAAGCAGAACATCAAGAAATTAGCAAATAATGGATTGCTGGATTGGTTAGGACTTAATCCAGAAATTAATTCGGAGGCGCTTCTTTACGCATATACAAATAAGAAGCGTTATGCTGAGTTTTTCAAAGTTACAAGAAATCCAAATCTTATAAAAGAGAAAGTTGTGAATATGTCGAAATCCGAATATAATCAACTGGAGGGAGATCTTTATAAGTATTGCAAGATTATGATTAATGAAGTTATTTTCCCAATTGATGAGTATGATTTCTATGATCCGGATGGTTGTATAATAAATTTTCCTTTCACAACATCAGAGTATTGGTATGCAAAGGAATGCCGTGCAGAATCTATCAATTATTTCATGCAAGGCCTTCCTAAACTTCCCAGTATTAATATCTTTAAGGAGGAATACCGTGAAATCTTACGAGATCTTGGGTATTGTGATATGCTAGTTGATGTAGAAGGAGAAAGTATCAATGAGATGGAACATCTGACAGAACTTGCTCACTATACAAAGACTCGTGGATGGAAGAATACCATTGGTGTAATGCTTGTTTTATATGGAGACCTTTTAAATGAAGAAGCAATAGCAGAGGTGATCACAAATGGCGCATAAGCATTTATATTTGATTTATATTGTAGGACCTTTCGAGAACGCTGTTATTATAGAAGATTTGAGTTTTCGAGAGGGAAATGGAGATTTCGTATCTTACAGTAAGCAAGAAGCATATTACTACGCCTATACATTCAGTAAGAAGATGCTAAAGAAATTCATGTATTACCGAAATGAGAATAGGTTTGTCGTAAAGGAAAAAGACATCAGAGATTATACAAAAGAAGAGCTTGAAGACTTTGAATCGAGAAATCGAATGTATGAAATCACAGTCGATGGAATTGCAACCCCATCCTATAATTTTCCAGGTATGGGTGGGAATGATCATGGAGATATTGAAATAAAAATCCCAATTCCTCCCCATGAACATCAAATCATTGATAATACCTTAGAGTATTATGACGATATGATTGTTGATAAATACCCAAAGGAGATGATCCGAACAATGAGCATTCTTATCAAATGTGCAAAGAAAGAATTCCGAGAAGCTTTAGTAACTGCTGGAATTCTTGATTTGGTCATGTATACACAGTTGATCGTTTTCGGAGAGAGTTCAGTGGAACCATCTGTTGTAATTGATGAGGTTGCTATCTTCTTTGAGTATTATCAGGAATTATTTAGGATGGACCGTGTTTATAGCTCTATTTACGAGACAGAAGAAAGGACGTGAGATTTATGAAAGTTTGGAGGTTTTATTTAAAGCCGGAAGAGGGAAAAAGGGTATCGAAAGATGAACTTCGTTATGCGTATCCTCTTTATGCATTAACACAGGAAAAGGAATATGCAAAAAGATTCAGAAAGCAAAGGAATATGGATTTATTTATCGAGCGTTCTGACAATATTGATGATGACAACGTCGATGAATATCTCATTGCGAATCGCAGTAGACTTCTTAGTGAGAGCTATTTTGAAACGCTCATTACAAGTGATGATGAATACCGGATTCCATCATTCATCAAAGTATTATATACAGAAAATGAACTGGAGTTTTTAAATCACACTTGTGATGTACATGCAATCTTTAGTCAGCTCCCTGGAGTTCTTCCAATTGAGATATTCCAACCAGAATATCGGCAAGCATTATATGCTCTTCGGTATAACCGTGTGATTGAGCATTTCAATGTAGGCCTTGGAAATACTGCCGAGGGCGTTACTGATATTGGACTTCAATACGATATGTTTGCTGTTTACATGTATCTTTACGGGAAATATTATAGAGATGATTTCATTTCTACCTGTGAATGCAAACGAGAAGAAGACTTAACAGAAATGGAACTTGCTGCAGCAACAGCTTTTGTTTAGAAACTCAGGTCTCTACACTTCTTTAAAGGAGGTGATAGCATGGTTTCGACTGAATCAAATGACAATATTGAAGTTGTCGTATTCGAGAATCCTGGAGAATTTGAATACCAGGAAGCTTGTGAAACCGATACTGAAAAGAATAATATCGTAAAGGCTGTTGAAGCTGAAGTACGAGCATCCTTAGAGTATTCTGATTACATTGCATATTTACGTGCCAATGTAGGGATGGATGCTTGTGCTTTCTTTAATAACGTCTCAAAGGCGAATAATAAGAAAGTTCGTATTGAGGTTCATCATGCGCCGCTTACATTATATGATATCACAAAGTTGGTATTAGACAGAGCTATTCGTACAGGTGAAGAAATAAACACCTTACTTCTTGCAGAGGAGGTAACCCGAATTCATTATATGAATCAGGTAGGGTTAATTCCTCTTAGTAAAACACTTCACGAAGTTGTCCATAAATCGGATAAACTTACAATCCCACTTTACATGGTATTTGGTGATTTCCGTACATTCCTTGAGATGTACCAGGAAGAACTGGATATGAAAGAAAATGCTGGGATTCGAAGGAAGATTGAGCAGGCAATTGAAAGGACTAAAGAATTGAATTCGAACTCTTTCGATGTTTTGAAGGAAAAGTTCACATACATCAATGTGGATGGTTTCGAGATGCCTGTTAAAATGGAAGACGAGGTAGAAGTAAAAGCCGAAGTTACAAATGCTGCATAACGGCAGCAAAAGGGGAACGCACGCGTAATAAAGAATACGCTGCGTTCCCTCTTTCACCGGAGTCGTAAAACGATCAACTTAACAAGCTGTGGGTTTGCCTGATCTGTTATGACCATTACAATCATGTTATGATTTGTAATTCTATATTTAACCCAGAAAATAATAGAGATGTAAAAATCAACTTGAAAATCATTTATATATCATCTATTTAGTAGTATAAGAAAGGAGAGTTTGCAAAATGGGCATATCTTTAGACGCGTCTAGGAATCAAAACTACGTAGAAGAGAAGACTAGACAAGAAATGGCCAGTAGAGGGGAAGTTCCTAGTGAATTCCTAAAAGTAAAGAAGCGAACGATTGAAAATGAATATATCCCTCCAGAAGAATTAGCCAAAATGAGGGAAACTTATTCACAGGTAGTCGTCCAGGATTTTGAGGATGATTATCACATGTCACGGGAAGAACGAGAAGCACAGCGTAAGCGGTACTCGAAGTTCTTCCATTTAAGGCGAAATTATACAAAGAAGATCCGAAGATTGGACAAGTATATTGAAGCCTGTCGTTTAGTCGTAGAAATCGTCATGGATACCGCAGAAAAGAATGGAGTTATGGATCCAGATGAATTCATCTTGAAAGTTCTTCAGGGGAAGCTTAAGATCGCAGGACTTACAATTCCAAAGTATCAAGGAAAAGGAAAGAAGACCTTAAACTGGGATTATATCATTGAATATATCTTGAATCCAAATCGAGATATTGATGAACTTCTTAAGAGTCAATCCACTTCAAAATGTAGAGAAGAGGAAGTCAAGGAAGAGAAAGAAGTTGATATCGATGAAGTCAAGCAGTACATGGGAGAAGCAACTTATAATGAATTTGCAAAGCGGATTATGAGTTACAAAGCTCCGACGAAAGCAAGTTATACAAGTGGAGATGGTGGTTTCGTATTACCAGAAACGAAGCGGCAAAGAAAAGCACTTGTAAAACACTTCCCGGGATATGAGAAGATGATTCGTGAAATGGATCACGATTCTAAGAGAGAGAAGACCTATCTGTGGCAGATTCAGGAAGATGATCTTAAATGGATTCGCGAATTCCAGGATGAGAGAGATCGAAAGCTTGGTGATGTTCGTCCAGAATTTAATGGTTCTCTTATGGATGAAGAAGCTGTTAGTCGTTATATGTTCGAGATGGAGCAGTGGGAAAAGCAGCATAATTTAGTGAAGTATGGAGAAAACACCATTACAGAAGCACAGAAGGAAGAGCTGGAATATAAGAAGATGCTTGAAGAGAATGGATACAATCTGCGTAATCTTTACGGCAATAAAGAGAGGCAGAAGAAGCTTGAAAAGACAAGAGCAGCTCAGAAGAAGCAGATCAAGTCTTTGAAGAAGATGTTATCTGATCTTAAGACGAAGCAGAATTCAGCAAATCTGGAAGGAATCAATGGAAGTATCCAGGCATACAATAGTGAAACCGAGCAGAAGATCAACAAGAAAATGAAGAAGCAGAAGAAAAAGAAAGTATCAAAAGAAGCTAAGAAGAAAGCGAGTTCATTCGATTCTCTCTTATTAGACATGGTAGGTTCTGATGAAGCAACCATGAAAGATTATGAGAAGAAGATGAAGAACATGATGTGGAAAGGGAGTGGTAAGTAGTGGGATTTAATATTGGAGAGATGTTATCTCAGGCTGAAAGAGAATCTTTAGCTGCGGAATTAGCACAGTTAGAAGAAGATGAAACTTTAGCCGAGGAGTATAATTATGATCAGTATTTAAAAGAGCATGATCCAATCAATGCCAGTAGAATTTATCCGGAAAATCCAGAAGATCAATTTGGTGTTAAGGTTGGAAAAGATGAAAAGGAAGAGGAAGATACTTTCTCTTCCAGAAGAATTACCGATGAAGATATCGAAGCAGCGGCTCCGAAGTATTATCCAAAGGAGAGAGTGTATCGGAGCTTGTTGCTTGAGATCTTTACCGTAGAGCAGGCAATGGAAATCGAGAAGATTCAGCGTACGTTTACCATCACGAATAATCAGAAGATTTCTCTATATCGAGAGAAGTTGGATGAATGGGGAAAAGAATATTCCCCATTAGGTGGTGGAACGAATCGTTGGGCAGGAATGGTCGATGGATATGTAATAAAGATTGCATGTGATGATGATGGAAAGATTGATAATAAGCGAGAGTTTATTTACTCAATTCCATTACAACCATATGTGATCAAGTGTTATGAGACATATGCAGACGGACTCATTGCAGTGTTTGAATATGTAGAAATCTTCACAATCGATGATTTCTGGAAGAACACGATTCGTATGGGAGAGATTCTTACAGATATTGCAACAGATTTCATGATTGGTGATGTTGGAATTAATTCTACGAATTATGTAAACTGGGGATTTCGAGATGATGGAAGCATTGTAATCTTGGATTATGCATACATCTATTCTGTAAAGTTTAAGCAGTTCCAGTGCCAATGCTCACCAAGTTCTGTTCTTTATTATGATAAGGAGTTTAATAATCTGATTTGTAATACATGTGGAAAGAAGTATTCGTTCCGCGATATCAGAAAACGAATTTCCAGGAAAGATCAAGAAGAAGAGATTGGTGATATCAGAGAGAAAGGCTATATATTAACTCAAACAGAGGAGTCAAAGCCGTTTAATCCAAAATTCGTACATGGGGCGTATGCAAGAATTTACAGCAAGATTAAGAAAGAACGTAAGAAGTCTGGAGAATCTATGTTTAAATTTGGGCGTCGACATGTCAATAACAATGACCCAGCTCCTGAAACATTCGAAGAATTCGAAGATCGTTTAGCAGCTGGTTATTATGATAATGCTTTAGAGCAGTACAAGATTAAGGAGGAAAATCAAAATGGGTAAAAAGAAAGGCAAAAGAAGATGGACAACGAATGAGATGAAAGGGGACCTGAATGAACAGGCCCTCTTTTCTGATTCGGCATTAGAGGAAATGATTCGCAAGCAGTACGGTGTGAGATCAGGAAATGCACCGATGGCAACAAAAGAAGCTTCACAGAGAGTCATTGATGAAGCATTAATGGAGGTTGGTGTTCCGAGAAGACAGGAGACTCCGAGGAATTATCAGACTCCGGTTGAAACAGTTGCACCTGCACCAAAGCCGGTTGAGCGTCCTGTATATACAGAACAGCCGAAGGCTCCAGTAGTAAATGAGAAGCCTGAAGATGCAAATAAAGGCACGACAGTTACTGTCACAATGTCTTCCGAGTCCCTTCCATTCGTACAGGATATTGAGCGTGGTGGAAAACTTTTCATCCAGGTTCATGATTGGGCTGGTAACTGTCTGATGATTCCTTATGCAAAGGAAGGAGCGGAGGAATTCTCTGTAAGAAATATTCCACTTGTAAATGATGGAAGAACCGATGAGGAGCAGATCCAGGGGTCTCTCATGTCACTTGCCTATGGAATGGCAAGTTCCCATGTACTTTGGGGAATGCCGTCGCTTATCATGGATAAAGAGGAGTTTCATGAAGAAACACTTCACCATGATGTCGATGTAATCGACATGAGATATACAACACTCTGTATTTCAGATGATGCGCCGGAATATGTTTTCGGTTATATGATTCCGGATCGTTTGATAGATGAGTGGATCGATATTATCAGCGATCATATGGATGACCCGGATGCACTCATCCTTACACTCTCTACATTACAGAGACAGATGCATGAGCTCCGCTGGATTAACTTCAAGGATATGTCCGGTGGATTATCTTGCTATATGGAAGAGCTTCTGGATGAGAAAGACATCACCAATTTCTTTGAAGGTATCAAGGATACAATGGAGTACGATGAGGAAGGCGTTCTTCAGAATGCAGAGTTCCTGGCTCCAATTACTACAGCAACAGACATCGATGAATGTATGTTCTATGGGCTTGGGACCATGTTCAACATCTACAGAGATCCTGATGAGAAGTATCCGGCAGATGAGAATTATGATGATTCTGAAGATGCTGCACCAGAGGAAGAGAATCCATATGATCAGGCACCGAATGGGACCGAAGCTGCAATGACCCCGGAAGCATTAGCTGCTTGGGCTGCACAGTATAACAGTGAACACAAAATCGGTGGATACGTAAATCCAGACGCGGAGAACGCAGAAAGAGAAGGTGCATCAGTTGATGATGCCAGCTTTCCAGCAGACGCCGCTAACACAAGAGCAGATCTTTCAGATTCTTCAGCAGAAACCGACAATGTTCAAGTACACAATGAACATGCTGTATCAGATGGGGCTGGGAACAGATACACAGATTCGAGCGATGATCGAAATGTATCTCCGGTCGAGGGAAACAGAGAAGGAGCAGCGGAAGATGATGAAAGAAGTAGCTCACAATCAGTCGGATATCAGCAGGATGTTGTACCAGCAGAAGAAGAAGTCGAAAAAGAGAGAGAAGAAGAACGACGTGAAGAATCTTCTGAAGCACACGAAGTACAAAAAGCAGAAACCTCTGAAGCGAAAGAAGAAGTAGACGAAGATCAGATGATCATCGGAGTCAACAGAGGTTAAAGAAACTTCGGGGGTGAAGTAAATGATTTATTACGCAGATACGATAACCCTTATGAAGAAATATGCCAAGGAAGACCCAGAGGTAATTAAGAAGACCAATTTCATTATCATCAGTAGTCGCATTAAAGTGACGAAAGAATATGACAATGTGCTTATGGCTTCAAACATGTTTATCAACTCTGGGATGTTAAAAGGAGTCGGGATGGAATTAGATTCCGACTCCGAATTGGCAAAAGAAAAATTTAAATTTTTTCTTCTCAGGGAACCAAAATCACTAGATCTAATCATTTCAACAGTACAAGCATTCTTGGTTGCAGATGAGAATACACTATTTTTATGCAGTCCAAATGAATTGCGTTCTGGGTATATGCAAATTATTGCTGAGACGATTGAAGATCTTTTACATTTTCCAGTCTGTTTATATCCGGAAGAACGGAGTTTTGATTTGGAAGATGTGTTGGAACGCCTGTTGTATTATAAGAAAGAGGTAAAACGGTTGCACCGAATGAAGATGCGACCAGCTGAAGTTCGTAGATATGTAACAGGATTATCAAAGAAGAAAGTAAAGAAAGAGTTGAAACATCGTAAACTTGATTATGATGGACTCGATCTTGATGAGATGAGAAAGTTGTTAGAAGACAACTTTAAAGAGGGATAAATTATGGCTTTATGGTCAAGAGACAGCTATGATACACCACTGAATGCACTCTTCAACTATACGATTATTGAGTATGATATGAAGAGTGCAAATACTTCGCTTGCGAGAGAATTCGACTTATTGCCAGAAGAAGAAATTCGCAAGATAGAAAATTTACCAAAGAAAGAACGAGAGATTGCTATTGGTTGTATCAAGAGAGATACAGAAGGGTATTCTGCAAAAGAGAAAATTGCCTTTGAAGCAGCCAGGAAGTTCTTTTTTGAACAAAATGAGATTTTAGAGGAAGAGGTTGTATCCATTCATAGGGATGCAATCTTTGTTACCCGTTATGTAGAGCACGAGCAAGTGACTAAGAATATTAATTTTCGAAAGAAGAATGCTTATACTTCTTATGTGAATTTGGGAGTTAAGATATTTAAGAAACCAGAAGGGTTAGATATAAAAGGAATTGATGACGAAATCTATGAAACAAAGCATAGCATGTATTTCGGTTCCTTTTTAAACGATATGATTCATCGCATTGAAGCAACACCAAGGGATTCTTATTTAAGATATATCAGGGATTTTTATGACCAATACAAATGGAGAAAATTAGACCCTGGATATTACAGAGAATTCAATGCAAGAAGTAACTTCCATTATTTTGATGGGAGATATGCAGATGAAGAATATACAGAAAATCTGGAGCTGGTTGATACTTCTTATAACTTGCAATTGATTTTGAAGTTTCTTATGATGTTACTCTAGCTTTTGCATTTCCTCTGATTTTATTTATGTAATATTTAATTGATGTGAGAGAGAAAGAAATCTCATGTTGAATTTATTCCAAGGAGGAAAATAAGATGAAAGAAGAGAAATCGATTGGGAAACTTGTAGTTGAATCATTGATTCGTGTAATCGCAATGACGACTGCCGTATCATTCGTGATGAATCGGCGGGAAAAAAGAAAGGCGAAGAAAGCTGTGGAATGATTTTATAGTATTTTTAGGGAGCGTGAAAAATCGCTCCCTTATTTTTTGTCGTCGTATCAAAGGGATCACACAAAACCCCTTTAAGGTGTGAAAGAAAGGAGTCACTATGAGACACAATTATGTTTTAAAGAAAGAGCATGTAACACCAGAGATTGTATCTCACGCTGATGAGGTAATGTATGCGTGGGTTGATGGATTTTTCATTCTCTACAATCGCGAGCACGGTTTGTGGAAGGAGTATAATATCCACAGTAGAAATCCGATGGTTGTAAGGGCATTCAATCCGGAATTGGATATGAAGAACCTTGTGAAAGAGGAGAACAACTATAACAGCTATAAGACATCCGCGGAGATCGTCGCATTTCTCAATGAACTGGATTCTGTTAAGTTGATCTCAATCACCATGATGGATGATCTCGGTCTTAAGGTTCTGGATAGCGGCGAGGTTGAAGTGGAGAGTGAAGTTGACGCCATTGCAGACTGGAATGAAGTCGAAGATGATGAGAATCCGTTTGTTGAAGTTCCGGATGTTAAGGATATTCCGCTTAAGACAGATTCACCAGAGCCGGAAGCACCAAAGGCTGAACCAGATGTTGAAAAACTGAATAAAACTGCTGATGAATATGCAGCGGCACTCGAAAAGCTCTATGATGATGCCGAAGACTATGTCAGCGGTGTAATGAATATGGCAAAAGAATCTGCCGAAGATTGGAAAGAGATCTTTGCGACAGAGCATGAAGAGAAAGTCATCGATAAGACTTCTCTGATTATCGGTGTTAGTGCCGGTGTTGTTGGAGGCTTTGTACTTACGAAGCTTGTTGATAAGTTGATGAAGTAGGAGGGAAATGAAATGAAAGGTTACAATGTTTACACTCGTCGTATTAACAGTGAGAATACAGAGCACATTAAGAAGGTGCTCTATTTACCAGATGGAGAATTCGGGAAGCTCTGTATGGCTACCGTTAGAAACCATGTGTGGTCGATCTTCACCATCAATAATCCGGATTGGGTTGTCTCAGCTGAAGGTTTAACCAGCGATGAGAATTTCTGGAACGCTATTATTCATAGTAAGAGTGAGGCTATTCGGATTTACGTTGAGGATGGGTATGTACCGGAGATTCAGGTATCGGCTGAAGAAGAAACCGATGGTGAAGATATCCTCTTCATCACAAACGCTCCGATCAATGAGTATTGGAAGGGTGATTGCTACGTTGAAGAATATGATAGGATTCCCGATGATCTTGATCCGGATGATTATGTTGGAAAATCGATCAGTGATCTTTGCGGTTCTGAAGAGATGAGTACAGAAGAGATCAAGCAACATATCACAGAGGCCATCAACAGACTCAAAGGTATTGAGAATACAGTCAGTGATGTTTTAAACGAGGTCCTTGAAAGTGAGGATGCAGAAGCCGGAGATGAACCAAAGACTTATGATGAAGATCAGGTAACTGATATCATGAAATTCTCAGCTGGTTCTGGCTTTCTCGTGGGTGTTACCCTGACACTTGCTGTTGGTAGTGTGACTCGAGGGCTTTTGAAGCTCCTCGGTAAAAATTAAGACAAAAGAAAGAGAGGCGTGGTAAATCTATCCACGCCTCTTTTTTTTTTTACTCCTGTGAACTTTGTACTGGTGCGATCGCAATATTATGTTCCGTCATCTGTGCTGTCAATCTTAATGTGACTTCAACAGAAATAAATTTCATGAGATACTCCTGATCAACAATCAGTTCTGCATTCAAGAGCACTTCTTTTTTTATTGATTTAAATACATGCTCACCGATATTTTGTACATCCTTATCGATGTTTTGCATGTTGTACCGTTGTCGCATAAACGTAAGTAATGAGACACGTTCCGAAATCTCTACATCTATCAAATATGTGATAAATTGTAGCAACTCTGTTGTTGCTGCTACATTCGCAGATAAACTGTGCTCATCTTTAATAAGTAGCAATGATTGAGCCTTCGTTCTATTTCGCATCTCTCTTACCAGACCATTTACGTTCTCAAGAATCATGAACATAAAGATCAGTAGTACTACTGCACCCACCATAATTAAGTACTTCATCTTTATTCACCTTCCCTTTATTTTTTTTTTATTGATATATTAAGGTCTAACCATTCTCGACCATATGAACTCCCCCTGATTTTCCTATAATACATTATGACTAGTTCCTACTACCTTATCCATTTACGATTTTATCCGACAATTTTAGAAGCTCATAACTTGTCGAATCCATCATCAGAGAACGATCTACATACCGGTTGTATTTCTCCTTTAGATCCTCTGTAATTCCGTATTTCTTTAAAAATGCATTCAAATCACCCCAAGCTTGTTTCACATTGATAAAAAGCTCGCGGTCATGCACTTCTTGATGAATCGTTGTGGATAACATTACAACCTGTATATGATTCCGAAAGTGCTCTTTCAACACTGTGTCCGCAATAGCAAAGGTTGTAATCTTATAGTGTCTACGAAGGTAATAGTCGATGACGATATCGCAGATGTCATAGAGTGTAAAGATTGGACCGTGGTGCATTTCTATAGTACAATCTTTATCTGTCAGGTTAGATAACACCTGACATCGATTCAATTTTACGTTTTTCTTTAAATAATTGATATACTTCTTATATCGCTTATCTTTCCGAATCAACGCTTCTGTCTTTTTAATGAAGCGATTTCTTGATTCTAAATTAGAGAAGTATTCTTCATCCTTCTCAAACGGAAGCATATACATTGAACTTGGGGAATCTATAATAGCTGTTTTCCCGCTTGTGTCATATGTAATGTTTGGTAGCTCTTTTGCCAATTTTCTCATCTCCTTTCCCTAACATAAGCCTTATACTTGAGTTCAGGTTTCATTTTCAATCATGGACAATTCTTTAATAGGCTAATATGAAGGGTGGTGATGAAAGATTGAGTGAAATAAACCCGATTAAACGGCTTTATGAAGACATCATTCGTATTTTGAATTCGATCACAATCAAATACAAATACAAAGCTGATGAATTAGAAACCTTTGAATCAAAGTCAAAGGCAGACAGATATATCAATGCATTAAGCGGGACAGACACGTATTTACAATACGATGATTACACCGCAGAAGAATTTATTCGTGCTGGAATCACCGATGAGAAAGCGATTCTCTCTTATCAAATTGATCGCTTCTCAGTACCATCCGAATATAGATCAAAACTCTTACAGTATCGAAGAGAACGTGAGATCTCGGAATATGTAGAGCAAAACAACTACTATCGTATGTTAATCGGTGAACCAGATTTGGAGGACACCGATTTTATTTATCCTCCAGATGATCTTCGAGAGAAGTATAACATCCCAGAAGGAATCCCTGTACATAAGATTGCTTCTGAGTTGGGTGATTATTATATCACACTTCTGGATGGTGAAGGTTATTTTGATGACCTAATTGCACAATATCCAGAGAAAGAATATTTAAAGCATATTGGGACGCACCGTATTACTCTTTCTTATGCAAGACAGGCAAAGAACTTTGCAATCCTTGCAGTGGAACAGGAAAATGTCATGGAAAGTACTTACCGTGAGTTTATTCGTTCTTATGAGAAATGCCGGAACTATTTCATGTCAACTGCTTATACTTATGAATTACGCAATGTGATTCCATATTATGAGAATTTCATTGCGCTTTGCATTTTTATCATGACGATCCAACAGGTTTCTATGCGAAGCGTACAGAATGCAGTAGAGCGTGAGTTTTATGATGAATACATGGTGAAGCTATTATATGAGACTTATGGTTTACCATATTTCTCAAGAATTGATGAGCAGACCCAGAAACAGATTTGTCAGAACTTAAATCTCTTAATCCAGAATAAAGCAACTAATAAAGTTATTTTGGATATCGCATCTATCTTAGGATTTTCGGACATCAGTATTTATCAGTATTATCTGGTAAAAGAGCAGGGATTTGATGATAATGGACGTCCTATCATTAAAAAGAAAACGCAGATCAATACTGCGACAGGAAAAGAAGAAGAAGTTTACGATTATGAATCTATGCACAGTGTTTATTTCCAGAAAGTGGATATCACCGAGACAAATATCAAAGAGGCATTAAGTGATAAGAACAACCGTGTAGAATACAGTGAAGTCACTTATTACGACCCATTCTGGTGGGAAGATGATGAACTTCACACAGAGATTTGGGATCGTGCTTATAATTATCAGGAAACGAAATACCTCGGTGCTACAATTCCTTACAGAATTACTGAATTGGTATTTCAGTGCATTATTTTAATGCGGATGATCATCGATCAATCTGAAAAACTTGGAGAGGATTTAACAGTCAACGTAAATAAGATTACGAATACTCCAATCACGTTGAAAGATGCGGTGATTTTATTCTTCGCTCTTGTATCGAAGAAGTTCGGAGTAAGTGGTCAGATTATGACAACCCCAAGTAAGATCATCCATATCCTGGAAACAACTGACCAGGAAATCAATCGTGAGAATGAGCATATTGAAGTTTTAAGCTTCAATTTTGGTGCCTTCACACCAGAACGAATTGAAGAGACAAAAGCAATTTTGGCTCCTTATTTATCTCATCGTGAATATAAGATCGTAAATGGTCACGATGTGGATTTGAAAGCAGATGGTACACAGGATACAACAGCTCCCACTCATCTGGTTTCTTATACAACAAACGAAGATGACTTAAATGAATTCTTCGATTATATTACACAGCTTACGATTCCGGATACAACAGCAGAAGAGAAACGAGAAGCACTCAATAATGCATTTACAAATATTGAAGCACTCTATCTTTTCTTATCTTACCAGATGTCAAATACTCAGGATTTAAGTGAGTATTATGCTATCCGGAAGTTTTATGAAACAGCTTTCTATAGTACGGAAAGCTCAAAGATGTTCGAAGTAGAAACAGAGGAAGGTGTTAGACCTGCTGAAACCTTTGAAGAATACTTCTTATATACAAACTCTGATATTTACAACTTTTTACAGGAATTAGATTCAGAAGATACTGATACTATCTATTCTTATATTGATCATGTCATTTATAAGATGGAAGAAGTTGTTGATGATGTTGGATATCTCTATCTTTTAAATGATGGAGAATCCCCACTTACAGAGTTATTACAAATCATGATTAAGTTCTTCAAATCTTATGTAATGGACTTCGTTGATATGTCATCTCTTATGATCATTGATTGGGAGATGGAAAACACCATACGATTCTTTTCAGAAGCAAACCACATCCATAAAGTGGATGAGCTCACAGAAGAATTCGGACAGGGCTTTTTGGATACGTTAAATAGCCTCATGGTTCATTATAACGTGGAAGACGAACTTAAATTAGAGGAATACTTAAAGATTCATGCAACTGCGCATGTAGAAGATTCCTTTGATATTTACGATTTAAAAGAAGGCATTCGTATTGCAAAAGTAAATGCAGTAAACGAAGCCTTTGATGCATATGACGTGGTGGATGGAATTACGGGGACAATACGGATAAGTAGTGATCTTAACTTCACAGACACTTGCGTAAAGAAAATAAAGGAGGATGATACAGATGTCCAAAATTAGAAATATACGCGACGCCATTAATCCTTATGACGAGATAAAACCTGGATTATGGGCGGATACAGAAATTATCGCTGGTTATGGTTATCACCATTCCAATGATCGTTTTGCTCTATCCTATTTGGATGAGCCAATCTTTGATCCACAGAGAAACACAGTTCCAATCTCCGGTGTACAGAGTATTCTTGAGATGCTCTTCGGTGTAAGTGGTCCGATTGTAATGGATACACTTTATTCCAAGCATGGAATCGGATTACCGGATGAGTCGACTGTTCCTTCATTCCTTGTTCCGACAAACCAGGATATCGAGGGTGGAGCTACCAGCCGTTCTGCAATTTATCAGGTTGGTCATTTGTGCCAGCTTGTTGGTGTCGGTATTACCGGTACCGCAGAGAATAACATCACTGTTCACAAGGTTGGATATCGTGAGACTGATATCGAGATGACTGTAAAGACAGCAGATGGATCAATGGATGGAATTATGATTCCATTCCGTTACACAGAGTCTGAGCTCGATCCTAACGAGCGTCAGATGTATTTTGGAAAGAAGACTGATGCAGACACCGGAAAGATTGCTTATTATCTGAAGAGATTTGAAGCTTTCCCGGATATCAAGCATGTATGGCGTTCTTCCGATGAACAGCCTGGTAAGAAAGTAACCGAGACGGCAGCAACCAACTCTACCGTTTGGGACCAGTCCAGAGATGATGCATTAAAGTCTCTTGTAGAGATTCACTTTACCATTTCTGAGTATGATTTGAAAGAGTGGTTTACCTACAAGCTGGATCAGCCGGAGAGTGCACGTTTCAATACCGTAGCACTTTACACAGGAAGATATAGCGAGCTCAATAAGAGCGGTGCTGATCAATTCGGTGACTACTGCAATGTCCGTCTGTTCTCAAAGCTTAACATCCCGACTGAGCATGTGAGCTTAGAGAAAGACTTAGAGTTCATTTATCGTGTTTATGGCTCATAAAATATTGAGGAGATGATTATAAAAGTCATCTCCTCATTCAAGCGCAATACAAAACCAAGCACATTCCAACAGACGAATAATCAACTTAAATTTGACTTATATATCATCTTCTTGCATAGAAGTAAAATGAATTTTTTGCAAGAGAGAATAAGGAGGAAAAGAACTATGTTAACGACCTGTATAATTGGTATTGGAAACTGCGGTAATCAAATTGCCGCACTTGCAAAGAAAGAGCTTGATGTTGACGTGATTGCAATCAACACAAGCGAAGACGATTTAGCGACGTTACCGGAGGAGGTACGTGAGAAAAGCTATGTAATCGGTGATAAGGAGGGTTCCGGAAAGAATCGTTCAGAGGCAAAGAAGTTCTTAAAGGATTCTATCACATCAATCGTTGCAGACCCGACGTTTAAGGAAACCCTGATGGGGAAGGATCAGATTTTCATCATCTCATCTACTGGTGGTGGAACCGGATCGGGTACAGCTCCGATTATGTCAGACATTGTACGTTCCGCATTCCGTAATCCGGATGGAACCGAGAAGCCGGTAATTCTTATCGGTGTGCTTCCGAAGCTTTCTGAGGGTTTGTCTACACAGACAAATACCAAGGAGTACTTACATGAACTCTTTGAGGTTCTGGAGAATCCGACCTACATGTTGTACGATAACAACAACTATTCCAAGGAGACCGCTTATGTCGTACTCCAGAAAGTGAATCAGGAAGTTGTATCAGACATCAAAGTTCTGGAGTGCTTCTACAACAGTCCGACGCCATTCGATTCCATTGATGGGAAAGATATGAAGATGGTGAACGGAACACCGGGGCGTATCGCGGTTGCATCTCTTCTTGATATCAAGGAGAAAGACTTGGATGAGATGACAATCGAAGATGCCCTCATCGACAAGTTAAAGAAGAATGCACATGCAGAGCTGCAGCGTGACGGAATCGTTACAAGAAGTGCTTGTATCACCAACTTAAATGACAAGTTAAACGGCATGTTTGACAGTCATATCTCTCATATAAAGGAGTTTGTTGGTGAGCCAGTTGAAGAGTTCTTACACATTGCAGTGAATGAGAACCGCGATTATCCGAACAACGTATCTTTAGTTCTTGCAGGTCTTTCACCGATCAGTGATCGCGTTGATAAGATCAACGACCGTATTGATGAGATTACCCGCGAGCAGGAAGAGAGAGAACGTGCAAGACGTTCAACCAATCTCGACAATGAAGCAATGGAAAAGGTAAATGAAAAGAGGTCAGTCCGTAACGCAAGTGACAACGAGACGGTAAACCTCAAGGATACCTTTGCGAAGTTCGGGATTTAATCCAGGAGAGGGAAGACAGGTATAAAAAATTATCTGTCTTCCCACACTAAGCTAAGAAAAGGAGGAACTATAAATGTCACGAAACAGAAACAACAATAATCGGGACAGCGGTAACAACAATAACCGTTCCATTATGTTTCCCGATGAGGTAAAGAGCTTCGCCACTTGGGACCGCGAAGCATATCATAAGCGTGTTAAAGGCACGTATAGTAAGAAAGAAGAAAAGCAGTATTATTGGGAGGACAAGTTAATCTGCTTAGGACCAACAATTGACTTTCTGTGTAGATTCGGAAATAATCCGGATCAAAAAGTGCAGGAGTACAAGAACTTGTCCTATGCACAGTTCGTTGATCGTGATGAGAAGTTGGTAAAGAAAATCATCAAGACGATTAAGAACGGCGATGGTGATATGATCACCAATTTGAATTACCTGCCGATTCTCTTAAGAGAGATTTTGGCAGATTCCGCAAAGTTTAATGCGAACCTTCCGGAAGGTGAGACTCCGGTTCCGGTAGAGATCATTTGTGAGCTGGCTGAGCTTATCTTAAAGAAGAAGATTAAGAAGCTTGCAAAGAAAGATATTCCGGAAAATATGGCATTCGATTTATTACTCGTAATGCCGGAGAAAGATGCTCTTAAGTATAACCGTTATACAAGAGCAAAACAGATCTTCGATGTGCTCTACATGTATGCAGAAAATAATGTTGCAATCGACGTTCCGACTATCATGAAAGCAATTGTTGATACGAATGATTACAGCATCGTCATCGGTTATGCATTACAGGAGCGCAAGGATAAGACGAAAGGCTTCAATGACAATCAGATGAAGTTCTTCGTTGATACGAATGAGTGGATCTTTGATACCATGGAAGATATGGATGACAATGAGATCCGCACCATTATCAATAATTACGTAAGAATCAGAAAGAAAGACGCAGCAAACGGCAAGGATGGAAACAGAAGATATTTCTTATCATCTTTACCAGAAGAGGATTATCCGACCGTGTCCAGAATCATCAAGGATATCAAGGCAAAGAATCCGGATTCAGAGAAATACCTGTAAGCATCAAGAAATCAACTTGAAGTTTACTTATATATTATCTATTTAGATGCATAAGGTAAAACAAGAAAGGAGACAGTTTTATGTCAAGTAACAAGAACAACAGAAAACTCATTACCACAAAGGACTTAATGAGAACCACCGGTAATAAGACACCGGAGCAGTTTATCACCGGAATGGTGGTAAAGAAGAATGGTAAGTATAAGCTTACTGGATCAAAGCAGGAGAAGAGAATCGCGCGTGAGATGTGCCGTCATCACATCATCGATAAGAAGGGTAATCTGAAGCCGATTTTCGAGTATTCCGATAACGGCAAGATCGGAAAGTGCCCGATTTGTGGACGTAAGTTCCCGACCAGATTCCTGGATGATGTACAGGAGAGAACAGAGGATATGACCGAGGCAATCAGCCAGGGTAAGATGATCTCTTGTGCAATCGGTGCAGATCGTGAGACAACAAACTTCCTGACAACGCTTTCATTCCAGACAAACCAGTTCCCGAAGGTTTACAAGTCTATGAGAGCGATCGCGGAGAAAGCCGACAGAAAGAAGAAAAAGAAGAAGAACAAGAAGAATCAGAAGGCGCTTGGCACCTGGTATTCATAAGATGTTCCGGTAAGGAATGTGGAGAGACGATATACAAAAGTCGTCTCTCCTTCTTACTCCTTAATTTTTTTGTATGTTGGTAGGTGTCCACATAATAAGTAAAATACCAAACAACAATATTTTGTAGAAGAAAAAGAAAGGAGTTTTTAAGGAGTTATGTCGAATAAAGACGTTCGTGTCATGTATATCGAAGATGACATGAAAAAGATACAAACAAAGACGAATTTATATCTACAGAAATTCGGAGATTTGGGTGTTTTCCACTTATTCAAAGAGGGAGCACAAAATGCCATTGATGAAGGCATTGATCCGAAATGCTGGGAATACTTAAAGTCTATTGGAGAAGATAAGAAATTCTTAATTAATATCAGCTATGACAGGCTGGCTGATAAAGTAACGATTGAAGATAACGGTCGTGGAATCCCAGAAGAGGATTATCCGATCGATATAGTATGTACCAAACTGCAATCTGGAAGTAAATTCTTCCGTGATCAGGGTGGTGCAAGCAGTGGTGAGTTCGGTGTTAACACAGGCACCCTTATGCTGAAAAGCATATGCCAAAACCTCTCTAATTGCGGGGACGAATCCGTAAGCTTCAACTACCAACCGAGAGTGGTGACATTCTTGGGGCAAAGGGTAACTCCGGAGATATGGTAATCAAGGTTGAAGTTGGATCAATCGACGCAACGAAGACAGAAAAATTATGAGTATAGTATTAGATTACAAAGAAGCATGGATTTATATTAACGGATGTAAAACTAAATACAAGATTGCATCTCCCGGTTATGTATTTATTGCAGAAACTGGAAAGAAGATGGCTGGTGGTTTGGATAAAAATGGATACAGGATTGTATCTCTTACTTTTAATGGAAAGAAATATACAAGGAAAGTCCATAGACTCGTTGCCGAGGCATTTATTCCAAATCCTAATAATTATCCTGAAGTAAATCATGAAGATGGAAATAAGGATAATCCAGACATTCATAATCTGACTTGGTCAACATCAGCAGAAAATACACATCATGCGTATAGGACTCATTTGAGGAAAGGAAACCTGAAAGATGAGAAGATTGTACGTGAGATTTGTGAAATGCTTCAAAATGAAGTTCGAGTTGGAAAAATATCAAAGAAGATGCAAGTCAATCAATCATATATCTCTAAAATTAAAAATGGTACGATTTGGAAGAGTGTTTCTAAGGAGTACTATTTTCCAAGAGATAATGATACAAGAGCGTTGATAGGTGAAGAAAATCCTATGGCTAAAGTCTCTGTAAAGGAGGTAAAGAAAATTTGTAAGTTGTTGGAGAAAGGGAAAACAGCTAAAGAAATTTCGAAAAAGCTAGGGATATCTATGACGATAATTTACTCTATCAAACAAAGAAAAACTTGGGTAAGCATCAGTAAAGAATATAAGTTCTAAAGGAAAGGTGATTGATATGAAAAATATAAATCATAAATCCATGCAATCTGTAAATCGCTGATAATTATTTCTGTTGTGTTCAACGACTAGGGAAAGCTAGATATCAGCATTGAGAGAAATCTCTAAATACAATTTGTAGGCTGGTTGAAAATAAGGTAGATTGAAATATCTACACGAAGCAAGTAGGCTCAATAATAGAGCGAAATGTAGGCTGAAATATGCCCAAACGGGAGGCAATGATATATCTGGTAATAGGATATATAATTGATGATATAGTCTATCCTAGAAATAGGAGCGGCATCACTGTTACAAACGCACTTAGTAGCTATTTCTCACTTGAAACTTATCGTGGTGATTACTATCATAAGATTGAGTTTAAAGATGGTCAGAAGGTAGGAGATACCAAAGGAATCCCAACTAAGAAAGGAAAGAAACATGGTACCATCGTATCATTCATTTCGAATCCTATATATCTTGGTGCTGGAAGTCATCTTCCTTTTGACAAAGTAAGAGAGTGGGTTACTCTTATGAGTTACCAGCTTGATTACAATATTGAGTTCCATTTGGAGGAATGGGAAGGTCTTAAGATTATTAAGAAGGAAACCATTAAGAGAAAAGATTTTTCGGATATGATTTTCTCTTATATCCAAAATCCAAAGGATCTCATTGTACAACCAATCTCTTTATCTGCGAAAGAGAATATCGTAGAGGAGATTAAACGAAACATCGTTGATGACAATGGAAAAGTCAAGACGAAGAAAGAAAAGATGAAAAAGCAGGTAAGTCTTTCATTTGCATTCGCTTATGATGAGGGAATGGAAGTAGACGAAAGGTCTTTTTGTAACTTCACACAAACTGATGATGGTGGTGTTCATGTTGAATCTGTAGAGGAAGTCATCTGCCGGTATTTCCAGCAGCAAACAAGAGATTCCTTATCAGAAGCACAAAGAGCAAAGACACCCATCTTATTCCAGGATGTAAAAGCTGGATTAAAGCTTGTAGTAAATCTGTCTACAAATGCCCAGGTACAATTCATGGGTAATGCAAAGAATCGTATCCAGAATGAGAACTTACGACCAGTTCTTAAAGATATGACATCGAAAGCATTAACAGACTTCTTTGCAAATGATCAGGCAAGATTACAGGCAATCATTAAAGTAGTAAAAGCAAATGCAAAAGCAAGAATAGAGTTACAGAAAGCAAAGTCAGTAAATGTATCGAAGAAAGTAGATACGTTTGCAGAGTACGAGTTAGCGAACTTTATCAAGTGCAACAACACCGGAAACAAGTACAAAGAGTTGTTCCTCATTGAGGGACGAAAGTCAGCTGCAGGTTCCATGGTTAATGGTAGAGATGCAGCTACTCAGGCAATCTTTGGTTTCCGTGGAGTTACTGCAAATGCTTTTAAGAAATCACTTCCAGAGATTATGGAGAATGGAGAGTGGAAGCAATACGTCAGAGTTCTTCATACTGGAATTGGGCAGTCATTTGATATCCGACGTCTGTATTATAACAAGATAATTATATCCACTGACGCGGATATCGACGGATTCTGGAGACCATAGTTCGTCTAAAACTTGCTTAACTGCGGGGAAATTTTACCGTGACAGGTAAACGCATCTAAGATGTGCTGGTTAAGCTTCAACTACCAACTTGGAATGGTGACAGTCCAAGGGCAAAGGGTAACTCCGGAGATATGGTAATCAAGGTTGAAGATACAGATAATCGACGCAAGGAAACATCTCACAATGATGAGATATGACTTCAACGACTAGGGAAAGCTAGACAACCAGGATGAGAGAAATCTCTAAATACATTTGTAGCTGGTTTGAAAATAAGGTAAGTTGAAATACTTACACGAAGCGAGTAGGCCTAAGATAGCAGGCGAAAGGTAGGTTGAAACAAACCGAAACAGCAAGCTTTATTATATCTGGTAACAGGATATAGTAAATGAAGATATAGTCTGACCTTAATAGAGATATTAAGATTAACACAAGTGATGGTATTGGAGTTGGTATTGCCGGATTTCATGTTCGGTATATGCCAGAAATAGTCGAGCAGGGATTCCTGTATAAGGTATACCCTCCTCTTTACAGAATTGCAGATACTGAGCATCCGTTTATTGGTAATAGAATGGAGCTTGCGGAAATCTGTATGAAGAAGATTGTCAAGTTCTATAAGGTACGCCTTAATTACCCGAAGTCTGATTATATGAATAAGTCAGATTTGTGGCAGTTCCTTTATGACACAATTGACTATCTTTCCACAATTAAAGAGCTTTATGATTTCTATAAGATTGATCGTGGACTCATTGAAGTTGTGATTGCAGGACTCGTTATCTTTGGTGGTATTACCGAAAAGAAGATGGTAGTTCCTGGAACGAATACAACAAGTCATCTTCTCATTGAGAAGAAGTTAAGTGAGTCTGGATTTGTTCGTGATTTCATGAAGTTTGTACAGAAGAAATATCCAGAAGTAAATCTGGAGAAGAATGTAATCAAAGGTGTTGTAAATGGTGGCGTTGTTCGTCTCCACATCAATCAGAGATTTGTTAATAAGATCAATGACCTTGTACCAGTTGTACAGAAATATGGTTATGAAGTCTTCAGTAAAGAGAAAGATGCGGAAGAGCAGAAGCTTACCATTATGGAGTTCTTAGACAGAACATCAAGACTTACACCAAAGATTATGACACGTTTCAAAGGATTAGGAGAGGCCGATGCAGATCAGCTTTGGGATACTACATTAAATCCGGAGAAGCGTAGTTTAGTAAGACTTACATTTGGAGACATCGAACGAGATATCGAGATCTTTAACAAGTTAAAGTCCGACAAACCAGCTTATCAGAAACAACGAAAAGCGATGTTTGAAGGATATAAGATTCGTCGTGATGATCTTGATAATTAAGGGAGGTGTTTAAAATGGCAAGATATACAAGAGAACAACTTATAATACTTCATAGACTTTATCTCGCTCCCACGAATTCTCAGATTAAATTAGGGGTCATTTATCATGACCCCTCTGGGAGCTTGGAACCATTACAATATGACACAGATCGTAAAGCAGACGATCCGAAGATTATTGTTCCAAAGAAATATTTACGTGTAGATACAGACTTGACGTTGTATCCACAGTATGCAATCGATAACTTCCCGAAAGGGCCAATGGATGCATTTTTGATTTATACATTATCTACTAGAGCAGGAGAAGATGGTGGATACGAAGGGTATTCTACAATCATCGTCTGTGTTGCAAAAGGTATAAAAGATGACTTGAAGATTGATCATTTATCAGATCATTCTGACATGCCGCTTCGTTAGGGAGGTGATTGAAAAATGGCGAAGAAAAAAGTAAATAAAGACGTTGCAAATATGAAGCATAAAGAAGCAAACGAACGGAATGTCGCAGACATTTCAGAAGAGTGGCTTCTTATATTTGGTGCAAATGTAAATATTGCAAGAATGTCACCAAATATGATTGATGGATTAAAACCAGTAGCAAGAAGAGCATTATATGCACTTCATACAAATCCGAATCATGGTCTGGTGTTTCGAAAGGTAGCGAGAGCTTCCGCTGATACAATTGCGTTTCATCCTCATGGAGATACGTCAGTATCAGATACAATTTATAACATGGGCTCAAGTTGGGCACAGAATATCATGTATGTAGACCCGCAGGGAAACTTTGGAAATGTACGAGGCGATGCTCCGGCACATCCACGTTATCCTGAGGTAAGATTGAGTAGAGCTGCAAACTGGATCTTCTTCAGTGATCTGAAAGATTCCAATGTCCCAATGAGACCTACTTATGATGGAGATAGTGTAGAGCCGGATTACTTACCTGCTCGTATTCCAACGATCCTTTGTAATCCACAGTTCTCAGGAATTGGCATTGGACTTGCAACAAATATTCCACCGTTTAATCCGACGGAAGTCTGTAAAGCAACGATCAAGCTAATCAAAGATCCAAACGCAAAGATTCTTCTGATTCCGGATTCTCCGACAGGATGTGATATTGTAGATACTGGAAACTTTGAAGCATTGAATGAGTTTGGTGATGATGTCACATTAACAATGCAGGCAACTTATGAGATTGACTACATTGAAAATGTCATCACTGTAACATCTTTACCGCTTCAGATTTCTGTAGAGCAGGTCATCAAAGCTGTGGTAGATGCAAGAAAAGCAAAGAATGGAGATTTGGACGGACTGATTGATATTCACGATAATACCGCAGAAGACAGAGTAGAGCTTAAGTTCTTACTTAAGAAGGATGAGAATCCAGATGAGTTCGTTGAAAAGCTTATGAAGAAGCGTACGAACTTAAAGAAGTCTTATGCAGTAGAGATTCGTTGTATCGAAGATCTTCAGTCAAAAGTATTTGGTACAAAGGCACTTCTTTTGGAGTGGATTGAGTACCGGAGAGAATGTGTCAGGGCAATCTACAATAAGAAGCTCATGGATGCATTATCCGAACATCATATGAACGAAGTCTTCTTGTTTGTATTCAATGGAGAGAATATCTCTAAGACAATCAAGATTGCAAAGAGTGCAAGAAACCGAGAAGACATGGAAAAGAACTTCATGAAAGAGTACGGAATCACATCACTTCAGGCAAAGACTCTTGCGGCAATGCGTACTTACCAGTATTCCAAGGATGCCTATGCTGGATACAAAGAGCGTAAGAAAGAGCTCGAAGCAAACATCAAAGAGTTCACAGAGATTCTGGAAGATGACGCTGCTGTTGATGAAGTCATCATCGGACAATTAGAAGAAGCAATCAAACTTTTCTGTGGTCCGAGAAGATCCCAGGTGATCAAAGCTGGAAAGGTAAAAGAGAAGATTCCGAATACAAAACATCTGATTGGAATCAGTAAAGATGGATATATCAAGAAGCTTGACATTACAGGATCTCCATCCATTGGAACTGTAGGAAAGACTTCTCAGGTAATCGTTACAGTGATTTCAAACAGAGATAACTTGTTGATCTTCGATTCTTCAGGAAGAATTAGTCGTGTCGGTGTATCATCAATTCCAGTAATGGATAAAGATGATCCAGGAATTGAGTTATCCAGATACTTCAAAGCAACTGGAGAACCAATTGCAATCATAAACGAGCATGACATGATGGAATCAACAGAAGATATCATTCTGGTTACCGCAAATGGTATTGGTAAACGTGTCAAGATGTCTGAGTTTGCAAAGATCAAAGATTTTAAGGAATCCATTACATTAAATGATGGAGATTCTTTGGTTGCAGCAATTCCGGCAGGAGATGAGGAGTTTATCATCTATACAAACTTTGGTGATGGAATCCGTTTGAAAGCTGGAGATATCAAGAGACAAAGCAAGGATGCAAAAGGATTAAGCTTAATTACTTTGCGTGCAAATGAAAAGGTTGTTGGAATTGACTTCTTGGAGAAAGGGTGTGATAAGTTGCTTTACATCACATCTGCAGGAAGAATGAAGATGACTGAAGGAAAGTTACTTCCACTTATGAATCGAAGGGATGAACCGTTATCATTAATTGGATTGGATGCAAACGAGTACCTGGTTGGTGTAAGTTTTGTATCGAAGAAAGATACGGTAAAGGTTTACCGGAGAAAGTCTGAACCAGTTGAAGTGAAGCTTAAGGATGTACCAGTGACAACACGGGTAGCAAAAGCTGAAAAGATGGTAAAGACACCAAAGGGAGATACCGTAACTGGATTTACGATTATTCGTGGTTAAAAGAAGAAAGAAGCGTGACTAGAAATGGTTGCGCTTCTTTTTTTATCCCAAGAAATCGAAAATACATTTCTTTAAGCAAGAACAAACCAAAGGAAGGAGGAAATCCTTATGGATGGTGACCTAGAAAAGTTATTTGATAATACGGGTAATAATATAAATGAATCTGTAGAAACGGAGGTAGAAGGCGTGAGCGCTATAAAAGAAGATGGTCAGGCAGTCGGAGCTATGCTTCCGGTTACTGCGCCTGATGAAGTTTATGAGAAGAATATTCTTACAACAGAAGCAGTCGATAACGAATATGATTCTCTTAAATTAAAGAAAGAGGAAAAAGAAAAGGCAACAAACCAGCAGCTGGACTCATCAAAATCTGAGTCTAAGCCGGATGCTGCTCCAAAGAATGAAGCATCTCCTTTAGCAAAGGAATATAAGGAGAATGCTGAAGAGATCGAGCAGCTTATGAAAGAATGTGGAATGAAGACTTCTTATGAGCCGGTATTTGAAGAGGGCAATGAAGCTGCAATCTTTGAAGATGGTGATGAAGCATTTACTGAGGGTGGAGATCGTCACATCGATGATGACATCAAGCCAATGATCGATAAGCTCAACGAAAAGGGTTATAAGACTATGGCTTCTTGTTCTGGACATCCATCATCAAGATCGAAATCCGACCGGTACCGTGACGGTGTAAAGTATGGAAAGCTTTACTCCACTGCGCGTGTTGTATTTGATAAGATCTATGACTTCCCGAATGTACCGGATGGCTGGTCAAAGAAAGTTATGAAGGATGATAACCGTGTCGGCATTTATGTTGATCCACCTTCATTTAAAATTATTAATGGACTTCCGGAGAAGCAGTATACGAATTGGAAACGTCGTTACATGGCTGCTCTTGAGAAGTGGGTTAATGATCTTCCAAAAGAAGGAGAGACAAAAGAGGATGACAATTCAGATATTGCTCTTGAGTCTGTTCTTAATGACCTTACAACAGATGCCCTTGTTGGTCAGGGTTATGGTGAATCTTATACAGATTAATCAACCAACTTACAAAATTACTAAACAGAGTGATTCAAAGCGAGTCACTCTGTTTTTCATACCTGAAATTCATTTATATATTATCTATATAGAGAATGGATAAATAACTACAAAGGAGGATAATTGATGAGTAAGAAAGACAAAGATCCCGATGATTATTGTAAGGGAGGCATTCTCACAAATCGCGCATTAGATTTTGCATCTGTGTGCTTAAGCTCGTATTTAGAGAACTATAAACTTCTTAATTATGATCCTCGTATCACGTATGAGAAGAGAGAAAAAGCAATTAAGAAAGTAAGAAAGGGGGTTGAGAAAATTGATGAAGGGAAGTTAAAGAAAGTATTCGTAATGGAAGAACTCGCAAGACATGCACCGATGATAGAGAAAGATGCGTTATCTTACAATGCATCTCTCAAAGAAAAGGATGAGATTGGTCTCGGTGGTTTTTATGGCTAAACGTAAATTCTATATTTTCTACAAGGTAAAAATACATGAGCCAGTGGAGATTTATGCATTCACAGAGAATGCACCACTTGCCCATGCATTTGCAACAAGTCGGAATATGGATATCTTTATGATGCGTGAAAAACGTTTCGATGATTTAATGGCCCGACAATTCGCATTTGACAATAGTGACAAAATGCTTTTCTGGAACATCTTATCCGACCGTGAAAAATCTTATGAAGTACCAACTACGTATTCAGAAGATTATAAGATCGGATATCGATGTGATCAAATATTCGATGAGTCCATGGAGCTTCAAAAGCAACTTCTAAATATTCCATTCACGGAAGATATTCGAGAAGCTCTGGACTTTATTTCTGATGATATGAAAGCAATCTACGATAATAAAGATTCTAAGGTAGGTCCTTTCAATACATTCCAAATATTCTTAGATCTCTTTGGGGAGACAGTTTTGAAATAATAGAAACCGTCTAACCAAAAAATAAATCCAATTGACAAAATTTAAGGAGGAAAAATAAAATGAGCAAAAAGAAGAATTCCTTCAGCAAGATGCTGAAGGAGCATGAAAAGAAAGTCTTGGTAAAGATTAACGGCGAGGAGAGAAAGCTGACAGATCTCTCAAAGGAGTCTGTAGATGGCATCGTTGCAACATCGATCGATTCAGTGGTGCCGGTATCTGTAACAGAGGCAGTAGAGGCGGCAAACGGTAATGCTGCTGGTGGTCTTGTTGTAGATACTTCCTATGCACAGACCGCTTGGTCACTTTATGAGAACGCTCTGAAGTTCTCTGGTGCAAAGCAGACCATGCTTCTCATCTCTCCAATTGCAGACATCGAGGAGATTCTCGAAGGAATGTCTGATGAGCTGGAACCGCTTTATGCAAGAACCAATCTTCAGTTGGTAATGGATTCCATTCCGGAGAAGTCTTGGAAGCGTTTAAAGAAGTGGGCAGCTGAGCCGGCGCAGTATCCGGATATGTTCGTTCTTCGAATTCCGAATCTGGTACTGTTTACCAATTCTATTAAGAAAGGCGTTGCAACAGAGGCAAGATCTTTTGATCTCGTGATTTGCTTCGTAGCAACCGAAAAGAATCTGCGCAAGCTTGCAAAGAAGGCTCCGGATATCTTCGAGGAGAGTGTAAAGTTTGCAGTAGAGAAGACTGTTTCCGTATTAAAGGATTTCGGATCCAGCTCCGTTCATGTTGAGATTGATTCGAAGTTCATGGGCGATGACCCGTACGGATATGCAAAGATCTGGGGCAAGATCTTAAATGACTCGGTATCTAAGAAAGATATCTTAACCAGAATCGTATTCTGTACAACAGATTCCGATACGCTGGTTTCCTTCAGCAATGAGATTGCTCGTTCATTCGCGCAGTCTTTCTGGAAAGTTGAAGATTAAAAAGAGTTAAGTGTTGCCTGGAAACCATCTGGGCAACACTCCTTTTAGGAGGAGAATAATGGTAGATATCAACAAAGAAGTACCTCGCATTAAGACTGTCGAACAGTTGCGAGAATATTTAAACCCGATTTATCAGATTGATAAATATACGACATCCCCAAAGGAATATGAATCATTCATTACTCGTATTTGGAATATCGTGCGGGGATGTATTGACATTGAAGAATGTCGTGAATATCCGGTTACCTTTAAATTTACAGAGGGAGGAAAGAAGTATAAAGTAGAGCTTCGTTTATTCCTCGATAACATCTGTATTTGGTATCCTTTTTCGTTACTTGGTGATCTTGATTTCATGGATGATTCTTTTATCATTCAACCAGAACAGACACCAAAGGTAAATGATTTTATTAACGAACACATCTTGACGGTACTCCGTAAGTATCACGTCAAGAATATTGATATTAACAAATTCTGTGCAAAGACAACGGCTTATGTTGCTGCTGTTAGTACAGACTTTTCGATCATCATGGGACTTCATTACGATGAAAGTACCTTCCAGCAGATGTATATGGATCCCGAATATCGGGAGATGATCAATACAAAATTCGAAGGAACCGAGCAGCCAGCTGAGATTGAAGATAAACTTCATCAGGTGCAGGTTCGTTTTATTGAGAAAATTCGAAATGACAAGAATAATCCAATCTCTGTTCTGATTCGTTCAGGTACAGGATTAAAAGAGAAGCAGCTTGTAGAGTTTATGATTATGGTAGGTATGCGACCGACTCTTAATAATGAGATCGTAACTTACCCAATCAACAACGGGCTTCTTATTGATGGATTAGATCGTCCGTCCTATATGTATATTGATGCATTAGGTGCAAGAAAACCTGTCCTCGCAAATAATAAAGAGATGGGCCCTGTAGGTTACTTCTGTAAGACCCTAAACCTTGCAGTTCGTAGCTTAGAGATTTGGACAAAGGAATACAACTGTGGAACAGACTTCACAGTTACGTATGAAATCAAGTCTCACAAGCACTTAAATCTTCTTCGTGGGAAATATATGTATGATGAAGATATGGATGATTTTAAGCTTGTCGATACAAAGAATTCAAAATTGGTGGGTAAGAAGATTAAGGTTCGTTCTGCAGTGACTTGTTGCTGTGGACAGAATCGTGTATGCCCGGTTTGTGTAGGAGAGATCGTAAATTACAATTACGATATCGCAAAGGGATTCTCAGTTTTTATTACAGAGCAGTGGTCAAAGGATGTTGAACAGAATGTCTTATCGACGAAACATCTTCTGATTACAAAGTCTGAACGTATCGAGTTCTCAGATGCTTTCAACAAGAACTTCAAGTTGGAGGGTGAAGAGATTAAGTTACTGGATGGAATTAAGAATGCGAAAGAGCTTGCAATCTTTATCGAGCCTGATGAGATTAAGAAAGTAGAAGAGCTCGATCCAAACTCCACTTATAATACTTACATTGATACGGGAAGATTCTACATTGTAAATACAAAGACTGGTGAGATGACTGAGGCTTCTGTATTGAATGGAAAGAAGATCTATATCAGATCTGAAACTTCTACAATACTGGAGGCAAATAATGGTTATATTCCTCTGAAAGATATTGATGAGGATCAACCAATCTTTGAGATCTCCATTAATAACAACCCGCTTACCAAGCCATTTTATGACCTCATTGCTCTCCTTGATTCTGAGAAGCGTGAGGATATGGACGAAGTTACGATTGATACGATTAGTCAGAAACTCCTTGACATATTCGTAGAAGGTAACATGAATGTACCGGTTGCTGCTGGTGAGATTGTGTTAAATCGTCTCTGTCGCAAACCGAATAACGTACAAAAACGTCCAAACTTTGGTCGTACGAGATTACCGGATTACAAGTTCTATGGACTTACCAAGGTCGTTGAGAATAATGAGTCAGTAACAACTGGTATGACATTTGAGCAGCTGGAACGTCAGATGACAAATCTCGATATCTCTAAGAGAAACGGTACTGGATACTTCGATCCAATGTTTAAAGAATGGATCGATATGAGTCCACTTCATAAATACCGTGAGGAGATTGAGGCCGAGAAGGCTGCTGGCACTTACGAAGGTTAAATAAAAGGAGGGAGTTTTATAATTCCCTCTTTTTTTTTATTTGGAGAAACGATATGAAACTATATGAATTTTATAAAAAGAATAAGAAAAGGGCAGAATCCAGGATTACATCGGTAGTCAAGAAGGATGTAAAGTGTGGGATTGCATCAGCATTAATGATTGGTGGTACTCTCATCATTGGTGGAGGTGTGACCGTTGAAGATCCAAAATCGATTTTATTCGGTGGAATCTGTGTTATTATTGGATTTTTTATTTTCTTATTTCTTATATGGAGTGATTAAATATGAAGAAAATATTTAAGTTTTATAGCAAGAATTGGTTTGATGTGAACGTATTAATTTCACTTGTATTTTTCCTAATAGGAATTTTGGTAGCATCCGTTGGTGTAGTTGAAGAAAACAGAGTTGAGTTATTAATAGCAGCTGCATGTTTTATTGCTGCCTTACTTTTTTTCCTCATGGCAAAGACTGATAATCCTTTTGTCAAAGGATTTAAAGATCCAACCAAGACAAAGGAAGAAAAAATAAAGGAAAGATTTCGCAATCCTGAACATGCATTATACACATTAACAAGACTTCAGGATGTTGAGAAAGAGATATCGAGATTAGAGGAGTTGTATGAAGAAAGCTTGGAAGCTGATGAACCAAGTTTTACAGCTATTGTAGGAAAACCATCCCCTGATCTTAATTTACAAGATGCATTTGCACATAAGGATAGAATCAACAGGGTCTCAGCTCGATTTATAACACATTTTAGTGAGGGTGCCACCGATGCTAGATATATCCCAGAAGCATACTTAGTAATGAATGTGAAACCAGCAGAATACTGGATGAAACTTTCCAATTATTGCAGGGAGATGTCTAATTATCTTGAAAATAAGGATAGGAAAAAGATTGAAGAATTAAAGGAAGAAGAGAAAAACCTAAAGGCAATTCTTCTTCTTAAGTGATTGGAGAAGTGAAGTATGGATAAGATTGTAATTTATAAGCCTACAAAATTACAGAATGGTCGGTACACAGAGAACCAATATTCCATGCTGTATTGTATGGGCTTTGAATCAATTGATGAAATCAAAGATGTGATTGAACGAAATGAACTCGGTGAAGTTACTGATATTTTAAAGGATTTGACTTTACCAAAAAAAGATAAGGATAAGTATCCGTATTCAGGATATATTAATCCGTCTTGTTGTGCATACGTTATGCGACTGGATGATGAATACAGAATGCTTCAATCTGTAGATTTCAGTTATCTGGATTTCCGGAGACATCTTGATAAGAAATTTCGAAAGACTGATATTATATCATCAAATTTCCCAAAGATCAGTAAGAATGATCTAAAACCAATTTCTTTACATTGTAATTATCCACTTTATATAACGAACTTTGTGGCTTCACCAACTAGCATCACCCCGGCTGATCTCGTTGATCAGATCTATCAGTTTGCAAAGACAAATAGATCTCTTACAACACGAGACGTGTTTATTTCCAATGGTGGGAATATCCCTTATCTTAGAGAAGTTGATAGACTTTATCGGGAGAAATTTTCGAAGCCACCACTATTCTACGCTAATTTTGGCACGGATCATAGTGAATATTTTAGTGTAAAGATGAGTATTCATAATTCGGCCATTGTGTTGAATGAACTTGACCGATGGTATGGCAGGAAGTTATTTTAATTTCTAATATAAGAAAAACGTAAAAGTTAAGAAAAAAATAAAGGTGGTGAAGTAGATGTCAATTGAGCAAAAAATTAAACGAGCTAAGAAGGACTATCCAAATATTATGGAATCCATATGTGCCCTCTTGGCTAAAAATGATATCCGCTACACATCATCAAAAGGCGAAATCGTAATTTGCGATAAAACAAAAAGAGAAATTCTTGAAATCGTCTACTCACTACCTATTGATGCAGAAAATCTGTTCATTCTGGTGGATGTTGTATCTACCAAGGAAGAAGTATTCATACGCAAAAAGAACAGTATCTGACTTCTTGTTCTTCGGACCCAGAGGCAAAAAAGCTTCTGGGTCCTTTTTTACACAAAAAAAAAAGAGGGACTTCCGGATTGTCCCTCTTTCTTCTTTAGAATTTGAAGATGTCCATGTTATTGGACTTTCCTTTCTTCTTATTCTTTTTCTTCTTCTTTTTCTTCTTATCCGATTTTGCTCGATCCTTCGGTGAGACATATTCATCACGCATTGCATCTACAAAACTTCTTGGTTTTCCATTCGAATAAGTACCACAGAGAAATCTTTGTCCCTCCTCACTTGTAACAGTTTCTCCAACTTTCTTTGCTACCTTGATGAGGGTTTCCACATTAATTTCAGCCATAAATGAAACCTCCTTTCTTTTTATCGATCATATAGATAATATATAAATGAAATTTCATTTCAAAAGTCAGAGTCATCGATCTCTATCTCTTCATATTTCATCCATATTATATTCCACACGACATTCATTGCAATCGGAAGTGCAAAGAATACGATTGCACCTGCATACTCCTGTTTGAATAGCATAAAGAAACCTATGATGAGTGAAGCGATTTCTTCAGTAAAAGTTATGACATATACAATTGCCATGATAAACGGATGATCTTTTTCAACCTGCATAATCCTTCTAACTTTTCTTTTTCTTCCCACGATTAACGTACCTCCTCCATAAAATATAAGCATTTATAATCATTGCAAGACCTACTATTGCCAATGCTAGTAAAACATAGAGTATCGAATCAGAATCAATAATCTCTACTGATGATAGCATAGCTGTTGCAAAGAATAATGCTTCCAATGTACAGAAAAATGTTATTAGAATTGCTAATATAATACGCAATACTTTTTCTGTACTATCTCCTTTCCCATTAATTTTTCTCATGTCTCTTTTTCCTTTCTTTAGTTTATTTGGATTTAAATGTAAGTAGATAAGACAATACCCATTTACATACCATCTATTCTAATAGATAATATATAAATGAAATTCGTGTGAAATTCACCAGAAAAACAGTATAGTAACAGGCTTTGATATAAAGTGAGGTGAATTAAAAGTATGAACTATTACAAATTTACACGGACCTCAGGCACGTATCAAATTGCAGTTAGAAATGACCTTGGTGGTGATATCTCCAGTTATTTTAATGGAGATATCATTTTTAGCGAATATGATGAAATCATAGATAATGGACATCGTTATGTCTTAAATAAAGACGACGGTTTATTTTATGATGCCTATAATGAAATAAGAAATACCGCGAATTTTACGAAGACAGTTTCTTCTGATTCTGTTGTCGTAGATTTGACACGTTCGGGACTTACCATTTATGATAGTAAGAGAAACCCGAAAGTAATTGGACATGCAGATGTAGATGACCATCTCATGTTAAATCTTTCTTTTTATACAGACGATTCTTCAAACGTCTGGGCATCTGTTTCTTATCAGGATGAAGATGGAATCTGGAAAGATGGTTATATCATCTATAAGAATTACCGAAATAATTTTGCAAATGTCAGAATCTCTGATTTCCACTATGGAACTGTCCTTACGGATGGTTCCGTTGATAATGCAAAGGTTGTAGAACTGAAAGAAAAAGCCGTTGGTGGTTCAGCCACCAGCAAGCGTCGTGCCGCAAGAAGCACTTCTGGAACATCGAGTACAACGAAATCGACTACTACAACAAAGGTGACATTACCTACTACTTCAAGAAGTTCAAGTAAGACAGGAGATAAAACAACCGGATCATCAACGGTTAGCACATATGCTGGTCGTGTTGATGCTTATGGCGACAATCTTACACAATTTGCAAAAGACGTTGCAAATCATTCACCAAATGTTGTACAGAACCAGAAGAACTATCCGAAAGCAACTAAATACACGGATACTAAAGGAAGGACACAATACAAATATGATTACAGCACTATCGTGGATACCGATTCTATTAAAGCAATATATCCGCTTCACGATTTAGATGTTCGAACTTTTAAGAGCAATTTTTCTTATAACGCAAAATACTATAACCGTTTTAAAAAAGCAATGCCCGATGATGTGCTTAGCAAAGGATTCATGCATATCTTCTTTACCAGACCTGATTTAAATCTTTATGATGAATCCAGTAATCTGGTATCGAAAGTCAAGAAGGATGCATTCTTTAATTATAAGCATAAGCAGAAACCAAATCTGTTACATCAGCTTTGCCATATAGACGGTGACGACTTTATGTATTTCTTATCTAATAAGGCAGGAAGTTTCTCCCTTACAGATGAGAGTATTAAGTATGCAGAGTATGGCAAGAACTTCCAGAACTACAGTATTCAGTTAGGAAAAGGAATCTTTGATTCCCAAGTTGCTTCTACATTTGATATTTCTTATGTTGATGACCGTGATTATGATGTCATGGCAATTCATAAGATGTGGATCCAGTATATCTCCAATGTCTATCATGGAAATTGGGATCCAAAAACGCAGTATATTTATAAGAAGATTCTCGACTATGCAGTTTCTGTTCATGTAATTGTAACTGCCGAGGATTTTGAGACCATTCTCTATTGGTCAAAATATTATGGTGTATTTCCAATCAACGTCCCTTATTCAGCACTTTCTTGGGAAACAGGAAATTTTGTAAGTAAGAACTCTATGAATATTACTTATGGATATTCTTGGAAAGAAGATTGGAACCCAGCAGCTCTTACAGATCTTAATGTAAATTGCTTTGGATATAACTCTGTTTCTTCAGCAAAGTATATCCAGACTTATAACTCAAATCTCGGTCGTACAGGAACGACTTGGGTTGGTGAACCATTCGTTGAAACGATTAAAGATCTCAGCACCGAAGGAAAACAGTACGGTTCTGGGGTAATTTTAAAACTCCGGTTTAAGCCCGGACCAATAACAACTTAGAAACGAGGTGACAGAAGATATGGCTGATACTGCTGAAACCATCGAGCGCGACTATGTCGATAATTTTTCGATTAAAGAGCTCGTTATTGATAACATCATGCCAGAGTATTTTCCTGATATGGATTCTGATAATCTTGTTGCGGGAACAACTGGTATGTTGGCAGAATACGTATCTACTATTACAGAAGATGCTTTTAATACAGGATCTTCTCTGGTAGCCGAAGCTTTTCCATCTCGTGCAAAGATGGAAAGTTCTATCTATTCAAATGCCGCGATATTCCAGCTTACGAATAGCTTTGCAGATGCAGCGAAATGTAATTTCGTTATCGTTATTCCGGAAGCAGATATCCGTGCGAATTTTGTATCCAAAGAGGGAAGTAGCTATAAATATTTCTACATTGATGCAGACTTCTCTGTGGAAGTAGAAGACAAAGTGTTCTCTTTGGATTATGATATTGAAATAAGAGCGATGTATCGTGAGTCCAAAGGTGCTTGGATTTATTCCGCTAAGTATCTGATGGATGACTTTACAAACTCTGTATCAGATAAGACAGACCCTTATGTAAAGTTAAAACAGGCATCAGGTCTTATCGCCCTTACTGTAGAAATGGGGCAGTATGAAAGAGAAGAGCGTTATGAAGCAATTACTGATAACGCAACACTTAACTATCCAACCATTGATGTTCCCTATTCTGGGAAACTTCTTGGTTTTGATGTGCTTTATAAGGCACCCGGTGACAGTGATTACAATACACAGCTGACACCAAAGGTTATGTATTCTCTCCCGGATAAAAGTCCGTTTGTTTATTTTAAACCAATTGACAGCGAGACGTTCCAGTTATCCTTTACAACAAAGGATGCTTATTTCCAGCCAGAGTTTAACTCAGAGCTTAAGATCATCATCTATACGACATTAGCTTCAGAGGGAAACTTTGATTACTATGATGGAGATGATTATACTGTATCAAAGGGAGACAAATACGAATATGAAAACAGCTGGATGGTTGTAGCAAAACCAATTGGTGCTGCAACTGGAGGAGCAGAAGCTACTGACATCGAAGGATTACAGCAGCTTACAGTTGAAGGGTTCTCTACAGCAAATGCCCTTACCACAGAGAACGACTTACAGTTGTATTTCAACAATTATGATTATCGCTATAAGAGTAAAGTCTTATTCTTAAAGAAGCGAAACGATGCAGTAGAACTCTTATTCTCTGCATTTATGTATATCCAGAATGGGGACTATATCTATCCGACAAATACGCTCACTATGGATACCAATGTCCTTGAGTTTGAGCATAAAGATGGAGGTTTCTATAATCTGGATCCAGGGTATCTGTTTAGTTATAAACAGGATGAGATCTTCTTAGTTCCACTTCTCTATTATCCAATTGATGGGGAAGGAGAATACTATGATGAGAAAGGTCATTATTATGATAAAGATGGTACTCCAAATACAGATTTAGACATCGATGAAACAAGACTTGCTGTAAAGATCCGTATGGGTACTGTAAAGGCTTCGGATGCTTCTTATTGGAAGCTCTCCGCTGATGATAACCTTTATCATTACACATTCTCAAATGGAGATACTGATGATGATAATCATCCGCCAATTACAACAGAAGATGTTGCAAAACTTTATGTAGATGGGAGTGTTACACGTTCTGGAATTGATGCTGATGATAAGGTATTTGACTTTATGAAAGATACTGAAAAAGAGGATCAGGCAAGAAAGGATTATCTTGCATTCTACGAGACCTATAAAGAGCGAGAAGAGAAACCGAATTTAACTTTCGATGAGTATATCTTTGAATACACATACAAGGATTACAAGAAAGAATTTGGAATTGACAATCGCCTTATGGTCTTTGATGTGGACTTTGAAAACTTCCCGGATGCAAGACCATTCATGTTTACGAATCCGTTCATCACAACCATTACAGAAACAACTGGACTTGTTTCTTACTTCCAGACATTCATCTCAAAAAATGCAGAGTTAAACTTTGTCCGTGAGAATGATTCTGATGCATTTGCACAGTTTATTGCTTACCACTTGGATGTGAGCCGTGATATTTCAAAGGATAAGAAGTATAACTTCAGAATGGAAATCATGCCTTCTGTTGAAGCAGAAGAGGGAAGTCCTTATATCGACTCCTCAACGATTTATAATACTGAGAATGCTGATCAGTTTGAATTGTATGAAGGAGCATCTCCAAGCTTAACCAATTACAACAAGAAGCTTCTTGAGAAGAACAGACTTCGTGTTATCATGACATTCATCAACGACGATGATATGGAATGTGGTTATATGGAGATGATTCCGACAAAGGATATCGACAATTCTGATCACTACGTATTTGAGGCAGAATTCCATACAGATGATTACATCACATCAGCAAATACATTTAGAGTTGTTCACATATGCCCATTCTGTGGAAATGTGATTTACAATTCTGCAAATGCAAATATTGATGATTTCGATTACTATTGCGATTCTTGCGGAAAGACTTTCAAGGAAGGTATTATCAATATCCGTGAGAATGATACAATCTTGCTTCCAATTGATGGTGCGAATATCAAAATCACAATGATTTACAAGGATCCATCCAATGATGCTGATCCTATTACAAACAACGATTTTGCTGAGTATCATGAATCGTTCAATGGTTACGTTTGGACGAACGTGTATAATGCTCAGGACGACACATTAACCTTTATCAAGCCTCTTGATATGATACGAAGTGTAATCTCTTATAAGGATTATTATGCACATGGAGTTGATGCACTCGATTGTACCATCAGTGAGATGCCACTCCTTAAATATTCTATCTTGGCTTATAAAGATACAGGTATGAAAATTACCGATCCACTTCTTGAAGATGATATCGGAAAGTTCCAGTACTTTATGGATACTTTCCTTGGGAATTACAATATTCTTCAGGAAGCAAAGACCTATCTTGGTGGAATGAATATTGACGCCAAGTTCTATAATAGCTATGGAAAGAGTACGAACTTCATGATTGGTGATGATCGTACAGAAGAGTTTATTGATACAAATAATATCAGTATTACACTTACCATCACTTTGGATACAGGTGTTGATGAATACGCTTGTGAAACAGAACTTAAAGCTTACATCAAAGATTACATTGAAGAGATAAACTCTGATGGAACGAATGAGCTTTATGTATCCAACTTGATTCGTTACATTGAAGAGAACTTCTCTTATGTAAATCACATGGTATTCTGTAAGATCAATAATTATGATACTACGTACCAGGCCATACGAAACTATGCAATTAGCTTGACTGAATTGACAAAGGAAGAAAGACGACACTTCGTTCCTGATATCCTTACAATCAACAAGAACAGCATAGACATTACCTTTATCCAGCCTGAATCATAAGCTGGAAAACATTAAGGTAAGTAGAAACTAAAGTAAAGGAGATGATCAAGCATGTCTTTAGAGAATAGCAAAAAGTCTGTGTCCGATTTTATTTCCAATCTGGAAGCAGAGCGGAAGCAGGCTGCTATGGATACATTACACAAAAACAAGCCGGCTACAAAAGCCGTTAAGATTGCTCAGGAATGCAGTGAAGCTAAAGAGCTGACCACCCAGGACATTTTTGCAAAGATCTATCGCGATGCCTTGCCGCTTGATGATAGTTACAAGGCTGGAGCAAGTTCTGAGCTGGATCAGGGTGTGATTTCCTTCATTAAGAAGAGAGATCCAAAGGGATCTGCATATAACTATATTACAGAAAGAGCAAAATCTGGTTCCATCCAGGCAAAACAGATCTTAGAGTCTGTTGACCGGGAGATTGATGGACATTTCCGTCATTTCTATGAAGGAATCAAAGAGGCTGAGTTCGATGACATTAAGTTGGACGAGGGAGATCGTAAGAGCATCGTTGACAAGATCAATGGTGATATGGGATATGATGAGGTTTCTCAGATTATCAACGATCACGTTCAGCAGACCGTTCAGGAAGAGATTACAAGAACCAAAGAGGAAGATGATCACTTAAAAGAGCTTCAGGATAGTCTGTCTCAGGATGAGACAATGACAACTGAGTCTGCAATTGAAACAGAGCTCTTACGTAGAGGCGAAGGTCCGAAACCTTATCAGCCGACTCTCTTCTCAGGTATCATGATCTCGCAGGTAGAAGCCTTTAATGAAAGTGGTCTTGATGAAGAGCACGTTCAGAAGAAAGCATTCTTCGAGTCCGTAAAGGAATATACGAAGTGGGATATGCTCAGTACTTTGGGTATTGAGAACTTCAAACAGAAGGATGTTGATTATCTGGCTACAAGATACGCTAGATGTGAAATGAATTAAGTTGTAAATGGGAGAGGATAGATCTGGTTTCTGTCCTCTCCTTTTCCTATTTGCAAGAAAGGGTTTTTGTAGTATTATGCATAAGGAAGGATTTTTTGAAGTGTTTAAACCAGCTAAAGTAAACTACGATAAAGTTGTTACACAGTCTCCACCTGTATTTTATCCACAAGAAAAAGATTGGACTTGTTTCCTTGGATGTATTCGTACCATATTAACGGGTATTACAGAAGATATTCCAAGTGAAGAAGAGTTCGTAGAGAAATACCAATTGGAGAAGAAACCGTACTTTTCAGAAGACATCAAAAATTCAGAAATGCTAAAGGATTATAGTGTTATGTACGGTTGTGATGATCCATTGGTTTCTTTTGATGATATCCTGCTACATTGTAGAGAGGGATATTATGTGATGTTAGAAACGATGTATAATTTCTCTCATTGGTTTGTGCTTCTTGGATATTATCCATCACACAACGATGTAGAGATTAGTCGAATCTTAGTATACGATCCTTATTATGACGAAGTACGTCTACTTAATTTGGATGAGTTTTTAGGAATGTGGATAGATGGAGATTTTCCACATACGAAAGTGGAAAAAGACTATATCGCAATCAAGAAATAAAAAAGAAGAGGATGGAATTTGTTTTCCATCCTCTTTACTTTATCAAAATACACCAAAGACATCTCCGTTATTTCCAGATACAACCCCTGGATCATATCCATTTAATTCATCAAATGCATCCATGTTTTGTGAACCAAAATCAAAGAATGCATCTTTATCTGGTTCCAGAGTATTATCCAAACCGGCATTATCAATTAAGCCTTTCTTATGTAAGGCTCTTGTCTTTTCTTGCTCTCTCATGAGAGTTTCTCGGTAAATGTCTTCATAGGAAGGTTTACTTTGTCGTTCAACCTCTAATCGCACTGTATCAATAACAGACTCTGGCAATGCTGAATAATCGATCTCTTCTGGTCGAAGCATTCCAGTATTTCGTTCTTCCTGCTGATACAATATATCTTCTTTTGAGAATCCAAATACTTCTAAGTTATTTCCATAATAATAAACATACATGCCAATGAGATATGACATGATACTGTCATCATGGAATCCTACAGCTGCTTGGATCTTTGTTCCTTTCATAACGAGCTTTGTAATATCTCTTGTGACATTATGCCCAACGAAATCCTCTTTATGAGTCTTAATACGATCAGCCAAGATACTAAACATGACTTCACGAGATCTCACATCGGTATAAACACCATAATTAGATTTCTCTTTTGCTTTCTTCTTTAATACAGATTCTACTGTATTTAAATCATCCATTTTCTCTTCTGCAAGTTTTTTAAACTTATCAAAGTATACTCTACCAGCAATATCAGATTCCATCAGGAATGCAATAACAGAATCACCAACAGAGTTACGCTCGATACAAAGGATTGCTCTTGGTATATGCTTCTTTACAAGCTCTACAATACACCTGATGAATTCAGGCTCACCAACATAAGAGCATTCGAATTCCGCAACTAATTTTGTTGTATAAGGATTTATGATAGACATCGCATTATTATCACCACCGGTTCCTGTAGAACAGTCAATGCCGACAATGTAAGGGATGCCTCGGACAAGTTTTTCGTAGATATTAAGACGATAGTATTTACAGATCATGATCGTCTCAATCGGCTTCTTTTCAAGCTCAATGATTCGATCCATATCATCACGATCATAGGGAGAATTAGAAGAACCGCGAAGTCTTTGTAATAAGATCTCGCGGCGAACAACCAATTTATTATTGATTTTATTGGCAATATTTCTAAACCATTCAAGGGATAATCCAATTTGTTGATAAGAGTATTCCATATAAAATACTCCCATCTTATTATCTTTAACAGATAATTCCCTTAACTCATCTATAGATTTATTATAAAATAAATCGTTCCACACTGCACATTTTGCAAGAAGCTGTTCTGCCCTTGCACCTGCATCAGTGTCGATGTCTCCAGGCGTTGCAATAGTATGAAACTATTTAGACTATATCTTCATCTCTAAAATAGAGAGCCCCCCGTTTCGGTTTCTTGATATTATCTCACCTACATTTCGTCCTATGATTGGACCTACTCGGTTCAAGCACTTTCTGCTTGCCTTTCCCTAGTCGTTGAACTTACACCCAATGCTTTTCGAAGATTTCGCACTTTATCACTAACCCTTTTCCCTATTTTGTCTTTTGTCGTTTTACCACCAAAATATTTTACAATAGTAGTGGTTTTACAACCTGAAAGTATCATTTCTTTTATTTTATCCTCTTCTTCTTTCGTGAATCTTTTCTTTGTTTGAGATAAAACAGAATTTGGTATATCATACTCAGAACTGATTTCTTTATGACGTTTACCGGATTTTATGGAGAATACTAATGCATATATAGCGTTATTTGTAACCTTTGTTTCTCCAGTTAATGCACAATAAGTTTGAAAACAGTCCATTCCAGATTCAAGGGATTTGCAAATGAATCTAACTACTTCTTCATTATACACTGCATTTGGTGCATTCACACCAGAATTTACTTGAAGTCCCATTCGTAATGCATGTCTTGTATTTTCTCCACTTGTAGTCCACTCTAAATTCTTATAATAATTATTCGTTTTATCTCCGTCCATATGATTCACCACATTCAATTCATCATCATGCTCAGGAAGAAATGTACTTGCGACCATCCGATGAACTGCAACAGGAGATTTTAATCTCTTTCCATCAATATGTCGAATGATCCCAATTCGTTTATATCCATCCTTATCATAATGAAATTTCAATTCTTTTACTCTTGAAAAAGAGAATACTTTTCCGTAATTAGATATTACGTATTGATACTTTACAATTCCAGGGTATTTCAAAAATCTAAATTCTTCATCATCATGTTCTTTAAATTTATAAAATTCTTCTAAAAGTTTATTCATGTGAATAATCACCTCCGTTAGATAAAAGTTGTGGTGATAATTATTCACACAAATGGGTGATTAGCTGCGGATCGATCTATCTTTAACCTTGATTACCATATCTCCGGAGTTACCCTTTGCCCCAAGAATGTTACCACTCTTGGTTGGTAGTTAAAGATTTTTAGAAAGTCCCCGCAGTTAGAGGGGTTTGTATTACAGGTCACCCTGTAATCACGCCGCATTTAACGTGAGTATTCGCCCGTAGATTGCTCCGACCTCCGCTGATTTACGTGATGCAGTTTCAAACGTAGATACAGAGTTTTCAATAATGACATCGATATATGGTGTAAACTCCACCTCATCAAAATGAAGAATTGGTGCAGTCAAACCACGACCCATGCCGAGTGCTGCTTCATATGAAATAGCTTTTGCGCGAACAACGATTTCATTTCCTGTAACAGGATGCTGATATCGTGTTGCACTCTTCTTTGATTTGGTAATTTTTCCATCTTCTTCCATAATGGATTCGTAACGTAAATATACTGGTAAGCACGATATGATATCACCGAAATCTCTAAGATTTGTCTTTGCATTATCACCATCTTTATTGATGAAGATGAATGTTGACTTAGATGTTCCAAATGAATATGCCCATGTTTGTGCTGCTAGTGCTGACTTTGTTTTACCTTGTTCATAACTTAGACTATATCATCATCCGATTTCTCGGAGCCTCCCATTTCGGATTATTTCACCTACATTTCGCCCTATGATTGAGCCTACTCGGTTCAAGTATTTCTACTTGCCTTTCCCTAGTCGTTGAAGCTTCGTCTTAATTTCTTAGGATACTTGCTTGCGGATTTTCTCTATTCTTAACCTTGATTACCATATCTCCGGAGTTACCCTTTGCCCCAAGAATGTCACCACTCTTGGTTGGTAGTTAAGACATAACAAGACGTTCCCGCAGTTAAAGAGGTTTTTCCAATCCATTGCTGGATTTCGCGGCAACAAGGTTCGCCGAGGTAAACAGAGCCAACTATCTAGTCCGTGTAACAAGCACCAAGTTTGTGCTATATTTCCACGGTTTGCTATATAAGGAACGCCTTCTGGAGAACCAGCAGATGGTATCCTTACAACTTCCCTTAAATAGTACCAGATATTATGTACGCACTCTATCGTGATTCTTGAAATCTGATCTTTTGTCAGATCAGGTTCATCTGAATCTTTCTTCGTCTTGAAAGGATCTACATTGACAAGATACGGATCTTTGATCTCAAGCATAAAATACCATTCTTTTACACCAAGAGTTTTTAAGTCCAGTGCAACTTGCAAGAAGGATTTATTCTTGGTACCAGTATCGTAATATCGTCCTTTAATACAGATAATCCGATTTTTCGGAGTACTTGTATTATCCATAGTATCACTTCCTTTCTTTAAAATTAAGTCTTCGAAAATAAATGGCATTTCATCATAGGTTTGACAAGTTTTTAATATGGAAAGGAGAGTTTTTATATGAGAGACACATTGACAAAGTCAACGTCAGATGTTCTGACAAGTCAAATTAACAAAGTAATTGACAATATGAGAGATGTGCTTCATCTTACAATATCAATATCAGAATTTGATGAAGCATATGAGAAGTTTCATGCGGTGATTTATAAGATGAATAAAGAGCTGTATGAAAAGCATAGAATGCCTACCGTAAATCCGAATTACTATGATTTGACATCTGGTGCACATTACACAATTCGTGTGGGAAGATTTACATGGATAGAGGTTAGTGCTGTATTAGAGGACCATTATGGAAGCAGTCATAAAACGACATGCTTGCTTATTTATGGAAAGAATAAAGAGAAAGTCCGCTCTGTTATTTTAAAGAGAATTCTTGAGAATACAGATGATGATATTAAAATAAAGAATTGCGGAAGATATGGAAGTACTTCTATATACCGAGTAAGTCCAAGAGCATTGAATTCCATTGTGCTTCCGATTGAGACAAAGAAGAATCTCGTAGCTGGATTATATGGTTGGTGGAATTCAAAAGACTGGTATGAGAAACACCATTTGATTCATAAGATTGGTGTTCTTTTATATGGAGAACCTGGAACTGGAAAAAGTACGATTGTAAAAGCAATTAGCACGATGTTTCAGAATGCTCCGATCATTATAATCAAATCAACTGATGTAGAAGATGGTTTATCTACAATTTTAAGAGAACGTGAAAAGACGGTTGGTCCAATCATTATATTATTTGAGGATTTTGATATGTTCTTTTACGACAGAGATCAAAAGCCAGCAAATACAAATCAAACAAATGAGATGCAACCTGGCGTTGTTGTAACGACATCTGAAAGAAATAATAGTATGACAGAATCTCAGAATCTGGTATTCCAGATGTTGGATGGGAATTATTCAACTGATGATACAATTTATATAGCTACGACCAATCATATTGAAAGGTTGGATAAAGCGCTGATTCGTTATGGACGATTTGATATTCAAGAAGAAATCAAATGCTTTGATAAAGAATTAACCATGAAGTTTTTAAATCAATTTGGTTATGGAGAAGGGTTTTTTAATAAGTATCTTACCGATGATGATTTACCGATTCAGCCAGCGAAGTTACAGGCGATGATTATGAAACATCGGTCAATGCAGATTATGAAGAAAAGAGGCGGGTTATCTTGATTACAAAGAAATTTGAATCATTAAACGATCCATATCCAGAAAAAGTTAATGCTAGTAGTGTGATTTCTGGATGTTTAATTGGTATTGGAGTAATTGCAAATACTGTTATTGAAAATAAGTATATTGGAGCAATGCTATTTAGCTTAGCTCTACTTACCATTATCAAATGTGGATTTCAGTTATATACAGGAAGAATTGGATATGTACTTGATAAAAGACATCGTGTTGAAGATTATATCTTTATTTTTCTTGGTAATTACATTGGAATATTTTTAACCTTTGTATCCTGGTACTTTGCACAGGATGAACTTACACAAATAGCCATGGAAGAGATTGCTGATACAAAATTTTCAAAATGTTATGATACCATGTTTGTAGCTGGGATTCTTTGTGGAATACTCATGATGGTTGCAGTCTATGCAAAAGAGACCATCATTACAGTATTCTGTATCATGACATTTATTTTATCTGGATTTGAGCATTGTATTGCTGATATTCCATATGCATTAATCACGACCTCAGAAATACCAATGGCTGAGGTTTGTATAAAATTATTTCTGGTTATTTTAGGAAATTCAATTGGGTCAATATGTATTTATGCTTTAATTAAATTATCTAAATTAGGAGGAGAAAATCATGAATGAAGAACTTGGGATGATTGGTAAACTAAGAGTCAATATTGAGACACTACAGAGTTGCTTTGCATTTATCTCACAATTTGAAGTATGGAAAAATCTTGATGATGGTTTACATGAATTACGAAAAGAAGAGGTTCGCAAATCATCTGAGAAAGCGTATGAAATTATTAAGCTTTATGAGAAGTTGGTACATTTGCATATTTGTAATGATTCCATTGATTACAATCATAATATAACACCGCTTATTTATCTTTTGGCTTGGTATTATACTGAAGAGAAGAAAACCACGTTTCATATTCAAAATGAAATTTATGTAGTGATTGAAGCAATGGTCGTTATTATCAAACCTGATATGGATCATGATACGTTCTTTGCTATTGCTTCATTTATCATTCAAAATGCAAGAGATAGAGACGAAGCGAAGAAACTCTATTATTTATTGGAACCATATGCTCGTGTAGATCATAAACCATCAGCTGCTCCAATATCATCTGTTATTTCATTCAATGGACTTTACAGTATCGTGCATTCCATTGGTCCAATTATTACAATTGCGAAAGAAGATGGAGAAGGGAAATAATCCCTTCTCCATTTTTTTATTCCTCGGTATGCTTATCTTCACAATGTGAGTAGAAAATGTGATATCTTGGTTTTTCCTCATCAAAGACTTTCCAACGTATGTAATCATCAAGGAAAATTCCAATGAAAGATAGGAAGAACCACCAAATCGAGAATAACAAGCATATTTGTCCACATAAGTTATATGGCATCTGGCTATAATCCCAAACTCCAAGTTTTAACCAGAGATTTAAGATACAACCAGATATAAATTCTATTGCAGTTACAAAAACTGAAGAGATAAACATCTGGCTAATCAGTGGCATATCCCATGGATAAAACTCATTGATCTCACCAATTCCCACAAAACAAATTCCACCAACTAAAAACATGGAAGGGTGTGAATACCCACGGTAAATGAGTTCTACCAAAACATAAGCACAACCTCCATATAAAAATAATACGAGCATCTTAAACAGATTCTTCATATTGAGCTTCTTTTTCATATTTTTCACCTCTTTAGATTAACGCATCCAAATCATCGAATGTATCATCTGCAAGCGCGGGTTTAATATCTGCCGCTGCCGGAGCTCCTTTAATTTCACTCAGACCAGCAATCATCTCAGATTTGAAACGATTTGCTGTTGCTGAAGACTTTCTGCAGAAACGATACCAACCGGAACCGTCAAAGTAAACGGTAACCAGTAAGGTGTCAATATCATACTTGTCAAATGCACTGTGATTTCTGAGATATTCAATAGACCGATCAATCACGTCCTTCAATCTATCCATCTGCTGTTTTGAGATATTGAAGCACTTTGAAAATTCAGACTCTTTCTTCGGCTTCTCGTGATTCGGATCTTTTGTCATATAAATGGCAAATTCCGGAATCCACTTTCCTTTCTTTAAGGTGATCGCAGTCTGAAAGACGGTTGCTGTTCTTGGAAACAACTTCCACATCTCTGAGAAGATTCTCGACATACAAGTCTGAATCTCTTTTGCGACAATCTTCCGCTCTTTCTTTTCTGCATGTTTTTCAAGAAATCCTTCTGTAAACACTTCATCGGAAGGATTCACATATAATGTCTGTCTCATTTTTTTATCATCCTTTCTTTAAGAAAAGGGACCATCCTTTCGAATAGTCCCTATCTTTATTAGTCATCGTCACTATCTACTGTGACTTTCTCGGTTACTTTTGCCCAGATACAAGCAGTTTCCGGTTTTGTATCGCTTACGACGATACCACCACCGCCTAATGATTCCTCCAAGGTCGAGCCATCTGCCATGAGAACCTGACTAGCATCAGTCTCCGGATGCATTACCTTACGATCATCAGGAGCATTCACCGGGTCTTCCGGTGGAAAATATAATCTGGATCCTTCAACAACTTCTGTCATATCTTATCACCTCTTTCTACCAAGTTTGATCTGCTTTCTGGAAAATTACATCATCAGGGACTTCACGTTCCCCAACTTTCAGAAAAGCAAAGTCAGAAGGCACTGCTGTTTCCATATTGGTGAGCATCTTCGGTCTTCCTAACACGTTGTCGTATCGTGTAATTGGAAACGATAATACACGAACTTTCTCACCATCAGCATTTGTCATTGTTCCCCAAAGAGGGGTGTCATAGTATCCACCAATTGGTAATACCTGTGCCATATCTCATCCCTCCTTTAGTTATTAATATAAACTTTTGTAACGCCACTCGGAACCTTCATCGTTCTTGGTTCCTTTCCGGTTTTCTCTGCGATGAAATACTCCGGATTTACACCAGTCGTTTTTTCTTTTTCGCAAACCTTGACGTTTTCTACTTCATACGCTTTTGTATGCTTAAAGATTGCCATTTAGTTACCTCCCTACAGTATAAGTTCCAGTCTTCTCAACATAGAAGTCATCTGTTGAATCACGATTCAGTGAGAAGTTTGCATAAATATGGTCAATACCACGCATCTCATCTTCCAAGGTCTCCATTGTAGTAGGAGAACCAAGATACTGCCCTCCCTGCTCCGGATCGTATTTACGCATTAATTCAATCCAGAGTTTCGTGCTCTTCCAGTCTCTTGCAGTTGGCTCTTCAGAGGATACAACAATTCCTCCACCACTTCCAGAACCAGCAGCACGATCTAAGGCTTCTTCGTATTCCTGTAATCCCATCAAAAGGATTACTTCGGTATGATTTACCCAGTTAGGTAAATACAAATCCTGGTCTGTTGCTGTAAAGAAGAATGACATAGACATCGTCATAAACGAAATATCATAAGTATCTTTTACAGCATTTAACATCGTCATATCAGCATCCGAAGTGCAGAGCGTTAATCCTTCTGCTAACTTTGGTGCAGTAATATAGTTGATCTGAAGCTTTGTACTTCCAACTACCAGACGAGAATAAATCTCTGATCTTTCAAACGGCACGAAGCAAATTTCATTTGCACAAACATAGCCGTCTGTTGTTTCACTTTCACGCTCATCACCATTTAAGTCGTACCATGTAACCGTAAAGTTCACGATGAACTGCCCTTCTGCATAGTTAAACTTGTTATAGAGCGCTTTCTTTGCCAGCTTGTCAGCATCTGTTCCAGAGTAATCTTTATATGCAAGATTGTATCTCGCATTTAAGAACTGGATCAATCCTAAATCCTTAGGAGCTGCATTTAACTGGATATAGAATCCATTTCCTTCCTGAGAAACACTAAAGGCTTCCGGATACAGATTCATTAATTTATCTCCAGAAAGAATTGATGGAGTTTTACCATCACTTCGTTTCTTGAAATTCCAATCCTTTACGTCCATTAAACAGGTCATAAAGTACGTATCATTATAGACTTCATTTTCTTCATTCGGTCTTACATAATTTTCATATGCATCCGAACGAGAACGAAACTGACTCATGAGCTCATAAACAGGAAGATTTTCCTGACTATACCACATGATTCGTCCGTCTTCTCTTCGCTTATAGACTAAGTCACCTGCCTGCTTGTCAAGCATAACTTCATCTTTTACAGCATGTTCCTGATATAAGACATCCAGGAAAGTAGCTCCAAATCTGGTATTCGGTGTCATGGACTCAGTTGCCGTTCTTGTACTATTAGCCATTATCATCACCACCTTCTTTAAATTCTTCCGGATCGCGGTTACCTAATAAGAACACTCTCCAGCGTTCCTCTCCATCCGGATTCTCCGGTTTATAGTAATTATCTGGATTTAACAAATAAACGTCTTCGCCTTTATCATTTTGTACCTTGTATAAAGTATCGATGATTTCGTAATTTGTCAGAATATCTTCCTGGTTAAACTGCAAAATACTAGGATCTAAGAGACCAAGTTCGGTAACTCTCTCATACATGAACATAGACATCATGATCGTGTAAGTATCATCTTCACGAGACCAAGGTTCTTTCTCCTCGGTATTCTCGTTTGCTGCTGTATCACCTGTCACATCATGAATGATGAGATTTTTATACTTTCTTTCTACGAAACTTTCTCTTGCAAGATCCGAAATCGTATAATAATCATCAAAGGAAATATCAAAGTATTCCCAATCTGTATCGCGCTGATAAATCTCCAAGTTATAGTAAGAATGAATACCAGCAAGTTTAATCTCCCATGGAGAGATCGGGAAGATATTAAAGCAATTCAAACGACGACCGTTTAAGTAGATTTCATAATAGCGGTTATCATATGGCTTATCAATGATACCACGTAAATCCACGTAATCCGAATCGAGCTGCTCTACATAGTAGATCAGACGATTTCGATATGGTGTAATATCAACAGACATCGTAGAACGTCTTTCCAATGTCTCAAGTGCACGTACTTGTAAAATACCGTTGAACTTTCTAAAGTCATAACGGTTACGAGAACGAAGTCTTCCATCGTAGAATACTCTCGTATACTCAGCGATTGGCTCTAAGTTCTCACTGTGTACGTTGAATATTGGATAACAGGTTGCCTGTGCTGTCTTTGTAAAGAAGTATGGATTCTTTGCAATTGCAATCGTAAGCTCTTTATCCATAACATCTGCTGAAATTGCTGTAATCTTAAGCTTGTTAAGAATAGTAAAGTTTACTCCAGTATTATCACGATTGATGATTGATTCACCCTGTGTAACAACACGGTTGAAGGTAATGTAATCTTCATCACGGTTGATTTCAAAGAGATTTGTCGTTTTCTTTACTTCGCCCTCTGTTACAGTACCGGCAGCAATCTTTTCCTGAAGCTCTTCCTTTGTGATATCTTTTTCTGATAAGTTCTGTCCTTCATAGTTGAAGTACTGACCATCTTCGTTATAATAAGCTCCAGATGATAACTTGTAAACTGTAATCAGTTCTACTGGAACTTCATAAGCATTGTAATCATCAGAGACTACTTCTAAACGGAAGTTATCAACAGAGATACGATCCAGGCATTCCTCAGTTCCAAAGAAGAAGTATAAATCAGAAAGTGTTGCCTGTATCTCATCTGTCAAATCGAAGGTAATCACAACGCTCGGATTCTCAGCTGTAAAGGTAACAACTTCATACTGATTTAAGGTCGGAAATACCTCAATCTCAAAATACGTTACATCATCCGGAACCTGGTCAACAGGCACATATAAGTTATCACAATACTCACTTCTTTCATAAATGAAGTTTGAAATAAACAAACCATCTACGAAGATACGAGCTGTCAGTGTATTATCCGGATCGGGTTTTGAAATGCTAAATACATAGCAAGGCTCAATGAGCGTCTTACCTGTACTAACACTAACCTCTGTGTAACGATTTGGTAAGTCTGCTTCTTCTGCAGAGAAATCATACTTGTTTGTTACCTGTCGTTTTGCTAATTCATAATCATGAAGAGCATTGAAGTTATCTCCGATGAACTCTTCTAATTTTCTTGTCTTGTATTCCAGAGGAGGAACCTTTCCCATGTAATTCTTCGTATAATCAATTTCATCATAGAAGTAATTTACAATAGGATGATTTACAATGAAATCAAAGACTTTCTTGAAGTCTGCAAGACGAATTGGTCTTTGCTCTTCCAAGTAAGCAGCCTTTTCTTCCTCTGTCATTTCATTGACTGTCTTATCATACTGATGAGTTTCATCAAATTCTGCTTTCAGCTGTTCTTTTGTCTTTCCACGATTTTCCGGTTCTGATGCCCACTCATAGAAAAGACCAAGCCTTGATTCCTCAGGGTCTTCAAACTCTTCCGGAATAATAACCTCTGCTTCCGGAACTTCTGATAACATAGAATCATTCTCAAGATCATAATCTTCGAAATACAGCATATTGAAGATTTTCTCCAGAGAATAGTCTGGATATTTATACTTCAAATAGGAGTAATAGAACTCATACATATACTTGTAAGACAAGTCATAAGGCGGAATATAAAAGTAATAAACACGATACGTATCATTCTCTTCTACATCCTGATTGATTCTGTAAATATTCGGGTAATTTACCTGAATATGAGAATTTTCAATATGGGTAAAACCATCTCCACGATTCCGATAAAGAATCATATTTTCTGTTGGAACTGGCATTCCATAAAGTTTTTCATCTTTATCTGTTATCATGAAAAGATCAGACATGACCTCATCACTTGGTGAAGTACGACTCTGGATGTATCCAGATTCATAATCTCCTTCCTCTTTTCTATATCCATACTTCGGATAAAGATAACGATAAAAAAGAAATCGGATCGTTAAAGATCCGGTATAATTCATAAGTGCTTCGCGAGTCTCTTTATCATACTCGATGTAAACATCTCCATTTTCTCCAATGGAGACATCCTGTGGCATACTTCCATACTTGGAGTCACCGCAATAAACAACTGCAAACATGGAACCTGTATAGTTATTGGATAAATCCACTTTGCTTGCAGTCAAATAAGTCCCTAAAATACGACCATAAGAAGCCCCATCTTCCGAGTTTCTCATAAGCATTCCTGAATTTGTTATCAGGTCTGCATACATCGTATTATTGATAATCTGCACAGAAAACTTGTGCTCAATATACGTATAATTATTTCCAGTATCATCGAAATTCTTTTCATATAAGAAATCCCGCTTGAATGGGAAAATGATGCGGAAGTAATCATCGTAGATCATAATTTTGCAATCCCGTAAGATATGATCATCCATTATGATAACCGGAAGTTTTGAGAAGATCCTATGATTTCCTGTAATATCAGAAATACCAATCTCTTCTTTATAATAATCCGAGGTTCGATATCTTTCACGAGAACTTACAGTCACGAGTTCGGCAGGAATATTTGCACACACGCGCTCTTGTTTGTCCAGATATAAATCTCCGAAATCTGGTTGGGACGTGACATTTCTTGTGGTATAAAAGAACTCTTCGTAGACAATTGTGCTTCTCTGTAAACGATACAGATACGAGTACGAATTATCAACAGTCATACGAAGGGCTTTTTCTAATGCCTCACTATCAAACGTACCATTAGTAAGAGCAGCCTGTAGAAATTCTTTACTGGATTTTGAAGCCATATTACATGTTCACATCCTTTCTAATTCTGCTTATATCTATGTTTTTTAAGCATTTTAGCAGCAAAAAACATTGACTTAAGTAGAAAGTAAACTATGAAATGAGGTGAATAAGAGTGGGTTATTATACAGAAGCCAGTCTTTCTGATTCTACGATGTTTCAGAATTTGAATAAATCTGCGTCATTAATGGCGAAAATTCAAAAGGCAATCAAAAATGGCGTTGCCCTTGATAAAAGTTATTTTGAAGCCCAGTACTTATTGATCACCAAAACGAATATATCTCCCCTTGCAAATTATGTATTAAGAGCATTTGATGAGGGGAAGATACGATTAATCTACAATAAGAGAGACCATGTTACAGTGGCTCTTCCCTTTGTAGTACTTACCATTGGTGGTCAAACAACAGCATGTATCTTTATTAATGAATTCTCCGGAATGTCAAAGGGAGATGACATGCAGCTTACGATTGAAATGAAGAAGCTCTATACGCTTATGGAATCTGCGTATGTTGCTTCTTTGTACTTTACAAAGCCATTGTACTTTACGAAGAATGCTTCCTTTATAAAAGCAATGGCAAATATCTATTCTCAAATGATTCTTCGGATATTAAACCGCGAGTATGCATTATCGCTTGATAAAGATGCGTTTGATACAGCAAATTACACATCTGCAAGATTCTTCTATGAGAGAATCTTAGGTCTTACTAATCCGGACCTTGTACATGCATATTCCGTTGCTCTTTGCAATAATCCGAGTGAAACAACGATTTCCCTTGCGGATAATATGTATTCTGCAGCAAAGGTGAGAACGATTGATGAATACGTTAATTACACCGCAAAATCTAACCCAAAGATGGGAGATTTGAAATTCCGGTATTTCTTTGAGCGTTGGGTTGCTTCTTATGGCACCGGTGCGACATTAGCAATCGATTCCTTCCCATATATTTACTACTGCATTGCAAATGTACTTTTGGGAGGATTCCTTATCAATTCAACAGCAATGATGGAGTTTATCAAGAATACTAGAGGTATTAACACCTTATATTCTGAGATTATCCGAATCATTGGTGCTTAGAAAGGAGAAATTCGAAAATGAAAGCATTTAATGGATTTATATTAACGAAATATGAAGATCCGGATACTGGTGAAGTAAAGATGGTGCCTTACTTTCCAATTGTCGATAGTGCAGACATCATCAATACAACACCGGTACAGGCTGATGAAAAACTCACCATGATGTCTGAGCGTTGGACATTAGCAGAAGGCATTGATGGTATTGATAAAACAAGTTATATTTTTACTTGTAAATATTCAGGATATTCAGGAACAGAAGATGCTGACACGTTAGAGCAGATTGGTTCTTCGTTCTTGGATGCTGAAGTGCATTACGATTTATACCGGAGTGGAAAACTGGAAGTTTGGGGAATTATCCGTTTGAATGGACAGAAAGCTTCGTTTGATGATACAAGAGATTTGTATTTAAAGACGTTCTACCTTCCGTTCTCGATCCCTGATAACGTTCCGGTAAGAACTAGTTATGCATTTGGACCTGTAGAAGGGTTAAGCTTGGTTTCTTCTTTGTCAACTATCATGGTTACAAATACAAATTTGAACCCGACAAAGTCAAAGAAGAAATACTATGCAAAACTTGACATCAAGCAGGTTGTGGAAAAAGAAGCGGGAGTTTTGGATCTGTTTTATAGATCAGCAGATGCAAGCTATTCAGCTTACACTTATGAATCTTATGTAAACAAGTATTTGCCAATCAGATTTGATATCAATGGACTTACTTGGAAATAATTTCAAAATGAGAGGTAAGAAGAGGAGACGAGTCATTGTACCCGTCTCCTCTTTTTCGACTTACCGAGAGGAACTAATCGTTTTGGGATCACAAGATCCCCATCCAGAAGTATAAGGCTTACATACAGCCTTAACTCTATGTTTCTTAATAGATTGAGGGGAGAAGAGGCCGACTCTGGGAAGTCGGCCAATGTTTGGGGTTGTTTAAGGAAAAAGTTTCCTGTAACTAAAGATACTTGGAAGTACCACACTTTCAAGTAGAGGGTTTCTACTCATAATATTGTTTTAGATTAAAATCTAAACCCATTCTACACGATAACGGTTGTGATATTCATCAACCGCAATGCTTGTACTTCGGTTAATATCCAAATGCTCAACCTGAGGAATTGGATAATCTGATAATTCTTCTCCATCTGCTGCAATTGCACGAAGTTCATACTCATCTGTATTATGATCGACAAAAGCAACGAGTTCAACATTTCGATTCTCGTATTTTAAATATGCTTCTGTTTCCGAACGATCATCTTCGGAAGCAAGCATTTGTGCAATATTGTCATACAATGTATCTTCATCTGCATCAATCGGTGTTGCATCTCCATAAATGGAAGCATCCGAACGATCCTGTTGAATCAGTTTCTTTAAGAAGTTGGAAGAGAAATCAGATAGATTCTCTCCATCATAGCTACCAGCTGCGGCAGCCGCTGCTTCTTTTCGCTCCTTCATATTAAGGTCTGCGATATTCTTCTTTAAGCTTGTGATGTTATTGATAAGCTGACTCGATACACTACGAGATTGGTTAATGGAACTGATAAGATCTGTTGTGAACTTACCAACTCCTCTTGCAGAAGATTTCGAAGCCTCCATTGCGTAATAACGCTTCTGTAAGGAATCTGTAAACTTTGTTGCATCCTGAAGCATATTACGCATCAGAGCAATGTCTGTTTCAAACTCCTCATTGTAATCTTTGGGGCCTTCTTTTTCTTTCTTTTTCTTCTTCTTTTTCTTACCACTTCCACCGTGTAAGAAGTCATACACATCACTGTTTCGGTAATTCTTGGAAGCCTTTACTTTTGGAGTACGAAACTGGGATAAGGTGTATTCCCAATCATCGTCTTCCTCTTCCTGATTTGCTTCTGCTAAAGCTTTTGCTTCCTTATCTTTCTTAACTTCTTTTGGTCGAAATTGATTAAATGACATAGATTGTGTTTCCTGCTCCATCTCATCAAATTCATCCAAAAGAGATTTCTTTTGTCGCTTCGGTTGATTGGAATAATCCAAAATAATCTTCGACACTTGTTAACACCCCTTTCTATATCCTGTTAGGTATTAAAGATATGTCAAACCTTTAAAAATACAAGGGTCGATGATGTGTAAGGACATCAACCTTAAAAGAATCTGGAGGATAATCCTCCTCTATACTAGTATCTTCATGATCTGGAAGTTCATCTTTGGGATTTTCCAAATCATAATTCAATTGGTTCATAAGATCTACCAAACTTTCATGAAATGCATCACGAAATGCAATAATACGTGGATCTGGATTATAATCAACTCGTATTCGAATTCTTAAGTTAGAAATCCTTTCTCTGCAATCAGAATAATGCTTACAACCCAGCTTCCTATCTAATTTCTTCTTTTGTCTTTTATTCATCTTTCTTCTCCATCGTAATATCAAATATAGACTTCAATTGCTCCTTATCAATCTCAGCCTTAACATCTTTTAGTGTTTCAGCTGTTGGATCAAAGATTCCCATTTTCGCAGCGCTAACTATTTCCTTTCCAGTTGGATCGGTTGTTACATAGATCATTTCTTTAGCTTCTTTCGGCTGTTCCATCTCGAACTCATCATAGATCTGATAGAATGATTTTAATCCATAACCTGTTGGGTTTGGATGCTCATTTAATTTTTCCATTGGTAATGGACCAAGAAGGAATTGACTTGGAACTCCGAAGATGTTTTTATTTTTATTTACAGCATTGATTCGCTGAATCATCTCACGGATTTCAACTACATCACTAGCTGTACATTCCTGACCCAAATAATCACTGTGAATGATCTCTTCCTCTCTATTAGGAAATGCTGAAGCGAGAAGTGCTTTCATCGTCTTATCAAACATGGATGCATTCATCATAATAAAATCTTCAGTATCCTTTTTACTCTTTGCTTTCTTATAACCTTGATATGTCTTATGACATAACTTCTTTTCGAATTTCTTCATCTGCCTTTTGTTCATTTTGATCACCTCCTAATACTCTAATTGAATAACTCTTTGATGCCTTTTTCAGCTCAAGTATATTTGGAACACATTCAAATGTCTTACCTTTTGGTATCCACGAATTGCATGAAAATTGTATAGTAACAGGTTCACCTTTAACACTGTCAGGTGGAGTACCTACACCATTTATCCTCACCTTTCCAAGGCTTAAATACTCTGAAAACTTTTTACAGAGTTTCAAATAGGCTTTATATGCGTGATAGGTTTTAAAACCTAATCTCCCTATCAATTTCTTTTTCTGTCTTCTGTTCATTTTAGAATCCTCCTTTTATTAAAAGAAGAGTCTCGTGCAAGATAATAACTCACACGAGACTCCATTTACATTTTTGCATATACTTGACGATTCATATCAAATGGTTCAAATGATATATCAAGACCATCTTCTTCATCATCGTCATCTTCAATCTTTTCTTTGTTAATACCATTCTTATTATGCTTATTTCCCTTATTGTCGGCTGCTACAAATTCAGAAGCTAAGCTTGTAAGAGAAATAGATTCTTCCAGTTCCACATCATTGATAAGCTTGATAGAGCTACCTTTTGCATACGGATGATTGAAATACTCAAGTTCACGCAACTTATCATCTGTATCAGCGGAACGATATCGTCTTTTCAATAGTTTAAACGTCATGTAGACTTCATCAGAACCTAATTTCTTTTCTCGATTTATGATAATAACGACATCGCTATTTTCAATGCATATATAAATTTTATATGTAGACTATATCTTCATCTTTATACCCTTTTATCAGATATAAAGAGCCACTCATTTCGGTTTCCCTACTCTACTCGCTTCTTCATCTAAGGATTTCTCCAGAGATTATGCTTTCGATAGTCGTTGAACCGTTCAGAATATCTTTGAATATTAGCCCTTTTCGAATTTTACTTACCGTTTGCGCTTTTGGTCCGATTTTCTCATGTGGAATCTCAGGCCAAATTATATGTGCAATTTCAGTGTTCTTTTTGCCCTCAGAGATTAATCTTCTGATTCTAGGAATATTTCTTATCGTTTCCAATTGTGTTTTAGTATACTTGGTATTGCTACTAAAATTATAATCTTTTGATATCTCTTTCCAGGCAATCCTGTTTTTGATTCGAACTAATAACGTACGATTTGATTTATTATCCTCCATTTTCATTCTTTTTAATATTTCATCATAAGAAAGGTTTTCCTCAAGATACTTGCAAATTTCTCTAGCTTGATCATCCGTTATAATTGCCCAACAACAATTTTCACCAAATGTATTTATTTCTTTACATTTAAATGCTTTTGATACATTTTCGCCGCGGGTTTTCCAACTTAAATTCTTATAATAATTATCTAATCCATTATTATTGAGATGATCTGGTACTAAGTCAGTTCTTCCTTCATATTTTTTAGGAATTTTGATAAAACAAAAAGCTACTAATTGATGAACTAAAACCCATTCACCTTTATCATCTTTATTCTTGAGATAAACTGCATAATATGGGTGATGCTTCTTATTTGCAATCTTTTTATGTAATAACTTCTTACCTTTCTTTATCCTAACATCACCGAGTGATGAAACTTGATAGGTGTTACTTATTATATTTTTAAATCCATTTAAAGTTTTCCACATAATTTTTTCCATATAAAAATCTCCTTTCTATTTAAACTATCAAATCGTTACTTAAAATTTTAATTCTGACTTGGCTGCGGATTGTCCGTATCTTCAACCTTGATTACCATATCTCCGGAGTTACCCTTTGCCCTTATCCTGTCGCCAGATATAAGTTGGTAGTTGAAGCGTAGCCGGCACATAAAATGTGTCCATTGGTGAAATGGAAAGTCCCCGCAATTAAAGTGGTTATTTTTACACACCTCACGGTATGGGGAGACCATTGAGTTAATCTCCCAGGCACCAGCGACGCCATCTCGTCCGACGAGCTTCGTGACGTCTGATTTCTTTGCTTGAATTGCTGCATCTACAATAGATGAAGCAGTTCTATTTAACTGCTGAGCTGTAATTACTGGAATATCCCAATATATTGCTAAATCCTTCAATTCATTTGTGATATTCTTAAGCTCAGCTTTTTCATTTTCTCCCTTTTCTGCTGGACGTATTCTCTTTAAATAATCCAGAATTAACGCAATGACTTCTACTCCTTCATCTTCCAAATCCTGGATGATTCCATATAAGTCATTTGTATCAATGCTTCTATTTGGATAATACTTAATGATGATATCAATATTACTTTTATCAGTAAGCGTTAATCCACCTTGCTTAATCAGCATCTTCTTTACTTGCTTTGGAGAGTAGTTTCTTATGTCATCATCACTTGCCACAATATTAAAGATTCGCTCAATCGTCTCTTCAATACTATTCTCCATTGTAATCATAAGAACTGCTGGTCGATTCTCTGGATTCTTACATTGAACCCCTGCATTGTATTTTCTTATATCAAGTGCAGTGTCCAACAAAATTTGAGATTTACCACCACCTGGGAATGCTAAGTATGTATAAAGACGTTTACTCATGTACCCAGGGGCTAAAAAGGTATTCAGATGCCGAATACCCGTAATAAAGATTCGATTCCGGTTGTTTAATTTCTCCATAGAATCGAATAACACAGTCTCAAAGACTTCTTCTTGTAAAGAAAAAGTTTGATCTGCTCCCAAAGAATTGGATCTTCTCTTAATATTGATGATAGAATTTGCGATCTGATACAAATCCTCACTGAGCTGTTTGTAACTCTTTACATCAGATTCATCCATAAGAGAAAACAATTCTTCGATAATATGTTTTAAGGTGATCGTATATCCAAACGCCAATCGATCATCGATTTGTTTTAATAAGTATTTCGATTCTTCATAATTGATCTGGCGTTTATTTGTCGTTACTTGATCCAGAATACTTGCTCTGTAATCATCACAATCTGGATCTTCTTTACAGTATGTCTTAATAACATCTTCTTGGACCAACCCCTCGCGTAAATATCCTTCAATAGTCTTTTCGATTAGCCAAATACGGTTGGTCAGTTCAATTTCACTTTCCTTATATACGGACTTATCTAGTGACTTGAACAGTTTGTCTATATTCGTCAGAGCTTTTCTTGTTTTCAAAGCTCCTTCTTTGTATAAAAACTGAATGGTCATATCAAGCGTCGTCAAGTCCATTTTAATTGGTAATTTCGACGTTCGTAGTTCGACCATGCGCTTGCGAATACTCGCATGCAGCTGTGATCTATTATCCATAATTTCCTTTACTTCTTTCTACGTTTTATCGTTTAATAGAGTGTAAAATCGTTAGTTAATTACTATCCCTAGGAGATTATAAGCGGGTAGAAACCTAGCGAAAAACAAAGCTATAACGATTTAAGAAAGGGGTGAGATCCTTGGCGAAGAAACCAGATAAGAAAGAATCCGCTTATAGTAAATTGCGGAAAACGTTTAGTTCTTCGATGGATGGAGTTAGTTCTTTACTTGATGACTTATCACTTTCCTTATATGGAACAGTGACACAGGACGACTCCGATAAATTAAATGATCGATTTAATGAAATCATGAGCTCCGAGATCGATTCCATTACAGGAAATGGAGTAAATGATTATTCGACCTTTTTAGGACAAGTATATTCAAATGACAAAGATTCTGCTTCGATCATGCGAGAACTCAATGCAAAAATGGATCTTGATACCGCTGGAAATGGATTAAATCCAGCGCAGTTTATCAACGAGCAGTATCGAAACCGCATGATTCAGCAGGCAGATGCTTATAATATATCAAATCAGCTGATTGAGCTTCAGGAAGCAAAATCAGTCATGCGCGATGCAATTATCTCAACTGATGTAAATACCGGAAGAATTAACCGTGTGATTACATTTGAACAGTCAACAGTAAATGATCCAAGCGATAGCTACTTGCCGATTATTGAAAAAATGGAGAAGAAATTCAATCTTCATGCAAGAATTAAAAGTATCGTAGATCATTGCTTAGGTTATGGTGAATATTATGTATATCACATTCCATACCATGAGTTATTTGAGAATTTTGCAAGAAAATACAGAAAGACAAATAAAGGTGGAAGAAACTTCTTTGAGTCAGCGGTTGATAGTACCGTTGAAAAAGTAGAGATCTTTGGTCTTTATGACAGATCTTCAAAAGAAGATAAAGCATTCTTTGAATCTGTAGAGGGGGAGATCGGTAGTGTTATTGGGATGGATCGTGGGAATAAAGATTATGGAAAGATTGATGATGATGTAAAATCACTTCTTGGAACAGACCGAATCACAATTTCTACATCACCAATTCCGATTCCAATCTTGGAAGAAAGCATGGAATCCTTATCTGCTTTTGCTGATGAATACATCACAGAAGATGGAGATCATTTCATGGAAGATGGAGCATCAAAGTCTTCCAAGAAAGAAGGAAAGAAGCTTCAGACAACAGAAGATGCTTATCTTAGAAAATACGGAAATGAGATGTATGATAACGATGGTGTCTATGGAGCTTCGAATCCGAATAACGGTGAGAAATTTGCAGACTTAAAAGACTGCTATGTAAAAGAAGTTCCACCAACACAGATGATACCGGTAGAAATTATGGGAAATACCCTCTTCTATTTGTATGTACAAGCAGAAGATGCAGTCCCGCTTAATACTATTCTCTCTTATCAGAGTGCTTTTAAGCAGAAAGATCCATCCAATAAAGTGGATGCTCTGGTAGAAGATATTGCAACAAGAATTGTAGGAAAATTCGATCAGAAATTTGTTGCAAAGAATGATAAGTTTAGAAAGCTTATCGTTGCAGCACTCAACTACTATGAGTTAGGAAATACAAGGATTCATTTCCAGGTAGTTCCAAAAGAGTATGTAACAGAGTTTAAGATCAATAAAGATGAGAACGATCATGGACATTCCATGCTTGAGAACTCATTATTCTATGCAAAGTTATATCTTATGCTGTTACTCTTTAAGATTGTAACGATTATCACAAAGTCAAATGATCAGGAGATCAACTATCTAAGAACTTCAGGTATTGACAAGAATGTGTATAATAAAGCACAACAGATTGCAAGACAGAAACAGGCAAGACGAATTACTGTAAATGACATGTTCTCATATACAGGCGTGTTAAATAAGATTGGTGCAGGTTCGTCCATTTATATGCCACTTGGTAAAAATGGCGACAGGCCAATCGAAACCGAAATTTTGCAAGGACAATCTGTTGAAATGAATAACGACTTGATGGAGACTTTGAGGAATAATTATATTCTCTCGACAGGTGTTCCGTCGGCAATTATGAATTACTTAAATGAAGCAGATTTTGCAAAGTCAATTGAGACGGCAAATACAAAGATGCATGGAAGGACGATCAATTATCAGTTGGATTTTAATGATCCAATCACAGAGATGTATCAGAAGCTGCTCAGATATACAACATCCATGCCAGAAGAAATCATTGCGTCAGTTCGTGTGAAATTCCCAGAGCCAAAGGGAACAAGCAACCTGACAAGACAGGATGCAATCAACAATTACCAGACCTTACAGGAGTTCCTTGTAAAGGTTTACTTTGGTGATTCACCTGATGATGACGCCCATGTAAAGCAGTTCATTAGTGAAATTGCAAGAATGCACTTGCCAATGATTAACTTCGAGGCAATTGATGAAATTTATACGAATACAAAGATACCTGCAACAGAGAAGGCACTGAATAGTGACGATGAATTGGACGATGTAGACAATCCAAACGCAGCATATCAATAAAGAATAGAAAAAAGAAAACCTATCAAATGCGATGGGTTTTCTTTTTTTTTTACCCATTTTTCGATAATAAACTTTCTATGACCCAGAGAAAGGTCAAGATGTAGTTTTTCTCATATCTTTTCTTCTTAAACGACTCCAAGTTTCATTTTTAATCATAAACGTTTTTTTTTAATAAATATAAAACCAAAGGTGGTGATGGACTTCATCAATTATATGAATAGATGAGAATAATCTTAGCTTCAAGGATTGACCGGAAATCTCATCGTATACTTCGTGACAAATACCATTGTTTTTATGAAAAACATTCCTTATCATTTGTAGGACGAATCTATGTGACATCTTGAAAGGATTGGATTCTAATAGAGAGGAAGGTGAAAGAAAAGAATGGGATTTGAAGAATTAAAATTCTTAAATACTGACTTTCAGGGTGACCCTGTGAACTGTATTGTTTACATCAACAGCATTGAGTCGGCCGGAAAGAAATCTTATGTCTTGGATGAACGTAACCAGAATTTATGGAGGGAGTTGATCTCCAATTCGGTTGCGGTATTTAAGGTCTTTTCCATTCATAAGATCATTTATGACAGATTAACAAGCGCAGATGTTGATTATATGATCAAACATAACTCACGCTTGGGTACCGCTTTAAACAACTATTATGGTTCTGAGATTGTTAAAGCTGGAAACATTGACAAAGTCCTTAGTACGATTACACAGGACAAGTTAAATTCATTAGAACCAAAGTTCCGTGAAGGAATTATCAGATACTTCAGTGGAAAGTTATCTGTGGAGGGAGCTCCTGCTTGGTTGGCAGAACTTTATGATCAGCCAGAGTTAGCATCGTATGATACTGTTGAAACGATGTGTGGTACTCAGGATGCTCTTGATATTATATACAAAAATAAAGCATTAATGGACGCTCTCGCTGTCTATGGTGATTTCTTAAAGCCAGTTGCAGCAAGCGCTGACTTAATGGCAGATCTCGTAAAAGATGATCCGGAAAGAGCAAAGACTTTGGATGAAATCGAAAAGTCCGATGCGTGGATGCATACAATTCTCGAAGACAATGTCGGTTTGGGCAAATTTATTGCTCATAAGTCTGGATTTGCTCTTACTATTTATTCGAACTTTGATGATATGGTAAATACAACAAGTGTTATGAATACGCTTGTAGCCAATGCTGGTGTACTTGCTTATGTTCAAAGATCAGATCTTGGTACTGCTAAGACATTAAAGTGGCGCGTAAAGCGTGATGGAAGAACCGTAAATTCCATGGATGATGTCTTTAGTGATACCGAACTTGTTACAACGATTGCAGACAGCAATGGAACTTCAACTGATGCAATGGCAATCTTAGTTGAGTCTGCGCCCGGTATGCAGGTTCTTATTGCAAATGATGAGATTGCAGAAGTTGCACTTGGTACACTTTCTGCAGCAAATAACGGAACTGCTCATGCATTAGTAACAACGGATGCAGGTGTTGCCCGTTTCGATGATACGGAAAATTATCCGGATCTTTATACACAGATCTTTGATTCTGCTGACCGGATGGAATACTTAATGAATAACGAAGAGACTGCAACTGCAATCTTTAAAGTTCCAAAATTCGTTAAATATATTGGTGAAAGTGAAGTTGCAATGACAGCACTTCTTGCTTCTCCACTGGCAATTCGTTGTCTTGATGATGTAGACGAAGGAAAGAAACTTCTTCTTGATTGTGATTTAGCAGCTGAGAAACTCGTATCAAACAAGTATACTTTTAACTATATCACAGGTCGTCCACGTTGGGCCCATTACGTTGCTTATTCTTATCCAATGATGAGCAATATCGTAACAGATTATACAAAGATCAGCCCGATTCTTGAAGATGAAGGATGGTTAAGCGTTATGAAAGATTCATGGTTAGCATTAGACTCAATCATGAATAACGCTGCTTCTATCAGGGCATTCAAGGATGTCATTGATGATAATAATTCATTCGTTGACATGTTTATTGAATCAGATACGTTAACGAAATATCTGACTAATATGACATCGATCTTTGGTTCCGATACAATCGTAAGTGAAATGAGTAACGATAATACCTTGTTAAAAGTTGTTACAAATAGCACCTCTGCGATGAGTTCGATTATGGATAGCGCTGTTGGTATGGTATCAGTAAGCGATTCTGTTTCGGCAATGCACGCAATTGCAAATTCTAAAATCTTAGTAAGATCACTGATTGCAAGTGAAACTGCATTTATGAGTGTTATTTACTCAGAAACCGCGATGAAAGAAATTGCTGCCAGTGAAATTGCAATGGAGCTTATCGCAGCGAACGGAACTAGAATGGTAAATGTTGCAGCTTCCAGCGTGGCTGTTAACGCCGTGATTGCTTCTAAGGATGTCGCATTGGCTACTTGCGTGGCATCTTCTACCGCAATGACAGCATTGGCAGCTTCCAGCG